GCCCGCCAAAATCTATTAAGTAGAAACTTGGCCCGCCAAATCTATTAAGCATATTTACTTACTAGAAATCTGGCCCGCCAAATCTATTAAGCATATTTACTTACTAGAAATCTGGCCCGCCGGAATACTTAGATCTTAATTGTAAAAAATTTTTTACGCAAAAATTTTTTTTTCGTGAAAAAATTTTCGCGATCCTGGTCCCCATTATAAAAAAGAAAAACCCAGAATTAACTTCTGGATTTTCTCTTCAAAAATCAATTAAGATTAATCTTTGGGTTGTGCGGCGAGCCGGAAATAATCTTCCCATTTCTTGACTATATGTTGTTTCTGTTCCTTGTTCAGGATTTGAAGATAGAATTTGGCTTCGCGGTCCGTGAGGTCGTATTCCTTCTTTACCGACTCGATTTCGACCGGATCGTATTCCTGGGTTCCTTTGAAGTAGTCGTATTTGAAGTAATGCTTCGTGTGCTTTACATAGCCGATGAGGATATTGTAATGCATATCGTCGGTCAGTTTCTGTGTGGCGAGCTGGTCCGCGACGGGAATCAGATAGTCGTAGGAACAGATGAACCTGTTAATCATGAACTGGCTGTAGCCATTCTGGAGATCTTCCGGGAGGTCTTTCCATTCCGGGTACTGTTTGGTACAGAGTGCGGTCAGGATTTCCCAGAGAGGATTACGCTTTTTCTGTTTGGTTTCCATTATCTACCTTCTTGGTCGGCATGGTCTTGATTCTGGACATATCGAACTTTGAGAGTCTCGAAATCGGCCAGTTACCGTTAACCGCCGAAGTCCACTTGTTGAAGAAATTGAGTCTTAGCTGTTCCCAGTTCTTCGGGAGTTCACCTTGGGATTCATGTTTGACCGAAACCGCCACGGTAGCGACCCTATAGCCCGCGGCGAGCGCCTGGAGACAGATGTCGGCATCGTAGAAGTGAAAATCCGGAAGTAATTCGTCGAATCTGAAACCTTTTTCGAAGAACCACTTGGGGAAGAACATGCAGCATCCGTCGACGGTGGCCATGAACTTATGGTTACCCGGATAGTCGTTCATCGGGTATTCATAGTGTTCCATGACTGGATTTCCCTTATCGTCGAGGACCGGTTTCTTATTTTCGTCGAGTTTCGGTCGGATTCCGCCCTGGATGATGGAACCTGCGCCGTAGTTGGCTCTGCCTCCGGCGGACGGGACTCCGTGCCACCATGCACAGCCCTGGTCCAAGGCGATCGTGCCGATGACTCCCATGACCGCCGCGTTATATTCCTGGCAGACCTTATCTACTTTGAATTCGATAACGTCCAGAGGCGATCTCAGTTCCGTATCGTCGTGTCGGAAACAAACGTATTTTTCTTTGGAATTGAGAACGAACTGTTCTATGGCGCGGTTATACTTCTTGGCCATAGAATCGTGAGGAATGTTTTCGATATACTTGATTGTGTCGGTATCGACTTGGTTTTCGGTTCTTTTATTTACCGGGATTATCTGAAGCATCTAGGGTTTCCTTTATATTTCTGATAACGAAGCTCGCGTCTTTGACCTTGGACATGTAGCCTGTCATGAGTCTTTGCGCGAAGTCGCTGTAAATATTGGTATTTTCGTCCTTGAAAATAACGAGTTTGGCGAGCCTGAAGCTGCCTTCGAAGAGTTTGAATCTCTTATCTTCGTCCAGATTCGGGCAGATCCGTTCGACATCTATAGGCAATTCCGAGAAATTTATGGCCTTATAGGTTAATTTTTCGCGGGTTTGCTCGTCGATTTCTGGCGGGAAAATATAGTATGCGGGCTCGCATTTGGATTTCAAAGCCTGCATTCTGTTACGTTTTTCCAGTTCGGATAGCGGTTTTGGGCCGAATTTTTCCAGTGAAGCGTAGATTTCTTTCAGTTGCAGTTCGAATAACTGGCCTAATCTTACGTATTCCAGCTCGTTATCCCAGTAGCAGCAGGTCATAGGGAAAGCCGCGCGCTGGGTCATCTTGTAGACGAGATCTCTATCCCGTTGCGTATTTACCTCGACGAAATAGAGATTTCCGTTATTGATATGTTCAATGGACTGTTTATACTTATGGCATATTTCGCAGGCATCCTGTGTCAGTACGTAGATGCCGTGCTTATAGCCTATGGCGAAGTCTTGAAACGATATTTTCTGTGAATCGAACATAGTAACCTATTTATACGCACTGGAACATCTGGATCAGACAGGCCAGGATATGGATTTCCGGGTCATTTGAAATCGAGGCTCTGGCATCGTATTCGGATAACTGGAGATAGGCATCGCCGCGTTTCTTCATCTTCGGGATGACATCTGTCTTGATGAAACCGAATACGTCGGTATAGCTGAGGCAATGTTCGTTGATATAGTTCATGGAATCTGTTAATTTCTTTTCGAGAATCATCTTGGCGAGCACGTCACCGATGTTCACGTAATCCATTAAGCCCATGTCGATACGGCCCTTCATCATGGAATAGCACTGGAGTCTGGCCAGGATAGTTCTGATTGACGGGAACTTTTTTTCTATTAAGCTCTTTACGGCTTCTTCCTCGAACGGGATTTGAAGATACTTAAGAATTCCGAAGATTCTCTTTTGAACTTGCGGAATGAGTTCTGCCCTATATTCCGGTTTTTGCATATCGAACTTTAAAGTCATGGTTCGACCGCCTTCGTCGTCACGGATGGCCGGGATGATCTTATTGGCGTAGTTACAGGTAAGAATGAAACGGCAGTTATCGGAGAGGTCGTCGAGAATTTCTCTTAAGGCTTTTTGTGCTTCGGGAGTAAGACCGTCAGCCTCGTCCAGGAGAACGAGTTTAGGAGTATCGTTGAAACTCATGGTCTTGGCGAACTCTTCGACTGTATTACGGATTGTATTAATGCCGTTTGAATTCGAAGCATTGAGTTTCATGAACTGTGCGCCGAGGTCATTGGCGAGCGCCTGTGCTACGGTAGTTTTACCAGTACCGCCTTTACGGGATTCGAGAAGGATATTGACGCCTGCGTTGTCCGCGACGATCTTATTGAAGAAATTCCGATAATCTTGTGGAAGGATAACGTCTTTTAATGTTTTAGGTCTGAAACGATGTTCCCAGATGTATTGATTAGTAGTAGAATCACTCATTGTATTTGTACCTTTAGATAGTTTTACAGGATAAAGATAGAAAAAATCTATTAAGATAAAAAAGAAAGAGGGAAAATCATTCAGATTTTCCCTAGAAAGATGCACTGTATCAAAGGAGGTAAGAAATTATTTAGTGCTTCTTTGCTCTGCGTTCGGCTCTGTTCCTTGGGCGTAATTGTACGTCACCAACCTCTCTATCGGGCTTAGGGAACAGGCACGGGCACGGAACCGGTTCACCGGAATCAGCGTGCCTACCGAGGTAACCCCTGCCATGACACTTTTTGCAGTTAGGCTTGGGGTCATTTAATAGAATGCCCATTGCTTCTGCGGCTCTGCGGATAACCTTCATCGCATTAACGTTATGAAGATCTTCTTCCGGGGCTCGCTTATCAGGAGGTACAAGAGACTGATAATCAATAGACATTACTTTTTCCTCGACCAGTAGATGTTAAGTTTAATATCGTCTTCGCGGAGCTGCTCGAACTTCATGAGACCACGCTTGGCCACTGTGATGTTGTAAGCTGCAGACGGAAGAGTGTTAATACCACGAATAGGAACCATGAAATCAAACGGGATTTCAACATCGTTCTTAAGGTCATACTGTGCACTGTAGGTATCGCCGCTGAACATACTTGTCAGGTTGGCCGTGCAGGTCTTACCTTCGAAATGGAACTGGATGGTATCTGCCTTGATGAGGGAAACCATCGAGCTGAGATCGTTTACGTCTGATTCGGAGAAATAGAGTTCTGCATCGGCTGCCGGCATGTTAATCTGGTTGAACTGCGGCTTGGAGAGAACTTCAGGCATACCGAGCTTGTTGACGAAATGGCGGGCATCGATACTGGAAGCGATGTTCAAGATATAGGGCTCGCCGGATTCATTAACGTCGATACTGAGCTTTGGCGTATTTGAGACAGCAGGATCCTTGGACGGTTTATCGAAAATATCAAAATACTTCTTGAAAGTAGAGAAGTTGAAGAAACCAATCTTTTCACCCGGGAAATCGAAATACGAGAGCGGAGCCGTGAGGGTGAAGCAGACATTGAGCTTGTCATCGTTGGCACGCATCTTGAATACTTCACCATCCTTTTCCATAACCAGCTGTTGCTGAATATTTGAAAGCTGGGAAATCAAGTTAATAAGGTTTTTATTATAATTCATGTAAACTTTTCCTTAACGTTTGCATAAAATATAGTAAAAATTCTATTAAGCTTTTTTCCTGTTGTCAAAATATTCCAGGAATTTCTTGGAGTAATCCTGACAGAGATAGATTTCCGATTTAGAAGTTTCCTTATTCGGAATCTGTACGAGCATCATCTCGCCAATCTTGATAGACGGACAATGTTTTTCCAGGATCGCCTTATACATTGACAGCTGCATACTATAATGTACACAGTTACAGTCATCTTCGGTTTCGAACGGAGCTTTCATCTTCTGGAATCTATTACTATGTTCGAACTTCTTGGATGTCTTCCAGTCAAGAATAGAATAACAGTTCTTCACGGTATTATAGCATAGGAAGTCGATAGTACCAACCAGACCCCAATCGCGGTCATACACGATGAATTCGTTTTTCAACGGAATATAACGTTCCTTGAGTGTACTGATCAGAGCCTTTGCTTTCTTCTTTCGCCAGGCGAAGTCTTCAGGCATGCCTTCATACTGTTCAAGGAGATGCTGGTCAGGATAGAATTCCTTGTTCTGCCATTCGTATTCGGCTACGCTATGAACAGCAGTACCTAGAGTACATGCGTAACTGCCAGCAGCATCCCATTCGGCACGGATGTCCTTTACGTCCTTACCGAAGTATTTTCCGCCGGCCTTCTTACTTGCACGTTCGGCGATCATGTCCCAATCCTTATCCGGTTCGAAGTTCTTGATAAAGGTCGTAACCGAAGTGAACTTGGTACCGTATGAGTCAGTATACTTGTGGCCTACTTCTTCGAAATGAATATCATTAAATGCAGTCCATAATTCTTTAAAGAGTTCCATATATTACCTATTTTAAATTCATCCATTCTCTTTCGAGGCGATCCAGCTGATGATTGTAAGACGAGTCCGCCCATGTCGGCATAATCTGTTTGAAATCGGAATAGGTGCCGCCGATATGTTTCCACCAGCAGGCGAGCGCGAATATTTGGTTATGCCTTGTTCCTTCGGGAGCTGATTCAATTGTTTTCTCTACGTATTCTTTAGCCTTGGTAAGATCGCCTGTCTTATTACGCTTACGAGACTTCATGTACGATGCTTCAAGATCTCTTAAGTAATTCTGTTGACGCCATTCGCATTCGTTGTAAGCCTGTTCAAAGAATTCGATTTCCTCGAAAGGATTAAACTTCTTTCCGTTGTTAATCTTATAATAATACGGCGAGCCTTTAGACTTGACCGCCGGGCACTTGAAGAACTGTGCTCTGACGAAAGATGCCGGGTCAACATGGTCGAAGAAATCAATTAAGTAGAAATACGGGCTCCACTGTTTCTGTGATCCCTTGAAGAAAAATCTATTAATCTCGTATTCCTTGTCCAAGAACAGAAGGACACGGAACTTCTGATTCACACCGTCATAAGAATAACTGGTGTGCAGAATGTACCTGTAGTCCCTGAATCTGTTTTGGAATTGTTCGATTGTATACTCTGTAGAGTCATAGTCCAACATGAGAATATCGGTAGAACCCATATTCTCTGTGCAACGTTTCTCTCCTTTCATCGAACAGAACTTCCACTGTGGTATCTTAGACTTGTCTTCGACTACCATAGGGTTCATGATCGCCTTGATTGTATTCTCGGCGACAGCCTTGTTCCATTCGATAGGCTTGCACTTGTTGTCGAACTGATTTTTAATCGTTTGAATATACCGCATCTACAGCCAACTGTAATCTATTAAGTACGATCATTATGTCGTCGTTATACTTGAGCGGAATTCCACCAGCATGTGCGTGACCGCCGCCGACATTCATAATCTTGAACACCTTTGTAAGGTCGATTTCATTGCAACGGATAGAGAGGGCGTTCTTGTTCTTGATTGCGAACCACTTATAGCCTTCCTTCTTGAGTTCCTCGACACATTCGTTCATGAATCGGTCTGTCTCGAAGAACGCGCCGTTGTTAGAGAGGTCGGAGATTTCAAGGTTAGCATAAAGCTTTTTGAATTCGGCCTGAGCATCAATTAAGTATTTTTGTTCTTCCGGGTAGAGCTTCGTATTTCCATTAAGGAATCTGCGGGTAAACCACTTAGGACCCATTTCCCAGTAAATGTTATTGAAGAATCGCGATCTCTTGTCTGACAGGATGAACATATCCCAGTCGTTCGTGATGTTAATGAGGTCGTCAAGGTAGGAAATATCTTTAAAGGTCTTGACGAATCTGTAGGTGAGCATCGCGCCGCAAGCAGAAGTATTAATGATAACTGTCTTGTTGTCGTGGTATTTCTGTGCGGTCTCGTGGTGGTCCAGTACAAGAACGTTCGGGAAAGCTTCGCGAATCTGCGACATGGTTAGAGACGGATAGAAATCGGTGATGATAACCAAATCAACCTTATCCTTGTACTTGGCGATCACGTTTGTAATAACACGTTCTTCTGACTGGTATGTAATATATTCGGTTTCAATGTCCTTATAGAAGTTACGAAGGACAATGTTAGACGATACACCGTCGAGGTCAGAATGTGTTAAGTTTAAAATTTTTAATTCGGGATTATTATAATTCATACTTATTAAATATAGTAAATTTTATTAAGGTTGTATACCGTTATAAAAATATAATCTGAAAAAGGGATAACACCTTTCGATGTTATCCCTCCCACATATAAACAGCGAACTAACTTAAGAGGTAATCAGAACTTTACTGTCCGTTCACAAGACGAGTAAAGAAATCATCCTGGTCTTCAGCTTCTTCGAACGGACCGTTAGATCCGAGCGGAGCGGAAGTTGCCGGTGCAGGAGTAGACGGAGCAGCCGCCGGCTTTGCACTAAACATCATACTGTCATCAGATTCGACTGTAATGGCCGGTTCAGTCTTCTTGGTTTCAAGAACAGTACCGGTAAACATTTCGTCATCTTCAGTCTGAACCTTACTTGCAGGCTTTGCAGCCGGAGCGGAGCTGACTTCGATATTGTCGAGTTCAGAAGCGAGGTCGATACCGCACTTGCTATTGACACGTTCAATAACCTGCTGGAAGGTCCAAAGCTTTTCAACCTTACGCGGAAGGTTAGCCAAAGTATAAAGCTTGGATTCGATAACTGCAATTTCTTCAGCGGTCAAACCAATCTTCTTGTTGTACGGAGTACCATTGGCCATAACTGCAGGTTCAATACGGCAGATACGGATCGGCTTGGTGAAGTTGGAATTGGAATAATCCGGACCATTGGAACCCGGTTCAGCCTGCCAAACGAAGTTAGCACCCGGACGAGCCTGCTTGGAAATTACTTCAGGATCATTCGGTCCATAGTAGGAATACGGATTAATCGGCGGAATCGGTTCGCCAGTTTCATCATCGACTGCATCGGTAGTATTGACGCACTTATCGATAAGATCCTTAATCTGCTTACCGTACTTGAAGCGGAATACCTGGCCCTGAGTTTCAGGAGCGTTTTCGTTTTCGATAATCAAAATGTTACAGATGTACTGAGGACGAGCGGTAGCGAGCTTGTGCTTGGAATAGCCCTTGTCTTCGTTCTTGTACTTTTCATACATCTTCTGGTTGTATTCACAAACCGGGCAACGAAGAGACTTACCTTCTGCATCCTTGAACTGCTTGCGACACGGAACGGAATAAGACTTACCGTTGGTCTGCTTGAGCCAGTGATCGCGAGATTCTTCGACGAATGCTGTATCTTCGGCTTCTACAGGCGGGAGGAAGCGGAGGGTAATCTTGAACTTACCTTCCTTGTTGTACGTTGGCTTGAAAAGTCCCTCGATTTCGGTGAAGCTCTGCTTTTCACCTGTACCGAAATTATCGCTCTTCTGATATGACGCGATGAGACTATCAAGATTCTTTCTAATTGGCATTGTTTACCTCATTCTTAAATTTTAAAATCAATTTAGACACCGTTATAAATCTCTTATACTCAATGTCCTTGACCTTTTGAATATCGACTTCGAACTTCTTGGCCTCAAGACCTTTGATGAAGAACACCGGGCTAATCTTATGTTCTTGACACAGATAGTAGGCGTTATTCTTGTATTCGTTATCTAATCCAAATAGTGTAAAATGTTTATCTGAAAATTCATTAAGACCAGAATTCTTTTCTTTAACTAGATTGTTAATAAAGTTAGTCTGCTCTATAATTTCATTTCTGTTCGTAAATATAGCAAATTTTTGCAGGCATGATGCCCTGTTACAGTCCTTTAATTCTGGAAATTTCCCTTCTATTAAGGCTTTTATGAGAACTTCCATTGCCCATGTCTGAATGGTCATGACACCGCAACGGAATTCGTTGGCCAGGTTAATAGCATAGTTGGACATGTACTGGACATGGTTATTGTCTGCTATGAATTCAGAGATGAGGAGATCTTCCGTGTTGGTCTCGAGAAGATCACGCACTGTGGAAGTATTAAATCTCTTCATGCCCCAAATTTTCTTAAGACGCTTATAAAGCGAATAAATTTGAAATTTATCGTACATTAGCTAAAGAACTCGCTTAAGTCGTTTCTTTTATTAAGTTTATATTTTTCTTTAAGACCATTCATGAGAGAATAGTAATTCATTTCGTCAAGACACTTGATGGCCGGAGTTGGTTCGAGCCAGTCATCTACGAGGAATCCAACACTATCAATAATCTTGATTTTGTTTTCCTTGTGGAGCTTATATAATATGTTGTTGAACTTATTATATTCGGCTGATTCGTTCTTGAGAACTTTATTAAGGAATTTCGGCAAACGGGTTTCTTCGTCTATATCGTCGAAATCAATTCCCTGAGTCTTAAAGAATTTATATAGCTGTTCCTTCGTTTCGAATACTTCTGTACCGTCGTTACACTCAAGCGAACCATCACATGCTTTGTATTCTATATCTTCATCCATAAAAACTCCATTAAGTAAAATCGTTAAAGTCAACTTCATTAGTTGCAGATGTATCAGGTATTTCCGCGGCAGGTTCCATGATGTCATGTGCCGTTGTCTGTTCACTGTAGCTGAGATCCTGAAGTCTTTGTTTTTCAATATCAACACCAATCGTTGTTACAGTAGGACCGTTAATACCATAACGAGTCTTAACCAATGCAACCTTGTACATACCGCCAGCCTTTAATTCAGGCGGTTGCGTAATAGCGAAAATGGCGTCAGCCTTGGTAACCTGGTCGAACGAACTTGCAACGTCATCAAGCCCGATCTCTGCGGAACCGTAACCGCCACGGTTTACCTGTGCACCAGTAAGTAACGGGAAGTGGTACGTAGTCGCAATAGCACGCATCTGCATAGCAACAAGCATGAGACGCGTATTGTCATTCATGTCCTTACCAGGTTTGCCGTTAGGAACCATACAACCGATATAGTCCACGATAACGACTTCAGGTACGAACTTGTTCTTCTCCTTGAGTTCCTTGATGTATGCGTTAATCATCATAGGGTTGGTGGAGAATTCAGGGTAATGACGAATCATCAACTTACCGTTCATGCAGCGCTGCTTCATCATATTGAATCGCTTCATGAACGCTTCCTTTGTCATTGTCTTAAGTTCTGTCTGCGTAAGATCCATTAAGTTCTGGGCGATACGCTGATAGATTTTAAGTTCGGAATCTTCCATCGTAATATAAAGGACTCGCTTGTTCATTAGCAACAGGCTTGCTGCTACTGAACAGAATGAAAGAGTCTTACCAACGTTGGTAGGTGCGAGAAAGATAGTCATTGAGTCTTCATGTAGACCGCCACCGATCATATCATCCATGGTCTTGACACCCATTGGATAAATCTTTTCGTTGGCAACAATGCCTTCATAAAGGAAATTCGGATTCTCAAGGAAGTCAATACCTAAATTGGTATCGAATGAAAAAGACTCTGCTGTGGCCATGTCATCAGCAAAGCTTGTATTCTTTAAACCTGTCCTTGCGTATTCTTGAGCACCATCAGTGACAATCTTAACAAGGCGGCGTCTCACGAATTCTTCAATAACGTTAATGGTGAAATCGGTAGTTACCTGTTCGTCAGGGATCGCCATACAGGTTTCGAATTCCGCGACGCTTCGCGGATCTGTTAAGAGCATTTTCATCTCTATTGCATTGGGGCGTTCACCGTAATCACCGCGATACTTCATGATAGCGCGGGCAATATACTTATGGTCAGGATCGAAAAACCATGTATCGTTTAAAACCGGAATGACTTTAGATGCTATGCTTGGATTTGCATAAATTGCTTTAATAATTATCTGTTCAAATTCTCTATCTGTCATTGTAGAATTAAATATAGAAAAAGAGCATCGCGGTGATGCTCTTTATATATAGAAAAATCTGAACTTTGGTAAATTTTAGAATGCACCGAAGGCAAGTTCCTTCCAGTTCGGAAGATTTGCATAACGGAATTTATAAACATTCTGGAAAAGTCGGAAGGAAATTCGCTGACCAGCAACGCGAGGATCCTTGAGGAAGGTATCGGAGCTGATGTAGTTGAAGACTTCCTGCTTGAGTTCAGGATTGGTAATGTCACGGCCACGGGTATCAAATACTTCAACATGCGGGAGCATTGTCTGAATTCGAAGGATCACGTCCTTAGCGAGCAAGTTGATGTCCACGCTTGCGCAACGGCCAATCACTGCACCACCCGGGTCACGGGCTGCAATTTCCTGCTTATCCAGGTTAGAGATGAAAATGCATGCACCCTTGAACTGGAAGTAATTCGGAGTTCCAACCTTTCCCTTATGCTGTGCAGACCAAGCGGCAAGGCGTTCTTCGATTTCTTCATGAGTTTCACAACCGAACGTATCAACCATGTCAGCACCCTTGGTGTTCCAGCTGATTTCACGAACCTTACCGGAATCAAGTGCGCCTTTAAGAATATTAATACCGTCTGCCGTATCGAATACAGAGTCACAGTCATCGAACACAACAATCTTGTCGTAATTGTCGTAGAGGAACTTGAACATAGCAGAGTTGCTTGTCTTACCCTTCATGATAACGTAATCCTTACCCTTAGTACCATAGGCAGAAAGAATTCGGTTAACGTTATAAGACTTACCGACACCGCCCTGACCGGTAATCAATAAAGCCGGAGTAATACCACGGGCAACCATGACCACATAAGAATTAAGCTTTTCGAACACCGGGAACGGATCGGCAATAAGAGTCTGTGCTAGCTCGTCGTCATTCTTAACTGCAGAAGGATCCGGAGCAACTTCTTCCTTGGAACCAGGGATTTCGACAGTATCGATAGTACCAGATTCTTCGGTTTCTTCACATTCTTCCGGATAGGAATCCTGGAGTTCAGCGCGAGTTTCCTTGGTAGCGACAGCAGGAAGCTTGTCAGCTTTCTGTTTCTTAACCATGGAAGCGCAGGCTTTTTTGATGAACGCAAGATTCGGCTTGACACACTGATCAGCAATATAAGAGATTACGTCTTCGCTGTCCATGTCGAAGGAATATACGAGCTTACGGACAGCTTCGAGCAAATCATATTCTGCCGTACCATCCGGAAGGATAATAACCGTGCGACGGTCACTTGAGATGTGGCCGTTGACTTCTTCATCTACAGAATTATCCATCTTGTTGAGCATCGGTAATATCCCGCTGATAGTTTTACGTTCACGTTTTACTCGGTTCGTAATAACCAGTTCTTTATCTGGTGTCTTATCGAAGCCGAATTTTTCCCACTTGCTGAATGAGAAAGGCTTTCCATCCTTGAAGTTCATTCGCAAGCCTGAAGTACCAGAGATAAACAGAGGGCCAATAAAAGTTCCGAACTTGTTACGGAATTTCTGGGTATCTACGTAGACATACGTTTTATCATTAGTCTTGTCGTAGAGATCCATGAAACTCTTCGCGAAAGCAATCGGTTCAATCGGTGTGTCTTTCTCTTTCGTAGCTTCAGTTAATAATATAGCAAATAGTCCCATCTTTGTCAACCTCTTAAAAGTGCATTTTATGTATTTCCATATATTTCGTTATATACAGTCTTGCCATGCGCTTGATAAAATTCTGCATCTGCACACAGTTAATCCTGCTGTTACCGCAATAGTCCTTGGGGTTTTCTTTTATATATTCAAGGAAATCATCTGCGCCACGATCCTTAATCTGATTCAGGAATACGAGCCTGCATGCCGTGGTATTCGGCGTGGAAAAGATCTTTACCCTGCTGTAACGTACTGGATTGAACAATGCATCGTATGTAATCTTGAACGCAGTATCTAAGTCATCGGCATAATCCTTTTTCCTTTTCTCTATATAAGAAGCCGGAGCAACACTGTCGCGCTGCTTCTTATCGTTGAATTCCTGAACAATGTCCGGGCGATGCCATTCGCACTTGCGGATAATCTCGTTATAGTACTCATAAGCCGGTAACGTGTTGTAATGTTCCGGGTCTATTTCGAGTTCGCTGTACATGCGATCGCCAAGTTTAGACTGTATAAAAGATACTAATTCGTCGTTCATAATGTTATTATATTTATAAAATAAAAACCCTCGGTGTTCCCGAGGGCCGTTAAAATCTACTCTAGCGGAAACTCGTCCCGCGGAATCTTCTTCTTCAATCGCCTCAACGCCTTGTTCTTTATCTGTCGCACTCTTTCCCTTGAATAACCCGTAAGATCGCCGACATCTCCCAATGTATAATCCTTACCGTTAGTGCCGAAGAATAAATTCAGAATATCATTTTCTTTTGTCGTTGTATTGGTCAGTACATACTGCTTGAGTAACTTGTTACGGTTGGTAACCAAATACTTCTGCTGTGCGTTGGACTTCTGGTCTGGTACAATATCATTCAGCGTATGATCTGTTTCCATGTTCATCCCGTGTTCACGCATCGTCACCGGTGTTTCCAATGAAATCGGTTCGAACGTATTCTGGATAAGTTTCATCGTATCGAGTTCCGCCTTGTTCTTTACCAAGTCTTCAAGCGGTAACCCTGTCTCACGCATATTACGCTGGAGTTCGAAGTAACGGTACTGCTGGTTGGACGGGATATGAATGAGTCGGCTCTTGCCGATAATGAATGCCAGCATGCTTTGACGAATCCACCATACCGCGTATGAAATGAACCTGATGTTACGCGAGGCATCGTATGTATTGATTGCATGGTACATGCCGGCCATGCCTTCGTTAACAAGATCTGCAAGACTGTAGTTTTTGCCGGTATATTTCTTAGCACATGAGACAACGAATAATAAATGACTGTTAGCTATCTTCTTGACAGCTGCTTGTCTGACGAGTTTATCCTTTGTTGACTTGATAATCGAAAAACATGCCGCCTCTTCTTTATCTGTCATATGGCGGGTGTTTCGAATATCTCTCATGAACTGTTCAAATAGATATTCCATAATTATTTCTCCGGCTTTCGCTTCTGTCTTTTTACGTGAAGCTTATTACGGACAGGAAGAACACAGCTGGTTGTATGTGTCACAAACAGGTTAAATATTGTTTTGCTATGCTCTTCTGTCCATAAACTTTTAATCATATTTTTCAATATAGCATACGTTTTTTGTTTTGTAAACCCCTTTGGCCATATAAAAAACCCCATGTGACCGAAATCACATGGGGCCAAACCAACTACTCATCGTAGCAAAGGAGTCGTAACAATATGGCAAACAATCACGACCTTTATAATATAGCAAATAATTTTTCTTTCGTAAACCCCCCGGAGGCAAAAAAATTATACTGCTACAGGGAACTTAATAGCCGGATGACTCTGGTAATCTTTCAATTCGAAATCGGTATACTTCCAGTCCCAGATAGTCCAGTTAGGATCGTCCGTGTTAAGGATCTCTACTGACGGAGGTGTCATAGGCTCGCGAGTCAACTGTTCCCTCACACCATCAAGCTGGTTGACATAGATGTGGGAATCCGCGAAGAAACCGATAACCTTGCCAGGCTTCATCTTTACCTGCTTGCAGATCAACGTGAGCAACATGGCATAAGATGCCAGGTCATATGGAACTCCGAGAGGAAAATCAGAACTACGCTGATTCCAGAGCAAATCAACGTAACCGTCATTAGACAGTAACTGGAAACAGTAGTGACAAGGAGGCAATGCCATTTCACCTAACTGCTGTGGGTTCCAGGCGGAGACCAACATACGTCTATCGGTAGGATTGGTCTGTAACGTGTGAATCACATTCTTCAACTGGTTGATGCCTGAATCGTTGAAGTTGTTCCACTGGTAACCGTAGATTTTACCCAGGTCGTTTTCAGCGGCCATCTTCTTTTTGGTTTCTTCATCATTACCGTAAGGAACCTTAGCCGGGTTGGCCCACTCGTCCCAGATATGGCAGTTACGTTCCTTGAGGAATTCCTTATTGGCGATGCCCTTGATGAACATCTCCAGTTCGGCGCATATATTCTTCAGTCCCATTTTCTTCGTGGTTAACAAAGGGAACTTTCCTGTAGACATATCGAATTCAATCATTGAACCCGAGATTGACAAAGTGTCCACACCTGTACGGTTATGTTTAATCTTTCCTTCCTTAAGAATTCTATCAAGTATGTCAAGATACTGTTTCATGTTATTTCTCCATATGCTTGATTAGTGCGTCAATGAATCTCTGCGCGATAACGTCATGTGATGCGTAGTGATCGCCATCATTGACCTTAATCATAAGTTTGTTTAATTTCGATTCCTGGAACTTCTTGATGAAGTCCTCTTGTTCTTCCTGTCTACGGCTGAAGTCATGGGACTGACCGTCATCCTGCATGATATTGAAATCCGTAGTATAGAGAAGGATGAAGATCGTGTTATACAGTTCGTCCCTGTATGAATCTTCCATGATGCGTACGTAGTTAGGACTGTAATCCCTGTAACGTGGCGCATAGATGAGTTCGTCCCAATGCCCGCGGTTAAATACCACGTTGTTCTGGTAAGCCAGCGTCATGAAGTAATCCAGGTACTGAGACTTGGACCAGATAAGAGGATCCTTATCCTTAGGAGGCTTGTCCAGATGAATCTGCTTATAGCCTTTCAATACGTTATCAATAAAGGTATTCTTTCCAATGCGGTCGATTCCAGTAACTACGAAATTCATTAAGACTGCTCCTTGTAACTGTTATACAATTCAGTAAAGCTTGCATACAGTTCATCTTTGTTCAACGGTGTATCATGTTGTTCAAGGTATGTCTTAAACAATGACATGATATTATTAAGTGTCTCGCCCGACAGTTCAACTTCCTCTGTGGTGTCGTCCGCGGGCAGGATATTGATATTGACTGGATATGCCGGTTTCAATTTCTCAAGCTTATCCACGAGCGAATAGATCTTCTTCGTCTGGTCAGAGAGTTCAAAAGGTATCTCCAGGTCAACAACATTACCCGCGATGACAGACAGGTCTACGTCCGGGAAGGTATGCTTGGTGAACTTAATGGACTGCGTATTCTCGTGTAACACGTCTTCGTTGGTGTCCAGGTCAAGTATGTGGTAACCCTTGGTGTCTCCGCGGTCTATTCTAGTAAGCTGGTATGGCGAACCGAGATATGTAATGGACTTGTTCTTCTCGTACTTCCTGGTATAGCCGTTATGGTAATGACCCGAATAGACATGATCTATATGGTCGAGGAGTGTAGAAGCCATGAGACCCGAATCCGAAAGACGACCGCCCATGTTGAAACCGATAATATCAGCGTGGCAGAAGCAATACTCGTGATGCCCGGGTACTATCTCCTCGAACTTGGAGTAGTCAGTAATCCAGGGAAGCATAAGTATGTTATGTCCGTCCAGTGTAATTTCCGTGGGCTTTTCATACACGGTAACGTGAGGCATCAGGTCAAGAACCTTCAGGCTGTTTACCTCTGTGGTAGTAGTCATGTACATGTCGTGGTTACCTACTATAACATGTATGTCAAAATCCTTCAGCGTATTCTTGAACAGATCGATGACCACGTTATCTGTCTGAACGTTAACTGCCTGGCGAGTGTCGAAGACGTCGCCAAGTATGAATAGCTTGGTAATACCTGCAGCCTTGAGCTCAGGAACCAGTTGGTCAGTAAAAAACTTTAATTGTGAACGCTGGAAGATAGAATCTGATTTTTTAATTCCAGCATGCAAGTCTGCTATCAATGCTATTTTCATATACGATGTAAATGTAGTAAAATATTTGCGATGGTCTTATATAGTATATGTTAAACTTCTGAATATTTACAATCTACTAACGATCTACTAACAATGTGAATAATAATGGCTCCCAATTTATTACGGGAAATATATATGCCGAAGAAAGTAGCATATATTCTAGTTCAATAAATTCGGTGCCATTTTCTTAAATTTTCTGAATTTTCTCATTTTAGCCTTATTTTTTTATATCTTATATTATTTTTATTGCAATATTTTCGGAAGTTTAGGCTTAGCCAATTTTCAGGAATTTGATAAACTTCGTATAATTTTAGGCAATGATTTAATATTTCTTCGTACTGTTCTGTAGCTTTTCGTTTCTTATAATTATGCGTTTTACCTTTATCTGAACGTTCATTACAAAAGTCTTTTCTATAATAACGAAGAATGTTTTTAGCTATGTTTGCATCGCCTTCGGCTATATAACCTATTTGTTCTGTTACTTCGGATTCAGTTAAGCTGGCCAGATAGTCACGATGCGTATCATAAAGGAACTTGGCCGTAGATTCACGTGGCTTGTAGCTATAGCTTTCTTTTATACCAAATGTCTTACACAGTTCAGCATAAAGAACATTTATATTCTTTAACTTCTGAATATTCCATTCATTATAGCAGCGTTTATAAATGTTGTTACGTACTTCAGATAAAAATGTTTTACCGTTTTCAAACTGCATGGCTATGATACAGCATACCTTATTGTATACGTCTATATAGTTATATGACCTGTTGTATAACGTATTAAGCATTATGGCATTAAACGTGGCAACGATTATTATATAGTTCAGGCTATTTTGACGTTTACCTTCTGAAATGGTAATAAGCGTACGATGCCATGCGTTGTCATGGTATTTAAAATGATAGTATTTCCATTCGAGACGAGGATCGTTATATATCTGTTTACCCAGTAGACGATTCTTTTCTTGCTGGTTAACCGGTAAGAAAGCTTCGCGTTTAATCTTTGTTGTTCTGATGGATGCTATGTCATTGTAGAATACGGACTTATCCAGTCTATACTTGGGGTCATCTAGCATGATACCGAAGTTCAACTGGTATGGCGACTTCGTACATTTATCTACCGATATGTCACAGAATGATTCGAAATCGGTTAAGATAGTTTCCATTAAGTCTATACAAATAGGATTAAACAGCTCGAGGAACACCTTGCATTTCCCGGGCTTGCGCGAGCTGGAGTCAAATACGTGACAGGACTTTACGTCTAACGCGTTGGCAATGTCTGTAGTATGAGTATTAAGCCATTCGCGTTTACCTTCGGGTAGATCGTCTATATCGACAATGATGAAATCCATTAAGTCGTTGTCGCCAATGTCCATGATATGGCCGGTCTGCCACAGGTAGATATAGTCATAAAACCCGCCCTGGTGTAGTTTCCAGTGCAGGCGTTTACATTCGGACACCCAGTCAGGCTTATGAGTAAAGCTTTCCTTGGTATACTTGATGTTCATTATCTATTAAGCTGTTCGATGAATTCCTTTACCGAGACCGGCTTGTCATCAATGCGGGGGTCGACCCAGAAGGAGACCGGATCGCCAAAGCTCGTACGGTACTTGAACTTCATGCCAGTACCTTTCTTAATGAACTCGTCGGAACCGGATTCGTCAAATAGGTCTACTTCTTGATGTATAAAGTTCGATTGTTCAGTTAAGAGTCTGGCTTCCGCCATTGTTACCTGTTGCCAATTATTCATTTTACCTCCAGGGTGCTGAATCCACCCGGTTTCTTATCAATCTTGATTACGCTACTGATCGCTATCTTCGGCTCTGTGAGCTTGTGCGATACAATATATATGCCAAGTTTGTTCTTCTTGTTCTCGTTTACAATATTGTATAAAGTCGAAAGGAACTGGTCTATACCCGACTGGTCCACTCCGTTGTCGATCAGCTCGTCGATGAAAATGATGTTGCAGCTCCAGTTAGAGATGATTCGTGACGTGTTGAAGAAGCTGAGTAGGATGGACATGTCGATTCGGCTACGCTCGCCGCCAGAGAACTGGTTGTAGATTCGCGGGTAACGACCCTTCATCATAACTACCTTCATCTGATCGTCAAACGTAATCTTCACGGGCAGTTCAAACTTATGAAGGAAATCGTTAACGTTTTTATTAAGGATTAAGATTAACTTCTTGAAGAAATACTGTTTGATTCCAGTATCGCCGAGGATGTTAACCAGTTCGTTATCGATGTCAATCTTATGCTGGTACTCGTTAATCTCCTGCTCTACTGTCGCAAGCTGGGCAGAGAGAGTCTTAAGAGCATCGTGGTACTCGTCAAGGGTGATACTGCATTCCTTGTTCTGTTCTTCAACAAGACTGTCGTTCAGGCTCGCGATCCTGTTCTGCAGGTCAGTGACAAGATTCGATTCCTCGCGAAGCTTGGTCTGAATGGTTGTAATGAATTCCGACTTGCGCTTATGTTCAATGTACTGCGTCTGGTACTCGTTGATACCTGCAGTGAGCTGAGGGATAAGCGTTTCGGAAATATTCTTCAGTTCTTCATTCAACTGTATGATATGCTGCTTGGCATGTCCTTCGTTCAACGGCGATCCGCAAATAGGACATTCGTTTTTCGTAGACAATCCTTTAAGAGTCTTCTCTATACGGGTTTTATCCGCGGTAGCGCCGCCAAGTTTCGTACTTAGCTCGCCATAGACCGTACTGTCCGGAGCCGTGCCCAGTTCAGCCACGTGTTTCTCAAGCGCTTTTTGGCCTGTGGTCACGTTTTTCATGGCCTTAGTAAGTTTACCCTGTGCATCCTCGATCTGCTGCTTGATGCGATTTACCGCGGCTTCCTTAGTCTCATTGAAATTCGCGATGTACTTCTGCATATTCTCTATATAACGGTTGTTGTCTTCGATACGTCCGTTGATATAGCCCATCTCGTTGATTTTGATTTGCTGGTTAGCCGCGTTGACGGTCTTACGCTTCTTAACGTCCTTGCACATGAGTCCAAGGATGTCTATGTTAAAGATGTTTTCGATTAGGGCACGCTGATCGCCGATAGACATGGAGAGGAACGGCGTGTTGTTCGTGACGTTGGTTGCCACGATGTTCTTGAATAGCCTTATGTTGATGCCTAGGAGCTTATCTATCTCGTCCTGGTTAAGCTTCTTGGATGACAGCAAGTCTAACTGCTGCCCGTTCTTCGTAATCTCAAGGATGGTTGGCTTCAGGCCTCTCGCGATGGTATAGGAATCCTTACCTATATTAAACGTTACCTCTGTGTAGAGATCTTTCTCGTTGATTTCATTTATTAAGTTATTAAGTTTGATGTCCCTGTATGGTTTACCGAAGAGACAGAAGGTAAGAGCGTCGAGGATGGTAGACTTACCCGATCCGTTAGCCGCTGTGACTATGTTAATCCCATTGTTGAAATCCAATTCTGTCATTTGGTTTCCATAGGATAATATATTCTTAAATCTGATTTTCTTGAATTCTATGTACATATGCGTTAAATATAGTAATTCCAGAAAATAAGAATTAAGTATTAAGATGGTTTAATCTGTAAAAATAGAAAAGCCCGGAACTATTAAGTTCCGGACTTTCGAGGTATGACAGAATTGAAATTAAATCTTTAAAGCTTGGCCAATGCAAAATCTGTGCTAATAATATTCACAAGAATGTCATATTTCTCAGGCGAGTCCACGTGATACATCTTGCCTTTCCATTTGACATAATAATCGTCATAACGGTACAGCCTTACGCATCCTTCACCGTCGGGCATATGTGATACGTAATATTTCTTACCTGAGTCTCGGAGGATCGAATCCTTGGTTGGTATCATGAAGTTGCCGGTCAGCTCAGTATTCCTTGAAAAATCTACTTGGACATAGTTCATCTCTGAACGTACAAAACCTTTACCGATTTTCATATTGTTTTATCCTTCCATAGCCAGGCATTTCTTACCGTCCTCACTATCACGTTTGAGCAACGGTGCGAAGTCGCTCTTGGGACGAAGACGGTGTGCCTCTTCCCATGTTAAGTATGTATTCGCGACTTCGTTGTAAACCTTCATGACGTCATCCTTGAGCCACTTGTCCTTGAACTGGTTCGCGGGAAGTACGCCAAGACGATACCATTCAGCCGGGTAGTACGACGATGTGTCCTTGAACTTTGTCTTAAGGGGTTTTCCCTGTTTGGCTGCCCAGTATTGAATTCGAATTTCCTTTTTCTTTTTTATGAGACAGCCGTAAGGTTCGAACAGGTCTTGGATTTCACTGAAGTACATCTGTTCTTGGTCGAAGCGATCCAGTTCCTTTTCCATATCGCGGTTGTTGAATGTGGCGATGAGTTTCGCGGTCGCAGCATTCCAGAGTTCCTTGATTAACGGATTACCTGGGTCATCACCAATGAATTGCCAGAAGTGTTTGGATTCTACGGTCTTGTATCTTGCATAGGCACTGTAGCAGTCACGACACCCGTAGTTCAGGGAAGACTGCATCCAGTTGACGATAACTCGACACATCTGCGTAGCCGTGTTGTAACGCTGTACCATCCAGTTTTGTTTCTTACGAACCCAGGTATGGGTAACCTGATATTCATAACGTTCAAACGTAGACACCAGGAATGCCCTCAAGTTATCATTGAGACCGTCCCAAAAGTTCTTGAATTGTTTTTCTGTCATGTCATTACCTCTTATGTCTATAATATAGAAAAATACTTTGTGGTTGTAAGTCTTTTTACTATACTATTTTATGCTCAGCAGACCAGTGATTTCGTCGTTAAGGATCTGAAACCTGTCCTGACAACGCATCAGTTGCTGGCGAGCCTTTTGAGTAGGATTCTGTCTGAATTCGGTTTCGACTTCGGCCATACTGTTGAGGATGTTTTCCACGTTGCGGTAAAGCTTGGTGCTGTTCTTCATTATACCTCTTAAGATAAAAGTTCTTCCATCTGTGTGTTGAGCATCTTGAGTCGGAACTTCAAGATGTCATCTTCTGTCTCGAGTTCTTTTTCAACGCCGTCGTTAATCCTGTAACGGAGATTCGGATAACCAGTGGTTATTATTTTTGACGACTGCATCATAGAGCCCAAATCTGAATAATTGAAAACGAAACCAAACTGTTCGCCTTTAGGATTCGCGAGGGTACAGAGCCCGTGATTCGTCGGTTCAGAGATTTCAGCCGTTGCCGATACGATGAATACACGGGTAAATTTAAGCATTATGTCTCTTTCGTAGATTTTCATTTTAGTTTAGTCTCTATTAAACTCCAGTTTAATACATTATAGAAATCTATAACGTCTTTTGGTGTTTTAACTACATATTCTTTTTCTTCGAAGATCCATTTCGTCGGATTGTCATGAAGAGGATGCGGTGCAATAGCGTAATCTATAAAATCCGTATGTATTGTAAAAGTTGCACCACATTGACCTTCTTCAATCGGCGATACCGAGATTAGATTAACAAGCGTGTCGAAGAAGTATTTCTTATTGGACGGACTATATGCGAAACGCATCAATTTCATTCCAGACCTGCCAAATCTATTTCGGCCTTCAAGGTTGCATAAAGCTCTGTAAAGTCCGTCTTAGAGTTAAATGTTTTCCCGTTGATTTCAAACTTCTCGTTGACCCAGCCATAGACGAAGCTGGTGTTCACGAGACCCTTGTGATAATAGCGAAACACCGGGAGTTCACCCATGTTAAAGATTTCGCCGACACCGAGAACTTCTTCGGGTTCGCTGTCACCTCGTTTCATTAAGATAGCCATGTTTACCTCGAAACGTTATAACCCATGGCCGTGAGCTTCGCGATCATCTCGAGAGCGTCATCAGATTCCTGACGGATGAACCCGCCCTTGCGAAGATCCTCGTTGATGTCGTCCAGAGTCTGCATGGAGACACAGAGGAGTTCATCGTAATTACCCGACGTTGCGAGAAGCTTATAGTTTTCGATGTTACCGTCAGTTAAGGCCTGCGGACGTTCAAACAGCCTTCCGGATTCACGGATCGCGTTGATTACGTAACCCATGACAGCAAAGGCGTTTCCGTCACAACCAACCAAAGTATATTCGTCGATTTGTTTTGCCATATTCATACCTCATATTATAATATAGAAAAAACGACCTAGGTTGTAAGTCGTTTTATTAAACAATTTTATTTCGTATTAACCGGGGAGCTTATCGATGTGTCTTAACGTTTCGTCTTGCCGCATCTTGAGATATGACTTGAGATGCTGGTGGTACAGATCGTCCATGACTTGGCACAGTTCCTCAAAGGACTTTGCTTTCTTATACCTGTTAGTACCCTGGGTTGACAGGTAAAGATGTTCTTTCTTGTACTTGAACATAAAGTTACCTGCTTCATCGATTAGCACCAACCCTGTACAATGCAACCGTAGGGATTCAGGTATGGTCGTATCGTGAATTACCCCAAGGTTAATATCAAGGCCGATCTTACCCATCATTGCACACAATGAACAGTCATACAATGTTATCCCGTCTTTGATATTACCATATTTGGCTTCGAACGTCTTTGCATACGGGCTAAGTTTTGCTTTGATTTCTTTTGTAAGTTCCATATAATGAATATAGTAAAAAGAATAAAACCCGTACATAACTATTTGACTTAAAAATTCCACGGGCTCGCCATATAGTATGTAAGGCCGAAAATTTTTTATGAATAATAATTATTTAAACCGGTTGGATAGTTTACTATATTATGAACATGGATATAATAAGAATTAACGGCAAAAGAATGACATTTCACCCAGAAGCACCACTGGAGGTAAAGCCAGACGGTAGTTTTCTGTTGCGAATCAAGAAATGTAAGGAAAAGAAAACGGCATGGGGATGGAGGTCATACTACGTTACTGAAACCTATCCTGTACCGGCGAAACGTAAGACTAATATTGAATTCGACGGCGTTTCCTATACATGTAAGAATATGCCGATGAGCGAGGTCGTGAAACTCCGTGCACACATTGAGACAATGTTAACCCTGGATAACTTGAAATGAATGTCATCGGCTACAGATACCATGAAAACGACATGCATTATTTTATGCTGGATTTCCGCCGCGAATTTAAGGCGCGGGAATCTATGTTGGTAGTTCCGGTTATTAATAACGAGAATAAGAAGGAATATTTGTATCTTGAAAGAGATACTTTTGAAACCGTCCTATATGATGGCCGCGAATATGAAATGCTGAAACAAGAAGATTACGCTATTCTGAAAGAAATAATGTCTACACTTTTTGCAATAGAGAGTCTTGAATAATTCTATATTAAGCATATAATAAGGAATTACCCTCGATGTACGAAAAACAAATCAATGAACTGGAAATTATGATGGGTCGTTATCGTTACCTTGAAGACCTCGGTAAAAAGTATAAGACCAAGTTCGCCAATATATCCGGCAATTACAAATTTGAGATGGATCCCTGCTTATACAATATTAACACGCCTGAATTGGATATTAGAATTAAACGTACTAAACCTAATGGCAGTATTGTATTCTTAATTGCCGCACTTATCCAATATGTCCACGATACAAAACAATTTAAATATGAAATCCATCTATATAATGGGAAAGACAAAAACTTTACCTATCCTTCAGAAATTAGCCAGATGCGGGATTTTGAAATACTGTTTAATTACGAACTGAAGAAGTTTGCTAAGGACACCCAGAAAAAAATTATTGATTCAATCAATAAACTTCCCGGCTAGATTTACTATATTATAGTCATGAATCAAAAAGAACAAGAAGCATATCATCACTTACACGATATTTTCAAGCAGTGTCAAGCCAAGTACGGTTATCTCGTTAACTGTGACTACTTCAACTTTGGTGGTGGCGTGTATGATGATGACTATTCGACTAATCTTGCAAATGAAATGGTTATCAACAGACAGCATGCAACGACAGGTAATATTATATTCTATGTAAGCTGTAAAATTGTATACCGCGGTTCTTCTGCCGGTATATTTGCTGATACGTATTCTTACAACCTTACTATTGGTCGTCATGAAGACCGCAAGGTGAAAGAATTTCAGAGCGAAGAAAAATTGCTCGCCGAGTTTGACTGAGTTTTTAACCTGGAATACCGTAGGGTTATGAACGTCAAGAAAAGAAAATTGGCTCAAATAATCGACAATCTTCCTGGTTAATTTCCTATATTAAGACTATGCAACGGTCAAAAGTAATTAAACTTATTTATTCGGATAAACACTTAGACGACGATTCTGAAACGGAGTATCTTGTAATCGTTCATAAGGGTGTCGGCAGAACGAGGTTTTCCACGTCGTTAGGCGTACGAGATGCTTTCAACTTTACATATCGAAAAGATAATGTAGACTTGACTGAACACTTTCGCATTGTTCTTTCTGGTAACCATGAAGCGTTTTATCTAAAAGAAACAAATAAATGGTATGACGTCGATAGACCTAAGGAATTCGAACAATTAAGACATGACCTTGAAACTGCTTGCACTCTTGCATTACTGGAGGGTTAACTGTGTATTTGTATATAGGCTGTGACAAATATTGGGTAATGGAAATTATACCGCCGAAGATTTACGATGCGTATTATCTTCGTTGTAAGCTGCATCCGTTTACAACGGTACCTTTTTCGCGTGAGGTAGACCGTGAAACATCCGTACAGCTCTGTGACGAAAATGGATTTAGGACCGGTAAAGTCTATAAAGGCGATGCCGCGATCTCTCTGATGGAACACCTCATTGGTGTGCTGGCCGTTGAAAAATTAAATGGAGAAGACAAATGAAAGTAGATGTTGCACATTCCCGAATAAATTTGGGACTATCGACCTTTAACGTCGATTTTAAACGCGAGGCATATGTTGGCTCTGAAGGTCAACTGGTTATACCGTTGGAACGCGGCTTGAATGTACGTGTATATCCGAACGAAGAATCATGGGTTAAGGTAGACAGGAAGGTCTATCATGTGAATTCGAAAGATAAGTGTGCGGCAATAGCGAACGATATTTTAAATAGAATTGCCTTGGCAAGACTCAAGTAATTTACTATATTATAGTCATGACTGATATTGAAAAACATCTTAACATGTTTATTGAAAAACACCAAAGCCTTGTTGCGGCCTATAAGCACGTATTACCTATGGCTGGACAATGGGAATCTAAGTTTGGGTGTTACAGACGCGATAGTCGTTATGATGGATTTGAGGTGAATGCCCGTGATTACTCGAATAACGACTTTGATCCTGGGATATTCATACACATTTGGCGGTATAACGAAAAACGAAACTATGCATTCAAGATGGATGCTTCTGTAAGATATACCCGAGAAAAGAAATTTGAATATACGATTGAATTCAACAGAAAGCGAGTCAATATGCCCTCAGTCCTTCATTATAAGAATAATGACGAACTGATTGCTGCATTTGAAGAATTCCTTAAGGAAGACTGCGATAAGTTGCTGAAAGCCGAGAAACAAAAAATAAACAATATTCTCAACAGTCTTCCGGGTTAATTTACTATATTAAGATAAAACAACGAGGTAATTTAATGAAAACTTCTGTGAATGTGTATAATCCGGATATTAAGCTTTGGTACCATGAAGATGCGTTCGAAGAAGGCTCGATTGAAGAGTCTTTCACGAACAACAAGATCATCGCAGATATTGGTAACGTTGTAAGAAAGATGTGTCCGTCGATTAAGATGAAAATACACACAGATACGTATTGCTGCAGTACCAGACCTAACTATAATGTTGTCTACAAGCTTTGCCGTGACATGGATGATGCTAATGATGTAGGATTCGGCATTAAGGTAGAATATATGTTGTGTTGTGACAATACTGAACAATATAGACTTTACCTTATGGAATACAAGGCCGGCAGTAGTAATGAACTCTATCTTCCGACCCGCCTGGAAAAGATGGCGGACAAACGGAACCGTTGTTATATCGACGAACATAACAAGAGATTCGTGTGCAACCGTAATGACAGCGAATATATCTGCAGCATTGTCGATGCCATGGTTACGAAGTACCGCAGGGAAGCGAATGAAATCAAAGTCGCTAACTATGAAAAACAGAAAGCCCTTGAAGAAATGGCACATAACCTGGTTGACTGTGAACTTCTCGAGGTATGGCCGGACATTAAGAAACTGGTCTATGATAAGTTATACAGGGATCTTCCAGAGCCTAATGTTTCCGGAGCTGGTAAGGAAACCGTATTGATTGACTGTGCATTTGGTCGTTGTCTGAAAATCCAGTTCTATTCAGAATATATGTGTCTCAGGTATCTCCGTGGTGTTAATACTGATGATACGAAATCGGATTATTCTATACTCGGTCTTATCATGGCGGCTATGAATGACCGTAAGATTGATTATGACAAGCACATCCTGTATAAAGACAAGGACTTGATGTTTGAACTGATTACCCGAATTTGCGAAGCATATCGAATATGTGTAAATGTACGATATAGCCCCTGGAGCAACATAAGTCAAGGGTTATTGCTTCCCGGAAAAATTGTTGAGTAACGTTGAACAAAAAATAAAAAAGAGATTTGCTTACAAGGCAAGTCTCTTTTTCTATATTAAGAATATAAACGAGAGGAAATTATGGTAAACGTCAAATTAAATAACACGTGGTTTGAAGCCGGCGATAACGGACAGTTTTGCAGACTTGCATATTCTAATGCTATTAACGAGGCGATAAGAAGCATCAAAAACGAATATGGGGAATTCTCGCATTTCAATTTTGGTCGTTCCACTAACAGTGAAAATGCTAGCATTTATTTCCACACGCCGTTGTTTCCTTATCTCGGCTTAGACGAACCTCGTGGGGATTGCCACCCGTCTATCCGCGTCTATGCTGTTATTGAGCTGGGTCGTGGCAAGAAACATATTGACGAGAAGCATTTACGTATTGACGTGGACATCTTGTGTCATGGTAAAGTTGGAGCTCCGCTTGAATACAAGACGTTGCAAAAGCGACTTGAAGAAAAAGTGGGACGCAGCATGGACATAGTGCGTTTTCAAAGCGATCTCACTGAAGAACAGCTCTTAGATGCAACATATTTTCCTAAGATGGTCAGCCGGTATCTTGAGGAAGCTCGAACAATGGTAAGGGAAACTTGGAGAGAGATTCAGGACGGTCAAACCGCTCGTGAAATCGATCTGTCTGATGTCGGCCCGCATATCGAAGAAATCTTTAAGGCTCATGGTGTACCTGCGGGCGTAGAAACCAGTACAGATATTCAACGCACAGTTATTTGTATTAGTGGACTGGATGAAGATGAAGCAGGTACTCTCACGTTGGAGAATACAGGCGATCAGTGGTACATTACGTCCGGTACTTATTGCTACGGGTTTGTCAACGAACTGTTTGATTTGCCGAAATACCATCATAAGTCTTATATTAAGCCTGAAAAGTTTGATGAACTGTTCGGGATGATCGCAGAAGAGTTCAAGCATGAACATGAATTGCGTAAACGTTTTGCTAAGGTCCGCGGAGATTTCATAAGCGATGTCGATTAAGGTCTTTTAAGTTTACTAAGCTTGTTTTGTTTTCTATATTAAGAACATAAACAAGAGGTATTAAATATGGCACAATGGAAAGAAATTTACTCACATGTCAAGCGGTATGACCGCGGTCCTGAAACTTCGTACATGTGTAAAGTTCCGTCGAACTCTTTGTTTTACGATCGTACACATGTTGTCTCACAGGTCGCAGACATGATGTTGACATTCCCTCGTAAACGTGACGGGTTTTCATATTATACTACCGATTACAAGAACACTGCGGTATCAGAAAACCTTGGCTATACGTTTGATGGAGCTTTTAATGAAGTCATTGCGCTCAAAGATGCCGGCAAGATCGATATTAAGTTCGAAGTTCTCAAGAGAGAAAAATTGGTTAACATGTCGCTTGTTACAAGGACATATTGTACTAAGCTCAATGAATATCTGATGGTGCATCTTGGTAACAAGACGAACAAGACGGTCTATGTGTCTGAATTCATCGAGAACGATTGCGAAATCATGCGGAATTATGTAAAGAATATCTGCACAGAGATAGACACACTGGTTGTCCAGTATTACAACAAGTATTTGAATTCTAACATGGAATTCGATATTGAATATATGGACAATATCGCCAGCACAAAAGAACATTTGAGCCAATGCGGTCTCAAATTTATTATTGAAGAACATGAGACAAAAGGAAGAAAGATTATCGTTGGTGTCAATGAAGACGACTGTGCGTATATTTACACAGATCCCTGTAAGCTTGATGATACTTATGGGCGTCTTAATGACTTGTTGAAATTCATGGGTATTGAAAAACAGACGAAGGCCTTCAAGAGCTATGAAGATATGTTTGGGTTCATCAACACCTTTGCGGATCTCTATAAGATATATAAGAACAGTCTTGACACGAAGTTTAGCGGTATCTTTGATTGTTTTGTAAAGCCTGCTGAAGCCGCTTGATTTTCCATAATACCTCGTTGTAAGACGGACACTGTATGGTGCTCCGTCTTTTTTATTTTCTTCTAATCTATTTTACAAATTCAATTTAAAATCCTATATTATAATCAAACAAGGAAATAATATGGCACGCAAACAAAGAAAAGAAACTATCCTGGCCTTTAGCGACATTGTAAAGTCTTTTAACGCTAAAGTTAAGCACTTTGACACTATCGCCGAACACATGAGCAAGTTGCCCATGTTAGACAAGACTATTTGCAAAACGTATAACATGGATGATCCTGCAAAGGACTTGGTGGTCAAGTGTACTTACAGAATCCCGTTCAAGATGGTGGAATCTCAGTTCATGGACTGGGAAAACTATAGCCATAAGCTTCTTTGTGTTATTCCCGCGGCAATCATGAAAGAGAGTAAGTGTGAATTAACTGTTAAGTTCGATATTAACAAAAACGGGAAAATTCGCTTTAAGATTGATAACCTGCATTATAATGTATGGCGGAACACAAGAAATGGCAAAGACTGGATTACTCCGGCTGAATCGAAGAGTGTTAAGGAAACGTCTGTTAGCGACATTATTAAAAACGCTCTGGAAGACAACAAGAGAAGTAAGGTGTCCGCGAGACGTATCACTGACGATTTCGAATGGTTCAAGGATGCAGTCGAAGCATGTCTTAAGGCAATGTCCTCTGATCAGCTGAGAGATGCATACCAGGCCCGAAACATCCTGACGACTGGCCGTGCGATTGCTACTCTGAAATAAAAATAATTAAGAATTAAGTAGACAATTAAGCCATTATTTCCTATATTATAATCAAACGAGAGGATATTATGATTAACGCCAGTATGACAATCGACCAAGCATTTGACGAGAATGCAAAGCTGTTCCAGTATTACGAGCAGGCCCGAAAGATTATTAAGGAATTCCCGTTCCAGGAATACCTGCATGTCGGCTTCGGCGCCGGCGCTCTTAAGTCCAATGAACTTACGTTCAACCTTGAATACAGTTTCGTTCCGACTTACTGCGAATCTCCGTTTAGAGGGTACTACCAGGACAAGGACACAAAACAGTGGTACTATACGGATGTTCCGTATGAATGGATTAACGATGTCGTAAAGTCTCAGCCTACCCTGATTGACTTCCAGATGAAATACCGCATTGACAAGGACGAATGGACTATTAAGCCGAAATATGTCTCCATGCCTTCCTATATCAACCGTAAGGTTTTCCGCAAGATGGAACGAGGTCGTCTGATGGAATACAATGTTCGAATGGTCATCCAGAAAGACGGTGAAGACGATTGTATTTACAATGCCGTTCAGAAACTGATCGGGTATAGTGCTAAGTGTAAGGCAGCCAACGCCGTGGCTCGTAAGACCAATGACATCAGTTTCTTTAAGAATCTGTATACTCGGTTAATCCCGGCTATTAAGAAGGACAGCCTGTTTGAAGTCTTGCAGCTCGTTCAAGATGCTAAGAACAACCGAGCAATAAAAATTCTTTAAATTCTGTTTAGTATTAAGTCGAAATTTGCTATATTATAATCAAAACGAGGTATTAAATGGTAAAGCTTAAAGAATTGTATCTGAAGTTTCAAAGCGAAGAATGGATGCGTGAAGGTATCAACGATGAATTCCGTGATGCCCTCGGTGAAGTTCTGAGCGATAAGAACCTGGAACACGTGATGTACTGGATGGAGATCCTGCAGGAATGTGGCCAGGGCGAACACCAAGACGAAATGGACGATTGGGTTCCATTTGACGAAGAGGTCCTCTGTAAGGGCCTGGAGTCCGCGGCAAAGCTCGTGCTGGACAAGCACAAGGCTGATGCTCTCAATGCGTTGAGCGTCCTTGACGGTGACGAGATCACCGAAGACTTACGCTCTGAACGTATGAAGGACCTTGAAGCCTTGAATGCACTCGACGGTGTTGATTTCCTCGAAGACCTGGAAAACCAGGGAACCGAAGAGACACCGAACCAGTCTGCAGGTCCGGGCATGTCGGGTAACATCAAGAAGTTGGGCAATCTTGGTGGTACTCAGGTCTATGGTGTTGGCCCTGGCGGAGCAACGATCAGCCTTTAAGCAATACCGAAAATAAATTTAATTCAAAATCTATTTACGGTTTGGTTTTAAATTACTATATTATAATCAAACGTTAAACAATTAAACCCAAGAGGATATAATTATGGCAAACAAGAATCTTGAAACTCTCAGCGACTCCGAATTCGATGCAATCTTCGGTTGCCTCGATGGTGACGACAATACCGTGGAACAGGAAGCTCCGATGGCTGTCGAAACTCCCGTGGTCGAAGCTAAGGTCGAACAGCCGGTTGTGACCGACAATGTTGAAGAAATTCAGCCGGTCACCAAGTCCGTGATTGCTGGCACGCGTCACATCAGCAAGCCCCGTGTGGTTGTCAACAAGTATGCGGGTATGGCTCCGTTGACCGCACAGGAATCCGACGAATTCAACGGCTGGCTCGCATCTCACGGCCTCTGCAAGACCATCGGCGGTTACGCATCTACTAAGCGTATGCGTGTCTACCGCAACCTCGGAACCAAGAAGAACAAGCAGATCCACAGCCGTGACTGCATCTATGTGGTCTCCGCTGATGCTTGGCGTAAGAACAAGGAAGGCGTGAAGAAGGTCATCCTGAAGCTCAGCCAGAAGCAGATGGACGCTCAGAACGTCGTCAAGGTCGCTGAATATCGTCAGCAGATGAACCAGATTGAAGAAGATCTGTTGATGAACCACAACATCGTGATGAACTGGTACAACGGAAAGTCTGCGACTTTCAAGAAAATCCAGCACAAGATTGTGGCTCAGGACGTTCTTGAAGCTCTCAACGACGCCGTGAAGCACAATGACAATTACGATGTTCGCAACATGCACCTCCAGCGTTTCCGCATGGGTGCTCAGATTGAAGAACTCGGTATCGCACCGCAGTACGACTGGCGTAACTTCGACGTCATCGTGAAGGGTGGCAAGGTTGTGTGTGCCTACAGCTACCGCGATTTGATCCCGTTGTATTCTGAAACCTTCAAGACCGGTTTCTTCGACAAGTTCGGCTACAACACCGGAATTGTCAACAGCGAAACCGTTGAAAAGGTCAAGGCTCTCGGTGCTGAGCACCAGTGCTACGAAGCAGAAACTAAGGCTGTCTAAGCCTTTTGGTTCTTCAAGACAGATGGAATCCTGTGACGACAGGGTTCCTCTGTTATTTTTTTCTCTTCTTTATTTGTTTACACTTTGGCTCCAATTTCCTATATTATAAATGTTGATAGTTCAATCAACGATTTCACAAGAGGTAATAATTATGGCAAATACGTACGGTTTAACCTGCGAAGAGAAGTTTGAACGCATGCAGCAAACCCTGTATGTGATTTATCCGAGCATCGCGAGCTTCTATGCGATGTGCAACAAGCGTGTACTTCCGAAGGAATCCGGTGTGACGCTCCGCATGAACACTAAGGAAGGTTCGACGCCGTTCATCGAGTATACTGAAAGCTTCCTCAAGACTCTCAGTATCGAAAGTTTCACGGTTCTTACGAGCATCGAACTCTTCCGCTTGCTTCTGCACCACATCACTACACGTCTTCAGCCGAATCCGGGGTTGACTGTGCAGGCTTCGAACTTCATCTGTTGCGACTCGAAAATCCGCAACTGTCTGTTGCCCAAGGACTTGAAAGAGGTCTTCCCGGATGTCTCTGAACTTCTGGCGATGGAACCGAACTTCAACGTTGTCGAAGACCTGTATCTTGAAAAGGTCTATGCGATTCTGGAACGTCAGAAGGGTGACGGAAAGGGACAAGGCCAAGGTGGTGGTGCTCCGCAGCCTCAGAGTCAACCGGGTGGCGGTGAAGGTGAAGGCGATGGTCAACCGCAGGATGGCGACGGTGATGGCGAAGGTAAGTCCGAGAAGGAACAGGAACAGGATTCTCTGAAGCGTCACTTCAGCGAACAGCAGAGCAAGAAGAACTCTGAAGGCTGGGGTGAAAACGAACTCGTTGACGCACAGGTTTCTGATGAGGTCAACAAGAGACAAATCACCAGCTGGTCTGACGTTGGTGAAGGAATGCAGAAGAGAATTCTTAAGGCTAACGAACTTCAGTTTGACCCGTGGACTGTTATTAAGCGCTTCACGACTTCGGTCTTCTCCGATGCCATTGCATTCACGAGAATGCGTCCGAATCGCCGCCTTCCTGACATGACGGGTCTTCTGCCGGGTAAGCGTCACAGCATGAAGGCTAAGGTACTCTTTGCGATTGACTGCAGCGGTTCCATGGCTGAAAGCGAAATCGAACGTGGCTGTGCGGTCGTTAACTCTGCGCTCAAGCATGCTGAAGTGGATTACTGCTTCTGGGATTGCGGTTGCTCTGACTTCACGAAGAAGCGCACCAAGGCTTCGGACTTCAAGGGTCTCGGTGGTGGTGGTACGAACCCGGATTGCGTCATCAAGAAGTTGGAAAAGGAAAAGGTGAGATACGATGGTCTCGTGTTCATCACTGACTGCTACTTCGATTGGCAGCAACCCGCAGGGAAGTACAAGATTTTCATCCTGCACACCAAGGGTGCTGGTGAACCGCCGAGCTGGTGTCGCTGGCACTTGGGCATGGACGACATCGAAAAGATCCAGAAGTCCCGCTCTTAATCTTTGCCTCAGTGAAACCAAGGGGTCAGCCGAAAGGTTGACCTCTTTTTTATTGTAATATCGAAAATAAAATTTTAGATTGTTTAGTTTACAAAATTGAAATTAAATTCTATATTAAGATAAAAAGAGGTTATTGAATGATAAAAAGATATAAGATAAGGACTTCTGCGACTTGGTGGGAGAAGGAAGGTGACCCGAACGTGTATGTCTACGGCAACGTCGACGCGGCCGGTGAACCTACGAATGACGGTTTCTTTAAAGACTCGACCAACAACGCGATCTTCCCTCGTGCACGCAAGAAGCTTCTCCGCACGGCCATAGTGGAGGAAACCCAGGCTTACAAGTTCTTTGAACAGTTCAACTACAGTTCCCAAAGGGATTCGGACGGTATGAGCGTCAAGCCTACAGGCGAGTTTCGCCGTTATGTCGATGTGGTTGGACGAAAGAAAACGACGGGCACGAAGTCCACGTATGTGAAGGGGGAATACAAGAGCCATACCTATAACACTACTGTGAACATCTACAAGCTGAACTGGGCTGGCCAGCAAAAGCGCGACGAACTGCGGAAGGAACAGAAACCGGATTTGACGAGTGTCAACCAGCGTTTAGCTGAAGAGATCAAGCGTGCAGAAAAGGAATCCGCCCGGTTCTTCGGAGCCTATCACAACTGGAACGTCGAAAACCTGCTCAGCAAGCTCGACATTTAATTTGATAAAAAATAAGTTTAACCCTTAACCCAAAATTACTATCTTATAAAGCATGTTGAATATCGAATGTTTAATGATTGAAATTCCTGCGGGTTTTACGAAGCTCGCTGGAACAACGAAAGAAAAAATCTTAAATCTTTTCGTTTACAACTCAATCTTAAAATTCTATATTTAACACGTAAGCAATAACGCTTACAACGTTCAACAAATCAACAAAAGGAAATCTGAATATGAATATTGCTCAGCTCACCAAAGCCATCAAGTATCTGCCCACCCGTAAGTCCATTCTTCTCAAGGGTACCCACGGTATCGGCAAGACTGAATGGGTCTCTCACATGGCCGATGTCCTCGGTCTCAAGCTGGTCATCTGGCATGCAAGCCATGCTGCAGATGCTGGCGACATCACTGGTCTTCCTTTCCGCATCACTGAAACGGATGCTGAAACTGGCAAGAGCTACGAAGTGACTCGCTTTGCTAAGCCGCAGTGGATGATCCAGAACAAGCCGGTGCTTCTGTTGCTCGACGAAATCAACCGTGGCCTCAGCATCGCTTTGAATGCTATCATGCAGCTCACGAACAACGGCACTTACGATGACATCAGCCTCCCTGAAGGTTCTCGCATCTTCGCATGTATCAACCCTGAAGAAGACGGTAAGTACGATGTGGGTACTATGGACGCAGCTCAGCTTGACCGCTTTGCTATCTACGAATTCAAGCCGACTGTGGAAGAATGGCTTGAATGGGCTGTCAAGAAGGGTTTGGACTACCGTGTGACCGGGTACATCCAGAGCCATCCGACGAACCTCGACCCGTATACGAACCAGGAACTTGTCAAGTCTGTCCAGGGTCACGACTGTGCAGTTCTTCCTTCTCGTCGTTGCTGGGAACAGGTCAGCGACACCATCAAGAATGGTGAAGCTGATAAGGCTTGGGAAGGCGGTGAAGGTCACAAGCTTCTCACTGAAATTGTTGCTGGTCTCGTGGGCAGCGGAGCTGCTCTTGACTTCATCAGCTACTTCAAGGCTCAGGATAATGCACTCTCGCCGAAGATGTTGATGGAAGCTGAAAAGATTGATGCTTCCCTGAAGCAGAAGATTGAAAAGCTCTGCAAGACCGACTTCCCGAACGCAGTCAAGCTCGTCGGTGGTTGCACGCTCTGGATGAAGGAACACGAAAAGGAAATCCCGGGCGAAGTCGGAGCTCGTATGGCTCACAACTTCTACGACGTCCTTGAAGCTCTCAACAAGGACACTCGAATCGCTGCGGTCAAGGACTGTGTGATTGAAGCTGTGAAGAAGCAGGAAGCTTGGGCCATCGGCATCAGCAAGCACGAATCTCGACTCAAGGCACTCTACAAGAATGCTATGATTAGCCGAGACCTGTAAGACTTGTGAGCCTTCGGGCTCTTTGTTGAACGAAAGGTGGTAGTCTGAAATATGACTACCACTTTTTTGTACTCTTGAAAGAGTTATGCGATCCCGGTCTAAACTCAATTTAAAGACTTGTTTATTTGACCAATATATTTTATTGTCTTTTTTAAAATAGGTCTTTAAAATGCGTTTATGGCTTAAATTTTTATATTATAAAAATATATCCACATAATATAAAAGACTTTCCCATTGCGATTCCGTAATAAAAAATCTTTGACTTTTTCATTTACGATTATTCCAAACTTTTCTATATTATAGACAAACAGTAGAGGTAATTATGAGTACAAGTATTGTTTCAGGCTTTAACGAAGTTGTTCTCAAGGACAACTCGCAGTTCGCGGAAGGTCGCAAAGACTACTTCAAGTACATTATGGGAAAGCTTGAAGAAGTCGATAACGAACCTGAACGTTTTGGCTTTGCTGGGGCTGCGTTCATTCTCGGGCGTAAGCTCGAAAACATAGGCGGTTATTTCACGGGTCGTGACAGTATCGCTCGAATCGTCCTTCCCGAGGATTCCGCAACTTACGATGAAACCACGAAGGAACTGGAATTCAAGGATGACCGTGAGTTTGCCATCTTCGTCCACGAATCGTCCCACTTCATTCATCTTGTCTGTGACAAGGGGGAATTCATGAGTCCAGAATTCGAGAAGCTCAAACCTATGAGCAGAGCAGCCGAATATGGCCAGGTGAAGACGAACACGAAGTATATCGAATACGAAGCGGGCTGGAGAAGCCTGTACAGTAACCGTTGCTTTGAAATGTTCCCGGACGATTCGCTCATCTTTGAAATGAATCTCCAGAACATGCTGCACTACATGGAGTTCGACGCTTCCGATGCCTTCAAGAAAGACTTGAAGGAAGCCAAGACACCTGAAGACCTCAAGAAGGCCTGTGACGCACACAAGGACGAATATGACAATGCTGTCAAGGACATCAAGAAGTGGTCGCAGATTTCCTCGTTCGTAGTCAAGGGCTAGTTCGAAAGAAAAATATATTAAAATCTGGATTACAAAAACTCCAGATTTTTCTATATTAAAGATATAAACGAGAGGTTATTATGGCAACGTTTTATGTCGGTAAAGATAAGGTAAGCTGGAATGCAGTTATGCTTCGCATCGGTTCATATTTTCCGTATGTAAATGGAACTGGTGTTCGTGGCATTCCTGGTGATCCGAAACACTTTGTGCATTACCATTCTGGCGATGACGAATATAAAATAAATGAGAAACCAGATTCGGCTTACAATTATTTCGGTGAAACCCAAATTAACCTCAAGTATGTCCCGAAGAAGCTCAAGAACGCCGAATACAATAGTTTCGTTGACTGGTTCAAGGCTGTCTATAGTTTCATCCGCGAATCCAAAGACACTGCGTCAATGAAGTCTAAGATGAAGACTCAGCAGAACCGTACAAGTAACCAACTCGAATTCTTCGGAGTCGACTCTCAACTTCAGGATGTCATGAACAAGACAGGATTCGTTCCTGCACCGTTGGACTACTGGATGAGAAAGAGCGAGACTGCGAAGAAAAACGATTGGACTACAATGAACGAAGTCAATCGGCATTATAAGAAACTCCGTGTCCAGTATGAAAAACAATTCGACAAAGACCGTAAGATTGAACTGCAGGCAGAAGTTCAGCGTAAGCAGACGGTCAAGCTGACAGTACAGGGCTTGGACGCTACTAAGATGCAGGAACTGATTTCGTTGGTCATGGAACAGTTGAAGTAAAAATAATCTTCTTTTTTCCTTTACAACTAAGTCTAAAATTCCTATATTATAGGTATAACAAAGAGGTAATTAAATGAAAGACTCCGATTACAAGATTGCCAATGAAATGACTGATGAAAATTTGATTCAGCACATCCGCGATGCAGTTCCTGACTCTAAGGACAACATGCGAGCCAGTGACATCCTGAAAAAGGAACCGTACAACGGATCTCAGCGAACCATGCTGGCCAACAAGCAGCTTCGTGCGATTACTGACACGTCGAAGTTCTATCGTCGAGCCAAGGCTTTCCTGATGAAGGAAATCAACATCAGCTTCAGCGGTACCATCTTCAGTCACTGTAACACCATCGAAGCACAGAACTTCATCAAGTACACTCGGGAAATCGTGAAACGAAACCGTGAAACAATGGAGGCTCTTGACAGGCTGGATTAAGTTTCGGCTAGTCCATAGCCCTCATGAGGTTAAATGCGGGAGATCACTATGGATTACAAGAAATTAAAACGAGACGTAACGAAAGGCCTCACCAGGATGTTCGACCATCTTGGTGATACCTACACGCTCGCTGAATTCCAACAGGAAGTCTTCAGACGGACTGGATTCGTAGTGAAACCGGATTCGGACGAAACACAGTTGACTTTCCATAACGGGATAAGCGTGCATTCAAAGAACTATACGCATGAACCCACTGGTCTCACGTTCGGGGTCAGCGGTGTGTGGGGCAAGAGGATCCGTAGTACCGTAGAATTTGACGGGCATTACACTGAACGCCTCATGCAGCAGTGCGTGAACACAGGAAACCAAATCAAAAGGACTTTATTTTATGGGAAACAAGGAAAAACAAGTTACAATGGCGATGCTTCAAAAGGTACAGGAACGAATCCGTAACGGAACGCCCAGGTTCGGCGATCACGGTCTCGTGAAGATGTATCAGGCCAAGCTGGGAATCACAAAGGCAACACCGCAGAAAATTAAAATTATTTAATTACTTACAACAAAGACGGAATTTTCTATATTAAGAATATCAAGCAACAAACATCAACAAAGAGGTAAGAATATGAAAGTTGCAGTTCTGAGTCGCACTGAATCCTGTGGTCGTCGCATTCTCGAAGGATGCTTCGTGGACGATCCGGTCACCGGCGAAACCGCTATGGACAAGGCCAAGAAGGCCAAGTCCAGTCTCCTGAAACGTTATTGTGCACCGAGCCGCCTCTGTGCCGATACCGAAATCGACATGATGGAGGCCCAGTAATGGGTAAGCGGAAGAAAGAGAGAATTCCGTCGAAAAAGATGGTTATCTCTGTCGCTATCGCCGAATATGACGAATGCGGCAGCGATGGCCTCTGCATCGACAACGTTGTAAGGTTTAAGAAGTCTTTGACCGCGGCAAAGTTTATCGCGGCGGATCTCAACAAGACCGTCGGAGACATGGCTGAGTATCTGGGCTTCGAACGTGTGAACTTCCGTGACGTTAACCGTAGCATCATGAGCCTCGACCGCGGGGAGAACAAGGAATGGCAGACTCCTGAAGGTACTCCGACATGGTTGAAGTGGAAGGTATTCCGTCACTAAAATTTCACACAAAGAACGTTTACGGAATTAGAATATTTTATTATATTTTAATTCCGAACAAACATTAACAATCAAACCAAAGGAAAAAATATGAAGAGCAATTTTGTTGAATCCGAAGCCAAGTCTGAATCCAAGCGTGGTCGTCTGAAGAAGGACTCGCTCGAATTCGTCCTCAAGCACGCAGTCCAGCCGGGTCGCGGACGTAAGCTTCTCAAGGCGAACTGTGCCGAACTTGCAATCCAGGCCGGTCACGGTGTCGCTGGCTATCATGCAATCTGGTATCGCGAAGGCGACGGCGTGAAGTTCGGCTGTAAGTCTGATCTGTATTTCCATCAGACCTGTCAGAAGCTCGGCTACACCGTCATCAAGGTTAAGTAGCAAGCCCGCGAAAAAATATTCTAAAGTCCAGACTTACAAAAGTCTGGATTTTTTCTATATTATAAACATAACGACGAGGTAATAAATGATTATTGAATACGCTTGGAAACCGGAGTATGACGGAGGCTGGCTTGATACCAACGAACTCCAGCAATGTGTACCCATAAAAGATGACGAATTGCACATGCATTTCAAAGGTGGCGACGATACCTATATCAGGGCCGGCGGATATATTATTGTCAACGGTGTAAGAATTAGCGGGAATAAGGCAATTTCACGTAAGCTCCATGAAATCGTGTCAATCGAACGTCTTGGTGAATCAAACGCGGCCATTGTACTCTCGAATAAAAAATCCACCAAGAAAAAAGTTTAAAACCTATCCAGATTTTTCTATATTATGAATATCAACGAGAGGTAACGAATGCTTATTTTAAATAATCCTAATCTGGTAAGGATGAGCCGACAACATGGATTCTGGTATGGCAAGATTCATATCAAGGTACAACGTTTTGACGTCTATGCCATCTTGACTACCAAAGAACATGGAAGCTGGAAAACTCCGCTTACACAGCCTGTGTTCGTTGAATACCGCAGACAGTTGAAAATCTGGTTACAAGAAGAACGTGTCAAAGCCGATGCGAGAAGCGAAGCACGAAAGAAGACACTTGCGGCGAACAAGGCTAACAGTCCTTGGACCGCATTCGAATGGCGTAAGAAGTTCCTGTTGGAAATGGGCTGGTATACGGATCGTGTCCGCGGTGGAAGTGCGTTCCAGTTCCATGAAGTCTTGCGACTTGCACCTGATGCTATCGACGAAAAGGCCAAGTGTTTCTACACCGGTTGTATTGACTTCGTGAGGAAACCTCTTGGAAGGTATGAAGCGAAGAGAATCTACTCGCCTGAATCGTATGCGGCGGCAATAGCCAAGGTAAAGGAAGACATGCTCGCAGAAAGCAAAATAGAATATAACAAGACAATGAAGGCTATCGAGGCACTTGCGTAAATAATAATCTTTAATCTCTTGTTTACGACTTCTGAATATTTAACTATATTATAGACATAAACAAGAGGTTATTATGATTGAAATTGAAGAAAAGTTTTTGAAGCCCGCGATTGAAATTGCACAGGAAATCATTGGTGATGCCGGTAAAATTTTCAAGGTGAAAGATGGTGACCTCAAGGATCTTGAATTCTGTCTGGCCATGATGACCGATAATGACAAGCATGCCTGGCAAGTAAGAATGGCGACGATTAACCTGGAAGTTGCACGAAAGGAACGTGAAGTTGAAGACGCAATGAACTGGGACCGTGTAGAAAAAGCTCGTCTTGCTGCCGAAACGCCGTATATCTATGGTGACGAACATCGTTGGTGGTGCTTGGTCACTGACCTCGTGGCATGTTTCTTTGATGGACGTTTTGCAAAACATAACGACGAAGAAGTGGACTTCTATTGCGATATGATTCCGTTATTGCGTGAAGACTGTACAACTGAACAAACAGCAATGGCAGGTCGGGTTGCTAAGATACGAGTATGCAGAAATAGCGGACTTTAATAAAAAGTGGTTTACAATGAAGAAGTAAATAACTATATTTGAACAGCTGGCCTTGTGGTGAAATTGGTATACACATTTGACTTAAGATCAAACGCCGGTAACGGCATGAGAGTTCGAGTCTCTCCGGGGCTATTCTGGTAAACATTGCGGATTTGGTAAACATTCCTTTATAAATAAAATATGAAGGAAAATGATTTATCAGATCAAGAGTTTATCGAAATTGTTAAACAAACCAAATCTATGTTGTATGCGTCTAAACTTTGTGGCATGGCATATACTACATTTATTAGGCGGGCTAAAAAACTAGGCGTTTATGAACCAAATCAAAGCGGAAAAGGTTTACCTAAAAAACAACCGTTAACACCGTTAAATGAAATTTTTAATGGAATGCATCCAGAATATCAGACCTATAAATTAAAAATAAGGTTGATACGAGAAGGATATATAGAAGACAAATGCTCTATATGCGGATGGGATAAAAAGCCTGCGGGAAGAGAATTTACACCATGCGAGCTTGACCATATAAATGGAAATCCAACCGACCATAGATTAGAAAATTTGCGTTTAATATGCCCGAATTGCCATAGTTTAACACAAACATATAGATTTAGGCGCGGTAAAACTAATAATAAGAATGGAAAAGAATTTTTAGAAAACAGTTAGCCTCCTTCTTTGGGTTGAAGGGAACCGGTAGATCTGTAAGGGTCTGCCGGTTTTTTATTTCTAATTATTTCTATTTACAAGATATTCAGAATTTACTATATTATAGTCATGGAAATCAATAAGACTATTAAAATTAAACACGGCCGCGGCCAATCGATGCTAGAGTTAAAAATCCGCAACATTCTGGATGTCGTAAAATCGACGGGATATATCGAGCTTAGATTCTGGAGTCCGGAAGATAGCCATAAAAAGTTTTTATACATTTTCGACGACGAACCGATTACGTGGTACGACAAGGACGGTAACGAATCCACTGACTACGAGAAGTTGGTAGATACGTTGTCGGTTTACGCCGAACAGACGAAACTAAAAGATGCCCTGGCAAGTCTGAATTAAAACTCAATTAGATTTTGATTTACAAGACTTTTAGAATTTTCTATATTATAGTCATGCAAGAGAGGTTAAAATGGTAATTCACGGTACTAATAGTGATGACATGCCGATACTGTTTGATACGACGAAGATCGATGCAACATACTGTTGCCAGAATGATCACGGTTTATGGAAAGTTGTATTGACCCTTAGTAACGGCCTGGAATTCTGGTTGCCGCGATATAACACTATCAAAATCAACGGCGTCAACATTATGCATGAGGGCGATATGGCTAAGTATAAGAAGATGGCCGAGGTCATCAATACAATCATTGATCTCGAACGTCAGGACCCTCCGATAGACATGGAAAAGTACGCTGAGATTGGCAAGTCGAAGTAAAGAAAAACTAAATAAGTCGTTTCCAAACTTCTAATAATTTCCTATATTATAGTCATGAGCATTAACAAGACATCAAAACTGCTTCGCATTCTTAAAACACATACTGGTCTGATTCAAACAAAGCCAGTCGGAAAGGAATTGAGGTTTGACTACAACTTTCAAGGGTTTCATCTGCCTGTTGTAGAACCGTATCTCATGAGTGAAGGTTATCTTCAAAAGAAGTATTTTTGGATTTATAACTTTTTTGACTATTCACACCTGCATGACTATTGCATGGAAGACATATTGTCTGGTAGAAATAATGTAAACAATAATACTGTATTCGTAGTCCAGTATGACAGGATGACAGTGCCCAAGCTGCCTAAGTTTATTGACCAACAAATTGAATACATCCAAAAGGCTATCATGCGGTTTGAACAGCAAAAGATTGAAAAGGCATTGGATGCTCTGTAATAAAATTCTTTAAACAAATCGTTTCCAATCTTCTAACAATTTTCTATATTATGAATATCAACGAGAGGCTATAATGTTTATCACCGGCTATAAAACAATGAATAACATAAAAGTCCCGATGTGTTTCGAGACAAAGGACATTTGCGCTATTATACCGTTTTTGAATGACGGACATTATTGGGAAGGTCGAATAAGGAAGGAAGACCGCGTAATAACTATCTTTCTTAATACGATAGGCGGGCAACAGATCGGTATTTCTGATGGCGAAACTATCATGATTAACGGTGTTCCGGTAACGAATGACTGCACGGAAAATGCACTTAAGATTATCGAGCACTTTATGATGTGCATGAATCTGGAGACTACTGATCCTCCCGTGGACTTGGACAAGCTGAAAGAAAAAGTTAAGAAATAAAGGTTTACAACATTCGGATATTTAACTATATTTAGAACATGAAACGAATCAAGATTGAACGCCTCACGGAAAAAGACTTATTTATCCCGTATGAGAAGATAGTTGGAGTAACCGGCGGGCCAAGTACGATTCTGATAGATTACAAGACCGTCGACGATATGGGCTGGCATGTATGGCTCGCAAACGAGACCACGATGAGCTGGACAAGAATCGACGACGACGGAAGCCAGGTAAAGAATACGCTGGTAACTAACGAGGATTTCAAGGCGTTTGTCGAATTCCTCACCGCAGTTGCCAAACAGAACGAGAGTGTCAAGGCGATAGAAAGTTTATAGTTATGGAACACCGCAATAAAAATTTTACTAGATTCCGGGTTTACAAGTTCCAAGAATTTAACTATAACAATAAACAAAAAGGAAACAAAATCATGAGTACTAAAAGTGCAGAAGAAACCATCCGCGGACTGATTCAGGCCGCTAAGGAAAACGCTCCCGAACACCAGACGGTCGACGGAATCGAATCCTGGAAGATTACCATGGACGGTGAAGTCTACAAGGTGTCTGTCGCGGACCGCAAGGCGAAGACCGGTCGAGCGTTCAACTGTCATGGCCTGGTGAAGATTCTCCCGGACGGAACGGAAGAAACGGTTAACCTCGGCGCCTGGAAGAAGAAGTTGTTCTACACTCTGGCCTACAACCTCCAGCAGGGCAAGGTGTTCAAGAAGAACGAACAGAATCCGACCAAGGTGAAGGCAATCGTCAAGGACATGAAGGAAAACCCGGCCAACTACACCAAGAGCGAAGACCTTATCCAGGGCACGTTCAACGGCAAGCCGATTACCGTTTCCCGCACGAAGAAGACCTACAAGTCTGGCAAGAGCATGTATCGCATCACGATGAGCGAATGCGGCATCGTCACCCTGAAGGGTTCCCAGCTCCAGCCGCTCTTCAAGGCATAACCGAAAGAAAAAACCCAAATGTTTCTGTTTACGCCTTGTCCATGGTTTTCTATATTGTAATTAACAACGAGAGGAAAGATTATGGACAAGGCTAAAGAAACAAAGAGAATGCGTGATGAAAGAATCAAAGAATCCGAAAACGGTCGCAAGCTCCGAACCAAAACTGTCCGAGACCGAACAAAGTATACCCGAAAAGGAAAACTTCGTTTTGACAGTAAAACAGGAGAGATACAACGGCCTTAGCCGCAACATCTACGCTGTTGACCTCGTGAAGATCGAAGAAGACGAATATGACCCGGAGGAATACGAACTGACCTATAACGGGCCGGGCGGAACACATACGTTGTCTATTCGTAAAAAGGACACGTACCTTGTCAACGGAAAGGAAATCCCTTTCGAAAAGGTACAGGCCTATCTCGAGAACCTGAGGACCGCTGCTGTAATCGATGCTCTCCCGGAATAATTATTTTCTTCCTTGTCGTTTACAAAAAGAGAAAATTATTCTATATTAAAAATATCAACCAACAACAAGAGGTAATAAATGTCTGAAAAGAACGAATCCGTAGAACAGAAGGCCGAAGCCCAGCAGGAAGCACCCAAGGTCATCTACATCTACAAGAAACACAAGAACAAGAAGAAAAAGAAGACGAATCCCAAGCCCTGTCACAACGGCGGTTATCGCATGGCCGATTTGGAAAAGGTCATGACTCCGCTCGAACTCGCCCAGTATAACAAGAAGAAGGAAGATCTTAACAAGGCCCTTACGGAACTCAACAAGCTCAAGACGCAGGCCAACAACCTCAGTGAATATACGGACCGGGTGTTTAATCGCCTCAGTCTCGGTAACATCGACGGTTACATCAAGCTTCTCTCCAAGCAGGTCAGACCGCTTCTTGAAAATATCAAGCGCTGGAAGAGCTGTGTCAATGATATTCGTGCCGATATTAAGGGAATCCTTGCACCGGCCATCAAGCGTCTTGACAATATCAATTCCAAGGAACCGTACAAGCCGCAGGAAGTTCTTCGCCGCTTTACAGCCGATGTCAAGGCCGGCGAAAGCACTCCGAAGAAGGGAAGCTACACCCTCAGCCGACACGATGCTCTCGTGCTTGTGAAGGAAATTTCCGATGTCATCACTGGAAATCCCAAGGCACAACGCATTGAAATCTTTATCGCATCGAATTAGAGTTTATCCTCTAGTTGATTGGGACGGACGATCTACAGGATCGCCCGTCTTTTTATTTGGCAATATTTTATGTTTACGACTTCTATGTATTTTATTATATTTGGAATATGAGGTTATTACTAAACATTGAACAGATTGCAAAAGAACTTGGACTTGAATGCTGGAACGAATCCGGTTTTGTCAATGTCCGAATCGGTATGGCTGACTGGGATGGGACAGGTATCGAAACCGACATGGTTATAAAATACTATCATGGACCATATACCGACGAATGGGGTCATACCGCGATGAAACGTGAAGAATTCCAGTTGATAACTAGACAACTATTCCCCGGGTCTATATCTTTAAACTACATAGACAACGATGACAAGCTTTTTTCGTTCTTGGCTGGGTTTATATTGGTCAAGAATGATATTGGCTCATGGAGAAAAAACTACATAACTGCCCAATATAACCGGGAAATGGAAGCGATGCTGGCGGTCCTGAGCTAAAAATTCTCTTCCGTTCCTGTTTACATCTTCCGAATATTTACCTATATTATAAGCATGGAAGCAAAAGTAAGTTCTTTAACAAATGCACAGGTCAAACAGTTACGTGCAGAAGGTATATTGGATTCGGAAGGTGCATATAACCTGCCTACTTCATCGTTTTTTGAAGCACTTACTGTAAACAATATGCTTTGGGAGTATAAGGAAAGCGAGTTTGACAGTTGTTATCTAAAAAACGGTAGACTAGAGTGTAAGTTTGAGCCTGGCTCAGTACCTGTCGTTAAAAGTAGCCGTAAAGAGTTGTATAATTATGCGGTAACTGTGCATAAGAGGCTTTGGTCCATTTATAATAAGCTTCGCAACAAGGAACTGTTGGACATGATTGATAAGAACCTGGGATAATCCGTAATAAAATTTCCTTTGGTTTGAGTTTACAACTTCCGACTATTTAACTATATTTAGAACATAAACAAGAGGTTATAATGTTTATCGAATTCTTCAAAAGATTTTTGCCCGGTGTTAAATCGTTCCATGACATGGTGCAGGACAGGAAAAATTATATCGATGCGCTCCGTAGAACTACACCGTCGATTTTAAGAAAGAGTCTAAACCATGTAACAGACCGTAAGTTTATGAAAGATCTCTTGAGACGTCTGTATTGTTATAAGGACCATTCTGTTCGTTATCGGATTGTCTTTACAGATAACCTCACTTATGGTGGTAGTCTCAAAACCATTTTTAATATAAACAAGAATTTTGGCCTTGCATTTGACGAATCTGAAATCAGGTTCTATTTCAACAACGATTTACAACTTGCCGATTACGACTATGAAACAACGATAAAGGAAACGCTTGACCAAATCTTAAGTCCTTATGACCTTATGGTTATACAGGATGACTACCATAGAAATATAATAACTCCTGTCAGCGATGCCGATAAGGAACTTGCGACCTATTGTCGTAATGCCTGGGACTAATCGAAAAGAATTTTAGAAAAGATTTGGCTTACAACTTCTAAATCTTTTTCTATATTAAGAATATCAAAAGAGGAATAAATGATTAAATACAAAACCATCCACGTCGACACCACTTCCCTTGACAACATCTTCAAGAATGTTCTCGACCTTCACAAGAAGGTAAGCGACATCAAGTGCCCGACGCTCCAGTGTCCGCAACCTGATACTCCGGAAGTCAAAAAGTACCAAGAAGACCGAGCAAAGGCGACAGTCAAAGTCAGACTGGAACAGGTCAAATACATGAAGGAATTCTTCAAGCTGTTCAAGGACCGTTACATCAAGCTGTGCTGGCAGGGACAGAAGGCAAGGTATTACCATATCGGTGACGTGAACATTAAGGCTGTGCCGAAGAAAAAGATTGACCAATGTACTTGGTGGGAACAGACGTTCGCGATTGACGAAAACAAAACCTACTTGGCGACATCTTCCAATACTGTGTCTTTGTCCACAAGCTTTGTCGATGCGTATGTTCGTGGTTCCAGAGTCCCGGGTGGTTTCCCGTTCAGTGAATACAACACCATGTACATTACGGAAATTACCAAGAAGGAATTCGCCGCCATCGACAAGACTGCACTTCCCGAAGGCATTAACCATAACGTATCGTGTGCCATCAGCCCGTGGGTAATGAAAAATGGCGGTAACATTACCGACCGTGCCGAATTGAAACGTCTTGAACTTGAAATTACGCTCGCCAACAAGCAGCTTGCTTTGGTCAAGGAACGTAAGAACAACTTCTGCATCCGTCAAAACCAGGTCGAAACGATTAAGAAGGCACCAAAGGAAGTAAAGACTGCGTTCAAGTATGCGTTCAAGGACCAGATTGAAAAGTCTGACCACAAGATTGAACTTCTTGAAAAACAGATCGCGAAGTACAAGGACGAACTTAAAAATAAAACCTATCTTGATAAGGTTGACAAGAAAAAGAAATAAAGCTATATTGATAGCGTTGGATGGATAGCTCAATCGGTTAGAGCTCCGGACTCATAACCCGTAGGTTCTCGGTTCAAGTCCGAGTCCATCCATGAAAGCCTTCAGGTAACACTGAAGGTTTTTTCTTTATATAATCGGTTTACAACTTCTAAGTATTTAACTATATTTAGAACATAAACAAGAGGTTATTAAATGATAGATATAATTATTGGTTCTGCTATTAGTGCTGCAATCGCTGCTCCTGATATGGGTTCTGTATATTATACAATTAAAAATCTTGAAAGCCGTATAACAGAATCTATAAGAACTATACAAGGTCAATTGGATATTATTAAAGCATTACAAATACTTACAATTTATGGTGCAGTAAAAGATGCTACCGGTAATATTGTATATACTGCTGAAGATAACAGTAAAATTGAATATAATATTGAACATAATGATATTCGTTGTTATTTATCAACGGGTGAATTGTTTTCAATAAACGGAGTAAAACAAATAGTTTTTAAAGAATTTTCTGCAAATGATGGAAGCATATTTACAATAGGTTTTTGTGATGATTTTGTTGTTATAATCGCAAAAGATAAAAAAGTAATTGACATTCCAACATATTTGCCAAGAGATGAACATTTAATTGAGAAACATTGGTATAATAAGAAAAAGCGTTATAATTATTTGATAAATATACGACAAAAGCGATTATTAAATAATAATACCGTTAAAAATTTTTTAAATAAATATCCGGAAATTATACCATATTACAATAAATGGATATTTAACATATATGATAAAACGTTGTTTCGAGCATTTATTGCATCACGGCTGCATGGTAATATTTCAACGTCTGCATATAATCATGTTATGTATCTGTATAATCGAAATCGATGAGATGATTTAAATAATATTTGATATTTTTCGCAATCTTCAGGTAACACTGAAGGTTTTTTCTTTATATAATCGGTTTACAACTTCTAAGTATTTAACTATATTTAGAATATGATAACGTTAAAGCTAAGATATGATAAGACAGTTTCGTTGAATTCTCGAGTTTGTGACATAGAGAATATATCGATGGCGTTCAGTAGGGTACTGGACGAAGGGTATATCAATGTGACAAAGAAATGTGTCCCACCGATACAGATATATACGCCGCGAAACGTGGACCAACGGATTACATTTTACGATTCCGGACGGAAGATGAAGGAATTTGTTTTGCCGGCGAATTCGGGCGTAAAAACGTTAATTAACATGTGCGAACAGGTTAAAATGTTCAACGAGTACGCGAAGACAATCACTGCGATAGACAATCTGAAATAAAATATTAAACAGGTTTTATTTACAACATTTGAATATTTAACTATATTTAGAACATAAACAAGAGGTTATTAAGTATGAGACCAATAGAATTTGCAATGGTTATGAAGAATTTTCCGTATAATAATCAAACGATGATTATCCGTAAGCAGCCAAAACTTCACGGTATTGGTATCTGCACGGCCATTCAGGACTATGCCAAGGCTAACAACGTTGAATGTGTGGTAATCAATTTGGCCACATGCGATGACTTCTTCCTCCATGAACTTGACGCATTAATAACGTTCCGCCAGGGAAAGAACTTCGTCTGTGTGTTTGATTTCACCACTGGATGTGGTAAGCCGGACAGTTCGCTCAAGGAACATCTCATGCAACTGTTGATTCATCGCGAACATAATGGCTTTAAGATTCCATATAACGTGAAGGTTGTTATCTATGACAACATCCTTGAAGAAAAAGAATACGAACGGATTAACTTTGACGTTGCTATGATGGACAAATGTTTCGTCTGTAAGATTGAAGAATAAAACCTTTATGGTTTTATTTACAGCTTCTGGATATTTAACTATATTTAGAACATGAAAAAGAAATACGAATTTACGGAAATTACCGTTAACGATGCCGGATTCATCATGCATCAAATCCGAGCGCTCAAAGACTTCGATGACGTGAAAGCTGGTGACCTTGGCGGCTTTATCCTTAACGAAAGCAATCTGTCTCACAAGGGTAATTGCTGGGTCTATCCTGGTTCTTTCATCGGAAACAAGGCCAGAGTGACCGGCAATGCAAAGGTAAAAGGCAATAGTGTTGTTCGTAATACGGCCAGGGTTTATGAAAATGCGGTCATTGACAACGGTGCGGATATTTACACCGCGGCTAGGATTCATGGCAATGCCTATGTTGGCGGTCAGTTAGAAGTTAACCGTTCAGAAATCTGTGGTGATGCTCATGTAGAAGGTCATGGTATCGGTTGCCATATCTCAGGGCAGACAGTTATCCGTGACAATGCACATGTATACCTTGAAGAAATGTCCATCTATGGAAAGATTATCAAGGACAATGAAAAAGTTGTTAAGATTAAATCACATAAAGAAACGATGGAAGCCCTTGCCAAGCTGTAACAAAAATCTATTCAATAAAGGTGTACAAGTTCTAAGTATTTAACTATATTTAGAACATAACCAAGAGGTATTAAATGAGCGAAAATAAAGAAAACAAAACCGAAAACAGCATGCCGAATGTCAAGAATATCAAGAAGTATTTGCCGAAGTTGCTTAAATCGGTAATCGGATTCGATAAAATCAAAGATGTGGTTAAAGATTCGAGCGGCAAGACTGTTCAGGTCAACACATCGAGCAGCACGTTTAATTATCCGAATTCATTCTATACAGGATATAACGACAAGGGTGAAGCTGTCGCCGTCTTGAAACAAGGTACGGACTGCGACAAGAAGCCTTTTACTTATGTTCAATGGGATGACCCTGCCGGCAAACATCATTTCAGTATCGGGGCGGTCGGGTATGATTTGACAATACGTCCTAACATTCCCGAACCAGTCTTGAGCGATTTCAAAGAAGACTTTGCTGTCGAAGTTCATAACAATGACCGTAAGCAGACCCCGGATGTCAAGGTTCGTGATTTCAAGGGACGACTCGTCTTTAGCCAGACCGAAAAGGGTGACTATACCACTTATACGTATTTGCGGAATACTAAAGCGGTCACGGACTATTCGAAAACCGAATATAATACTAAGTTGAATAAAGAAAGCAGTGGCATCAAGGAATATTATGCGACGCAGACTGTGGTTCATTACGAATACAAGGCGACCGATCCTTACTATTGCAGTAACATCATCCCGAAGTATGCTTGCGAAACGGAAAACGGTGTTCTCGTCAAGGAATTTTTCATTGAAGAAGATGCAGTCGGCGGGTTTGTGCATGTTATCGACTACAAGAATAATGAAGAATGGTGGACTGAACGTGACTATCACTACAAATATCCGGAACAGGGTTGTGCACATCCGTCACATTTGTATATGGAAGGCGCACAGAAGTTCAAGAGCCGCGAAGAATACGATCTCTATCGAGGTAAAAAAATTGACGATATGAAAGTAAAGGAAAAGGCACGAGAAATGATGATGGCCCATCCCATGAGAATGTGCGGCCCTTGGTTCGGTTAAGCATATCTGAAGAAAAATAATTAAGACTAGAAGCTTACAACTTCTGGTCTTTTTTCTATATTAAGAATATAAACAAGAGGTAACAAACAAATGATTAACAATGAAACTATCGCTAAGGTCAATGAACAGTTCAACGATGCACTCCGTATGACAAAGGAAATGAATCACGTTTGTAAAAATGCGGACAACGTGATGTGTACAATGAACACTATTCGCCGTAAATTCGAAGAATATTGTAACATCTATGATGAACTTACTTCGAAGCATGCAAAGAACTGCACAAGACTCATCGAAACGCAGGCTAGCCTTGCAAAGTTCATTGAAGGACCGGCTGAAGACCGTATTAAGGCCCTTGCAGAAGAATACAATTCGACTTCCGGCCCGAAGTATTCGCTTCTGTATGCATCGAACTATGTGGACCTTAAAAACGAACAGACTGAACTCGAAAAAGAAATCGTCAAGTACGAAACTGCGGCGAATGCCAAAGTAATGCTCATTGATAGCTGTCACTACGCTATCAAGAACTTGTATGTGAAGTTCCAGAACTCTATGGCCGAAGCCATCCGACAGAAAGAAGCAGTACAGAAGGAACAGGCAAAGAAGCGTATCACGGTGTTTATCGACAACAGCTGGCCGATGAGTCCTCGTCAAATCCAGCAGGCAATCGATACTCTCACCGCATTCGTAAAGGTTCAGGGTGAAGGTGATGGCCCTATCGAAAAGGGAATCGAAGGACTCAAAGCTTTGAAGAAAGGCGTCGAATAAGACATCATGGACAATACCAAATGTGTCCAGGACGGTATGTACTTCAAACTGAAGGTTGTCGAATAAAAAATTCTAATCTTTCTTTGCTTACGATATAGGATTAAATTCCTATATTATAAGCATACAAGAGAGGTTAACAATGAAAACAATTCTATTCCACGCACTTGACCAGTTTGAAATGCAGGGCATCGCCAAGATGATTAAAGATCTCAACGGCGAACTGTTCAAGATTTGCTGGTACGAAGAAGAAAGAGTAATCCGTCTTGACGAATTCGACCATGCTTTCGTGGTAAGGACCGAAGATAACGAGGTGATTATGGCTATCCCGCGAGGACCTGACAATCTCGTTAACCGTCCGATTACTGACTTGTTCAAGCCTGACGTTACGCTTGGATGGCTGTATGCGGTCTGTTCTCTGCCGTGCATTTTTCTTAAGGGTTTTGACAAAACAAAGGAAAGAGGTTAAATGAAGGCGAAACTGAATTAAAATTCTTTACTAATTTCATTTACCAAACCAACAAAAATTTCTAAATTATAAATGTAACAATTAACAAAGAGGTACAAAACATGATTAAATTCATCGGAACAATTCTTTTTATCATCTTGCTCGCCATCGGAGGTTACGCGGTCTATCGCGGGCTCACTGGTGACAACGACAATGCTGACAAGGTTGCGTCGAAGGCGAGCGAACTGGTCTCTTCCGTGGCCGACACGTTCTCTGACGGAGCCAAGGACATTGCCAACGATGCCAAGAGCCTAGGGGCTGAAGCGACAGATTCAGTAAAGTCAGCGGTACTAAGGGCTGGTGATTCAGTTAAGTCCGCGACACTACGAACAGTCGATTCTGTTAAGGATGGTACATCAAGGGCAGTCGATTCAGCTAAGTCTGGTGTTGCGTCAAGGATTGGTGACATAAGGGAAGCGAATAAGAAGAAATTTAACGAAGCCAAGAATGCCGCAAAAGACAAGATTGATTCGCTAAGGAAATGACGATGGATGGACGCACGGCAGAACGAACCGTGCAGGAAAGACGAGAGTAAAATCTCGTCTTTTTCTTATTTAAAATTACTTCTAAATTTTCTATATTATAATCATGAGCGTAATTCTTAAAATCGAATGGTTAAATCGTTATACGAATAACTGCGGGCCGACAGGTTCCGTACAGGGTTCGTTCCAGGCCGGATTAAAGTTTATCAAGGCGGAAATGGAATGGTTTGGCGTAGATATAAAAGAAATGACAAAACCCGACGATTACTCAAGTTATGTTGCAAGACATGTTAGGTTCGCGGAACCGGCTGTAATGACCGGACCTCCACACCAAGAAAGCGGTGAATATGACCAAAGGCTCACCATATTCGACCACATGACCGGTGAAGTATTCTATAAGGCTGAGATGCTGGCAAGAAACTATAAACCCGGTTCCAATGAACCGTTTGAACTGTACAGAGAAGTAATCTATAACATAATGAAATATAAGGCGGTCATACCTATTGTTGAAAACCTGTAATAAAATTTTAAAATCTTTTTGTTGACACAACATCTGAATTTTTCTATATTTAAACATGTGGTTGAATGGTTCAACTACTTAAAATAACTGAGGTTAATATGAATTCTCGTGAAGTTCTCCAGACTTATGCTCCGATGTACAAGGATCTCTCCGATGCCGCACTCTTCCACAAGCTGAGCGACATTGCATACCGTCAGATTGGACACGGAATGAGTCACGAATACTGGAAGAAGACCTGGGGAGCCAAGGGCTATATCAAGCCGAACAACATCCGCGAACATATCGAAAACGCGATCGCCGAAGACAAGAACTATAGCGATGCCGCAATGGCTGCTGGTCTCAAGCGTTATCGTAACCGACAGGCCCAGGAACTTGTTCTCGGGTAGTTCGTAAATAAAAAATCCAGATTAAATGGTTTACATTTGGTCTGGATTTTTCTATATTATGAATATACAAGAGAGGTTAATATGAGTCTTCAAGAAAAGCTTAAGAACTATGCAAACGACATTATCGCCTATTCGAAGATGAGACGAGATCGCCAGTCCAACGTCATCATGCTCAATAACCTGTACAACAGACTGTGTGCCAACTGGGGAAACGTTATCCCTGACTTGATGATTAACAAGATGCTTGACAACAAGGCGGATGGCGAAGACGTTCTCAATGCGTTGATTGTGAGGGAAAATAACCAGGCGATTGAAATGAGTGTCGAACTCTTCACCAAAATCTACGAGAACAACGGTGAACAAGCGTTTAAGTGTGTCCTCTGTGTTACCGAAGGATAAAATCTAACTAATTCCATTTACAAAACATTTGGAATTAGCTATATTTAAATCAAACAAGAGGTTAACATGGTAAATAAACGTTGTGTACGAATCTTCTTCATTCCCGACCCGCATCAGCGCGTTCCCGACGACATTTACAACTATTTGGAAGACAATAAGATTGTCTGGCCGGATAATGGCCTTCCGTATATCCAATCTGAATCCGGAAACTCAAGACTTTACTTCAAGAGTAGCGAGGCTATCCGTTACGGGTTCGCGAAGAACAGTGAAGATGCGGAAAAGAACATTTTCTATGCGAAGGGTTTTCTCAATACCGATGAAGGAATCATCGAATTCTGTCATCTCTTCGACAAGGAAAAGTACGCCGACAAGCTTGATAAGACTTTGGAGGTTTTGCCTACTGTAAATCCGTGAATAATTTCCCAGTCTTTTTCACTTACAAAAAGTTCGGAATTAACTATATTTGAAATATACAAGAGAGGTTACAATGTTTATTTCTTTCGTGAATTCCAAGACTGGTGAAGAACTGTTTGACAAGGCACAGAGTTTGCATCTCGGTAGCGATGAACCGAATGGATATTCTTTGCAAGTGCGGACGACAGATTTCGAAGTTTCGCTGTATGATACATGCAGTTGGGACATAATCGAACTTTGGCAATCGGATGAATGCTTTACCTACAAGTTTAACGAAACAACGAAGAAGTATGAAGGGCCTTGCCTGAAGTATATCAAAAGCGTGTTTTCGTCGAATCCGATTAAACCCACAATCGAATCTTATACGAGACCGGAGCTCGCACATATCATGAAGTGGCTTATTGCATAAGACAATGTTAACCTCCTGTAAGACTGGGAATAATTTCCCAGTCTTTTTCATTTACAAAAGATTCAGAAGTTTCTATATTATAATCAAACAAGAGAGGTTAATATGCACGTTATTTACAAAAACAAGAACAGTGAACGCGAAGTGGCTCGTCTCAAGGGCATTGCGTTTGAACATGGTGAATGCTCCGTTTATCTTTCTTCGGGCAATATCCTAAAGTTTGGTGTACTTTCTACGTTCACGGAAGTGACGTTTATTTGCCGTGATGTGTTCTATAACGGTGACCCTTGTAAGCACGTTTGCGAATTGAAATATGTTCCAAAAGCAGTTCCGGGCGGTGGAGTAAGAGCCTTTGGCCCAGATACTTCGATTTGTGACCCGACGACAAGCAGTCGCCTCGGAAACAATGAACTGACCTGGCAACGTTTCTATGAGGTAATCGAATATTATTACCTGAGGGAACTTGAAGGAAATCTTTAATGGTTTTCTTCTTTACAAAAAGTTCAGAAGTTTCTATATTATAATCAAACAAGAGAGGTTAATAAATGTTTTTGAAAATGAATCGAGAAACCCTGTTCACTCTGGTACGTGCATTTTTTCCTGAAGCAAAGATTACTCGCGTCCTGCATCCTGAATATGGAGATGGCGGTGACATTTGTTTGAGAACCGACCGAACGATTGCATTTGATGAATTTGAAGACGGTCAGTGTGAGGTTCGTGTCTGTACGCTTGACGAAAACAAAGATGTCATTGCTACACAGGATTTCGCCACTGAAGAAGAACTTGCGAACTACCTCAAGCAGAAGAAATTTGAATGGTCCAAATACGGCTATGACTGGGATGTTCTCTCGGCAAAGATTTCTAACCTGCAGGCACAGGGTATGACCATGGACCAGATTGCAGAAAAGGCAATCAAGGAAGGTAAGCTCTAATGGATATTAAAAAGCTCAAGAAACTAATGAAGAAGATGCCCAGCGAAACCATGCTTAAGGGTAAGAAACATAATCCACCGAAAGGCTGGCCGACTCTCGAAGAAGTCCAGGCCAGGGCAAAGAAACGAGATGACATTCTCTTCGCACTTTGCAACGAAAAGGGAATCACTGTTGTTCACCATAAGTTGACGAAGGAATACGATTGCGGTGACATCAAGGGCTTGCCGGAATTTAAGTAACCAAGGGGAGGAGACAAATGATTGCATTGATTCCAGTATTCGCGTTCATCACGTCTGTTGCTACGGCCATTATCACGCAGTAAAGACGAAAGAAAAATCCAGATAATAACTATTTACTAATTGTCTGGATTTTTCTATATTATAATCAAACAAGAGAGGTTAATATGTCTTTTATCAACGAAATCCGTAACATTCAGGCTGAAACTATCGTCAAGCACGAAGAAGAAATGCGTCGTGACCGCGATATTGTTCTTAAGGTCGTTCACATCATCAAGGACAGGATTAAGGCCAAGGTGTCCAACTATCTGTATGCAAAAGATGAAACGTCCGAAGAAGTCAAGTTTATTATAACGGATATGTTGAACATGGACAAATATAAGTTTTCCTACACTGTTGATAAGAAGGTAGAAGATATTGAATTAACCCAGCCGGAATACCGTTCCGTCGTCGACATCTTCCTTAAAGAAGGTTTCAAGGTAAGTCAACGTGACAGTCATGAAGAATATTATCGTGATGGCCAGTGTCCAGGATTCGGTCACAGTGTTCGCCCTATAAGAAAGCTTATTCTGGAATGGTAATCCCGAGAATAATTTCCAATCAAAATCAACTTACAAAACAAACAAAAGTTTCTATCTTTAGAATATCAACAAGAGGTTAACAATGGCTCAACGTAATTGCTTTGACTGGCCGACGATTCAACGGAATAACAAGGAAGCGCTGGAAAAAATCCGTCCGTATGTCGGCGATAAACTGACGGAGAAGTTCAAGGAGATCCTGGCCGAACCGTCTGACTTTGACGTCTTGGAACCATGTGAAGATGATTCCGCCCAACATCAAAAGACGAACTTCATTCCTCCGACCTGGGCGAGCGAAATGAACAAGGACAAACCGGCCGTGATGTTCTTGGACGAATACAGAATCGAAAACGGAAAGGAATGGCATAACGGGAAGTAACTATGTTTATCTACGGAATTCTAAGAAATAAGCTCCGTATCTCGGAGGAAAAGGCAAACGAACTGGCCAAGATTCTGCACGACGAGGTGGAAAAGGAAAAGGAAAAGGACAAGGTCCGCCAGGAATACATCAAGAAGATGGAAGAACAGGCCGCAAGCTATGAAAAGACCATCGAAGACATGAAGAACGAATCCCTTGACTCTATGGTTAAAAGGATCGCTGCCGAAACGGTTGAAAAGTCCATCAGGGAAAACCTTACGCTCGAAATCCATGCCTGGGGTGGAGCAGATGTCAACGGGCATTTGGAATGGAACGGAAAGGAATTCTAAGTTTAGTTAACCTCGAGAGGCCTGCGGGAAATCCAGCGGGTCTTTTTCTTTTATATACTCATTAAAAACTCTTTATTATTCGTCCATATTTGAGTTATACGGGCTTTATTTAATAAAAGAGTATAAGTTATAAGCCATTTAAATAAGAGTCTTTAAATGATGTTTATATCGGCTGTGCAATAGATTAAATTTTCTACTCATTTTCTATTGACAACTTCTAGTTTTATTTCTATATTATGAACATAAACAAGAGGTTAACGAATGTCTGAACTTGAACGTGCGATTAGAAGCTACTGGCCAACGATGAGTCCTAGCGAAAGAATGTTCGCAATGATGGATTTGAGCGAAGAATTTAAAATTCCATCTATAACTGTTGACGAATGGCTTGAATGGATTGGCAAACCCAGGGTCAATCTTCGTCAGATTCCGACAGAACAGGTCCCGCCGAAGTGGTACCTGGAAATGAACAAACCTGGTTTTCACTGTGCACTTTTGGAGAATTAACATGATTATTCGTAACAAGAAAACAAACCAATATGTAGCAGGGATGCAACTCCTTCCTGGAAATAAGCTTTCGCTACTTTGGACTGACGATCCTCACAAGGCAGAACATATGGTGCCGTTCCAGAACGACTGGGAAAAGGGTTTCAAATCTTTCCAGAAGGCCATGAAGCTTGAACTTGAAATCGTGGAAGACTGAAAATAAAAATCTAAATAAAACCTCTTTACAAAAACCTTAGAATTAACTATATTATAGACATACAAGAGAGGTTAACATGAATGCATCTGAACTTACTAATCCGGCTATCGTGAAAGTGTCCAAGTCCGACGGAAACTATTTCTGGTACGGAAAGGAAAAGTTTAAGTTCACCGGCTGTTTTTCCACGACCGATTCGCAAATACAACATATCGCATCGGGAGTAGAATCCTACATCAAGCGTGATTCTGACGTGTACAAGGAAATTCACCGCCAGTGGGAAGTAAACCTTGAAGAAAAGAAGGCGAAAGATAAGGCGAAGCGTGAAGCCAAGAAGAAGGTTCTCCTCGAGCTCGCGAAAGATTCGACGATGACTGCACTTGAATGGAGGATTAAGCTCCTCAAGGAACATGGCCTGTTGCTCAAGTCCAGACCGTACGGGCACGATTACGAAGTATTCCAGTGCAACGTGGGTTGGAATGATTCGTTCCTGGTTACTAAGGCGGACGGTTCGCAGAACCTCGACGTAAAGACTATTAAGAAGTTCTGCTGTGTGGACAAGATTACCAATGCTGACCCTTACAGCAGGTTCAACGACATAACCATCAAAGAAGTCCTGGAAAAGGTCGCTCGAATCCAACGCAAGGAAATGGAAAAGAATAAGGCTGAAATAATTAATGCCATCGATACTCTTGCCGGCTAATCTGTAAAGAAAACTCTAAATTAAATAGTTTACAAAAAGTTTAGAGTTTTCTATATTATGAATATCAACAAGAGGTTAAACATGAAAGTTTCTGTAGATTTGGATTTGGACATTAAGATTACCGGTGTCAGCCAGGATGTGGCCGAGTACGCCAAGGACAGGTTTGACAACTTCTACGATGCCAACGGACTTCTGTTCCTGGACATGGAAGAAGAGGACGGTGATTTCAACATTTTGACGAACTGGAGCGCCGGTTATTCCCTCCCGACTCCGAACACGTTGAAGGAACAGTTCGAACGCTGGATTGGAGAGAAGGCCAAGGCCAGTGTCGGCGATACGATTCAGATTCTGGACTTCGCCCGTGACAATGGCAGTGAACTTCCCCAGTCCGAACAGAAGCTTATCGGTAAAACCGGTGTAGTGACTGACATCGGCGGTATGGGCGAGCTTCACGGTACTTGGGGTGGACTCGCTATCCTTACCGACGACAAGTACAAAGTCATTGCATTCGCGGAGTAAAAATTCTAATCTTTTCTTGTTTACGACTATGATGTAATTTACTATATTATAGTCATACAAGAGAGGTTAACTATGTGTAAGAAAGCAACATTCGGTCAAATCGCAGCATCCTTGATGAACGCACGGGCGGAGCATCCCGAGCTTCGAGACATGGAGCTGGCTGTCGAAATCCGCGAAGGGAAGGAATACAGGAACATTACCGGTATCGAATCGTTCTTCCGTTGCCACGTGGACACGAGCAAGAACAAGGTTGACAAGATGACTACGGCCATGGCGTTCAAGCTCGACTGGGACAACTAGTCCGAAAATAAAAACCGGACTAAATATGTTTACGATTTAATCCGGTTTTACTATCTTTTAATCATAACGAAGAGGTTAACAATATGAGAAAAAGAACTTACATCCTGTACGTGCGTAACAATAACGGCCTGAACCAGGTAGGTACGGCTGGCGAAGAAGAATACGAAAGCCTTGACAAGAAATGTGCCGATATGCGTAAGAACGGTGAAAATGCATTCATTTGGGAGATTTAACTTGAGAAAAGATGTATATTATACTGAAGAGAGCTGGGAAGAGTTAAGAAAGAAATGGGACGAGCTTCAGCGTCGGAATAAATAAAATATGGAGATGGGGCCGGAAGAATTCAAAGATTTCATGGATGCGCAAAAGGACGCAATAGAAGTTGCCAAGTGGTTATGGGGCGAGAAAATCGGCCGAGACCCTGGCGACGAGTTCGTCATCAAGTGGATTAAGGAAAACGCAGAAGATTTCAGAAAGAACTGGCCCACTTATTACGAAGAGTGGAAGAAAAAGAAACAGAGTTTGCATTAACCTCCTGGAAAGCCCGCGGGAAAAATTCCTGCGGGTTTTTTATTTACAAAACCTTCGGAATTAATTATATTATAGTCATGAGCGTAATTCTTGAAATTCAATATTTGGAAAGATATAATACTGACCGTGTGAAAAAGGGACAGATTCATTACGCAGATCCTATTTCGTTAAAAGAAGTAACGGGTTCTTCAATAGAATGGTTTGGACTGGACATTAAATGGGAAAACAGTTTTGGCGATATTCAGCATATTGAGTTCTGCGAGCCCTGTGCATCATTAAAGTATGACCAACGGCTTATTATCTACAACGACAAGACAAATGAAGAATTCTATAGAGTCGAACAAATCCAGGAAGAAAACAGAAAATACAAAGACCCGGAGCGATGCCAGCGGGCGTTTGCTATTTGTCGTGATGCCCTTTGGAACATAGAAAAATACAAGACGATAATCGCTATTGAAGAAAACCTGTAGAAAAATTCTAATCTTTTTCTATTGACAAAAAGCTCAGAAGTTTCTATATTATGAATATACAAGAGAGGTTAATATGGAAGCTGAAGAAATTAAATCTATCGTGAAGGACCACCTTGTCAGCAAGGGATGTTCGGTTGAGCTCGCGGACGAGTACCTGGCGAGCTATGCAGAGACAATCTATGAAGATTTCGAGAATGGCGAATCCTGCGAAGAAATAGCCCAGACCATTCTCGACAATGAAAACCTGTAGAAAAATTCTAATCTTTTTCTATTGACAAAAAGCTTGGAAGTTTCTATATTATAATCATCAACAAGAGGTTAACAATGAAAAAGATTTATAAGATTACTGGTTGCACCACCGACGTTCATGAAGATTCTTACAAGGACGGAGAAGGTGCTTTCTGCAACAACTGGAGCATTCGCGAGACTAACGCTCCGCTCGAACTCAAGGAATATCCTTCGCTGAAGGAACTGTTGGCGGAAGTCGGCGAAAAGTACCTTATTCTTCCGTACAAGCAGAAGGCCGAAGAAATCGAGAAGTATTGGTTCCATTTCGAAGACCCGGACTTGAAGGATGAACTTCGTTTCGATAACGACTGCATGGTGGACGTGAATAACGAACGAATCGACGACAATGACCTCGCCAAGTGGAAGAAAGGGAAGATGAAGCTTTATAACGCTCACACTGTGCTCTACGTGAAGGCGTTCCTCGTCGAAGACGTCAAGCTCGAGGATATGGAAAAGGACGCAAACGACTTGAAGATTGAATATTGTTAACCTGAAGAAAAATACCGGAACAAATCTATGGACAAGTTCCGGTATTTTTTCTATATTATGAATATACAAGAGAGGTTAACATGACTGCATTAGTAATTATTATCGGTTCTGTCGCTGTAACGGCTGTTGTCACTAATCCCAAGATGTATGACCTCTTTGACAAGGCTAAGTCGAAGGAAAAAAACTAAATCTTTTGGCTTACGACTTCTAAAAATCTTTCTATATTATAATCATCAACAAGAGGTTAACACAATGGATAAAATCAAGGCTGTACGCTTCCACAACGAACTCGACGCACTCATCAAGAAATTTGCCCAGGAACACGGAATGGATGTTCATTCGGGAAGATGCTCGTTCACTTCCACGGGACTGTCCTATAACATCTCGCTCTACGAAACCGACGGAGACGGTAACGAAGCGATGAGCGAATACGCTTGGAACCAGATGATGAGCAGGGCCAATCGTTTCGGTCTCGGGTTTGACCCTCGTGGCCATAAGTTCTACACGAACACCGCCCGCCCGAAGCCGTTGCAAATCATGGGTTATGACCCGTACAAGAAGTATTGCTGGTCCTGCAAGGATCCGGTTACGGGAAGTGAATTCACTTGCAACTCGGATTATATCGACTGGAACCGTCACATCGGCTAGTCCGAAAGAAAAAGTCCGGACTAAAATGTTTACAAAGTTCGGACTTTTTTCTATATTATAATCAACAACAAGAGGTTAACACATGAAACACGAAGTCATTGCTTATCAACTCATCCGCGTCGAATCTGGTGATTGCTGTACCAAAGCAACAACCGATTTAATCGCTGTAAAACAGAATCCACAAGAACTCGCTGAAATCCTCCGTAAGGATTATAACAGTACGTTGGTCGGTGATCATCAGGAACCGAACATCAGAAAAGGAAAGAAAATTGAAATCAAGGACGGAAATCTTTGGGTAAAGACTTCTGAATCGGGTGATTTGGTCTATACCTGGCAAGTAATAAGACTTAAATTGAACATTGAAGTGACGTTCCCGTTGGATCACAGACACGAAGACGGTGTTGAACTTGCGCTTGTCTGAGTAAAAAATTTAGAAAAGATTTTATGTACAAAACTTAAAATCTTTTCTATATTATAATTATCAACAAGAGGTTAAACATGGTAATCAGAATTAACACTATCGAACACGATGTAGTCAAGATTCATCCGGCCCGTACCAATTCCAAGGGCGAAACGGTCTTTAACGTAACCTACAAGAACAAATACACCGGAAAAGAATTCCGTAAGCAGGTCATGCCCGGCGATACGATCGCGGCCGGAAATATGCCTGCGATGTGCGGACATACGAAAGAAGAAATGAACGTTATCCGTGAGACCCTCCAGGAAAAACTTCTCGGTCCCGAATACATAAAGCTAAAGCGTAAGGACGGTGAGAAAATCTATACTGAAAAATAATATCAACCGGTTTGTCTGAGACAAAAATTAGAATATAACCGGTTGACAAAATCCTCCGGTTTTTCTATATTATAAATATCAACAACAAGAGGTTAATATGAGTCGTTCCTATCGCAAAGTTTTCAAATGCCCGTGTGATTGTGTTTCTCGCGAATCGATGAAGAAATGGAAGCATAACACCAAGCAACAGCGTCGTGCACGTGAAAAGGCCCAGATGAACGGCATCATCCAGGACGAAGAAGGTTTCGACGAAGAAACGTGCACACCTATCAAGTACCAGAAGGTGAAGGACATGAACGACTGGGCCGGTCCTCATGATGGATGGAATCGTATCGGTCCCAAGTCCGCGGAAAAGAACATCGAGGAATGGAAGAATCTCCCTGAACACCTCAAGGACATGGAACCGTCTCCGGCACAGATGGAAAAGATTGAAAAGACTCGCTACCAGTATTTTCGCAAGTAATTACTGTTAACTCCCTGATGATGAGAGACCGCTGGCAAATGGCTGGCGGTCTTTCTCTTTTATATCCTTAAATAACGCTCCATATTTGAGCCATAATCTTCTCTTTATATAAGAGTAATATAATTTATCGCCCATTATAATTGAGTCTTTAAAATGAGTTTCTTACACAAGTGCAGTCAAGAAAATATTTTAACTTTTGGTATTTACAAAAAGTAAAGAACTTTCTATATTATGAACATAAACAAGAGGTTAACAACATGAATAAAGATTTCAGATATTTTGAACGCCCACATTATCAAGCTCCGGTTGAAGAACCGAAGCAACAGTTTTCTGCCCCGATGCTCATCGTCAAGAACAATGAACTTGTCGTGGAACAGAAGGTTTAAATGGTCATTATCCACGGGACAAAGATAACCAACATTGTCATTTTGGTAACCAAGATGACAAAGGTTCTCGTACAGCGTGATAGAAAGTATGATCATGACCGTCACTGTATGGTCTATACAGACAGTCTTCAACTGGTTATCCATTACCGTGACGACAAAAAGCTTAAAGGAAATCGTCACGAATGGAGCAAAGTTCTTTACGAATGGAGCAACGACGATGACAGATGGAAGTTATATGCTTTAGCTCCGGGTGACGTTATCCAGCATAACGGGACGAGGATTACTATCCCCGACATTTCCAAGCTGTAGCGTGACGACCAAAAGGAATTCGCTTGCAAGAAACTGACCAACGACCTGATGACCCTGGTAACTCTGGAGAAAAATCTTTCTTAAAAGTCCTTTACGAATTCTTCGCGAATAACTATATTTGAAATATCAACAAGAGGTTAATAACAATGTTTTTAAATTTCCTTTCAAAAGAAGCTCGCGAAGCACTGCGAGATGCTAACGGCCTTAAGCTTCCTGAACCGGTTGTAACCGGGGTAACTCATCAGACTTTCATCCAGAACATGATTCGTAACGGGAGGAAGCGTTAATGTTCCACATGGAGACCGTTACCAAGCCGATGACGAAGAAAGAACTTCGTGAACTGAATTACGATGCGACAGAATGCTTGTATCTTTTGCTGTGGCGTCTTTTCGACGATCAGAAGGTACAAACTGAACTGGCCGACGAATATGCTCGTTTCGTGAAAGAAAACAACCGTATTTCCAGGCATCTGTCCGACATCATGCAGCGTGATACAAGACGCAGGGATAAGTGGTTCTGGCCGGTAAGACAAAACCCGAATACGACCAAAGAAGAAAGAATGCTCGCCTTTACCAAGTGTATCAAGGCTTTTCATTACGAGATGAAACGTTATGAAGCCGTGCTCGCGAAGCATTTCGACAAGATTCTCAAATACTGCGAAGAAAACAAAATCGACTTGAACCAGTACAAGAACCCGCCTTACTGGCGTAACTGGAAGGAGAAAGACTAATGTTTTCCGAACAGAACATAACTAAGGCGATGAGTCAGAAAGAACTTATGGCCTTCGTAAGAGACATGTTTGAACATGACCTTCTACTTGACCTCCTGTGTGTCATCAAGAACGAAGACATCAAAACCAAATTTCCTGAAGAACACAAACGCCTCGAATCCGAATGGGAAAAAATCCATCACGTGGAGATGTATATCAGCGAGGTGTGTGCACGTGTCATGGAAAAATGGTTCTGGCCTGTATATTGGAACAGTTCCAAGACCAAAGAGGACAAGCTTCTGGCATATACCAAGATGATTATGTTCAGAAAGAACCGGATGAATCGTTTGAACAAGGTTCTTTACCACCGTTATAAGAATATAGTCGATTATGGCAGGGCAACTGGCCTGTTTGCCTCCAGGTGTTAACCTCATGAGGGGACCAGAGGCGGGCTCGGTTAGTTCCGTCTCTGGTCGCTTGAATTTAAAATTCTTATCTTTTACCGTTTACAATATCTTTAGAATTTTCTATATTGATAATATCAAGAGGTTAACAATGAAAACAAAAAGATTTTCCACATTCGATGTCATCTTAATCACTGCATTCCTGTTCTTCCTGTACATTACCGGTCTTTGGAAGATTGTCGCCTTAATCGTGTTCATTCTTTTTGTCTGCTGGATGATGTCGTAATGATTACAGTACAGATTAAAGTCAAGTGGTATGATTATTGGACCAAGAAATATGGTCCGAAACAGCAACACTATTCTTCCATCGTGGGCGAAAACACAAAGCTTGATACAGATGAATATGAATCCGATGGCGTATTTTGTTTGAAGGTATCTGCAGACTGGAAGGTCCAGCCAAAGGAATGGTTTAAAAACTCCGGCGGTAATAATGGCATCTATAGCGGTGCTAACTGCAGACAGTATCTTCAGTTCTGGGATGGAAAAAAGCTGTTGAAGGAATTCGAATGGAAAGAAAGGCCCGGCAAGGAAGGCTTACTGGCCCAGAAGGTTCATATCGAGAACTGGATTAAGCAGTGCATCGAGCTCAGTAAGGTGGACATATTGAAATAAAATTTATTTCTTTTCCACTTTACAACTTCCAAATAATTTCCTATATTATAAGCATCAACAAGAGAGGTTATTATGGCAAAGATTGATTTGACAAAGTATGAACGACAGATTGACCAGCTGGTTGATGAAGCTATTGACTGCGTAACGACGAATGCTCTCGGAATTAAGGGTGATATAGAAGATTCTCAAATTAAAGACTACAACGAGGTTTATCAACAGATTCAAGACTATCTGGCCGAGAAGTGGCACAAGGCTAAGGTCGAACGTGAAATGAAGATTAAGCTGGCCAAGGTCGAGCAGGATGTGAAAGAAAATCTCAAGACCCGTGCAGAAGATGGTATCGTTTCGTTCCGTTCGACTGAAGAAGCTCTTAAGGCTGAAAAGCTTTTGAAAGATAAAGGCTATGAAACCAAGATGTATTGGGACCGTGGCTGGGAAAATGTCGAATACTGGATTAACTGGAAGACAGGAAAGTTGAACAAATAAAATTCTTCTTTTCCACTTTACAACTTCCAAATAATTTCCTATATTATAAGCATCAACAAGAGGTTAACAACATGAAAACTTTCAACATCATCGCCAAAATCAAGAATATCTTCGCAAAGAAAGACTATACCGCTCTTCAGGTCGAAAACTTCGAAGAACACGGGTATGACCTGAAACTCTTGCGAGAAGGAAAGACTGTCTGGAAGGGCCAGCTCTGCAATACACGAGTCTGTTACGATTGTCATCTGGCTAAAAAGGCCATTGGGTTCTCTGACCGTCGCCAACCGAACATCAATACGAACTTTACCATGTTCTGGTGTGGAACCCCGGGTGCCGCGACCGATACGATTGTTATCGGTAACTGGAGTCTTAACCTCGGAAGCTATCCGAAGGATAAGGTCGTGGAAATTCTTCGCAAGCACATCCCGGCGGACAACTTCTTCTCCGAACACGACAACGATTCTATCGAACGAGCTTTCAAAGTATAACGTTAACCTCGAGACCTTCGGGTTGGTCTAGGCTGGCCCGAAGGTTTTTTCTCTTCTTTTTATGTTGACATCTTCTGGATATTTTTCTATATTATGAATATCATCAAGAGGTTAACATATGAAAAACAATCAAATCAACATTTTCGAACTCATCTCCAGAATCAACGACGATTACGGTAATATCGTTTATATCGCTCGTAGTTTCCCTTCTGTCGACGTGAAGATCGTTGACGACAAGGACAACACCAAGGTCGTTATCAGGTCTTATGACTCTAACAACAGTGAATCTCCGGTTGGTAACTTGACTATTACATGGAACGACAAAGAATCTCGTCCTAAATATCATCTGGTCGGTTACACGGAACAGACTTCGGACGGTGAAACAACCAAGTACGACGATTTGGACTGGAAAGACGTTGACTTGTACACTGTTATCGGTCAGGTCATATCTGTTCTTTCTCCGGGTGACGAACCGAATGGTGACGATGATCCGGAAAACTGGGAATCTGGTATGAACCCGGATGAATACCTCCAGGATTGTGTAAACAATCGTACCGGAATCTACAAGGGAATCAACTCCAAGACTGTTCTCTCGACCCCGTGGAACTAAAGAAAAGAACCGGGGAAACCCGGTTTATTTTTCTCTTCTTTTTATGTTTACATCTTCTGGATATTTTTCTATATTATGAATATCAACAAGAGGTTAACATATGAACGAAATTAAACTTGACTGTCATTCCATGGAAAACCAGATTCTTTCGCTTCAGGAAGAGATGAATCGTTTAAAACACAAGGGCGAGGTGGTTATCGCCATTCCCGAAATCAACGAGATGAATCCGCTTGTATTCCTGGACATGGCCGACATCGAGAAGCGGGGTAGACATTGGTCGGTAACTTTACAGTTCGATAAGTGCTATGCACGAATCGTCGACAACTGCCGAATCCTGTTCGTACACTTCGATGATTACTACATGGGCGGACGTAGAGAAGAACTCGTACCGTACCACAGCGACGAAGAACTTGTCGAAGAGTTCAAGAAGCATGTCGAATTCCTCAAGTAAGGGGGTTTACAGATTGGGCACATTTTTCTATATTTGTGCCCGTCTGAAATAAAATTCCTAAATAATCTTCTTTACAAGATTTGCGGAATTTTCTATATTATGAACATAACAAAAAGGAATTAACAAATGAAAAAAATCATCATCTTCGCTCTTCTCATCGTTTCTATCGCTTTCGCTTCTGAAACCGACAAGGGAATCGTAAACGTTACCAAGAACAAGTACGGGACTGAAATGTCCTTCTGGCCGAATACGAGCCTCGAAGGTATCGGCCATGTCTATTCCATCGTGTTGAACGATTGCGAAGGTTTCAAGTCGGTGGAAATCAAGTTCATGGACGGAACCGTCCAGTATTACTCTTTCGACGAGGAAAAGATGCCTTCTGTTACAACCAAGTCCGAAGACAGGGTTCTTTCCTGGGAATCTCTTACCTTGCCGAAGTTTATGAAGGAATGGAATCGTTACCTGTCATTCTTCAAGAACGTGTAAGTTTAGCTTAACCTCGATGATGGACCGCTGGGCATGGGCGCCTGGCGGTCTTTTTCATTTTATACTCATATATTTTCTATCTTATATTCACTCCATATTTGAGTTGTGGAGAGAGTTTTATAATAGAGTAAGATGTTTATACTCGTTATAAAAAGAGTCTTTAAAATGATTTTCTTTCGTGAGTCCATACAAGAAAAATTCTTATATTTTCTAGTTGACAAAAACCAAATCTTTTTCTATATTATAAGTATCAACAAGAGAGGTTAACAATGTCAAGAGCACGTCATGCAGTCAAACGTTTCACGCCGGACTTCTGCTGTGAAGCACATATCATCGCATACAGCGGTTTGTTCGGAAAAGAAATCCATCAGACATTGACAGTCTACGGTGACTATGCCGACAACGAACGGGCGAAGAAGATGCTCAAGCTGAAGATGGAACGGAAGATAAAGAAAGAATATCCGGGCTTCCGCAGTTACGTTTCCTGCAAGTTCTACAAGCATATCAAGGGAATGTTCGGTTTCTGCTTCGGCGATAAAGAAGGCGTCGATTACGAGGAGATTTAATGATACCAGAATATATGATGACACGCGAAGAACGTTACCATTATCAAATGGAAATGGAAGAAAGAGAAAATTCTGAACGCATCAAAGATCTTTCTGTCGATTATTCATCTATCAAGGAAGAAATCAAGAAACTTAACGATGAATTTGACACACTCAAGACATATATCAGCGATGTTGTTTATTACCCCGCGGTAAACGTTCGCGATCCAAAGATCGAAATTAAACGCGAAGCACGTCAATGGGCTGCAGTTTTTACATTCGGTAATCGTAGAGCTTATATCTACACAACTGGCGTAGTCAAGTTTATCAACTCAAAAGGTAATGAAAAACGTGTTAAATTCAAAACCCGTGGTGAATTAAAGGATGCATTCATCAGAGAGTATAAATGAGTAAGTTCATCATCGTGAATCCCAAGACCGGGAAACCGGTCCAGATTAACGGCTATGTGAACAAGATCCGTAAGCTCGGGGAAGTAACCACCGACAAGAATGGCCAGCCCTGTCTGAACTTTATCCGCGTCTGTGACTGTTACGGCCCGAAAGGTTACATTTCCGGTGCTTATACTGTATTGGTCGAGGGCCAGACTAAAGGAATCAAGCCTGATACAGTAGAGAAGCTTAACCAGGTTCGCGAGCAGATCTGGAAAAAACTTATAGAAAAGAACGGCTTACAATCCCTGTAGGTTTTTCTATATTTTAATCAAGAGGTTAAAACATGAGCAGACAACGCAGTAATCAATCCGAATGGAAACGTGACTGTAACCGTTCCCAGCGCCGTTCCAACAAGCAAACGCTTACTTCTATGGACAAAGAGAACGATGACCCGAAAGTAATCAACCATTACAAGGAAACGAGACGGGGAGACATCTGGTGCTCGCCTAACGACGGATGGAACTGGCGCCGTGGCCGTGGACACGATAAGAAAAAGCCCTGGAGAGACTAATGAACAAGTTCGAAGCAAGAAACGTAGCAAGCGAAAACGGCTGGAATGAATGGGGAACCAATCCCAAGTTCTGTGTAAAAGTTCCAGAAGGTAATCTTCGCGTACATATTCAAATCGGGTATGAACTGAGCTTTGATAATTCGTCAGATGATGAAGTCAGTCTGGTGATGGAAATTCATAAGCCGAGCTCCGCCCATCCGCCTGTAGCCAGCCGCAGATGCTGTCTCCGGTACATGGATGAATCCTACTTCAAGAACTGGCTAGAATCCGAATCCAGAGAACTCCTCGAAATCGGCCAGAACCAGAGCAGAAAGGGAGAACTCCCGTAAGGTTTATTTCTAACCTTTCTTGTTTACGTTTACTGTATGGATTGCTATATTATAAACATAACAAGAGAGGTTAGCATGGACTTAAATATTCTTTCTATCGCACTGATGTTCGCAGCTGTCGTCTACGGTGTTCGTGTCGCGAACCAGGAATTTGACGAGGCCGAAAAGAACAGGACAAAATAGCGAAAAGCCTCCGTTGATTCTTATATATAAGGCAATGGAGGTTCATATGGATTATGAAGAAGCTTATAACCGCCTGTTAGAGAACGAGATCGCGACGTCCGAAGAAATAGAACTCGTTACAGAAATCAACGGAAAGAACATCGGTACGTTAACTGATATTCTCTTCGCGAGAACTGGCTCAAAGGACTTTAACGAAATCTAGTTCTTTTTCAGGCACGAGAGGCGAGGAGTAAAATCCTCGTCCTTTTCGTACCCAGAAGCTATAAATAACGCATGAAGAATCCAATCATTGTCAATCCCGACGCCAACCCAGAACTGGCCAGCTATCTGGCCGATATAGTAAAAGACTTTACCAGTTCTTTCCCCTGCACAAGAGATAACTGTGCACATATCAATCGCGAGCTTATGACCCAGCTCATAATGGAAGGAGAAACCCCCAAGCTGATTTATGGCCTGTACCGGGTAGATTCCTACCTCGGCTGGCTGGATGAGGACGATTTCACTGACGAGGAACTGGCCCAGATAGAAAAAGAATACGGTGGTAATAACCGCCACAGTCTGGAGGCATTCGTCCGCTCGCTACCAGAAAACGAACAGGAACAGTACCTGTATATTCCGCACTGGTTCTTACTCCTGGACGGTTTAATTCTGGACGCAGCTTCTGATATGTTCCAGCTTAAGGATAATATCAAAAACAGTCCGGACCGTTACTATAGCGAGACTATGGAGCCGATACTGGACTAGTTATAGTCATAGTAGTATTTTTTACCGATTTCTTTACTGAGCCCGTAATCGACAATTACGGGCTTATAATCTATCATCCCGTACTGTTCAGAGCCGAACTCACAAAGGTCGTCACAGTCGAGGTCCGTAGCTAACAGCCGGTGAAGATTCTGGCCGAAGTCAGTAGCTAGAAACCGGCTATAGGCTGTTTCTATCAGATTCGGTGGCTTATTCCCGTCTGAAGCAAATAACCGGCCGATACTGTCACCGATTTGTGTAGGTGATAGCTTAATCTGGTCCGATAGCTGGAGCCAGAACCTGTCATCAAATCTTTTCGCCCGCCGGGACCTAATCCAGCATCCGTCGCTGGCACAGTCCAGAACCTGGTTCAGGACCGGATTCTGCTGTTCGCTGTAAAAGCTGTCCTCGAACAGGTTCTGTTCCTGGCCCGGTCTGTTCCTGGCCAGTTTTAGCACCGACTCGTCGTCTACAGCCAGAACTATCCGGCCAGAACCTCGACCGATAAGTTTCAGCCGGTACTTACTGGACAGTTCCTTAACGAACTGGTTCAGGTGATTGCTCGTCCTGTGCGGGTGCTGGAAGATTCTGTTCCGCGAATAGAACTGTTCTATTTCTTTCTCTATTTCCATCGCTGGTGATTCTTATAATCGTGCTCCGCTAACAGTTCATCGAATTCGGCGAGAAGCTTTGGCAACTGGTACTGGCGATAGTTACTGTCCTTTTCCTGGTCCCGTTGCCTGTTGTACCAGCGTTTGACAGCGAATATAACCACCAGGCCGATAATGACGACTGTTATGAATCCTAACATTTATTACCTCTCGATACTGGCTATAATATAGCAACAGTTCTCGCTTTCGTAAATAGGAAAAGGCCAGGATTTTACTCCCGGCCTTCCCGTATCGAGGTTAACTAAACGCTTCCTTCCATCGATTTCATCCGGACGTTATCCTCGGTCTCCGAAGCGAAACCCATGACGTAGTTTAACGCTTCGCCGTTTTCCGACTCGAAATGAATCGCATTCCCACGTTTTTCGTACCGTACGAGGTCTATGTCCCCGTTATGTTCCGGATGTAGATTCCGATTGCGAAAGTCGTCGAGACCGGCCAGTTCATCGTAGGCTGCGTCTTCCGACGTATAGACGATAAATCCCTTGAGCATTACTTGCCTCCCTGGTAGAGCGAATTCAACTGGATAACTTCCTGGTAGTTGACGACGTTATGGAATACACGCCCATCGTCACAAATCAGGTTTAGAGCATAACCAATCTCGCTGTGGACGATATGCCCGACGCATTCCACGACATTTGGAATGATATACGTCTTCGGTTGTTTCAGGTCATTGTTGTCACAACCTGTCGAAACCAACGCGATTCCAGTGAGTACCAAAGCCATACCGGCGATTATAATCTTTTTCATGTTTAACCTCTTTCGTTATATTCATAATATAGAAATATTCGAACGTAACGTAAATGAAAATCTTAGAGAAGTTTTTAACAGCTGTGCACCGTCCAGAGCATGCAGGCCGTTGACTCGACCCATATCCTGTCAGACTTGAACTCTTCACGACGGGCGAATCTATCGTGCAATAGAGTGGCCGTTCCCAGCCAATTCTTCTGCTGGAGAATCTCCTCGACCTCTTCAGCCGATAAATGCTCCGCCCGGCCATCGTCTCCAGGGAATAGGCCAGCGAGCAGTTCCTTTCTTACTTCTGCGGTGAATTCTTCTTCGTTCATGACCATAATATAGAAATAACCGTCAGTTCCGTCAATAGGTAATTATCGGGTTATTTTCCCGGCAACGCATCGATAGCCAGCTCATTCTCCAGCCCGAGCAGACGCTGTAGCCAACCGTCACCGAATTTGACGATTTCCTGCAGGCGTAAATCTATCCGGCCGGCGTTAATATCGTTGAACGGTATCTGATAAACTCGGGTATCGAACCAGTCCTTCGCCGGCCCGGTATAGAGGATAAGCACAGCCTTCTGGTCCTGATCCCAGGACGGGCGATAATAACCTGTCCAGTCAACGTCCAGATTATAGACAACGCCGGAAAGCTGGAGTCGTTTATTGATCTCGTCCAGCTTCTCGGCTATGTGCGACATAGGATAACCGGCCATAGACTTATCCCAACAGGCTACCGATTCCGCCAACTACCCAAGTCGCACCGTGAGCTACGTTAGATACGATTCCCGTAGCCAGAGCCACGATGGAGTTGACCGACCCGCAGAAGGAACCTGTCACGTTACTGTTGGTGGTCATGGCTCCGATACCGAACAGGACCAGAAGGACGATGATGAGAACTTTGAACTTTGTCATGTGATTAACCTCTCTTTGATATTCATAATATAGAAAAAGAACCGGCATCCGTAAACCGATTCTTTTCCAATTTTTCTTACGGGATTACATCGAACGCTTTTTCATCGTGTCAAATCCTTCGAACCATTCATCGATCCACGTCTTATTGCTCTTCATCTGGTCATACATTTCCTTTATCCACTGATGCTTGTCAAGGATTTCGGGTTCGACCTCTTCCGATTCTTGCGCGATAGTCAACCAATGTTTCGCGTCCTTCACGCTAAAGTCGTCTATCTCGCGGTCGAAATCGTAAAAATCTTGATTTTCGTCCGAATCGTCGGAATAATCAATCGTAAGCGTCTCGTCGTATTCTTCCAACCGCTTCAAGTATTCGTCACGTTGTTCGCTAGAGATGAGCGCTTCGATGCCCGTTTTAGATTGCGGAATATGTACCAAATAGTTCATTTTAACCTCTCTTGATGATGATATTCATAATATAGAAAATCGAATCCAATCCGTAAGCCATTATTATATTCTTTTTTCTTACGGGATCGCACAAAGGAGACTATGCCGTATGCGATCCCGTGATTTATTTCTTTTCTTTTTTCGTTTACATTTACTTCCAAACTTTCTATATTATAAGCATCAAGAGGTTAACATGATTACGAATTTCAAGACTACCAGCATTTCCGAAGAACTTGCCATCATGAACATGGCCGATGTCGATTTCACGATGTGGGGCGAACCGGCCGAACTTGCGAAGGACGAATATTACCTCGAGACGTTTAACCACCGCCGTGAGATGGAAGCGAAGGGTTATGTGCTCAATCCTCATTTCGACGAGAATATGTCATGGTGGAAGGACAAGCACAGCGATCGCCCGTATGACAAGTTCCTCGATTTCGACTGCAACGAATTCGTCACTCCGGAAGAACTCCAATTGTACGAAGACAAATGTAAGGCGGTCTCTTTCGGATATACGCTGTACCAACGTCTTCTTACCGAAGAAGAACAAGAAGAAGACTACAAGATCTACTGCGAAGAATTCCATAAGGCGGCATAGCGAGCCCGCGCCTTTATTTCTAACTTTTCATGTTGACAACTTCCGGATATTTTACTATATTATAAGTATCAACGACAAGAGGTTAACATGAATAACGAAGAATTGAATACATACGCAAACCGAATCGAAACCGCCGGCCTGAAGCGCGACGCGAAAGTAACCGACCTTCATCATTATGCCGTGGCCGTGGAAGTTACGCCGAAGACATACGGCGAAATAGTCGAAAGCATGCCCGACGCGTTCGAATACTGCTTCGACTACTTCGACCAGAAGGCCGACAAAGAAGAATCCGTCTTCATGTTCTACCTCGAAGACTGCAACGGCGAGGACGTCGACGCGATAGAAAACTGGCTGAAGACGCATACCGGCTGGCGGTCTTACGAATACAATGGCTAGTCCGAAAGAAAACAATACAAGAAAAAGGTTTACAACTTCGTCCGGTTTTTCTATATTAATAACGTAAGCAATGTCGCTTACGTAAAACCGAACGAGGTTAACATGATTAAAAGCTTCAGCTATACCAACGCCAAGGGTCATACTACCGTAAGGATCTGTAACGTGGTACATGAAAACGAAACCGAGATTCGCGGGTTCGATTACAACAAGATGACCCGAGCGGAACAGGAAATCGTAAACAAGGTCTATCCCAACGACCACAAGCCGACTCCGTGTCCTACCGAATTCCACAAGACGAGCGAGGTGGACTACGATTCACTCGGTATTCCGAAAGAACTGTTCTCGAAGGCCTACAGGGTTTTCAAGAAGAGCAAGTGTTTCTAACCTCAGTTGATAAGAATCTCCAGAATGTCGTGAGATATACTGAAGATTTTTTACTTGATTTTTTGGTTTACAACCTCTTCCAAATTTACTATATTATAAGTATCAACAAGAGGTTAACATGAAAAAAGAAAATATCATCATCCATGAATGCACGAGCCGTAACGAAATCGAAAACCTTGGTTCTGCAGCAACCATCGAAGGACTCACACTCGATTCGATTCCGAAGTATGTGGAACTCATCGAGAAGCTTGGTGGCAAGTTCAAGCAGAAGAGTGACGAGAAACTTACCGTATATGTAACCAGTGGTTTACAGATGAATAAGTCTTTCCGTCTGAAGGGAAGCAATGCATATCCTGATGACACGCACATCGTGTCCATCAAGCTTGAAGACTTCGACTACGAGATGGACTTCTGCATCAACAGACTTCGCTTCGGTATCAGGTGGATGGATGACATTCTCGACAACAACCGCTGGCACAATCGAGGCAAATAGTCTCTCGTAGCTCGACCTCTGGCTCGACGAAGAGGCCTTCCGGGCTACAGTTTCGGTGACGTATACTGTGACGTTTTTACCCCAAAATGTCAGGTATATCGTCGCCTTTTTCGTCATTATATAGGGCCAGATCTGGTGCCCCCCGGGGGGCCTACGGTGACGCCCCTGGGCGGGAAAACTCGCTGTGTTCAAAAAAAGTATTAAGCTTCCTATAGGGCTAGGTACCGGGCCTATCCGGAAAATGTGCCCCTATTGGCCAAAATGTGTGCGTCTCGAGGCGATCCCCTAAAAATTTTTTCCGGAATTTTTTCCAGGCGGTCCAGACCGTATAGGCTAGTTCCAAAAAATTTTTTCCGGAAATTTTTCCTATAGTCGGGAAACGGCGGGCGAAGTTGCCGTTAAGGTCAAAATCTATGGTTTTCCCTAAAAAATTCGAATACGTGCCTGTCCAAAAAAATTTTCCGGAAATTTTTTCCTCCCCGGGAAAAATTAAGGGCTTTACGTATCTAGTGTATATTGCTATATTGTATTATATGTCGGATTATTATGATAATTACGAGAATTGTGAGAAATATCTGTTAGAACACGGATATACACGGTATAAGTGTAACGTGTTGGTTATAGATGCGTTGTTCAGCGTGATGTACCTTAAGGATTCCGACCATATGAAAATAAACCTGCTTTACGGGAAGAGCGGCGAACGGTGTAACATGACTTGTTCTGTCAATTACAGCGGGAAGATGGGACCGCAGTTCTGGGAAAGGATCGCGTCTACATATGAGTCTCATGCCCGGGAGCATTTCAGGTTCCGTGTGGACAACGAGGATTTTCTTAGGCTGGTTGGCGATAACGACTATAATACAGTCGAGATGGCGTTCCGGAGGCACGAGATGGAGAAGTCGTTGGAGGTTCTGGATGGTGTATAACTGCGTTACGTGCCTGGACATGCTTATAAAGGCCGGATATAACATGGTAGATACGTACCATGTCGGCGAAGACAGTACCAAGCTGCAGTTCGAGAAGGATAACAGCATTGTGGCCGCGTATACCTATAACGGGAGTTCTAACGGTTCCGTGTGTATTATAATGTATTGTTCGATTTACGGGGAAGGTTCGTATACGAACGTGGCCTCTACGTACTGTACGGGCGACAGCGCGATATACGAGAACGTAGATACTGGGAAATTTCTGGAAATAGTGTGCAAATATCCTGCAATAGAATGGATGGAGAGGTTCCACGCTTACGACTTGGAAAGGAAACTGGAGGTTCTGGATGGAGGGATATAGGTCGCCGGATATTATAAAGGGCGAGTGTTTTCGGAAGCTTGAAACTAACGGTTTCGTAGACACTTACACTTACAGCAAGAGTACTCATCTTACGGGCTGGACGTTCACGAACGAGACATATCCGGAAAGGGGCTATATCATAGTCTATACCGGGAAGGAAGCCGGGATGAACGGCATAGCGATGGTTTGCGAGATTGGTTCCGGTGAGGACAAGGTGAACGTGGCGGCCACATACGAAAATCCTTTCAGCATGTACAAGCGGGTTCCGATAGACATATTCCTGGAAACGGTGTGTAAATATCCGACGAACGAATGGATAGAGCGGTTCCACGCGTACGACGTAAAGAGGACTCTGGAGGTACTGGATGGCGCTTAGTTACGAAATGGCGGAAAACATGCTATTAGGTAGCGGTTTCAAGGTTACGACCGAGGCGCTCTGTACCAACGGCTGCGAGCTTATCATGTTCGGTAAAGAAAATACGGAAATTGAATGCTATAAGGGCGGTCAGCTCAATAAGGAGCTTCTGTTGATGTGTTCAATCTGGGACAAAAAGTCTTTGGCAAAGACACACGTGGCGGCGACGTTTACCAGCAGGTCGTGCATGTTCGTGCGTGTTTGCGAGGAAACATTCATGGATATAGTGTGTAGACATCCTGAGACGGAATGGATGACGCTGTTTAACGAGTATGACGTAAAGAAGACACTGGAGGTTCTTTCCTGATGGAACGTACTTTCGATTTTTGCAGCGAGATGCTGACATCCGGCGGTTTCGCGAGGCGGACTGACGGGGAATACGACCTGAGCGTTAGCATGAGGCTTATACAGTTCGAAAAGAAGGATATTATCATAAACTGTTACAAAGGCCCTCGAGATATATGCGACATGGGATGTTTCATTCGTACTCCCGGTACGGACGACTGGGAACTTCTGGCGGCCACTTATTGTCCTGATGTTCAGAAGTTTACGTACGGCGGTGTCGACACTGACGATTTCCTGTCGATCATATGCGAAAACAGGGTTGACGAACTGCGGCAAAAATTCTATAATTACGATATTGAGAAAAAGCTTGAGGTCTTGAATGGAATTTAGGCGCTGTAAGGAGATGATTATTGATGCCGGGTTTGAACCCAACTGGATTGGTTCCCTGAACGAGGAAACGACTATCCATGCGTTCTATAACGACTTTTTCTATCTCCAGGTATATTCGGACCGCCGCGAGACCGTAGTCCAGGGCATAGACTTGCATAAGTTCGATATTCCGGGTAACAGGAGATCGAAGACTTCCGCGGTCTGTACTACCTACAAGAATTTCGAGGGCGATATTCTGTTCAAGGGATTACACCAGAACATTGCCGGTGTCGTCAGGATTATATGCAACAACGCTGACCATCCCGAACGTATCAACTTGAAATTACAGGAATTTGTGGCGGACATGGTTTTGAGGCCGTTGGAAGGTTAATATGAATATAGACGATCTTATCGAGAAGTTTGAACATTCGCTTACTCCGGAAGACGGAGAGAAGTATACGGCTCGGCAGATTATCGCCAAACTGGGCGAGCATGGCTGGAAGAACGATATTAATGAATGTACGAACAACAAGCACGTGTTTTTAAAAGACAAGTATCATTTTTTAATTACGCACACGAATATTAAGGAATACGATGACGGTTATCCGCTTATCAAGCTGTATAGTAACGACGTCCTTCTTACATCTTCCGGAACTGACATATTCGAGGAATTTAAAGGCGTATTTCCTGAAATTAACCCGACAGCGCTTACGAAATTGATTGAGAAAGATACGGATATTTACAACGAACTGAACGAGTACTTCGTAAATAAGGCTTTGAAAAATTTGGAAGGATAGGATGAGCTATACTGCTTTACAGATGTTTGATAAGCTTGAAAAGGCCGGGTATCATTGTTGTCACTGGTCCAATATCAAGCACGGTTATAGGAAAGGTGATTACTTGGTTGTCGTCATGCATGCCAGTTTATGGGGTGATAATCCAGGCGATGACAAATTTCCGCATGTCGAGATATATCGTAACGATACGCTTATCTGTGCATCGTATATTATCAAGAACCATAATTGGAGTAAGGCCATGATTCCTGTCGTACTTACGCCGGATGAGCTTTTGAATATAGCGGTAAATTTCAGCGATAACATATTTAATATCATTATGGAAAGGTATGTTGACATGACTTTGGAGAAACTCGATGAAAAACCGCAAGTTAAGTCATAATTATGTTATTGAACGTATGCGTGGTACCGGTTATCGTATGACTTCGGATGAAACCGATGACGGTCTGGCAATGAAGTTCACTACGTTTAAACGTAACAATCTTGAGCTTATTATACATTATGATTATTACAGCAGTATCGTAAAATCCATAAATGTCGACAAGCCGCCTAATACCAGTTCGCATTACCTGATAGCGACGACAACTCATGGGATATACGAATACGAGAATTGTGTCGAGATGAGTATTGACGAACTTTTCGATTATATTATAAGCTGTAAGACGACTGAAGAACTGGAAATGAGAATTGAAATGCATGGTATGAAACAGGCACTGGAGTTGTTGTAATGGCTAATGGTCCAATATATCCGGAAAAGATGAAGTATTACATGAATAAACTCGAAAAAGCGGGTTATGAATATCGTCATGACCGTGATATTACAAGTGATGATGGACTTGTGATAACCGTTACTTATACAAGAAGTGATACCAACGACTTCTCTGAAATTATAATACATGTATATTATACTCGTAAAGTTAATAGATGTTATCTGACATGTAGTTTGCGTAATCCGCAAACCAATATATGGCATTCCGCCTGTTCATTCGATGATGACCGAAATGCTTATCGTTTTAACGGTTTACATACAAGTACGCTTACCCGTATTCTATGTAACGGTAAAAATAATGACCAGATATTGATGGAATTGAATAAGGTTGAACTGAAGAGCGCCTTGGAGAAACTCGATGGATAAGAAAAAACAAAGATCCGTTAATTATTATATGGTCCATCTTACAAATGCTGGTTTTGAAGAAGACTCAAACGATTACGGTACGGCGGCTTTTAGTTTCCGTAAGTTTTATAAACCTGGATATGAAGTATGGGTATTGAAAGATTATACAAACCAGCATCTTAATATATGTTGTGTAAAATGCGAGCGTGGTAAAGTACCAGAAATAAATATTGCTTGTACATATAAAAATTCTACATTTATGGTAGAAAAAGCGGATTTGAATTCTTTATTTAAAATTATTTGTAAGCATGAACCGGAAACTTGGATAAAGATTTTTGCAGAATATAATACAAACCGTATTTTAGGAGTTCTTGATGGATAAGCTTTTTCCGGAATGTAACCATTTGCTTATTGAAGCTGGATATGCTTATAATGGTTTGATGTGTGCTTGGGGTGATGTTAAGATACATGGATATAAAAAGGAAATCTTTATGTATCTATCAGTTTATTTGGCGAAGATATAAAGGATCTTGATATTACTTGTCATATTGGTACAACAATGGTTGCTACGTCTTATACTAAAGATTCATTGTGTAACAACGATGCATTATTTTATTCAAATTTTTTAGAAATATTTGATATGGTTCTTCATCATGATGAAACCGATATTGTAAAGGCTTTTAGTGAGAAAGAATTAAATAAGACCTTGGAGGTTTTAGATGGCAATGATAACGCTTAAACATTGTTATAAGAAATTGCTTCATTACGGATTTAAATGTATAGAACATACTAAAGGTGCACACGAATGGGCTAAATTCGCAAAAGATGATATGACTATACACGTCTATAATGATTATACAGAACAAACTAAAGTTTTCAGTATGTTATGTTTAATAAACGGTGAAAAGATTGCGCATACTCTTGGAAACGGTAATCATGCATCTTATGACACAAGATATATGTTCAGTGGTTTTGAACATGAACAATTTTTAAATATAGTCTGCATCGGAAAAAGTAACGAAGTTTTAGAAACATTCCGAAAAATCGATGTTGAACGAACGCTTAAGTTGTTACCTTAAGGGTTTACAGTTTTATATTTTTTAATTATATTGTGATTATGAAATACAAGAAATGCCGACAGATGTTACTTGATGCTGGTTATTATGAGGTTAACTGGGCTGATCTTTATGTATGTCGTTTTCGAAAAGACCGTTATAAGGTAGTTGTATCACAAAATGAATCCGGTAACGTAACACGTATTATTTGTTTTGATGAAAAAAATAAACTTGGTAAAGAAGGAAGACTTATTGACACAAAAACCGAAAAAGAACATAAAGACGGTATTTTCTTTCTAATTCACGGCATTTCAATGCAAGATACTTTGGATATGGTGTGCGGGGATCTTAATCGTCTTGAAGCAAAAATGAATAATTATCTTACATTGGAAGCCATAGAGAAACTATAATGCGACTCGAATATGTAAAAAACGTACTTGACAATAACGGTTATCATATCGACGATAAGTCGGGTTGGACTGTCGATGCTTCTCGAGGTAACATTAAAATCTATGCTACCTGTCCTTATGATAATATTGGAAATGTACAGCTTATAACCATTTATATTGATGATACGCGAGCTATTTCCAGTGTAAGCACGTATTATACAGATATTCCTAAAATGTTTAAGTATAATAATTTTGAACTTAACGAAATTATTGCCCTTATTGAAAACAGTAGAAATTCAGGCGATTTACTTAAATATGCCGGTGAATGGACTACGGAGAAAATCTTAAATGTATTACAGTGAAGATGACTATGGTTTAGGATGCGAAGCAAATGATGTATTAAACCGGCTTATACGGGCCGGTTATCGATTTAATTTTTCCGATGTAAATTCCAGAGACGTTAGGCACATGTATAAAGATGATATAAACGTGTATATATCATTTCATACTAATAAAGGAAAAAGTTATGTCGATAGTATGCAATGCGTAAAAAATGAAGTAGGAATAGCTACTACATATAAAAAAGCATATGTTAATAGTTTGCCTATACAATATATGTTTTGCGAAGTTGACCCTATTACATTTATGACAATAGTATGCAATAAGACAAATAAGCTGGTTCAAGAATTCGCTGAATGGAACGCAGACAAGATATTGTCAAAACTTAAATAGCTTAATGTTCAATTCCTATTGCTTTGATAAGTTCCTGTGGTACCACCGCAAGGAACTGTTCTTTTTCTACATCGGTAAGATTCTTGAAGTCTGTACGGGCGAATCCCTTGAACACAATATCAGCCATGAGATTCTTGGTAATAATATCGAGCTCGCCTGGAGAAACTTTTAATGTTTCGACTTCGTTTCTTCCCTTAACAACAGATTCCATTTCATGGAACTTGTAAAGCGTGACCAACTGCATGAGCCAGCAAGGATCATATTCTGCAAAGAAATCCCAGACAAAGCCCGGAAGAATTTCCGGCCACGGTGATTCACAAAGAAGTTCCACCTGTTCACGCATCATGTTCGGATGAAGAAGACTGTGACTGAGTTTAATATCCTTCAAATCTTCCTTGGAAAGTTTCTTCTTGAAATTCTTGGTATTGTATTCCATACCCTGAGCGTGACGAACCTTAAACGCTTTCTTTCTCAAACGGGAGATTGATTTCTGTTTTGCCTTACGCTTGATAGCGGCTTTCTTCTGGCCTTTCTTACGGTTGATTCTTTCTTTGTTTGTAATGAATACTTCTTTAGGCTGTCCAGACTTTCTGTCAATCTGAACACGGTATTTACCCTTACGAGTAGTAACCCACTTAACGACACGCTTGCCGTTTCGAATAACGAATTTCTTTTTAAGAGCTTCGTCAAGAACCTGAAGATTTTCTTCGGTTGGTTCTTCCAAGTATTGTGCGTTATTCTGTGTGTATTCTAAGAAGTTCATAATTATTCCTCTGGTCGACCGATTTCGAGACCTAATCTTTCAGCCTTGTCCTTACCTTTTTCAATATGTTTCTTTATCTGACCCATTTTGGCGTTGCGTTTCATCTGACCGACTTTTTGACCGCGCTTTCTATTGGCTATTTCTTTACCGGACATTTTAACTTCTACACCGTCCTTCATCTTATAGCCTTCCTTGTCGGAAACATATTTGGTTTCTTTCTTGCCGTTACGAACCCTAATATCCTTATGTTTTTCGTTTAACACCTTTTCATCATCCAAGGTGAACGGTTCCAAATGGTCTTCTACATATTGTATAAAATCGGAAAGTTTACTCATATCATATTTATAATCTTAAAGGATTTACTATATTTACTTCATGGACTTAGTATCAATAGAAGAAGGCACAAAAGATTATCAAATGTTACAGAACAGAAACTTAATTTCTGGTGTTACCGAATTCTTTTCTAAAATTAAAAAGGAAGATTCCGATGATTTTAAACCGGATCCTAATGCGGATGAATATGAATTATTCGCTGAACTTTTAGATAAGAATAAACCGAATAGTAGCGAGCTCGCATGGATGGAATCATATACGAAGAAAATCGTAGATGAGAAAGCCACGGAATACGGCGTAAATCTTACCGAAGCCGAACATGCACTTAATCAGCTTGTCGAACAACTTACTGAAGTGAGAGCAAAAGAATTTCTTGCCCTTGACGGTTATGAACGAAATCGTTTCTTATTGCTGGTTGTCGCAGGTATCTATATTCAGATGAAGTCTGGTCTTGGTTTCACATTTACATACGACGGCAGCGAAGATTATTTCTTGCAGTTCTTTACACCGCGACAGGACTACGTTTTTGCACTTCGTTTCAAGAGAAAGTTTAAATTCTCTTGGAAAGAAATTGAATATACACTTTATGCAAAATCCTTCATAGATAATTATACCAAGGATTTCACGGATCCGACCAGTTATGACTGGTTGGAACTTGGAAAGTATTTATCTGATTTATTCCTTGAAATGTGTAAGGAAATTGTTGGAATTATTACAAGTCATTTGAATAAAGTACAGCATACATGTAAAGATTTAAACGATTTGGACAATTTGATTAATACTTCTGACCCTTATTTGAAAAAGAAATTCGATGAAAATTTGGAAGCTAATCACCATCGTTTTACGAAAAAGAATTTTTCGCAGGCTGATGACCTTTTAACGAAAATAAATTTTTACAAACAGGGTCTTGGCGAGCTTTCTTATTATATCATGCAAGATGAAAATATTACAAAGTATATTCCTGGCATGAGCGATGAAGTTAAGCTTTCAACTATCGGTTACGGTGTAGAATATACTGTTATCGGTGGAATTTATAACAGCTTAAGGAATATCGCTTTTGTATTGTTCGGTAATATGTTTGCAATATGTTATTCCGGATTAACACTTCGTACAAACGCATTGATGGGTCTTGAAACCTTATGGAAAATGGATATTGGCAAACTGGTACAGGATTTTGAACCATTTTATCAGAAGTATAAAATGAATCAGGAAAAAATCAACCAGTTAATGGATATAGAATTTTTCATGTAAAAAGGGTTTACGAAAAGTAATATATATTGTATATTATTGTGAGGTGACCCATGAAAGTTGAATATTTGACACAGGAACAGATAGAATCCCGAACAAAGGGGTTGCAGGATTATTTCCTGATTTTTGATAATAAACCGTCTGTTAAAGGATGTGTCATGTGTACATTGCCGTTAAACGATAAATCTTTAACTCATGACCTTGATAGGTATATGATGGATTTTTGGCGTGGAACACACCAGGTTCTTTACTCTACTTTCTGTGTAGCATGTAAGGAACCTTCTTTGATTGTCCACGATAACGGCCATGGAAATCGAGTTTACGAGAAGAATAATCAGTTTTGGATTGAAGATGTAAATATCGGTGAATATTACGATACGATTCGACAAAAAGTTGATAATTTGAAACTTGTTGAAATTATAGACGAGCTATGATATACAATTATTGGACAGATCGGCTTAATGAAGCGGCTTCTAATTTTAATGTCAAGTTTGATGTTTATACAAGTAGGTTTCTTCCAAATACGATTATTCTAAGAACACAATCCGATCAATGTCCATTACCAGGAGGATATTTTTATTGTTATGACCAACAGTTTACAAACCGTGAAAAGTTGTTGGACATATTAAATAAACTTATATCAGATGATAAATTCCGATATAACTGGTGTAAAAAATTTTTTGACGAATATCACGATTATATTTTAACAGGCCTATGACTTCTTCAAAAATGTATAAACTGGTAAATCAGTTTAATGAAAAAGAACCGAAAGAATTAGAACTTATATACCGTCCTTGGGAAAAACCTGAAGACAGGATTTTTATTGAACCTGCTGATTTTGCTGCCAATAAATTTATGGTAGGAAATAAAGGTATATATTGTAGAACGGTTTATGCTCCTGGTTTTACCGATGAACAAGTTCTTGAAGCTCTTGTAGAAGGCAAGTTTGAATTCTATAAAAAATTTTGTGATATGTATACAGAATGTATTATCGATACCGACGGTGAAGGTTAATCTATGTTTGTTACAGAAAATAGAGGAATAGATACATTTAGATATATTTTAAATGAAGCAAAAGCTGTAGGTTTTAAAGGTTCAATCAATCTTGCTCCGCAGAAAGGACTTTGTTTAAATACATTGGTATATGACGTTCCAAATGGACAGCTTACATTGAAATATTTTTTAACACAGACAAGTGAAGACGAACCTATTGTTGGAAACATGTGGTTGAATTTTTCATCTATGGTACCAATGTATGATAGACAGTTGATTTCACTTTGCGGCGGTTATGCTGATAATAATGTAGGCCCGAAAGTTTTTGTTGATTTATTGAAGCATATCGATACCATAAAAGACCATTTAAAAATCGGCGAAGATGATGAAGAAATAGCCATACAAAAATGGATAAATGATTCATGTTTTGAGGCGTTGGATTAGCACAATTTTTGCTATATTTAAGGAGAGATTATGAACCACATTGAACTAGACAATCAAGCAGTAGAAATCGTTTTCGAAAATTGTGAAACGATTAATATCGATATGTGGGCCATAAAGTCTCTTACTTTCGATACCGTTTGTGATAGATATATCTGGGATGAACATCATAAGAATTTTATAACATCGACCATCATTACTGATATAAAAATGGTTTTCGATATTCGTGACTGGAAAGATTTTCATCATACTGCGAGATTAATCGACACAAAAACATTAAAAGAAGACGGTGAAAAATGTATTGACCGTCTTAGATTTAGTGACGATATTACACATATTGTCATTAACGGTAAATCGTTTACTATTCCGTGGAAACGTACTGAAGCTGGAAAAGATTCATTAGGTATTCCTTGGTATAAGAATGTATTGCAGAAAAATACAGAGTCAACTAATACACATGACGGGCATCAACTGTTAACTATTGAAGTGAAAGGCGTACCAAAAGAATGTATGGAATAGCTATTGCCAATAAAGATTTTAAAAATCCATTGGATCAAATAAAAGAAAAATTTGAAAGTTATAAAGGCACTAATAGAATACAATTCTTTGCTAATATTAGTGCTGATTATATAGTTTTTTGCAATGCAGTTATTACCTACGATTTTGCGAATATCCGTATTTATTTAAGAGCGGCATTACGATTAAATGAAGAATTTTATGTAACTGTAGTTAATGGCGGTAATAGACTTTATGAAAGAATTTGTAAACTGGACGAATTGTATGAAGTTATGGATGAGTTTGTTTACACGATTAAATCCATAGCATTTAAAATTGGTGTTATTGAATTTATGGAATATTGGAAAAATTTAAGCGCGGTAGATAACTTATGATAATTGATAATATAGATTATTCTGTAACTGAAATACGAGAAATGATTAGACGTTTTCTCGTTGAAAAAGGATATGACCCTAACGGCGACTGGTATTTTTTAAAGCCGAGGGGAGTTATTGATATACGTATAAATCCCGTTTGTACATATTCATATAATACTACACCTGGTATTCCTAACGAACGTGTAGACGTATATTTTAACGGCGTTATAAACGGAAAAGGCGATTTTATTTGTTATAAAATATATACACCCGAAGACTTTAAAGAGGTCTTAGGTTTTATTGAACGTATAGGCGAAGCTGCAGCTTCTGAAGAACGCCTTAAGGCGATTTATTCAAATTTGGAAGATGTAATTAAGGTTGGGCAGTTATAGTTTTCGGTTCTCTATAATCACCTGTAAAGAATTCATAGAATACGTTTCCATAATAGGTTTCATATTCTACAGCATAACCGTTAATATCCGATGTCGGATAGATATTATGGATCTGCAATTTTGTAGGTCCATTTATGCTATGGTGTCCGTTCTTGCACTCAGGATGCCAGATAAGTCTATGATGTGTAGGGCAAAATGAAAGAACAACTTGGGAATTCAAACGGTTTCCAAGTTCTTTAGGTATAATGTGATGATATTCAATTTCATTACGATTATGTGTATGATAAGTACATCCAGGCCAATGGCATTTATAAACAATTTCCATATTGTATATATTAAAAAACCGACTATAAAATAGTCGGTTTTCTAAATTTTGTTTTATCGAATTATTAGACAGCTTCGATAGAGCAGCCGAGACCTTCGATGGTTTCAACAGCCTTAGCAATCCACTTCGGAGTACCGGTGATAGCAACGGTGTTGGAATCAGCATCGATTTCGTAGGTGACTTCGGAAAGGTCGGTAAGAGCAACTTCAGCAATGTCAGTATCTTCAACAGTGAAGGTCTTAGTTTCACGCTGAGAGCGGTTAACCGGTTCCTTAGCGGCAACGTCAACAACGAGGTCAGCAGTCTTCGGATGAGCTGCGAGAGCTTCAGAAGCCTTAGCAATAGCGTTGGAGGTACCAACGATGCTGATGGAAGAACCATCTTCTGCGATAGTAGCATTAACACCGGCCTTAGCAAGGATAGCCTTGACGAGGTTCGGGTTGCCTTCGTAAGCAGAAAGGTCGATAGTTGCAGCACCCTGGTTACGACGACGCGGAGCGACATCACCAGCAGCCATAGAATCAATCTTCATTTCGCACTGAGCAATCTTACCAGCAATCTTGGCAGCGTCAGCACCCTTCATGCCGCGGACCATTTCGAGACGGTTGCGAAGAGCTTCGATACCGGCTTCAGAAGTAGAACCAGAACGGCAGGAGTTAAGAAGACAGTCTACGCAACGTTCAACGTTACCGGCTTCATAAGCCTGGGCGAAGTTACCACCCTTATCGGCACGAGCACCGTTACCCTTATTCTTCTTCTGGATGAGGGAAATGTCGTCATTTTCAGCAGCTTCGAGATAACCATCTTCTTCGAAAGCCTTGAGAATGTCCAAGTCATCACCGTCAATCGAGTCTTCCTTGGCCTTCAAAGCGTTATAAGCGTTGATATAGGCCTGAGCGTTAGCCATGCTTCCGCTTGCACCCGGACGAGACTTCTTAGAGTCCATTGACTTCTTAGCGCGGAGAAGTGCCTTACCTTCTTCGGTCTTCGGGGCGGTCATAGCCATTTCAGTGAGAAGGTCATTCTTAGCGCTTTCGAGAATAGCGGCAACTTCATCGAGAACTGTCGGCTTCTTCACAGTATAGCCGATAGACTGTAGCATTGTTTTTGCTTCAAATAAGTTCATGTTAATCTCCTTATAATAATTATTATAACTTATATCTTATTTATAGAACTTTTAGAATTATTCCTGTAATATTTATAAATAATAAAAAGAATTTAGGAGTGACTATGATACTATTTGAAAATAAGGAAGAAACTTTCGGATTGGCTGATATTGACTCCGATTACGAAATGCTCATGGCCGAAGATCTGGAAGTTAGCGCACCTGTTGCCAAGCTTCACTTCAACTCTGACCGTCAGTTTGACTCAATTTTGCCTATCGAAATCAAAGTTGATTGTAAATTGCCAGAAGTTGAGCAAAAATTCGTAACAGTTCAATATAATCCGGTCAACGTCGACAAGAATTTTGATATTAACATGCTTGATGACAAGGATTACGAAGCTGATGAAACTTCTGACGGTTTTATTGTTTCTGTAAGCAATTTGTTCAAGCTTTCCAAGAAACTTAAGGCTACTTTTAACCGTTCTGTTATCTATCCATTCGATAATACGAGTAAAAATGATAAGGTTAATAAGTATTTGGAAAATCCTCGAAAGGACCTTTTCGACAAGATTAGAGAATACGTAAAGGAACTTGTTTATTCTGTAGACGAATATAAGGCAATCTTCAACCGTCAGTCTGCACGTAACCAGGCTACTCGTGAAGAAAAGAAACAGGCAGCAATCGATAAATGGCGTGCCGGTCGTACAAATCTGGAAATTCTTCGTGATGAAATCAAGAAAAATCCGGATGTCGAAAGCGCAACTATTACCGACCGTGCTCAGAAGGGATTGTTCACCAAGCTTCTTCGTGTTATCTTCAAGGGACGTAAGATTTTCGATATTAAGAGTAATGACGCTGGTACTAACTTTATGGTTCAGAAGCTTGGCGACATGTTCAACGTGTTCAAGACTTATGACTATCGTAAGATTGAAGACTGGATGGTTAAGAGCTATGAAAAGACAATGGAAGCTGAATTGCTCAAGGGTATGACCAACCGTCAACGTGCTGAATATCATGCTAAACATCGTATGAAGGATGAACCTAAGGACGATGATGATGATTGGGGAGATGACAATTTCGATACTTCTTGGCTTGACGCCGAAGACGAAAAACTCCAAGCATCCCGCTAATTAAAAATTAAATAATAAAAAACTCAGGTATTGCTACCTGAGTTTTTCTTTTCCTCACTCACTAACAAATTACATCATCGGCATTCCGTCGATTGTCGGAGCAGCTGCATGGCAGGAACAGGATTCCTTTTCCGGCTTCTCACAGATAACACATTCGGTAGTGATAACCATGGAAGCAACAGAAGCAGCATTCTTGAGAGCCGTAATCGTAACGATTGCCGGGTCAATAACACCGGAATCAACGAGGTTTTCATAAACGTCAGTCTTGGCGTTATAACCTTCGTTACCGGAGAGTTCCTTGACCTTGTTAACGATAACGTCAGCAGACTTACCAGCATTTTGGGCAATCTGACGGAGCGGTTCTTCAACTGCACGACGGATAATATTTACACCGGTCTTCTGGTCAGCTGTTTCAACCTTGAGGTTGTCAAGAACAGACTGAGCACGGATGAGAGCGACACCACCACCAGGAACAATACCGCCAAGAGCAGCAGCCTTAGTAGCATGGAGAGCGTCATCAACGCGGTCCTTCTTTTCCTTCATTTCAACTTCAGTAGCAGCACCGACCTTAATAACTGCGACACCGCCAGAAAGGCGTGCTACACGTTCTGCAATCTTGCTACGTTCGTAGTCAGATTCAGTTTCAAGACCGAGATTCTTAAGGCTTGCAACATGAGACTTAATTGCTTCAGTATCGCCAGCACCTTCGATAATAGTGGTAGAATCCTTGGTAATCTTGACGGTCTTTGCAGAACCGAGATAAGAAGGATCGATTTCTTCGAGCTTAACACCGATTTCATCACTAACCAAGGTACCGCCAGTAAGAACTGCAATATCCTTGAGGTTGTTAATACGAGAATCACCATAACCAGGAGCCTTAACAGCAGCAACCTTGATAGTTCCACGCATTTTATTGATAACAAGGGCTGCAAGAGCTTCGCCATCAACATCTTCAGCGATAATGAGAAGCGGCTTATTGTTCTGGGCACAGAATTCGAGAGTCGGTACGAGTTCCTTCATTGTAGAAATCTTGTGACCGTACATAAGGATGACCGGATTTTCAAGAACGCAGGACATATTTTCTTCGGTAGAGAAATACGGAGAAAGATAGCCGTTGCCAAACTGCATACCTTCAACAACGTCGAGAACAGTATCAGCGGTACGAGATTCTTCAATAGTGATAACACCGTCGTTTCCGACCTTTTCCATAGCGTCGGCAAGGAGATTACCAATTTCTTCATCACCATTAGCAGAAATAGTACCAACCTGAGCAATAGCCTTTTTGTCAGTAACCTTGATAGCATTCTTTTCTACTTCGTTAATAATCGCGTCTACGGCTGCGTCCATGCCCTTTTTAAGTTCAATTGGGTTTGCACCAGCGGTAACGTTTTTAAGGCCTTCACGAGCGATTGCGAGCGAAAGAATGCTAGACGTGGTAGTACCATCACCTGCAATTTCATTGGTCTTGGATGCAACGTCCTTAACGAGCTGTGCACCCTGATTTTCGAACGGATCCGGTAAATCAATGGAACGAGCTACAGACACACCGTCCTTCGTTACAACCGGACGTGAGCCAGTTGCAATCATAACATTTCGACCTGCAGGACCGAGCGTTGTCGCAACAGCCTTGGTCAACTTACTAATACCATTGAGAAGCTTTTCACGTGCTTCTGTATCGAATTTCATTTCCTTTGACATTTATTTTCCTCTATAATTACTGCTTTTCAACAAGAGTTGTATCAAACTGAACCGTAATCTTCTTACCAGTTTCCGGGTCGATAGCCTTATACTTCAAGAGAGAACTAAGATTAGTATCGAGGTCCTTATCGAGTTCCTTTACGAACGAAAGGATATATTCGGTAGACCAAGTTCCATCCTTAGCTTCCTTACGAGTAGTATCGATTTGGTCAAGACGAGCATCGAAAACATATTGGTCGAAAGTCATTTCATACTTCATGCGATAATCAGAAAGCGGAATGGCGCTCTTAATCCAAACGTCCTGAGTAGCATTGGAAGCAAAAAGACTCATCAAATCAATCTGACCGCGGAATTGCTGCGGGAAAGTACGGATTGATGTATCTTCAACAACCTTCAATTTGAAAGAAACGATAACAGCGTCTTTCTTGATAATCGGCTGGAACTTCGTCATTACTGCTTTAAACTTAATGTCACTCATTAGTTAGTCTCCTTGTTAGTTTCTTCAGTTTTTGTATTATCTTGAACCCACTTGTTCAATGCGAAAACATCCATTTCATGACTTTCAGGTTCGGTAATTACACCAGCCTTAAGCATATTCGTAATTGCATTGTAATAGGCAATTTCACGACCTGTCTTCTTACTGAAAGTGTCCTTATAAGAACAATAGGCATAGCCCTTATAAACAGTGGACATATCTGCATGGTCAATAACTTCACCGATTGCAACAACCGTATTATGTTCCTGCCAAGTAACAGAAATTGTACGTCCATACTGGTCCTTCGAGAACTTTGCCTTATCTTCTGTACGATAACGAACCTTAATGATAAATGTTCGTCCATTTGATAATGTTAATCTCATAGTTTCTTCCTTATTAAATTTTGCAAATAAATATAGCTAATGTTAAAAAACATTAGCCATATAGTAATAGATTTTTTCTGGATTTTTAAATAATATTCGGAGACTTTGTATCGAAAATGCAAAGCATCTCGTTTATGTGACCGTCTGATTCCAACCAGCATTCACTGTTATTGATGAAATCATACTGCCAATTCAAAACCTCGTTATACTTATCTTTTTTGCAGAGTTTCCAGAACATTGTATCTATTTCGTCGATAGAAGATGTATCGAAGAACTTACATTCTGGATGAATTTCTCGATACGGACTATCATCGTTTGCCTTGAAAACGTCGCCGATAAATACACAACCGCAAGCACAAGCTTCTGTAAATCTTAAAGAAGACTTACATCTGTTGAACGGGTTATCGACGATGGAAGCAATACTGAAATCGGCATGCAATTCCATAAACTTTCTCGGGAAGGTATGCGAGTCAGACCATGGAACGTATGTAATCTTGTTCTTGATAGGTTCAAAGAAGAACGGCAATGAACCTACAACAACGAAATCAATCTTGTCTTCTTTAACATTTTTAATAACCCAATCACAAAGCGCCGTATTCCAGTCACCTTTGTCACCAGGCTGTCCAGGATGTCCATTCGGGAAATTCGGATTCTGACCAGGCTTAAGTGTAGGAATCGGTGTACGGAAATGTGTTGGACTTCCGGAATAAATTACAACCGGTTTCTTAAGGTCTTCTTCTACTGGTTTCTTACGTTCAAAATTCCAAAGATAACGCGGAACAACGTTCTTTACAACCTTGACGTTATTGTGACCGAAAACTTTTTCGACCATCTTCTTAAGATACGGAGTAGAACAGATAACCTGGTCAACCATCGGAAGTACGGCTTTCATTACATCCATAATCTGGCCGATATTGGACATAAATCCGTCATGACCAGGATTATAAGACGGAACTGCGTCATCTTTTCCTTCACCAGTAAGGAATACAAGATCATCGAATTCGGCGACAATCTTGTAATTGAATCGCGGCTGTAATTCCTTGTAACGTGTAATAATCTGAATGTCCATCGGATTGATTGGACGCTGGAAAATCAATGCCTTTGTTCTTGCAAGATAACCTGGATCGAATGTCGGAAACGGCAAAACAATCGGATAAACACCCATGTTATGTCCGTTAATATATTCACTATTGTATCGAAGTCTTACATGACTGCAACCAGAATTATCCTTACAGAAAATTAGTGCAAGATTTTTTCCATCTGAATTTTCAGTATGTGCATTTAACATTAGTCTTCTTCACCTCTAAAATCATCGACCGTGTTAAGATTTTCATAAAAATCAAGACCCGGGATTTCTTTTTCTTTTCTTTCATTAAGCTGATTAATATAGAGAATAATAGCATTACTGATTAGCTGTGTAACAAATGCGAAAGCACTCGTATCTCTATCTTCATCATATCTATTTATATAGGTGAAAAGAGTCATTAAGCATTCTTGACGTATATCTTCAATATCTTCGCGGTCCTTGCTTGTAACAAGCTTAAACGAAATAATACGACCGTTAATAACCTTCATGAATGCTTCACAAATTTCTTTCTTAATCAAGTCAAGTTCATAGTTATAATGACGACGTTCTTCAGGACTTAACTTCATGTACATTTCACGTAATTCTGGAATATACTTTTCTTTCTTTGTAATAAAGTTCAGACTCGCCTGATACTGTTCATCTGTCATTAATTTGCTAAGCTTCTTCTTAAGTTCTTTTTCTTCTTTTTCGGGGAGATTTCCTTCTTGAAGCTTCGCCAAGATAATCGGTCGTTCTTCTTTCGCCTTAGCATACTTATTGTTAAGCTTACTACGATATGGACCGCACCAATTGCCTGTATCGTCTATGTTCTTTCTATTGTATTTGATAATCAAATCTCGCAAATACTCATTTGATATGTAACCTTCCTGTTGTTCTTTCATATTTCCTCTGCAAAATAAAATTAAAATACAATGTAAACATTGTATTTTAATATTTAAAATATAGTATTAATTGTAAAAAAATTTTTACAATTGGAATTTTTATTCTGAATTTTTAATGTGGAAGGAAGTTTTGTGGTGCCATACCATTGTTTGTCATGGTATGATTATTCTTATTCAGCTCGGCTTCTTCTTCCTTGTAAATCTTATTGATTACCTGTTCCATGACTTCAACTTCTGGCCATGCCCAGTCATTTGTAATCTGAAGATGTGCATACTTACAGATACGGGCAATACGTTCCAGAACATTTGGAAGCGGGAAGAAAGTGAATAGATTATCGTCACTGAGGTCAATACTTATCGGCATTGTACCACCGCAATGAGGACAATGAATTAAGAATTCCTTATCAAAACCGCAGAAATTATTTTCTATAGTATTAAACAATTTCGCAGAATCAAGACCTGACATATTTTCTACGAGATTGCATTTTTGTTTAAACGGAATATCCAAATCAATCCATAATGCCATCTCTTCGATATATGTTTTCGGTTTATAAAGCGAATCTGAAAACTTAGGAATAGTTAAAGGCATTTCAACGTTATAATCTTCAAGATATATCTTTTTAATGAATTCTTTATCGAGATATTTAATCTTAAAATCAGAAAGTCTTACTTCAGCCTTATAAGCGGCTTTACATTCCGGGCATTCTTTAACGTCAAAAACATAGCTACTACCATTAGTAAAACTATTGTTTCTAATCCAGAAAATTAGATAGATACGGTCAGGAAGATAAAGATCCTCCAGCTTTATATTCTCAAGATAAGAACATTTAAACAGAAGTTCGTTACATACTTCAGTTGCCAATTCCGGTCGATATGTAGCAAGAAACTTCACATCCAAAACAGACATGCTTCGCATTTTAATCTTAGCGTCTTTAGGATAGAACATTCCTCGTGTTGGTAATTCGTTTAAAGGTATGTTCCAATAATTGTACTTATCATAAGAATATTGAGACGGATGCATTACTTAAATTCACTCCACAACCAATTATCATTTTCATCATTTGATAACTCTTCAACCATCATGTCGAGAGTCTTATCACCATTATCTACAAGCTGAACTGTCTTACAACTGTCAAGGTCGATTTCCGGCTGTAATGTTGCATAAACACCCCAATAAAGACCGGAAACAAGGTCATCATGAGTTCCCTTAGCACCCTTGAAAACGTTAGGCGAAACTTCTTCGAAACGGGAAAGCTGAGCAATCGTATTGGCGTCATAAATTTTAAGGATTCTTGCGTCAATAAGTCTCTTTGTTTCCATACATGCATCAAGTTTTGATTTCTTATCAGCACGAGTTCCAAGACCATGCTTATCTGTGTTAATCAAATTCGTATTTTCAAGAACATACCAAAGTTCTTCAGAAACCTGACGACCGACGTCATTATTTTCAAGAATATAATAAGCATTATTATACATCTTGGAAGTCTGGTCAATAATACGAGCGAATTTTCCAGGAGTTACGGTATTCGACATGTAAGTACAAACCTGTTCCATGTCGTTTCTTCCGTTGATTTTAATAACCTGAATTGCCGCATAGTCACCACCGACACCAGTCGCACAGTCAACACCCATGACATAGAGTGCACCAGGAATTGGTTTTTCGTAAATGCACATATCCAAATCATAGAGATAATCGATAGGTTCTTTCTGCATCAAATCACTAAGAACATTAGGGTCGATAAGCGTCTGAGAAGAACCGATGAAGCTACAGTTATGATTTATCAAACCGTTAGGAGTTGAATATTCTTTTCCGTCAACTTCAACCGGTGTAATAACTGTCTGAGCTTCATTAAGTAAAGTTATATTCTTTACTGTACTTTTTCCAAATTCAGTATTTTCAACTTCTTGACCAACATATAAAGAATTTGCTTCTACAAATCCTTTTTCTGTTTTTAACTTATGGTCGATTGAGCATTTTAATGTTGTATTATCAAATTCGATAAGTACAGTTTTTGCGAGCTTCTTCATGAAGCCCTTAAAAGTTTTAAATTCATTACCGCATAATATTTTCATAGTTTACCTTTTACAGTTGCTTCTATATTTATAAACCCGGTCTTTTGAACCGGGTTTTTGATTAATCGAATGAATTTATTAAGTTGCTTGTATGGAATTTTTTAACTTTCATAAATTTATCAGCATCAGCATGTTTTACTATTTCTACTTTCATATTGTGCGGCTCGATTTCTTCTGGATTTACGATTTTTATCATGTTCCATTGTGCGAGCAAGAACGCTATTCGGTTTCTACGCTCGATGTCTTCCAATGAAACATTACCAAATCCATGATAGCCGCTTTTATCTGTACTGATAGTAAATAACTGCTTAAAGTGTGCCAGATAATATGTTCCAAACTGTTCAAACAAGTGGCATGACTGATAGATTATTTTCTTTTTGTAGTCGACTATTCCAATACGTGAAAGTGTCTCTTCAATAACCCACTTATCCACCAGCAACTTGACTTCCAATAATTTGTTTGTTGGTCTTGTCATTAGTATTCCTCTGGTTTCCAGTCAAAGTCCTTGAGTTCCTTATCAAAAAATTTACCAGCCAAATAATCGGTGTCAAGTTCATCGCTCACTTCACTTAAGAAAGAATCCATAAGGATATTCTTTACTTTCGTATATCTTACAAGGTCTCTTTCCGTAAGCTTAGCAAAGCCGTAATCACTATAACCGTGTTCTCTATAAACATCTGCGATTTTCTGCTTCAGTTCTGAGATATTGATAAATTTCTTGTTGTAAATCAAATACTTGACATTGTTAATTTCACGTGCTGTCCATGTTTCAGGATTGCACTTCGCAACAGTATCTTCAATAGTATCTTCGGCCTGAACAGGCTTAATAACAGTACGTTTAACCAATTCATCCGTGCTCTTATTTACCTGTCCATTAACATATTCCGAAAAACTGCTCATATCTTATTTATACCGATTTTGGCAAGAAGAACTGCGGAACGAATGCAATCGGGAGCGTAACTTCTTCTTCGCAAATAGGACACTTGAAAATAGCATACGGATAAGCATTGAAGATATATGGATCCAAATCATTAGTAAGCTTACTGAAATCAACAGCGTCAAGATTCAAGATATAGCGATATGCCTGAATCAAAGTCAACGACTTACCATTGAGTTCCTTGAAATATGCTGCCATATCAAGAACATCCGGAAGCAAGTCTTCAACAATTTGCTCGTTGGTCTTGAGTTTGTTAATTTCTGTTTCTGTAGAAATAGTCGGGAATTCAATCTTTACCTTATCCTTGCCTACTTCGAAATATTCTGGAAGTTCCTTGTCAAGATACTGTACTTTCAAGTTCTTAAGCTGATAGTCAAATGTAGCGATGGTTTCGCAACTGTTACATTTTCCACGAAGCTTAAACGGAGCGTCGTTATAAGTAAATGCACGAAGATAGAAAATAAGCCAAAGCTTATCGCCTACAAGAATCTTATTTGGGTCAATATTGAACAAACAAGACTTAAGAACATTATTGATAACTGACATAATATTCTTTTCGTCAATACTTGCAAGATTTCTTACATTAAGAGTCGAAAGTTTCTTAATATAAATATCTTCCGTATAATAACGGCCGCGAGAAGGCATTAAAGTCTTGTCCAGCAATACTGCATTACTCGGAATTGCGTTCTGTAACTGTGCCAAAACTTCACCGAGATTTCCATTGTTTATGTTTGATAAATCTATTGGTTCTGATTTAGAAGCCATTTTTCACCTCATAATTAAATTAACACTATATTTATATTTATGCTTGCTTTCTTAAACGATAAATCTTATATTTACCGCCCTTACTTGAACCGTTGATAATGTAATTACCGCTACGTACATATTCGCCCTGTACTTGATTTTTAGAATCTCCAGTAGATTCTGCGGTTTTAACAACAGTCTTAGTAGAAAGACTAGAAACATCCTGGTCAATAAACAAGATATGGTCTCTGCTCTGGTCCTTACCAGAACCACCAGTAGTAGTTGCACGTAATGCAATATCGCCACGTTTTAATTCCATACCTTCTTCAACTTCGACTTCTTCGTATAATTCAGGGTGTTCAATCATATATTTCTGAATTTCACGTGTATTAAGACGCTTCTTGTCGGTTGCATAATTCATAATGCTCTTGTCAACAGCCGCAAGAATAGGAGTAGCAAATCCGGAACAGTCAATACCTTTAGTTTTGTCTCCGTTCCAAGAACGATCCTTGAATTCCATGCTTGTCGTATCAACATAGTCCTGATGACCATATACAAGACCTTCAGATTTACTAATCGACTTCATTTCTTCAATCTTAGAAACGAGAAGACCAGTATCGCCATTAGAAGAAGATGCACCCGTTACATTCAAAGTATTTACACTAGCAAGCTGTCTATCAATTTCTAGGATTTCATCGACGCTTCCATTATTCTTTATCAATTCACTACGCTTCTTAAACAAATCTAACTGTTTTTCAATAGAAGCATATTCTTCATTATTCGAATTTAAACCAAGAGATTGAGCTTGGCTTAAACGTTCAGAAAGATTCATCTGAATAGCATTTAATTCGGATTGTGTTAACGGACGTTGAGTAGTCAATGCGTTTGCTTTATTCTGATGAATTGTAGCAGCATTTTTATTATATTCTTCCTGAGTTCTCGAATTAAGTATATCGTCTTTAAATGTTTCAGGATCAGGAAGTGAAGAATGTACTTCTCCGATTTCTTCTGCAATAGAATTTAATTTATAACGAACTACAAATTCTGCTTCTACTTCAATAGGATTACCGAAGTTTAAGTTTGAAAAATTCGGAGAGCTAAGTCTCTTTAAATGACAAGCATAGATATTGGAAACAACCGTATTTCTCATAGATTGGTCTAATTCGTCAATCTTTATTTTAATAATTTTTGGAGCACAGTTATTCCATAAATTTGCTTCCATATCTGCATTTTCTATATTGTTAAATAGAAAACCGTTGAGAAAATAAGTAACACTCATCTTATCGGTTTCCATAAAAACAATCTTCAATGTAGACTGACCGAAATCGAAAATAGGAATTACATATTGTGTATTACCGAATCTCTGTCTATTTTCCGTATTCATATTCCAAATCGGAAGTTCTACAGATTTAACGTAATATGTCAAGGATTCGATTTCTTCTGCACCTTTATTGTAGAAGAAAGTAACTTTAAAACGATATGCGATATGCGGTTTAATCGTTTTATTAAAGCTATATACATTCAATAATCCCATGCTATATTTATAAATGAAAAAAGGAACACCAAACGGTGTTCCCTTTAAATTTTCGGAATTAACCTATTCTTTTATGAGTTCATATCCGTTTCTTTCAAGGATAGCCTTGGCTTCCATGAATTTGTTTCCATGTGAACGTTCTTTGTCTTGTTTCTTTGCACATGCTGGACATATGCATTCTTTTTTGTTGGTAAAATCACAGTCGTCATCACCCTTGATAACCTGACCGCATTTCTTACACTTTCTGAATTTTCCTTTTCCATTAAATGATTCAGCCTGTAAGTCTGCTTCATAGTCGAATTCATCATTTTTAAGAGTATCTTCAACTGTAGGTTCCTTACGTGTGAAGATGTGCATCATGTCGATAATAAGTGCACCGAATTCATCTTCGATTTCATCATATGTACTGTAAACATTATCGGCAATGTACTGGATGCATTCGCTGGTAGTACAAGGAGCGTCAAACTTCTTACAGTGTTCGATATATTCCTTGACCTGACGGATAACCTCAGGTTCAAGATCTGCTGCAGATTCAATAATTCTTTTCATTTTTAACCTCTTTCTTATTTATATAAATATTCAGTTAAGCAAATTGTGAGGTGATATGAAAATAGCCGGATTAGACTTGTCTGTGACAAGTAGTGGAATTATTATTGAAGAACTGGACGATAAATTTGATATTGTGAACCTTGAACGTCACGGGTTTACAACAGTTCAAAAAAATGCTATATTAGAAGGTATCGAGCTTTATCGATATGAAGATTACCGTAATACATACCAACGTTACACAGCTCTTCAGAATAAGATTCTTGACTGGTGTAAGGATTGCGAGTATATCGGAGTAGAAGCATACGCTATTTCTCGAGGACAAAATGGTAAGGTTTTCGACCTTGCCGAATATGAAGGTTATATTAAACAGGAGTTATTCAGACAGGGCAAAAAATTACGATTCTATCCGCCAAACCAGAATAAGAAGATATTCACCGGTTATGGTAAAGCCGATAAAATCAGAATGAAAAACGAAGTAGTCGACAGAAACGAAAAGAAGAGTTATGGCAATATTCTTTTGAATATTTCAGATCTTCCGCCGGTTAAAAACGGTAAGAAAGGTACACCTCCTACTTCTGATATTATTGATGCATTTTCATTGGCCGAAAGTTTAAGACTTGAATTAAAGCTTAAATTCGGTGTAGAAAAGATAGATGACCAGCCAGATTATATTAAAGAAGTATTTGTAAAGTCAACAGAAGAACATCCTCTCGGATTATTGAATACTGATTTTATCTATAAATAATACAGAGGTTTGTTATGGCAGAATATTTAAAAGAAGCACTTGAAATTCTCAAGGAAAACGGTTATATTGTTGAAACTTTCAATACTATCGGCGATTCCGACAATGATATAGACGGTGACCGTTATGACGGAAGACCACTTAAAGTTACTGTCGGCGGCGAATATACTGGAACAGACTACGAAGATTGGATTGGTACAGTACGTGATGCTGTTTGGGATTGCTGCTGCGGCTACGATATTCCAGTTGAACAGTTCGACCAGTTCATGGAAGAACATACCGGTGACATCGAAGACGCTTGGATTGTCAAGAAATGGCCTAAGGAATTCGGTAGATCCCTATTCAGCAAGTATTTCGACGAATTTGATATTGCTGGTGAAGAACAAGAAAATTTTCAGCCGATTGAAGATGTAAAACCTGATAAGTTCCAACGTAACAAGAATAAATTTAACCGTAATTCTGGAAAGCGTTCACATCATAGCTTTGATGAATTTGATGATTAATAAGGAAAAATAAAATGGTAAGTAAAATATTTTTGGATGTCGATGGCGTTCTTGCCGACTTCAGAGGCCAGTGCGAACGATACAACTGTATCGAAGGTACTAAAGTCGATTGGAATGTCATTCATAGTGCAGGCCCTAAGTTCTGGGAAGAAATCGATTGGACCGCAGAAGGAAAACAGGTCCTTGATTATCTGAAAAAGCTTACTACCGAGTTGGAAATCGAATTGTATATCCTTACAGCAGTTCGTGCTCAGGATGGCAAGGTTGGTCGAATGAACTGGCTCAGGAAGAATGTCGGTCTTGACAAGCATCACTTGTTGATTGTCAACGGCGGTAAGGAAAAAACTTACTATGCAGAACCTGACGCTTTGTTAATCGACGACTACGAAAAGAACTGTGCACTATTTAATGAAGCTGGTGGTCAGGTAATTCAGTTCAAGTCATTTGACCAAATGAAAAATAAACTTGAAGACATGATTTAAAAAATAAAGGAGATTTTAAAATCTCCTTTTTAATTTTATAATTTCTTAATTAACAATACTTCGTCTATCAGTTTTCGATACCCGTAATAATCGATTACCGTTTCAATAACGTCATCGTCGACATATTTGATAAGCGCCGGAAGAACATCCTCGGTAAGGAAAACATCCTTCGTAATAAAACGAATAAGACGGTCTTTCGTATTATCGTCGTCGTCAAGTTCGGTCGGTAAATCGTTTACAAGACAATAGTCGACATAAAAATCTTCTGCGAGCTGGTCGGAAAGTAAACCAACAATCTGTAATGCAATCTTCTTGCCATATTCAGGCTTAGCAAGTACGAACTTCTGAAGTCTTTCCTTCCACGGCATAGTTGATTCAATTAAATATTTTCTAGTCATTTTAAACCTCTACTTATATTTATAAATATGTTATGGCAACAGATTACGCTTCAGAATTCACAAAATTATTTAAAAGTGGTAGTTGTTCAGTTAGAAATAAGGACTGGAACGCCCCGAAATATTTTGATAGCCAGAATAACGACTGTTATGCTGCTGAAGCCGCTCTAATGTCATCTTTAACTTCCGAGGCTTTCGGTAATTTCGGTTTCCAGGTACAATATTATATCAAGGATATTTCGACCAAGCAGGATAGACTTTACGGTGAAGATCCTATCGAGAACGTCAAGAGAAGATTCACTCTCAAGATGTATGCCGAACAGTTACCGGCATATCAGAAGACTTATACTCTACAAGGTATGACATACGAAGAAGTCATAACTTGTATGTGTACTATCCAGCATTTTATGGAAGCTTCGAGATACGAATACGGCACAAACCAGATAAAGTACAATTCGGAAGTTCCTAAAATAGGCGATATTATTTACCTTGAATATTCTAACCTTTTCTATGAAGTAATCAACGTCAAAACGTTCGCTGAAGGAACATCGTTCTTATCCAGCCCGATTACGTATACGTTCACATTGAGAATCTGGAGAAACAACCACCAGAATATTGACGAGAACAACGAGAACTCGGACAATATGGACACATTACGTGCATTTACGGAACTTGACGAAATTTTCGATATTGACGAAAAGACTTCAGAAGGTCATGCAACTTCTGAAGTAGGTTCTAAGAGTGATATTCTTGAAATCAATACTGACTTACCGAAAGATAAGACAGATGAAGATAAGCCTAAGGATAGTGTTTATAGTCATATCGCATACGAATATGAAGATCCGCAAGCAGAATATACGGATGATAAGTCCAAATATTATGACCCGTTTGCTGGTTGGTAATTAGAAATCTGTCGGTATTTTAGACAGAGCGTAAGCGCCGTTATCGAACGACTTTTTCTGCGGGACAATCTTAAGATTTCCGTTAGGTTCACGCTTGTTAATATGATATGTCCAGATGTCTGAGTGGAATGTAAGTTTACATTTCACTACCTCTTCGCTATTATAATCCAAATCGGATTCAAAGTCAAGGTTCTTAAGGACACAGTTTTCAAAATGGAATTCGCCGTTGAAATTACTGTTCTGGTTGGACTCGCCAGTTTTATCCTTCATCATTACTATGATTTTATCGATAGTAACATAATCCTTTGTACCTACACGAGACGAATAGATTTCATGTTCCGGGTGAACTGGATAAATCGTAGACTTATTGTAACTTACACCGTCTGAAGCCATCAAGTCCTTAAGACAACGGGCATTAATCTGGGCGATATTATATAACTGGTTATTATCGCTCGGTTCTGCACGAACGGTAAATCTGAAACTAATGTCTGTTCCATAGTTTCTTACAATCGGGAAAGTCTTTTCAGAACCGAAATACTTTTTTGTAACGGTGACAGTTTCAAACTTCGGTAATGTAGCGGTTTCAGCTATAAGGTGGTCGTCGTCAATCTTTGACGTACCGGTTGTCTTATAGAAAAATACATGGAATAACCAGCCTGGTTGCGGATCAGACATGTTAAAAAAGTTTTCGTTAATAAAAATACTGTTTGGCATAAGTTATTCCTAAAATGTTCTATCATTATACTTCGTATTGAAATCCATCCAGTTATACGTAAATATCGCATCACGTTGAATAGTATCATCGCTTTCATAACTATATGAAATACTTGGAATAGATACTAGTTTACATTCGTAGAACTTGTATTGCTTGAAATAATCTCCCTTGTCACCGTCGTTAAGTCCCATAGAATTTGTAGACGGATCTCTATACTGGTTGAATATCTTGACTGAGATTATTCCTGGTTTCGTGTTTATATTCGAAATATTTGAACTACCGTTTGCCTGAGGAGTAAGTGTATCTCCTTTTACTCGTGTATCTGTACCGTAAGAATATGCAGCTGCATTGTTAGGTATCGAATTCGAAGTATAGTAGAACTTGTTTAACGCTTGTATATGATAAATCTTTTCAAGAATGGTAGTTACTCTATATAAACTGTCTTCATTGAATTTAAACGTGATTGTACCTGAATTTTCTGCACGTGTTGGAATCTTGAAATTTAAACCACCATAATATAAGTCTGCCGTATTTATCTTTCTATCGGGTATACTTACTGAAACTACTGCTTTATTCAATAGTTCCATATCGTTTTCTGTTATTAATGAGTTATTATCACTCTTGAAATTCATAAAATCATTGAAGACTGCTTTAAAAGTCCAGCCTAAAGCAGGTGGTTGATTATAAAAATCATTATCCCAGATAGATCTTAGATTTCCACGAGTTGGTCTACCCATTTTTGTAGTTAAATCGTATACACCCATATCTATATTTATAAAACATCAGTTAACGGGCGCAAGCGCCCACAGCTGGCAAGCCAGCGTTTTATTGGCGCTATGCGCCACATCAGGCGTTGCCTGGATGTTTTATTTTTTAAATCTTTTAAATTTTTTATACAGTAAGCCTTAGCGAGGTTTCTGTACTTCTTACAGTAAGAGGATTTACGTATTGACATATCGGGCTGGTCATCCTGTACTCCGAGCTACATTCAATACAACCGATGGCGGCTATATGTATTTAGTGCTATAAATACTTCAGTGGTGGAACGTTATCGGTTACGGCCATTAGCTTCTAACTGGTCATGACTTCTGCCCGATCATAGTGTAGGATATACACCTTATAATCCTAAACGGCCAAAGACATTGCCGATACACTCATTGGATTGACGTTCGTTACTGTGACTTTGGTCTTCTATGTAAAAATTTTTATTCAAATATAAGTAAAATTTTTTATTGCGTAAATTAAAAATAACGTTTATATTTGAATTTTTTATAAAAAAGAATAAAACCTGGAAGTTTTTCCAGGTTTTTTCTATATTTGGATATATATTCAGAATTACGAGATCCAGAATTCTCCGTTCGGGGATTCGAGACGGATATTTTCGAGGCAGTAATCGTATTCTTCCTTATAGCTGGCATAGAGCGAATCACCGTTCAACTGACCACCGCCGGCGATAGTCAAAGTATATTTTCGGAGTGCATTTGCCCAGACCATGCCTGCACGAGCGACAACCATCTTACGGAACATAATATCGTTGAAAATCTTTACAGACTTCTGTTTTTTATAGACTTCCATAATTCCCTTACAAGGGTGACGCGGAGTAGGCCAAACTGAAAGTTCCTTTTCTTTCTCGTTGTATCGTACCTGATAAGATTCACCGAAATCCATCTTGGCCTGTTCGAGCCACTGAAGTGCAGCATTCCAGCTTCCGAGAACATCGCCGAAACCAGCACTGTTACCGTAACAGGAACCGCGGAAAATAGATGAAGCATTCATACTCATTACAGAATCGTAAAGTGCATTGTGCGGGAGCGTGAAAAGTTCGTTAATGTCGCCGAGCCAGTTGGCCGTAGCGAAGTCAACGACGGATTCCAATTCCTGACAAATCTTATAATGTGTACATCCAGGAATAAGGTCAAGAACCAAGTAATCACGATAGTTACCCTGACGGAAATAATATCTTTGGATGTAACGGATGCAGTCACCGATGATATAGTTTAACTGTTCATCTGAAATTTCAACGCAAATAACCGGACTACCGAGCATGAGCTTGATGTAGTTTCGAAGCATTGCGATATTCTGAATAGTAGTAGCTTCCAAAACTGGGTCATTCTGACATGGACCAGGATAAGGAGGCATAGGCACCGAACCGGTATGTGCGTTCGGTGGCGGAACCGGTCTTCCAGAAGGAGGCATCGGTGGAGGTGGAGGAGGCATTGGACCAGGACCCGGTTTCGGAGACCAAGGGAAATTTGGAGGTGGAACCTGGATAGGATCGCCAATAAAGCCTTCAGTATTCATTTCTTCATTCATACTATATTTATAGAAACTGACCCTAAAGGCTGTTATAAATATAGCATGGCTGAAGAAAAACAAATGAATAGCATCGAATATTACGTTCGAGAACATAAAAGATTAAATCCTGAACCGTATAAAACCAGCACATTTCCTGGTTTTTATGATGAGTCAGTTCTTAAAACTAAGGAAAAGACAAGTTCACCGTTAAATATTCCGGATGACGCATTACAGGATGAAAATGACGCGACCACTGAAAAAGGATGGATTGCGCCTTATGATTTTTATAAGAATAACAGCCATACAGTAAATGATGATATTGACCCGAATAACGGTTTTATTCAGGCTAAAGATACAACGACTGATAACGTTTTTAAATATAAGGATTTATATTGGTGGTGTGAAGATTTACATAACTGGTGTGTTTATAAGTCTGACTGTGTAAACTATCAGTATCTTAATTCTTTTTATCTTCATGTCTGGAATGGTTTGGATAACTGGGTTCCGGCAACTTATTCTTTCAGAGTATTCCCAAATCAAAAGTTTGCACCGTTACAGAATAAAATTATAAATGCTAAACTTGACCGTGGTGAATATATTGTAATGCACCGTGGTGCATTGAAAAATACTCCGAATAACTGGCTTTTTAGTAATGGTCCATTGACTATTAACCATGCTTTTGTACTTAAAAAGGCCGATAGATATAGTGTAAATTCAGAAAATAATTTCCAGGCAATACGATGGTCATCGCCTAAACATATTGTTAATACTACAGAATATAGCCAGGCAGATGATTTGATGAAAATATCTGTTGCGGGTAATACTTTCTATGTTGATTTTTATATTCGTGACGAATTCGCTAGAACTGACTCTATGTGGGTCATGTTCACTACTGATGCGAATAATAAGGAAATTCCAGCTCATTCTCCATTCTATTCTAACCATCAGTTAAATTGTTGTCATAGAAAATCTTCAGGAAGCTGTACTTTTAGTTATCCTGTTTGCGAAAATGCTGGCGTAGGTAATGGCGCAGTAGCATACAAGAAAGAAAGTCAGTGTAATAGTTATAATAAGTATAGTTCTTCACCGAGAACAATTTATTGGGATAATACAAACAGCGGCAGTTTTGAAAATAAGTTAATAACTGATAGAACAGCATTTGAAAATAAATATGGTTCTGAAAAATTAAAGACGCCGTTGAATTATCGATTCTGTAAATATAACCATGTGCTTATGTCATCATTGGCTATGGAAAAGATATTTGCAGTTCAGATTTATACAAGAGACAGTAATGGAAATCTTTCATTAGTACCAAATATCTGGATAAATCAAAATGCGCCGACAGGCGATAGAAGAAGTCTTGGTAATGTTACAAATAATCCACCATTGTATATGAGTTATGTCGATATTGCTGAGCTTTTCTTTAAAGGAACAATGGATGGTCCTGTATTATGGTCAATGCCAGCAAATATTGATAGTGACAATTCTACAGAAGATTATGACCGTGATATTATTTGGAAACCGAAGAATTATTTATTGATGACTACGTTGTTAAGTATGCTCCAAGAAGCATACAATGATGAACATCCAAATAAGTTCTTTGATATGGATATTGAAAAGACAAAGAAATGGTATACGAATACGGTAGATACCATTTCGACAGAATCCATGTATTTTACGGTTTTATACCAACCAGATTCTAATAAAAATGTAGTAGTAAGACAGGAATTTTATAAACCGATTGTAGAAGAAAAAAATTTCGGTCATGATCCAACTACTACTTATACGTGGGACACTGCTGGTTGGGTATATGCTATTCCAGGTGCAAATATTGGTGCAGCATTAGGTGACCTTATTTCTTGGGGAATGTCGTCTAGTGATAAGAAAAAATATATCAAACCACAGCCAGCAAATTCGGCAGTAATGTACTTCAGTCATGAAGATAATAAGTATACCTTGACAAGTGTAAAGGATTATACTACTGTAGTTGGTGATGCCAATGAGAATAATACGAATATACAAGGTTATAGGGCAATGGGTTCTATTGTCGAGAACATGTTGAACAATTTGGCATCTGGACAAAGAATTGAAAATATTGACTCGATGATAATATACCCTGGCTATAAAGATTTTACTATTACAGTTAAGGAATTATTTAAGCCATCGACTTCTAATCTTCGTGAAGGTACTAGTATTTCGAATCCGGCTATATACAGATTACCTACTGGCGATATTGCCTTGTGTTCTCAGTTGCATTGGGGCGGTGAACAACGTATAATTGGTGGTCCTGGCAATTTGAATCTTCCTAATCCGGTTCAGGATAGTGTTGACAATGCTGATAAGTTTATCAATAAGCAATGCCAGCTTTATTTTGGAAACGGTAATAAGAAGACTATTAATGAACATTGGCTTAAGGAATATAATACGGAACTTGATTATTCAAGTAAAGATTTCGGTATTGTTGAAAATCAGGCACTTCAGTCAGGCTTCGTTTTTGAACAAATAAATAATAATAATACTGATAAGTTTAAATTGACATTATCTACATATAGACCAGTTGTTATTACGAGCGTATCTGGCGAAAATGTGGATGTCGCAAAGAAGTGGTAATATGCAATCTTTCATTTTCAATAATTATAAGAAGAAGCTTTTAAGCGGTAGACTTTCACAAGATGACGTATGGTCATTCTATCTCGTTAATAAGCAGTTTGGTGAAGACTTGGAAGAAGTCTTGCCGAGTATTACCGATATAGACGCTTTACAGGCTTTTATTTATTCTACTGATGCGACTATTGCTAAGAAGGGTTCAGCGCTTGATAAGTATACTCAGCCGTATACTCCGGTTCGTTATACTTATAAGGTTGCCGATAAGACTGTTAATTCTGAAAGACCAAGTTATGTTGACCTTGATAACTGGGAAGAATTTAATAAGAAATACCCTAAACAGGTACATTTGTATCACTTCTTTTTTGTTCCCGGCGGTGCATTATATCGTGAATATGAAAGCGATGAACTTGACTATGCTGGAAATAAGGTAATGAAACCACGTGGTTTCTATTATGTAGAGACTACTGAAGAACTTAAATGGTGCGCTGAAAAGGTTAACGGTATTGTAAACGGTAATAAGTCTGAAGTTTACAATAATAAAATCAATATTGTTTTAGGTGACAATATCGGTTACGGAAAAGCTCTTGAAAATGAATACAAGGAAATAGATTTTTCAATCGGTTCTGATATTGATAGACCGTTTGAAGGTATCTTCTACGGTAATGGTTATATAATTCAGAATATTGAATTGGTATGTAAAGGAAATAGCACCGGTTTAATTGGCTATCTCGGTACAAGCGGTTTAATCCATACTATTCGTGTAGCCGGTCATAATTTGATTCGTTGTGGTAAAAAACTAAATATTACCCACATGATGCAGGATGCCAGCGATATAAATGCTGGTTTCCTTTGCGGTAAGAATAATGGTACTATTTCAGATGTAACCTTTACAGGTAAGGTTACTTTTGCTGATTTTGTTCCAGGAGTTTATACTGTAAGTAATAAAACTGACGAAGATGGAAATGCTTTCGATAATCCTGATGTAAATACATATTATCCAGATTATCTTTGTATAAATTCTATTGCAAATATTGTTCCATATATCGGTTATTTCAATGAAGGTGTTTTCGGTACTTGGGCATATAGTGCAGGCCCGTCACTTTATCCGACAAACCAGTTCAGTGCATCCAATAAAGGTTTTTGGAAGTCTAATGCAGTTTATGCCGGTGATATATCTGTTGGAACAATCAGTAATTACTATCCTTATGATAATCGTGGTTGTGGTGAATGGGCATATCCGAAAGCTGTAGATAATGCGAATGACATTTATGAATCTGTAACGGGTCATACATTGTTCTATTCTATCAATACAATGTTTGATACCAATATGTTGGTCGCTGGAAAACAGACTGACTGGAGTACATATCTTTCGTTATTGAAATATACATATTCTGCAAATCCTACTACAAGGCATTCGATTTGGAATTGGGAAATTCAGTCTACACAGTATCTTGATAAGCCTTTAAAGATGCACCAGTTTAACCGTGTTGCTTATAATACTGGTTTGCTTATCGGTTGTAATGAAGGTTCTGTTTATAATATTGCAATGAATGCGACAGCATATACTTCTGGTACTTATGTTGGTTTCTTAGGAGGTATCGCGGGTAAGCAAGCAGTTAATGGTAATTATGGTTTCAATAACGTTTGTGTTAACTTGACCGCTGCTGACGTTGTAGACGACAAACGCGATTATTATATTTCTGACGACGGTGATACTGTTCGTGTTGAAGATACTAACCCAGAAAATATTGTAGAATTCGTAACTGATTTGTTGGCTTCCGAACCGAATTATTCAGTTTTGAATAACCCGTTGTATGGAACAAAAAGCTTATATAACAGCGACGAATATCGTAAAAAATTAAATATCGGTGGTACTAATTCTGATGGTACTTTTGACTGGGGTGATACTTCGTTAATTCGATTGAATATTAACGGTTATTCCGGTATGACCTCTGGAACTCTTAATCATGAGTTTGATATTGCACAATCCGCATTTGATGGTATTTGCTATCATTATAATGGATTTGGTTATGAAATGCCAGCTCCGCCATATATCGAACCGCATCAGAAGTTTGCAAATGCTTGGATTTTAAGGAATACCATTTTAGCCAACAGTGCATATTCTGGCAGTCTTACCGCTATTAATACGGTTGAACCTTATTCTGGTATGCATGTTGAAGATTCTGCTGAAATTGCATTATCAAACTATGAAATTTTTGATAAGCGTACAGGCGGAACTTATGGATTTAATCATTCCAAGTCTTTGGGTATAATTTATAATTACGGTCGTTACGGACATGAAGGATCTTTAACTAATGATATTAAAGACCCATACAGTAAAGATACTGACGGAAATGCTCTTTCCAACGATGACAAGATTCAGGTTAGAGAAGCTAATTTGGTAGCAGGTCCTGAAGGCTATGCATTTACAACCTATACTGATTTTGCTACTTATAGTATTGATAAGTGGTATAATAGTTGGGGTATTAGAGATTCTGTAAAACTTGCATTTGACCATTTTGGTTCTAATGGATTTGCAAAAGATGAATTCTATATTTACAACTGTGCTATTGGAAATTTGGTTCTTAAAAAGCGTGATACAGAGTTAAGACTACCTAATACATTTGAACGTACAATGTATAATGTAGCCGGAATTTATGGCACAAACAGCTATACTTATGATACCTATGATATTGTTGGTGCTACTAATGTAGTATTGTCGATTTACATTAAAAATGTAGTAGCTAAAACTGTTAGCTATTATACTTTGACTATTCCAGAAATCTTGAATAGTGACCAGAGCATTGGCGGTACGAAGTTTACGAATAAGGCTTCTAAAGAATTCTTCATTGCAAACTATGAAAATCCGAATGCTAATAAGCCAGTAGTATCGTTCTTGAAGGAACGTTATGTAATTGACGGTTGTAAGAACTATAAGATTGAATTGAAGTCCATTAAGAATATTGGTGCTTTGTTTGGTTCATTGGTTCTTGGTACTAATAGCACGATGACTAATGTTTCTGCTTACTTGAATAATCAGCATACAACTTGTTTTGAAAGTTTTGCTAACCATAAGTGTATTGAAGGCGGTTTGATTTCTGATTTGGGAACTGTTGTCAATATTAGTGCTTTCGATGTAAGTGCTGCAAGTGCTTCTAACAATTTCTTTAATGATGAAAATCTTAAGAAAATCTGTACGGGACGTAATGGATATTTCATGACGTCTTCGAATCCTGGTCAGCCTGAAGTTTATGTCAAGTATAAGACACTTAGCGGTATAAATTATGGTTATTGGAGTGACGTAGACGGGTTTAAACTTTCCGGTGGTATGACTGTTGGTCTTTTTGGCAACAGCCTTATGTATGCATTCTCTCCGTTTGCACATCCAGAATTACATGACTATTCATTTGATAACCGCTTTGCGCCATTCGCAGCAGTTTGTGAATATAATTCTTCGAATATTAGCGATAAGTATATTAAGAGTACAGCAGCGGTTCAACATTATATTGCTATGAACAATATCAACTGTGTATATACTGAATCTAATAATTATTCAGATATACAGGCAGGTCCTTATAGACATTATGGTCCGATGATTCTTGCAAATAACGATTGGCAGTTCTCTCGTGATAAGGCATTCAACGCATATATGAATACCATTATTCCGACTTATGCTTTCGGTATCGCATTACCGTTTATCGCAGAAATTAAGCCAACATATATGGCAATTCCGTCGATTAACCAGTCGCCGTTGTCGAATATTGATACTTACGGTGATTATACACCGTCTGCAGCATATAAGCGCTTAGGTATGTTTACGATGGACCAGATTGTTGCTGCTCCGACAAATGACCCTAACTATTGGTCTATTAACCTTAACGTTGACCTTCCCGGCTTTGCAGGTATCATTGATAGAACCGAAAATAAGAATACTCAAGTAATGAAGGCATTTGGTTTTGAGATTAATAATGAGGATTCTTCGTTTGAACGCGGTAAGACTACTGGTAATTTGCTTGACCACTTGTTTAACATGGATCAGGTAAAAATCAATAAGCTCTATTACGGTTATATTAGTCCGGAAACCAATGAAATTGTTCCAGGCGAAGGTTATGGCCGAATGCTTCATAATTATGCAGAAGTTGCTGATACCATGAGACTCGGAATGGACCCGCAGTCTGCAAATGATATTGACCCTGATATTTCTGTGTATACTCAGAATAAGGTTCTTGCACCGGATATGTATTTCGGTAGTGACCTTATATTGTATAAGGATGTTCCGTATGCAAGCGGTTATTATGGTGATCCTGGCGCAATGACTATTATCGGTAATAATTATAATCCGTTTAGCATCGGTGAATATCATCAGTATTTCTCTCCGGTAACTACGAGCGCCGTAACAAATAACGTTTTGGCAACTGAACCGTTCAAGTACAACAAGACCGTCAATATAATCAATAGTATTAAGGACCTTGTAAAGGATAAGGACTATGGTTGGTTGTGGTCTGGTATCAAGGGAAATATTATCAAGGCCAATGCTGCAGATGCTTATACCGGTACAGACAAGTTCAAGTATAATTTCGTTAAGGAAGTTCTTACTTCTGCTCGTAAATTTACGCTTCCGGTAAAGCTTGAAGAAAACGCCAATAAGTATGGCTTCTGGTTCAGCGATAGCGTAAGTGCATTGTCTTATGATAAGAAGAACTGTAAATATTATAACGGCGATAATGATGAAATTCGTTATGATGGTTCATTATTGCACTTAGGCGCTACATTCTCGGAAAAGTCTATCTTGGATAGCCTTAAGACAGAACGTATTATTTCTGCTGCAAGCGGCATTATTTGTGAAGACTTTGATGGTTTGCTTGTTGTCGATAAGCATAAAAATAACGTGATGTATATAGATGTAGGTCTCGGTGAATGCGACGGTACTCAGTCTTGGTCTATGACTTGTAGTGCTGAGGGTGTTAACGGTAAGGGATTAATCATGGAGATTGAATAATGTCTGTTGAGTTAGAGTCAGTCAAATATAGTAAAGTTGATAATATCAATAGCAAGGAAATAAAGGTAAGTCCTGCTAAAAGCGTGGTATTCAGACGCTATATTGATTATTTAACTATGAATGATACTCAAAAGCGAATCCGTGATTTTAATCCTGGACGTTACCATATCTATACATTTCCGATAGTTCCTGGAATATCTAATTCTGTAAAATGGAAGTGGGATAAAGAATCGGATAAAGACATTTATTATCTCAGTCAGTATAAAGGAACAGATATTGGCTGTTTAAAAACAGTAACTTTTTTGACGGTCGATAAGGACACACTTACACCGTCGAATAAAAGTTATGAAAAATTATTTGATATTCCTGTATCTGCATGGCTATTTTCTACTAGGAAGAATTTTGATTCTTATATAAAAGATGACTATAATTATACTGCGTATAACTATAATCCTGTAGCTAATAGACTTAATAGAAAGAACTATGAAGAGACAATATTAAAACCTAATAATTTCAATTTTAATTATTGGGGTCAGACATATGATTTCGGAAGCGGTTATAACAATGAAGATTATTTGCTTTATGGAATAACTGAAACTACTTTTGAAGATAGCCAGACTGAAATGACTTCGCTGCCATGCGATTATGAAATCAAGAAAATGACTACGAAGAGCGCAGCCATTGTAATCGCATATCATGCGGATGATATTATAATTCCGGTAACGTATGCGGAATTGCATAATTCTTTCTATACGCCGGATGGAATAATTAGAATTGAATGGTCACAAAACGGTATTATAACTATAGTGTAATATGCACAGAGGATTCGGAACAGTATTGAGACCACATTTATGGGGTTGTAATAAGCCAGAGCTTTCGAGAGTGGCTATTTCTACTGCTATACAAGAATATTTTACTGAAGCATTTAACACACATACGGCTTTACCGTGTTTTATGGTACAAGGCGCTATTACAACTCCTGCAGGAGTTACAACACCGGCTATTGGACCAATAGGAACTATAAGTACATTTATTCCCGGTATAATTAACCCGTTGACATTTACACAAAAGATAAAGAAAGAACCGTTTTATGTTCAGCTTGTATCTATTATAACGGATTTCTTAAGAACTTGTACTGTAACCGTTGATATTAAAAATATCGGTGCTGTTGTACCTATGATGGTACCGTTTCAAGGCTTGTTGAATTTGACACCGTTCGGTCAACAACTTGAAACAAGCATGAAGACTATAAAAGCCCCAAATGCAGAAGCTTGGTATGCAGGACTTGATTTGTATTTTGAAAGTATTTGGACTTATATTTTAGGAACACAAGTTTTCTATTCTTCTCCATGTGCGGGCGGTGTCTTCAACGGGACTATTACATTTACCGGCCTTTCTTTGGCTGTATAAATAAGGTATGGCAAATACTGATATTTCCGCATATTCATGGTTATGTAATACGATGAAGAGTATTACTGCCCCTTTGAGTGAGGGCGGTAATATCGTCTGTGATAATGAAAAAGATACTGTTGATTCCGCAATAAATGACGCGTATGACCTTTTTGGCTTGAAGTGTGTCTACTACCGAGTAACAGAAGATTTGAAGCGTGACAAGCTCTATGGTGAAGACCAGCTGCGTTATATACTACGTAGCTGGTACTTCAACGGCTATATCCAATCTCTTCCTCCTAATGTCAGAATCTATCAGCTTCAGGGCATCTGGGGCGATGATACTGTAAAGATGTTTGCAAGTATTGACGCTTTCAATTATTTCTCTACATACGGCGGAGTGGATAAGAATACACCGGAAGTATATGCGCCACAGTCTCCTTCTATTGGCGATATAATTTATATCCCGGCGAATAATTATTTCTATGAAATTCGCGATGTCAAATACTATGAAGAAGCTTTCGGTTTGAAACCGCATACATATACCTTCACTTTGAAGATGTATAAGGACAACAAGTATACGATTTCAGCAGATTCGCCAACATTGTCTAATAGAAATGACCCCATATACCGGGTCGCGCCTTCGGCGCTTAGTGCACAGTTTAATTACGAAGATCCATTGGCAATTAATGATAACAATTTGGCTTCGGCATGGGCAGGAAAAGACCCATATAATACGGATATGCATTACGAATATCCTGACCCGTTAGTTGAATATGACGACGATAGGCCAGCGGAAAATAATAAGAAATATTATGACCCTTTCCAGGGGTGGTAAAATTAGCCTTATATATAAACATAGAATATGTCAATTTTTTGTAAAAAATACCGACAGGGTATTTTCTACCCTAAAAATCCTAGCAAATGTTTGAACGTTAACGGTGAGATTTCTGCTAGACCTCCTGAATATCGTTCAAGCTGGGAATACAAGCTCATGGAGTGGTGCGACACTCGTGAGCGTGTTATCAAATGGGGTAGTGAAATTCATAAGATTGAATATTATTCTGAAGTGGACGGTAAGATTCATAGGTATTTTATCGATTTTTACTATGAAATAAATACAATACACAACGGAATTAAAAAGTATGCTATCGAGGTAAAGCCTAGCTGTCAGATAGCAAGACTCGACGAGAACGGGATGGTCATCTACCCGGATCCGCCTAAAAAGAAAACTCAAAAATCGTTGCTGCAATGGCAAGAACGTTGCAATGTTATAAGAATTAATAACTGTAAGTGGCAGGCCGCACGAAAATGGTGTCAAGAAAACGGATATATCTTTGATGTATTATCCGAAGAAGACGTAGGTTCCTGGGCCAGTCAAAGGAATGTTAATAAATGAGTGAAATGAACGTCGATGTATTCGATAAATTAGATGAAAAATTTGATATAAAAGAAGAAATACAAAAAACTGAGGAAAAAACCAAGAAGGCTATTGTTGAAGTAAAGAATGGTATCGCTCAGCAGAAATATAATCTTGAAGACAAGGAATATCTTAAGACCGAACTTCAGGATTTGATTTCAACTAACAGGATGGTTCTTGAGACACTTGCCGGACAGATTAAGTTCGGATGTGACCTTGGGCTTATCGCGAGCTTTGCCAATATTTCTAAGACTATTACCGAAAACCTTTCAGAGCTTATCAAGCTTGAGAAACAGGTTACGGATTACCAAATCACAGAGTCTAATGAGAATATTAAGTTGGCAGCAATGGAACAGAAGGAACGAATTGCAAATAATCGTATGTCTTCTAAGGCCGGTAAGTTGCCAAATTTGACGCAGACAAACAATATATTCTGTTCTAATTCTCGTGACGCTTTAGACATGATATTAAACAACAAACAAAAGCCCGAACTCGTTGAATCCGAGATGCCTAATTTTAAGTTTGAAGACGAAGGAGCAGAGGGATAAGGATGGTTTTTTCAGTGCATTACAAAATTTCACATAGAAACGAATTTTTAGAGAAGTATTTCTGTAAGACTTTTAAGAACTGCGTCGATGAAGACGTAGAAATTTCCAAAGATAGACTTACAGACCTCATGGAATTGATGGTTAATCTTATTTTAACCGAAAATAAGGCCGGTTTATATGACCTTTTGACGAAGAAAAACACTAAAACAGCTAGGATTTTCTTCAACTATTTGACATGCTCCAATATCCGTTCTATAAATAAAGAGATAATCAAGGAACGAATTGAAGCAATTTATAAGTTCTAGGAAGGAAAATATGAGAGATTTAAAAGAAATTTTAGAAGAAACGGTTAGTCCGATTAATCTTTCATTCAGTACAGAATATAAGAAGTTTTTGACTGAAGCGGATGATTTCGGAGGAGACGATGCCGGCGGTGACGACGCTGGAGACCCGTTTGCAGATGTTGGCGGTGATGATGCTGCCGCTGATGATGTCGGTGGTGGTGACGCTGGTGATCCGTTTGCTGCAGATGCAGGTGGCGGAGCTGCTGGTGGCGCAGGTGGAGCTGGCGGAGCCGGTGGCGATGCTAACGCTCAAGGTGCCGATGGTGCTGAAGATCCAGACAAGAAACTTTCCCCAGTTGATGACGGTTCTCATGAAGATGACCCGGATTTCACACAGGGACAGGCAGATTCTGACGACGTAACGTTGTCTAAGAATCCTGCAGGTAAGATGATGTATGATACTGAAAAGGTCATGCAGACAGTCATGGCTGTTATTCAGTCTCTTAAGGACGACCAGCTCGTTGAAATCGAAAAGGTTAAGACTGCAATCGAATTGGTATTCAATGGTAAGAAACTCAATGATGAAGATCTTGAATTTACAAACTTGAAGAATGCTATTTTCTTGATTAAGAAAGTCGGAGCCAAGCTTGATACCAAGCATAGACTCTATCTCTATCGTAAGATTAAGGAACCTCTCATTCAGAAGCGTGACCAGATTAAGCAAGACATTGCTGTTAAGAAGGGACAGCTTCAGAATGCTCGAGAAGTTCTTACAGCGATGGACGTCAAGTAAGAGTATTATTATAGGAGAAAATAAAAAGAGGATTGTTTTCAATCCTCTTTTTTAATTATTGTTAAAAATTATTAAGCGAGTGAATTATAGAAAGTTACGATTGCCGAAGCAAGTTCGAGTGTACTATAATCACGGGATGTATAATTCTTAATATACTTGTTGAAAGCCATCGGGCTGCACTTGGAAGAATCGTTAACGATTGATTCTTCACGGTCGATGCTACCATCCTTGGATTCGACAGTATTGATAATCTGTTCGCAAGCACCATGAATCTGCTTTTCCCAAGATTGAATCTGGTCGATAGCGTCCTTCATACGCTTTGTCTGGCTGATAGTATCATTAAAACTAGTACCGATAGAATCGATAACGGATGTAGCAATATCAACCTGAGGCTTAATAGCGTCACGGATAATTGTACGAATATCCTTACCTTTTTCTTCTGCGGCCTTTTCAACATTCAAGTCGTTATCTTCGACAATAATCTTATAATCCTGTGTGGCATTATAAAGATGGTCGATAAGTTTTTCAAAATCTTCTGTTATCATTTAGAACCTCTGATATATTTATAGATTTCATTAATCAATGAGTCTGGAGATACTCCCGGGAATTGATATGAATCTTCGATATTATTAGATTCACGATTCAAACCTTCACGTGCTTTAGTATCTGCCTTTTGTTCTTGCTTATTAAATACTTCCTTACTATGTTTCAAAATTGCCCATGCTGTAGCATAATATGCATAAAGGTCAGAATGGTCACGATTCTTATCAGTTCCTTCATTGAACATTACACAGATTTTCTTACAGTTGGACTTATTGAGATGGTCACGCATCATTTCGCCAGCATCATTGTCCTGGCTTACGATATTACGTGCAATAGGAACAATGCCGTTACCATTTGTACCATGAACAATATCCAAACCTTTCTTCGCGTTATTTGCAAAGCTTCTCATATACTGGTTGAACTGTTCGACGTTTTCAACCTGATATACCTTGTTGTTTTTATCAGGTGGCAAGATATTACGGAAGTCAACAGAACTAAGACGTTCTTCCAAAGTTGGGATGTTGTGTTTTACGACTTCAAACGGATTTTCTTCGTTATCATCCTGCTGTTCTGGTTCTTGGTCATTAGGTTCATCGTTTTCATAAAGACTACGATAAACACTACCTGGTTTCTTTTTAGGCTTAAGCGGTTCAATTTCTATATTTTCTACGCTTTCTTCAATTTCATCGCCGCTTTGGTTTTCAAGCTGAGAAGCAATACAAGAGCCAATAGCTATGAGCTTATAAAGCTTAGGCAAGTAGTTGAGGTTGTCGAGTTCTTCAACAGCATCATAATACCAGTTATTGATTTTGCCAGCACCATACACCTTTTCAAGTTCAGTAGTAAGAATGTTCTTTAACTCATTCAACTTTTCGTTCTTTGCATTGTATTCATTAAACCAAGAGTCATTACTACAACTACGAGCAAAATTATTAAGACCTTCGACCTCTTTCATGATAGCATCTGTAAATGTTGCTTTAATAGATGCAGCAAGCTTTGTAGCATTTTCTTCAGAAGAAACTTTCTTCTTGAAAGTTCCTACGTGTTCCATTGCCGGGAATGTCTTAATGTCTTCAGAAATATGAATAGCCTGATTTTCGATTACTGGAATTTCTTTAACTTCATTCAAAGCACTTAAACCGTCGACGAACTGCTTAATGCTTTCGCTATTGACGTCAAACTTTAAGTCATCCTTAATCATGATGTCATAAAGGTTGATAATATCTTTAAGACTATTAATACCGACATTGTTGTTTTCGATGTTTCCGTCTTCAATGAAAGATTTAAGAACTTTTTGGATTTCCTTTAAACGTGGAATATCTACATTTTCTTCAAAAATATCCTTTATTGCGGACATTTGTTCTAATGATGCATTCAACTGGTCTTCTTGTGTTTCACCTGTATCAGATTCATCATCTGCTTCACTATCGGAAGAAGACTCATCGTCTTCATCAGCCTCATTTAAGAATTGAGTAAACGGACGATATTTCGGCTTTGCGCTTTCTTCTTCCATTTCCTCTTCTTCAGAGTTTTCCTTTTTCTTTTCCTTTGTATCAGAAACAACAGTATCAGTAGCTTCCTTGTTTATCTTGACATCCTTGTTTTCAGAATACTTGTCATAAACATCAGAATATTTACTTAACTGACCGATAAGATTCTGAACGGCAACTTCAAGAGAAGATTGAGAATTACTGTTAGCGGTAGAGAAAGTATTGTTGTCGAAATCAACAGTTCCGATAGGACCATTTTCCATGAGTGTGAGAAGTTGAGAACAGTCAGCAGTAACAACAACAGACTGTGCAGCAACAGCTTCGCCATAGTTACCATCTTCTACAGCTTTTTGTACTTGTGCTTCGTAATCCTTTGTAGAACCATTGGACTTGAACGCACTCTTGATTTCCTTGAAACCTTCTGCAAAATTGTCTTTAATAGTCTGAAGAAGTTTGCCGCCTTCAGATAAACCCTTACAAAGTCCAAGAACCATACGTGGACCCATATTGAAAATTGTAAGATTTCCGCTATTGATTGCGTCGGCTGCAGATTTTGCAGCTGGGAATTTAGCATAGACATCATCAAGGAATGCCTGCGGACCACCTGTACCCCAACCTTTACGAATATTGATTTTCTTATGGGTAAATGGATCTTCTACATATTTTTCATCGCCGGCGCCGCCTTTACGAACTTTATCCTGCGCTTCCTTAACACCGTTATCGAATGCTGCCTTATATTTTTCATACCAGGACTTAAACTGACGAGGCCAAGTAGCTTCAACCGCATCAGCCTGTTTTGCGGCTATACGTGCATTATTGCTGAACTGAGATACCTTTCGTGGAACCTTTTCGGATTCGTAAAGTAGGTTGGTTGTTTTTAATTCATTAGAAATACTTGCATAATAGGAATCTGTAATACTTTCATCATCGTCATTATGACTAATTTCTTCTGACTTATCTGCGCCAAATCTATTCAAAGCATCATTATTTTTTGCTTCTTGCTGAACAGTTTTCTTTGCGGCGTCAATACGCATTTTTGCTTCAATATCTGCAATACCGTAAAGGAAATTTTCTTCTTCTTCATCGTTGAAAGCATCAATCATTAACTGCTTAAATTTGGATTCGCTGATTTTTGTAGTAGTATCTGCGAGCTTGCTTACGAATTCAGAAGTTCTATAAACTAAAGCCTGACCGATTTTTGTATATGTTGATTTATCGCCGATAGTATCTTCATTGTCTTTTCTATCGGTAGCTTTTTTAATAGCAAGTTTTGGATTTTCAAAATACGAAGCGAGTTTAGAGTCGATAAAAACCTTATCGGCTTCTGCCATTTTACGGTTTGGAATACCTTTTTCGTAACGCTTTTGTGCAGCATGCTTAAGTTCTTCTTTTAACTTGTCGCCGTACTTATCTATAAGCTTACGAGAAAGTTCAGTAAACTTCGGGTCATTATATTCAATAAATTCACTACCAACATAGAAACCAGTGTTTGTTGCACCTGTATTATGCTTGGTTTTATGGATATTGCATACCAAGCTATATAGATTCTTACTTTCTATATCCTTTAACGCATTCTTATATGAATATTCGATGTTTACATCGCTTTCTTTTTTGGCTTCGTATAAATCTAAAAATTTCATAAAATCCTACAGCTTATTTTAATATATTTATAAAAAAGACCATAGCCCATGGTTGAGCTATGGTTATAAATTCAGAAAATTGGCTTATTAAGCTTCTTCTTCGTCTTCTTCTGTTTCAGCCGGAGTTTCGTCTGACTTGGTTTCGTCTTCGTCGGCAACATCATCGATACTTACGAATGTGTCATTAACATCATAAGAAGTAGTTGTCGGTTCGAGAGTCGGATCCATAGACTGAATATCATCGTCTGTAATAGCTTCTTCAGCCGGAGTTTCTTCGGTAGTGTCAATGATGTTCAAGCGAGCACCACAGCATGGACAAACCGGATTGGCAACATCGACATCGTATGTCTTTGTTTCTTCTTCGGTAGCTGTTTCTTCAGCCGGAGTTTCTTCGACAGGAGCTTCTTCCGGAGCAACATCGGAATCTACAGTAGGAACGCCAGCCGGTGTTTCTTCAGTAGAAATTGTGAAGGTTGGATTTTCTTCATCAGGATCACCAAAGCTTTCGCAAAGGAGCGATGAAGCACGTAACATAGCATTATTAAACTGGGTCATTTTAAATTCCTCTTTTTTTTTATTATTTATAAGCGTATGACTTCAATGCTGAGAATAATTCGTTCTCAATATAGAAAGGTGACACTTCAATTCCGTTTTGTTTAACCATGTTGGCTATTGCGTTAGCCTTGGTTTTGACGATTTTCTTCAAACTGTCACTCATATAGAGGAAGCGTTCATTGTAATCGTCAGTTATATTTCCCATGGAATCTGTTGTTGGCTCTTCAACCTCAAGTTCGTCCTTGTAGATATTCTGAGCAGCGTCTTCGATGATTTCAAGTAAGTAGTCGGCAATTTTATTTTCGTTTATATTTTGCTTTGTACTTTCAGCGACATTAACGAGGTCATCGTCTTCGAATTCCTGTTTTGTACTGTCAACGAGACGTAATTTAGCACGACAACATGGACATACAAGGTTATCGGTAGTAACTGTATAAGCTTCTACTTTACCTAGCTTATCCAAACCGTTATCGCCTTCAACGCCATATCCGGTGAGTAACTGAGATGCCAATTTCTGTAAATCGTTCATATATTATTTATAATTAACCGAAGAGAGTCTCGTCGGAAGCTACAGTTTCTTCAACAGTAGGAGTTGTTTCTTCAACAACAGGAGCGGTTTCTTCTACAGTAACCTTGCTCTTGCGTTTCTTTGGCTTTTCTGTCGGAACTGCAACAACAGCGTCAACAATCGGAGCTTCATCGGTTGGAACCGGTGCTTCTTCAACTACTGCAGCCTGTTCAGCTTCTTTCTTTTCCTTGAGGCCGTTAATGAATGCCTGATATTCCTTTTCAAAGGCATCAGTATTTCCAACGGACCTGAACGAATATGAGCGAGTCGGATATGAACGGATAGTATTACCCATTGCGGCACGAGCCTTGTCATATTCACTGTATGTTTGTTCTTCTTCGTAACGTTTTGCAAATCTATTCATCGTTATTTTTCCTTTTTGTTTGTTTTAAACTGTTTATAAAATCAGCATATTCTTCATCGAAAGATTTTGCTTCTTTAATAACATTATTTCCTTCGAGATTAGATATATCTAATTCTTTTGTTTCTTCTTCAGGTTCTTCAACATGTTCTTCAGGTTTATTTTCAACTGGAGTTTCAATACCAAAAAGCTCATTGATATATTCTCGACAATATGCTTTAAGTTCTTCTTTTAATTCTTTCTTTTCTTTTTCTTTTTTAAGATTTTCGATAAAAGCCTGATATTCACGTTCAAAATCATCTAACGTATTAGACTGTTCTTGTGGCTTATATTCCTTAAATTCAATTTTGGGAACTTCAATCGGTTCAAATTTTTTTACTTCTGGTGTTTTAAATTTCGGAATTTTTAAAGGCGCTGTTTCCTGCGTTGGAATAGCAATATCGACATTTTTTATGCTGTCGATATAGTTGCTAAGCAACTTTTTCCTTTTCGCGTCTAAAACACGATGTACCGCTAAATTTGATTGTATTGGTCTTGACATTGATTATCTCTTTATATGTTGAAGTAATGTTTCCGGAATATTATGAATAATCATACCAGGAGGATTATCCTTATTGCCTTTTAAAATTTGAAGGTTGTAAAGTCTAATTCCGCCAACCGGATCCAGAATATTTATTATCTTATAAAGACAAATATCATTCTGTACATTACTAATTACTTCTTCATTCACAACGAACGGTCGCACAGTTTCATCAACTTCATAAGAGCTGCTGTGTGACGTTGCTTCACCTTTGTTATATTCTTTTGCTGCTTTTACGGCTGCGGTAAGTCTGGAAGCAACCCATTCAGGGCAATGATTCGACCTTACGATGTCCTTAATCGCATTTAAAAGAATATTTAACTGTTCTGCTTTAACTTCCATATTAGTCTAATAGATAAGAACGAGATTCTCCATCTTCGTCAACAACAGTAACAGTACCGTCTGTGTTTTCACGGATGTACATACCGTCATCGAATTCATAAACTTTTTCGTTATTTTCGTCAATATATTGACCGATAACGGAGAAACTTTCCTTGAGCTTTCTCTTTTTCTTTTTCTTTTTCTTCTTAGGAATCTGGTTTAACCAGTATTGCGGGTGATGTGCACTCGGAACACCTGCGAAGAATGGGTTTACTGAAAATGGTGAACGATGGAAAAGAAGACCCATACGCTGTGGACAACAACCCTTACCGTCACCGCCATGCGGAATGCCTTGGTCTAAACCGCAAGGAGAACCGACGCCGATACCGAAATCTTCGTCGAGAGTCACTCCGTTTTCTTTTAAAATTTCTAATGCTTCTTCAACTGTCATAATTATGCCTTATTGATTTTTATACCGTATAACTTATTTATATTGTCGGCTTTTACTGCCCATTCCCCGGAATGTGCATATTTATCGTTATATAACAGTTTATTGAACTTATCAATGTCGCCTTCTTGATAATACCAAGCAGCTTGGTCGATTTGTTCTTTTGGAATTCCAGAAACCACTTCATAATGAAGCATTTCATGAATCATAGTCGAAATAAATGCCTTTCTGGTTCTTTTTCGGCTTTTAGAAATCTGAATCTTGTAATTTGATATAGTCTTTTTGTCTAAGTCTACATCATATTTCAAGTCACCGTTTAAGGTATTACTTTCTATGATTTCTATCGGTATTTCTGGGATTTTATTGTTAAAGAATAATCGGTTACACTCCAGAAATAGACTTGATGCTATCTCGTCGTTTATTTCAAATTCCTGGACACTGAGACGTTTCTTGTTTGTATATTGCATAAGATTAATAGGAATCGATGTCTCGCCAGCTCGATTCCATGAAATCTTTGCGGGACTTTACATATGTTTTCCCTTCATATTCCAAGGTTACATTCGAGGCGGTATGATCGATTAATTTCACTTTAATGGCACAGCATTGTTTCACTTCTGGAATCTTGGTCCAATAAATCGCACCATTCATTAACGTAAAACCATACTTGAAGTAGTCATTCTGTTGTTTCTTTGGGCAATTAGGACATGGAGTCATTTTAATGTTTCCTTAATAAATCGTCTAGCTGTGAATTTATTTGACGGACGACGTATTGACGAGCTAGCATACTGGTGTTTGCAAGCTGGTTCTGAATACGCTGGTTGTTATAAACGTTCTGAAGCCAAGTAATAGAAGAAAGATATGGAAGTTTTGGTTTTAACCATTCACGAAGCTTGAACATGAGAAGGTCAAGATTCGAGATACTGTCGTTTTCTTCTTTGGTAACTGGCTCACGAATAAGTGCACCGTTGCGGTCGATGAGGCCGAGCTTGTATGCTTTTGTCTTTCTAGGAATTGTAGTTATCGACTTGAGAAATACGAAAACCAGGATGTTATCGATATTCCTGTCATGCATTGATAAATTGATTTTCTTGCCACTGTTTTTAAGATTTCTCAGTGACATTGCAGCTTCGTTAAGTATTCCGTTAGCTTCGAAACCGCTCGCCAGCATATTCGCATTATTGACGAGACGACGTAAACCCTTCTGACCAGAAGGATCATCCAATGATTCGAAGAATCTTTCCCAGATTATTTTTTCCATACTACTATATTTATAACTCGAATTTTAGCACCATTCATTACACGAGAAGCCTTGGTCGTCGTCAATATCGTAATAATTGTTATATTTTCGACGTTTTTGAGAATTCATAGTGCAACTTTCTATTCTTGGTGCGAATTCTGTCTGAGTTCCTACCCATCCAGGATTAGAAACACATGTAATTTCTGTCTTTACTGTTATAGGTTTATCCGGTTTATCCGGGTTATCAAAAACTTCTTCTTTAGTAATAGTCTTGACATCCATTTTATCCTGACGAACATCGCTGTAAGTAGCCATCTTGTCGCCACCGGAAATAAACTTTTGATATTTTTCTTTAATGCCGTTTATAATCTTTTGGAAAATTCCAGCTTCCTTTTTCTTTTCTTGTCGTTTTGAATATTCGCTATCTTCATTTCGCTTGGTTGCTTCTGCAGAACATTCAGAACTACAATATTTAAAATATCCAACATTGATACTTTTGAATTCTGTTGGCTTTCCGCATATCGGACAGATACCTTCGTTTTCCTTTTTGAGGTATTTATCGTAATATTCTTTGATGCTTGTTATAGCATGGTGGTCTCTTAAGTGCTTTCTGAGCCTATTTGATGCTGCACCTTCATCTATACCTGTAATTTCTTCACCACAAATGGCACAAGTTAGATGAAACTCCTCGGTTTTTGGAGCCATGTTTCGGAGTTTTCTAGCACAACTTACTGAACATGTCTCATAATAACCCTTTGAGACACTAATAAAGCCAGTCTCTTTTCCACAAACAGCACACTTTCCTTCGTTTTCTTTCTTGAAATACTTGTCATAGTATTCCCTGATACTGCCAAAACCATGGTCGTTCTTGACATGAAGGCCATATTTCGTATGATGTTCAAAGCTTTTTCCACAAATTTTACAAACATATCTCAGCATGAATTATTTATAAATAGATTAAGAGATAATATAAGGGTTTATACATGGCCGATACAACATATAAAAGTAGTTTTGTTTTTACAAAAGAGGGTAGAACTCTTCTTGTAAGCCAGACTGGAGGCATTAAATTCGCCATTTTAGGCTATTTACTTGTCGGTGGTTTGGTAAGATCAATGAACGGCGACGATAATACGCCACAAGATGATATTTCTGCAAATTATAACCCAGATACTTCTGCACCAAATTATATTTCAGATGATTCTAAGCCAGATACCACGTTACGTAATTTATGGCATGATATTGAATCCCGTGCAGCTGCTGCTGGTGTTAGCCCTATTGAATATCTTTCAGAAGATCCGAAAATTACGTTATTCATGAAAGGCGTTAATTACGAGATTAATGGTAATGATATATTGCCATCTTCTAAAGATGATTATGCAGAAGCAGTCAAGAATTATAAAGAGCACTTGTTTGGTTCATTCTATATTCCTTCTACAGAATTGATGACCGACCCTAACGGAAACCGTTACGGAACTTATGCTTTTAATTTTGATAAGACCTATCTTAATTGTGATATTAAGAAGGATGTAAGTATTCGCCACGTAATACTTATTGGTAAGCAATATGCAGAAAATCGTGAAGCTACTTTCAATGTTAGTCAGCGACAGGATGCAAGTATTGTAGGTATTGCTGAAATTGTTCAGGATGATACAACATCTGAAAGTGTTCCTCCTGGTATTGAACTTCTTAAGGATCAGAATGAATTTGTTACATTCCAGTGCCAGTTAAGATTTACTGTTACAGAATGCCCGAATGAATTTATCGATATTGAAAACGGTGATAAAGTTGTAATTGATGATAATGAAGGTTCAACTTCTGCAGCTTATGAACCCGTTTCTGATATTGCAAGTAAGCTTGCATTGGTCAATAATGGCCTTAAGACACTTTCTGGTGGTATTACAATCGGTCAGACGGAAGAAATCCTTGATGAACTTCAGCTTGGTCCAGAAGGTTCTATCTGTATGACAAAGACATTGATGGTTGCGGACTGTATTGATGCAGATGACGCAGAAAACCAGTTCAATGCTGCTGCACTTATTCATCCGATTAACAAATATCCGGATGAAGGTAAGGAATATGTCCCACAGATTTTGATGACTTCTGTTCATTCTACTTCTGCACTTAACGAAGATATTACGGCATATTCTGTTGGTATGACCGTTAAAGCAGAAGGACGCGGTGAAGAATATTCAATGTTCCCAGATTCTATTACTGCTAAGGATGCTCCGATTTTCAAACTCGGTCATATTCCTGAAAACGATAGAATCGCAGTAGATATTTTTGGTCTTGATAATAAGCTTAACGGTTATGCTAAAGACCGTCTACTCTTCTCTGAATTTAATAGAATTACAGATTCACATTATGGAAGACCTTCCGTATTAATCAATTCCGATAATAATATTTTACGTCAGGGTGCTTCTAATAATAACAATACATTGTATGATTCTGATAATAACGAATTCCTCCAAGGTGTGATGAATTCACTATTGTTTGAATCTAATAATAACAATTTTAGTGGTGGTAACGGTAACAGCTTATACGGATCAGATTCTAATAAGATTGTATATGGTAACTATAATAACTTCTTATTCTCACATGACAATACTGTAAGAAGTCATAACCATACATTCATTAATTCTAATTCTAATACTGCTACTGAAAATTCCAATAACTTTATTGCTATTGCATCTTATGGTAATGGATTTAGCGGAAACTCCTATGAAAACGTGCTGCTCAAGTCTAAGGGAAATACATTCTCTGGCCAGGCATTTAACTCGCTTTTGATGGGTTCTGTTTCTAACCATCTCCTTGAAGATACTAAGGAAGCAACGCTTCTCAATGCCAAGAATGTTACATTACGTAGTTCTTATGATGACATGATTCTTGGTTCTCGCGGTGGTCTTCTTTACAAGTCATATTTCAATGGTTACTACGATAACTATACTTGTACTGTTACTGATTCTGACCAGAACTCTATCGTGCGTTCTCGCTTCCTCGGTGTTAAGGGTTTGCCTCTTGGTGCTATAGACCCTGCAGAACGTCCGATTAAGTCTGACGTACAGTCTAATAATAACGTTATTTTACGTGGTGAATATTTTGATATGTTCATGTGCTCTAATAACTTTATTGTTGATACTTATAAGTTACAGTCTGACGATAATATTACTAGCCTTGGTCCTGTTCGTGTTAAGGGTTCTACAGTTGTTAACTCTAGTAAGTCTAAGATTTTCAATGCTCGTGATATTTACCTCTGGCACTCTGAATATTCTCGTGTTGTTGCTGCATCTGATTATTCTGATAGTCTTCTTGGTCTTGTTGGTACTTCTAATGCAATGGGTAGTACAAACGAACTTGATTCCATTTATTATGGTGAATTCTATGGTTCTGATTTCAGCATCAAGGGTCTTAAGGGTGCTTCCTATAAGAACGGTGCAGAATCGCTGAAGACTAATGCTCGCCCAGTAGATATGCTTCGTTTGAAGCTTATGTTCATGAATACTTATGGTTCTGAACTTGACTTAGGCGGATATAATAGATTTAACAAGTATAAGCATCCGACTGCATATTTGTCTAATGCTACATTTGAAAGCCAGAACTTCACTTTGTTTAACACTTCTGTTAAGCCAACTAATTCTAATATCGTTGGTGGTCACCACAATAAGTTTGTTGGTGGTAAGAATACGGTTATTCTCGGTGGTGAATATTGTAAGGCTTCTACTTACGAACATCAGATTTTGATGGGTAAGTATAATAAGGATGTTCCGGCAGATATTATCTATGGTTGTGGTCACTTCAATGGTACTACATTCGTCCAGGGTGATAAGGAATATACGGAAGCAGAACTTGAAACAATCGAGACTATGCATCAGACTATCGACAAGGTTCGTGGTGACGGTGATAATAAGTCTGGTGAAACTTGTTTCAATGCTCTTGAATTCTATGCTCACCAAGGTAAGATGATATTCCGTAACTGCGACGACGGTCATGATGCAGGATCTAATGCGGTTTCTAATAACTTCGGTAAGTCTATCACTATTGACCCGACTGGTATCGTATTCCGCGATAGAAACGGTGATATTACAGGTGAACTTGTTCCACAGGCTGTTAATTCTGATGGCGGTAAGTGGACAATTACTATTGATATTGACGGAAATGGCCGTTACTATGTAGCTAACACTGTTGGTGTTCCGCCGACTATTGCACAGCTTGATAAGGTTGTATTGGCAAATCATTTGTTTGAATATGTCGACTTGAATAGCTATACCGCTAATCCAGGCCAGTCATTTAGTGCTGCAACCAACGGTAACTTGATGGAATCTTCTGTTAGCGCAAGTAATAATCTTTTGTTCGGTAAGCAAATCCCGAGTGAAATCAATATTCTTGTTAAGAAGTTGAAATATAATATCGAAACCGGCAGTAGAGTAACTCATAAGTGGGTATTCGTAAATAAGATTATGCCATGGTATCGTTATAATGGTCAAGCACCGCGTTATATTCCAATGCAGACTTGTAGCTTGAAGTATTACTATGTTGGTCAACCGGCTTCTGCTGGTGGTTACCACATGATGGATATTTGGGCACCACCTTCTATGGACGCAAGCTGTATCTGTAAGAAGATTGAATACTGTTATTCTGCATATACTAGTACAGAACAGTATCACTGGAGTACAAAGAATCGTGGATGTATTCCTCTTGATGAATTCAACGATAATAAGTTCTTCAGCGATTGGGTTCCGAATGTTCCTGTTTATGCTGGCGATACTGCTTCTGGTGGTGGTGTTGGTCCTACAGTTACAAGTGGTAACTATGTTTCTGGTGGTAATACAACCGCTCCTGGTGAGATTACTTTGTATCGTGTAAATGAACTCCCAACAATCATGGACCCGCAAGGATATTACATTATATAATCCTTACATATCTCAAAATAAAAACCTACTCGATAAGAGTAGGTTTTATTTTTAATAAAACTAATTAAAACTAGTATTGAACGACATTTAATTTATTGATAACAACAGCACCTTCTTGTTCCATAGAAAAGTTTGTAATGTTGTTATTGTCGTCAAGAACGGAGTCATCAATGCTTGCTTTGACAAGTACATAAAGGTCATAAAGTAATTTAGAAGCACCAACCCAATATTCATTAGTTGGATAGGTTTCTGCATTAATATTGTCCTTATAATAAGTCTTTAATATCTGTTCACATGCAAAATAATTCCAGAAAGATGCTTCAGAAATAGTATATTGATGTTCACCAATAACATTACCTTTACGCATGATTTCTTCTTCACGAGCATTTATATCGTTATACATACTAACGTTATAAGGCAATGGAATTGCACGGTCAGCACTTTTACTTATACGGGCATTCTTCAACCAGCGAGTTAATTTATTCTTTATATAAGTAATTTGTTTAGCTTCAAGTTTATATACAGAAGCCTTTAAAGAATCAAGCTGCGAAGTAGATGCAAGGTCATTATAGCTTGGAATAACTATTTTTACATAAACCAAGTCATAATGTACACCTTTCAACGTAAGGTCATTAGCGGTATAAACCATCGGTAATTCCAGATTTATAAAGACATTACTGTTTTCATCTTTAAATTCTGTGGCTTTACAATGGGTTATCACTTTTTTGGTATACGTATGTTCATTTTCAGGGCAGTAGAACTGATATGTGAGCTGAACATTGATACCGTCAACAAGTTTTTCGAAAAGCTGCTTACCGCGAAGATCTGTTTTCGGAATATGTAACACATTGAATGGACCCTGTAACCAGCTCAAATCTGCACCCATAACGACATTTGCACCATGGTTACTATTGTAGATTGAAATTTCATCGCTGTAGGTTTGAAGTGTCTTATCAAGTTCTGCACTGAATAAGTTACTTGAAGCCATTTTATTGTCCCATTCGTATTCCTGTTCTGGAGACTTAATTAAATCAGATACCTTAATATCTGCGTCAATACTTAGCGTATCTGGGTCATCTGTATAAATCTTGATAATGTCAGCCTTATAGACTTTCTTTGTAGAACGCAAAGAATCATCAAGGAACTTATAGACCTTGTTTTTAAGCCTTTTATTGTATTCCTGAAGATTTGCGGTCGAATTTACACGAACGGTTCCAACCAAGTCATAATAATGTAAGAATGGCGGAAGGGTAAGAAGTGTAGTATTTACAGGTAAATTGTCCTTACAGTTTTCACGGATTAACTGAACATTTCTAATCCATTGTTCTGTTGGATTTTTCGAATATTGCCAGTGATAATAACCGACAGGTGAAACCATGAATTTAACATAGTCGGTAATATGATTCAAATATTCAGAACCGTAAATTGTATATGGTTCTGAAATATCGTCATCATTGAGAATATCACGCGGATAGTAATCACCATCATTCTTGATATATAGACGACCAATTAAAGAATATGCGACAACATTTTGAACAAGCGGATATTCTTTAGTTGTTACCTGTGATTGTTCGATTTCCTGTTGACCTGTAGCATAGGCATTATGAACATACATCGGCGAAGTAAGGGTTCCGAAATAGTTTTCGAAATCTTCCTTCATAATTAACTTATTACGGCGTCTGAAATATGCAGGGCCATTGACCTTCATACTTGCCATGGATTCGAAATCGTCACCACCATAAATATCAGAATTTAAAATAAACGAAACATTGGAACTTACGTCAATGATATTACCGTTTACACTTGCATAAACAGGAGTATTTATTATAATACTTGCACCTGAGACATGCTTTCTATTTGCGGCCTTGCCCATAGTAGAAATATATTTGATATAGAAATTATCGGTTGTTTTCATCAAACCATTTACTACGTTATGGTCACGACCGAATGTTACCTTTACGGTTTCATCCGGATTTGTTGTTATCTTACAGATACGCAACTGTAATGCAAGAAGCTCCTTAATGGTCTGTTCGAGATACAATGTATCAAGATTCTTTGGATGTGAAATAACCTCATATAGTTTTTTCTTGAGTAGATCCGAAGTTTCAGGATTAATATTCTTGTACTTTTTATTTAACTTTATGGAATGTGTTTCAATATCGAATAAAGCTTCATCGGCGAATGCATCTTCTTCAGTTTCGCCGATACCTACTTGGCACCAGCTATTTTTCTGAACATAATTTCTATCACCGTTATAAGCATAAGGGTCACGATTACCATACCAGTTAGAGAATGTCTTATCTGGAATATTGTAAGACTGTTCTGGTTTTGCAATTTTATTTAATACAGATTGTCCTTCGATTTTATATGTTTTACGTTCACCCTGGAAACATTTGATAGGCGTAACATTTTCAGTATTTACAAAGTTGATACCTTGTAATGGCATATAAACGCTATTCGTATGCGGAACGGCATTAACAAGATTTTTCTGCCAGTCTGCTTCATGACAATAAGTAATATCTTCATCGGTAAGAACATAGGAATAACTACTGTCGAGAATGAATGGCATATTCGCAAAAGTCAAGGCAAGAGAGTCTTGGTTAAAGAATATTTCCGTTCCTGCCTTATTAATTTCTTCCGGGAATGGTCCTTTTAACTGAATAATAAATTCAGCCTGTGCCGGAACCGGACGACGAGGACCATAACCAAGATTTTGACAATGCTTGATATGATTTGACTTAATTTTTGAAGTTTCCAATAAGCGTTCTTCAGCACATCTTTGGGTATAGAAATTTATCCTATCACAAGTATCACTTAATACTTGGAGAAATTTAGGATAGAAACAACTCGCTTTGATTTTATCAAAGAAAGTCTTATTTTTCATGAATGAGCGAAAACGTTCTATTAGTTCTTCAGTAGTTAATTCTGTATAATCCATACATTATTTATATGCGGGATTGATACTTGACATCGAACATGCATCTTATAATTGCAATATCCTGGTCCATAGAATAGTTAACTACGTTATTGTTATCATCCAAAATGGAGTCTGAAATACCTGGTTTAATCAACTTGTAAAGGTCGATAATAAGACGTTCAGCAGCTTTCCAGTCGTTACCATATATGTCTGTAGATTCTGTAATATTTGGATAATACTTATTGAGAATTACCTTAATCAAATAATTCCAGAATTCCTTTTCAGAAAGGGTATCATCTTCAGAAGCCTTTAAATCACCACGACGCATAATAGTTTCTGTACGTGTGATTACGTCAAAAGACTTGATATTGTAAGGCAAGTCAATGGCACGGTCGGCAGTATCATGAATCTTCAAACCTTTCATCCATTTAAGAACATCGGCATTTAGATTTTTCAATTCTTTTAACGAAAGCCTATATTCTTTAGCACGGGCTTCAGAGATTTCATACTTGGAATCAGACCAGTAGTTATTACCGTAAGAAGTAACGGTTACAAAACCGTTATTACTGTCACGAGCAATAATGTTGTATAATCTACAAATGGTCGGACTTTCACCGTGTGCTATAAGGTCAGCATTAAGCTGTTCCTGGATTTCACTGGAAGCCTGGTCCGGGTCTGTAAAATAGTCTGTAGTAGCTCTATAAAGAACATTTGATGCAAAATCTGGCGGTAATGAAATCTGAGTTCCAATATATGGTGTATGCAAGTAAATCTTGATATAGTTATCAAATTCTTCATAAGTAAACTTACTTACATGGTCAACTGTAGAAGCTTTTTCATCATTCGAAACACTGCCACTAGCCTGATAGTTATAAATTCTAAACTGAATGTGTATTGAACTTTCATCAGTTACATTTTTTAAATCATACGGTTTACGCTTACTATCAGTCTTCGGAATTATGATTTCATTGAAAATCAAATCATACTTATAATTCTGCCAGTTTTTATACTTATCGTATTCAGAAGTAAGTTTTTCAGTATTAAGAATAACACGAACACCTTTATGCTGGTCTTCTTCGTTCCATTGGTTTTGCTTAAATTCCGGAGCAATGATATTAGATACCTTTAAATCCAAATTTGCATTCAAAACATGGTCTTCTTCCATGCATAGCTTAATAAGATTGGATTTATAGATTTCGCGTGTTTCAAGCGTCAATGTATCAAGATACTTATAAAGTTTATTGTTTAACTTTTCTTTGAAGTCATCTAAGTTTGTGGTACCAGGATCGACTTCGATACTACCAACTAAGTCATAGTAATGGAAGAAAGGTGGTAACGACATAATAGCAGTATTTGTCGGTGTCAATAGATTTACATTATGTGCGATTTCCTTAATATTCTTTACGTATTGTGGGTCAGTCTGTTCAACTTCGCCTTGTACAAGTGCGTAATAATTATAGAAAGATTCCTGTGATACAAGACATTTGATATAGTCAAGAATATGGTCATTATATTCGTCACAGTAAAGCATTGCTGGGTTTTCCATATTTTCAGATTCAGGAACTAAACCATCATTAACCCATTCTTCTTTACTATCTTTAACAAAAATGTTTCTTGGCAAATATAAGCCCTTACCTACATTGATATACATATGGCTGGCAAGAACGTAGAATAGAAAGTTGAGGTTAATATCCAACGTATTATCTTCCACTTGTTCTTTTTTCTTTTTGAACTGATTAACTTCAAAAGTATTGTCAAGTTCTCTAAGTCCGAAAATAAGCGTTGTAATGACATCTATTGGACTTGACAAAGAATTAAAATAATTGATGAAGTCACGTTTAGATACGAGCTTTAATTGGGAAGTCCAGTAAGCTTCAGCATTGTCATACATTTCTTTTTTATCTTCGAAATTCTCACCGCCAATAAGGTCGCCAGAGAATACAAATTGAATATTATTTGTAATATCGAAAACACCAATGGAAGTATGAAGCATTAGTTTCGCATTGTTTGTAAGGACACTTTCTAAAATACCTGCCTTATTTCCATGAGCACCGCGAGTGGAAAGGTATTCTACATATAAATCAGGATATTCAGTTGTACCCGTAGCATCGTCGTATTTACCTTCAATGGCAAGCTGAGACAGATATGAGAACGGACCGAAATTAACACTTATAGTTTTATCCGGATTTGTTTCAACATAACAAATACATGGACGTGCATCGCCTTGTGGATTTGCTCCAAAGTTGGTAAGGATAGATTCATTTAAAAGAATAGAACGGTCTTCAATGCTAAAAATCTTAGAACCAGCTTCGCCTTTGAATCGAGTATAAACTTTTGTTAATCCATTATTTGGAGCATAAACGGAGTCATTCTTTTTACGTCTGTAATTTACTGCAAATGGGTCACGAATACCGTACCAGTTACTAAATGAAATATCGTCAATATCAAAGCGTTGACCGAGATTATTGTCAGTAACCAAAGAATAGTTACTGCTATTCTTTCGTTTTTCCAAACCGGTAATAAAATCTTTACCATCAAACTTTATAGTTTTCAATTCACCCTGATAACACTTGATTGGAAATCTGTTACCATAGTTAATTGCGTCGTGGGTCAATGTAAGAGGACCGGTTTCTGTTGTTGTACTATCAATAACAACACTTCTTAAACGTTTTGACCAAGAAGTATTTGTACAACCTTCAATGTCGCTTTTGGTAAATACATACTCAATAGGATCAGATAATCTGAAAGGCATATCGAGGAAACTCAAATTACACTGTTCATTTGTAAGCGTAATTGTAAGCTTCTCATTTTCTGGGAGATTCTTTAATTCTTTCGGGAATGGACCTTTGAAAATAATATTCAATTCGCCTTGAGCCGGTACCGCACGGCGAGGAGCATAACCCCAGTTTTTACATAACTTGATATAGCTGGAATCAAGTTTTGCGGTTCTGAAGAAACCTTCTTCAGACATACGTTGAAGATTGAAATTTGCCATATCGGAAGTGGCAGCTAACATTTCAAGGAACATACCTATAAGCGTTGCAGAACCAATATTCTTAAAACGCTTATCTGTTTTAATCATTGAAAGATAGTTAGAATATAAATCTTCAAAAGTTATGCTTGTATTGTCCATATTTATCCTATATAATCTATACATATTTATAGTTCTCGATAAGTCTCAATTCTTTTTATAAATAATAGAGATTATAAGATAAGGAAAACTATGTTCAATCTACAATTTATTAACCCTTTTAGTGATGAATTCTTAAAACTGAAGCCATCGAATGACGAAATTCGTTCAGTCGAAGCGGCCCGAAATTCTTATGGTCGTGGTGAAGATACCATAGAATGGGACCGATTAGTCAATGGATATAATAACGGATATTATGACCCTGCGACGCCGTATGATTCCAATAATATCGTATTTGAAACCCTTTTCACCAACAAATGGCAGAAGATTAGCTGGTATCGTTCCATGGCATTGTACCCTTTGATTAAGAAGGGTCTTAATATTATGAGCGATGAAGCCGTTTGTCCAGACTCTTACGGTAACGTAACAAAGTTCGACCTTGCAGAGCCGTTCAAGTCCGCATTCACTGATACAGAATTCAGTGCATTGAAGATGGAATTTGATTATATTGTCGAATGTGTTATCGGTAAGGAAAACATCTGGAACTATTATAAGAAGTGGCTTATCGATGCCGAGCTTTTCTGGGAAATCTGCCTTAACGACGCAGGTAACAAGGTCGCAGGTATTGTTCAGCTCGCCCCGCAGGCAATGCTTACAATTTATGACCGCGATTCCGATAATATCAATGGTTATATTCAGAATATCAATTTCTTGAGCCGTCAACAGGAAAAGAATGACGAAATCAAGAAGTTCCTCCCGAACCAGATTGCTTATGTAAACTACGGTGAACCATGGTCGAACCGTAATGACATTCGCGGACATTTGGAACCTGCGATTCGCCCGCTTAACCAGTTGAGGAATATTGAAGACGCTTTGACAGTTTACCGTATTACTCGTGCAACTGAAAAACGTATCTTTAACATTTATGCTGGTCGTATGCCGCCTGACAAGGCTGCAGCTTATGTACAGGAAATCCGCGCAAAGTATCGTAAGAATTTGACAATCGATAACCACACTGGTATGATTAATTCTACCAAGAATACTCAGGCTATGACTGAAGATTTCTTCTTCCCGAAGGATGACTCTGGTAATAGTTCTACGGTTGAACCGTTTGCTTCTGGTGCTACCTTCGCAGGTCAGCTCGATGACGTTTACATGTTCCAGAAGATGGTTATGGATGCTCTTGTAATTCCGCAGGCTCGTTGGAAAGCTGAAGAAGTGGGACAAGCTGCATATAACCAGGGTGTTGAAGGATCCAATCTTGAAGAAGTTGCATTCCAGCGTATGAACCGCAGACTTCGTAAGAGATTCTCGGATATTATTCTTCAGGTCTTCCTTGTTCATTTGAAGGTTCGTAATTACCCGTCTAAGTTCTTGGATAAGGCTCTTTACAATATTGACTTGAATCCGGCAACTGACTTTGAACGTATGCGTGACTTGGCCATGGCTGAAAAGCGTGGCGGCGTCGTTAACACCTTGTCTCAGTTCTTGCCGACTCCGACAAATATTAAGGGTACTGATGAACTTGGTCCGCTCTTCTCCAAGCAGTTCTTTATGGAAAAGATTCTCGGTATGTCTACTCAGGAAATTCTTCTCAACAGCAAAATGTTGGATAATGAAGTTCGTCAGATGCAGGAACAGGCTGAAGCTGTCGCTGCTGAAGGTGGAGATAAGGGTGACGATGCCGGTGGAGATGACCTTGCATATTAACTTTTATAAATAAGTATAGAGGTTTTAAATGAAAAATTTGACAGAATACGTTAATGACGAAGTTAAGCTTGCCCTTAACGAGAATACGTCCCAGGTTGGACGTACCGACACTTTCTCAGGTACAGATGTTATGGGTCCGCACCATCACGAATTCTTGATTTGGAATGAATTCGGCTATGGCTGGACATCTGACGCTATATGCGAACCGGCTAACCTTAATGGTCCTACTCCGATTACAAAGGTAGGTGGACATACTCACTTGATTCTTAACGGTGTAGTTCAGCCTTGCGGCGACGGACATACACACGTTCTTGAAACTCCGTGGAAAGTTTGTCCAGATACCCAGATTGGTAGTTGCTTGGGTCCTGGTTGCATGCCTGGAAATTGTATTCCTCCAATGGGTCAAGGTTAATTTAAGTTTAACCTTTAATAAAAAACCTGGTCTTTTGACCAGGTTTTATTTTTATGTATTTGCGTTATCGATTGAAGCACCGTTTTGTAGTATGACTTTTTGCGCCCATACGTGACCAACCCAAGTTGCTGCGTTCTTGAATTCGATTGTTCCATACGGTGCGATAATTGTACCAGCATTGGAAGTACCTTGAACACCGATAGAAGCAGTAGCATTGCCACCATAGTAAAGACGGAAGTCGAACGGACCATCACTTCTTTCAACGAGGGTAATATTATTATTCAATACGATATTATTTGCATAAATCATAACTGAACGGTCTGTACCATCTTCAGAAGAACCATTTTCAATTCTGAATGTTGTAGCAACTTCAGTATAGATTGTATCGAAATAATATTTACCAGGATAGAATGTAACAACTTTGGAATTATCTCGGTTATCAACATCCAAACGGTTGTAATGACCAATGGTATATGTACCAGGTGCACCGAATATGTCATTATTGGAATAATCACCAGTGCCAGTCTCTACTGCTTCTGCAGAAATTCCAGGCATATCTGGATAAACTGGATTTTCCCAGGTTTCGATATGGTTAATACGACCACCGTTCTGATAATTATATGAACAGTTCGGACCGCCATAAACAGTATCAATGGTAGTTCCATTTAAAGAAACAGAATTACCAATATATATAGGCTTGTCGAATGTCGAAGGGTTATTACAAGTTATAGCCTGTGCCGAAAGTGTTCCATAGAAATGGTTTGTACTATTTGTTGTAACAGTACAACCTGCAGCGACAGCAATATTCGAATAAATGGTTGCACCATTTTCAACGATTAAGTTTCTACAAGCAAGGTCTTTACTTCCGATGCTACCGCCGTTAATAGTTAAATCAGAAAGACTGTAAAGACTGAAGTTAGCCAAGTAGTTATATGGATAAATATCTGGTTTAACAATCTTATATTTCCACCAATCAGATGTAGCTGTAGCAGAAGTTTCGTCAATTATATCCCTAACTGGTTTATTAGGAATATCTGCTTCCATCCAAGCACTTACACTGAAATTTGTTGCGCTGTGTTCACGTGTAAGCGAAATATTGTAAGCTGTAAAGTATACATCGCCATTTGATGCATAATTGCTAAAATCCGGATTGGAAACAGAACCATCTGGATTATTAAATAAGTATTTAAAATTATTAGAATCTCTATATTCGACATTCGGATTATTAACTATTATTCGTGCAGAACCAGCATGCGGCAATTCTTCTTTATCGTTAGAAATCCAATGTGCACCATCTTCAATTTCTTCTGGATAATAATTATCAATATCTATTAAAAATCTCTGGAAGTATGGAATAGGTTCATCTTGATGATAGAAACGATAAGAACGAGAAGCCGCACTTGTTGCTTCTTTTACCTTTGCAGCTACGTAATCATCTGTGTCATATACGTTCCAAGCATATAATGTTAATTCTGGAGATTGTTCTGTAGTAATATCAATATTAGTATAATCAACATATAACGTTGTATCGTTGTAACTAAAGAACGGACCAGAAATACTAGCAACAGAATCTTTACCGATTAATTCAACATAGATACCTTTTGCACCTGCAACATTATCGGCATAAATTGTATAGAATATGTCATTATTTGTATTTGCGATAATATAATGCAATTCACCTTTTTGGTCATTAGTGATTTTACCGTCTTCTGGAACCATAACGGCACCAGTAATTTGTAATCTATTTAATGGAGTCTTTTTATAAGTCCAGTCTGCTTCGTCAAAACCTTCAGTCTGTGTTTTTACGGCTTCATCAGACCAATATTCATGTTCGAAATTAAGATATGCTCTTACAAGAATATGAGTAGTGATTGGTTCATCTAATTCTTTTACATTTTCAAAAGCGATTGGAAGCGTAAAGGTTAAATGACCGTCAGCGTCAAACTCTAAATCATATCTTGTTGTAGTATTACCGTCTTGTGTTATTTCAACTACAACTGGTTTTGTATAATATGAAATATTCGGATTAGTAATTGTTACCAGAGCATTAGCCGTTGGACTTGTACGATTTAAGGTACCGCCTGTAACAGAAACAAGTAATGGACTTAGCATTTCCGGAGCAGGAACACCGTTTACGTTAATATCAAAAACTAGTTTATTCTTATGTAATTTATCGTCATCTGCAGAAATGTATTGTTTAAATTCCTGATAAACCAGACTTGCCGCATAACCGTCTTCAAAAGGAATAGTTACAGATGCAGTAGTTTCCGCAGATGTATATGTAATATCATAGGATTCATTGGTAGTTTCATCGTAAAGATATGACGCTACGGAAGCGATTTCAACGGGGTCTATTTTACTGTCAACTACATCGATAAATGCGGATAATGAACTATAATAACATGGAACGTTTGTATCTGGATTATATGTATTTACATAAATTCCATCTAGGTCACCGGCAAGATAATCTGTAGTTACACGATTGGTTTCCGGAGATTCAATAGGTACATCATAATCAAATCCTTGACGTTCATTTGGTTCTGGTAAAACTGGATCTTCAGCAGCAGGGTCAACCTGTACTAATTTTGGACCACGTAATATTTTTGGAAGAAGTATAGAATTAAATACTGCTTCTTTGTTATCATCGAAATGAATAGTAATTTTTGAACTATTAAAACCAACTTCAGTGTTATCCTTTTTACAGGACATTAACTGCTTAAAATAGAAAGTATATGCACCGTCTACATACATGAGAAGACCGTTGTGGTCATAAAAACTCAACTTTTCACGTTTACTGAAATCTGGGTCATTATTCGTAATACCATACATAGGAAACTTATCAAAAGATATAGTATTAGAAGTATTGGTATATAAATCATCAATAGTGACACTAAAATCTTCACTATTTAAATACGGTCTAATATCTTCTGTAAATGTAAGTTTAGCCTCATATGCACTAATTTCTATATTTTCTGATATTGTGTAATCCATACTATATTTATGAGATAAGAAAAATCACTCACCGGAAGTGAGTGATTTTAAATAATCAGAATCAGTTAAGAATTAACCTTCTTCAACACTAACGCCGCGGCTACGGTTGATGATAATCTTAACATCGATGAATTCGATTGCACTGATAGGTACGAGTCGAATATTTACGTTCATGATTGTCGGATCTTCCGGATCCTGTGTGACGCTCAATGCGTAAGATTCGATACCTTCAGCTGCCTTAACACGCTGTAAGAACGAGTCAATATCGTTACGTGCGGACGAACGAGTATTAACGGAGTTCTGCATGAAGAGGTACGGAGTCATCATGTTTTCGAGCTGCTTTTCAACGTAGTTCAAGCAACGACGGACGTTGATACGGTTGAGGAGGCTGTTCTTCTTGAGAGCAGTTTTCTGACCCCAAAGAACGACACCATAACCACCACAATCACGGGTTGTATTGACGTTGTTATCGTAGAGCTGACCGATTTCGTTATCGGTGAGACGGAGCAACTGACCGGTTGTGTACGGGATTGTACCACGAGCAACACCAGCAGGAGCCATCCAAGGATATTCGAAAGTATCGCAGTGAGCCATTGCGCAAGCACCAGCGACAGACTTCGGTAAGTAAATCCAAGCAGCGAGAGCAGCATTATAATACTTATCGTAACCACCGTATTCAGCGATATACGAACCGTTTGCAAAGCTGAACATCTTAGCTTCGGAAATCATAGCCTTACAAGTCTTTGCAGCCTTGGAAGTAACCTGAACGACACCCATATCCATTGTGCGGTTTGCAGCAATTTCAGCAATCTTGCGCTGGTGAGCGCTGAAGCGCTGACGACCATTGAATGTATCAATAGCATCAACGTTAAATAAGATGTCAAAATCTGCCTTCTGACGGTCACGATAGAAGTTAAGGGCAGCAGTCTTTTCAGAGATGTTATTCTTCTGAGAGTTGCGACCACCGTTGAGAGCGTAAACAGAGTAAGTCTGTTTTGGCTGACGGTAATTACCCTTACAGTCAATAGCTGTGCCAGCAGAGTTACGAGAAACATAGATGTAATCGGAGTGACCGTTAATTACAGTCGGAGCATAGAGCGGATTACCGTCAGCATCCTTAGCAAGCGGGTCAGTCGAAACATACCATGATTCAGCAGGATCCTTCAAGAGAGCATCCATACCGGTACCCCAAGCACCAGCAGCGGTCTGAGTCTTGTTCTTGACATAAACGTTAATACGGAAAACCTTCTTCCAAGTCAAATCCTGTGGGTTCTGGTCAATATCAGAAGTGTCCTTGTCAACCAAGTCTTCATCATCGTAAGCATACTTCCAGTTGAAAGCATTTTGATGCTGGAGAGCCTTGATATTGGCACATTCAGTAGTGATGATAGAAACACCGACGTCATTACCATACTTACCAGGACCGATGGAAGCGATAACGAGCTGGTCTGGGAGGCTGACATACTTTTCAATATCGCCGTTACCAGGTTCGTCTTCAGATTGGGTCAAGATGGTATAACCTTCGGCATAAGTCTTATCAACTGAGTTAACGAGATAAGAAGTCGGAGTTGCAACAATGTTGTCAACAGTCTTACGTTCGCCATTGGTGTAGTAAGTATATTCCGGAGTAATCGGGTTGATTGCCGGTTGAACAGGGTCAGCAGCAAATACCGGAACCTTCTTAAACTTACCTGCAACATCGTCAGCTATGAGGTAGAACAAAGTCTTATTCAACTTATTCTGAATCTGTGCAGGAGTGTCCTTAACAATACGTTCGACAATATCGAGATTGTTGAGAACACTTACGTAACGCAAGTATGTATAATTGCTGATTTCAGAAACGTCGTTGACACCGTTATCATCCATCACACGAAGAATAATCTGACGTGGGGTAGTAGTAGAGTTGGTAATCGGGTCATAAGTTTCTGTTTCGTTATCCTTATACATGTCGGAAACATTGCATGCGGAGAAGATGTTTTCGGTCTTATGAGCAGCATCAGTAATTTCAGAAACCATGTAGTTGCTAACAATATCATGAGTTTCATCAACATAACCATATTCGGTATAAGAAATACCAGAAACGGTGCCCTTCTCATAATCATTTACACCATCATCAATAGTATCAGCATCAACATAGTATGCCTTCGGAGTATCTGGGTCTTCCCAGTCAATGATAGACATCTTATATGCGTCAGCAGCACGATAACCGCTGGTTGCAGCTGGAGTCCATGCATTGCCATCGATAAAATGATTCGGGTCATAGAAGTTTGCGGAGGTGAAAATATCCTTATAAGCAACACCGGACTGTGCCCATGTGCTAACTTCACTATTCTTGCCCCAGAACTGAATAGTTGTCGGAGCCTTATTCAAGGTATCGTCAGCAGGAACGGTGATAGCAACTTCACGTTCGCCATTGCCACCCTGAGTAGAAGTTAAGAAAGTAATCATTCCAGAAGCAACAGAACCTGTTGCCCAAGCTGCGCTTGTGAAAATAAGTTCGTCATCAGAAGAAATGTTACCATCAAAACGTTTTGGATAATTAACGTGAACACCCTTCAAAACATTCGGGTTATCTTTTGGCTTCTGTGCAAGCTGCTTATAAACAACAATATCGGTATTCTTGGAAAGAATATCGGTAAAGATGTCATAGCGACCTTCTTGGAAAAGATAGAAATTATCTTCAGCCTTTTTGACAGTTGGATCTGGCAACTGCCATTCACCACCGTTTTCGTCGCCGGTAAGCGGGTCAAGATTAGTATCTACTGAACTAAGCTTCGGAATAAGATTTAACTGATAGTCGCCCTGAGAGTCGACATATTTAAAAACACCAGTATTGTCATCGGTATTCTTGATTGTTGCATCCGGATAAGCAAACTGGAGTTGTGCGTACTGTTCATCACCCATGGTTGCACGAACGGCATAAAGCTGGGTGGAATTTGCGAAATAGTTTTCGGCAGCGAAGTGACCGTAGTCGGTCAATGATTCCGGTTCGCCGAAGACTTCTACGAATTCATTATAGTTACGGGTAACGATACGCTGGTTAACTGGACCCTTATTGGACTTCATAACGATAGCGCCAATGCCTAAACCTGGTTCGGTTTCGGTACGGATCGTATTGTCGATTTCCGTAAATTTAATTCCGGGCACTGTATATTTTGCCATAGAATCTCCTAAAAATTAAAAATTAACAAAAATATAGAAATTTCACTCACTCACTTATGTAAACTATATATTATTTATATCAGGAATTTCAGAAGAACTGCCCGAAAATGAAATTTTCTTGATTTTTGACTCAATATCGATATTATATAATTCTATAAATAATACAAAGCTTAAATAATTAAGGAGATTTTTATGGCAGAACAAAATAATATGTCGGTTTTTACGACAAGCATTGTAAATAAGCCAGACCTCGTTAAGCAATATCTATTTCAGGTTAACTTTTTGTACGAGAAGGGTTCCGCACTTTCAGATATTCTTGACACCGAAGAGTTGATGCTCTGCGCTAAGACTATGACGATTCCTCAGAAGGAATTCAATACTATCGAAACTCATTACATGGGTTCTAAGCTTGTATATCCGGGTAAGGCCACGGTCGCAGGTGAATTCACCGTTCAGTTCGATGAATTCCAGGATTTGTCCGTTTCTATCGCCTTGCACCGTTGGGCTAACTTGCTTTTCAGCCAGGGTTTTGAAAATGATATTGATGTGGCCGGTCGTGTAACTGGTGGTGCTTCGTCTAACTACGCTAAGGACTATACCGCTACGGTTGAAATTCTTCTTTATGATTCCACATTGAAGAAGCTCCTCCCTATCAAGTGGGTTCTCTATCGTGTATTCCCGAAGACTATCGCTACTTCTGACCTCGGTGCTGAACAGGAAGGCAAGGTTACTCGTAACTGTACATTCAGCTATTCGAACTTCGAAATGGTTACAACCTAATAGTTCTGGACATTTATATTCAAGACCGGGTAAAACCGGTCTTTTTTATAAATAGAATAATAGAAGAGGATAAAATGTATAAAACTCCAACATTTTTTAAGACAAAATTTGAAAAGTACGCCACAAAGGTCTTGAAAAAGCTCAAGTCTCTTGGTGTCGATACTGAAAGATATATCGGTAAAATTCTGGATATTATTACTGACTATTATGACGAAGTAGATACAGACTATGCCGCTCAGTGTATTAAATTCGAACTTACTCGTGACTTCGGCCGAGAAAAGATTGGCCTTCATGGCATTCGCGAATCTGTAGGTTCTGATATTGATACATTCATCGACAATACCCTTGACGCCCTCAATTTGCAGGCTGATAAGGAAATCTACGATTATTATAATAGTAACCGTGATGAAATCGCCCCGTTCTATAACGGTGGAAAGACTGACCCGATTGATGCTGCTGATGAGCTGATTAAGTTCTATAATGAAGATAAGAATGGCAATAACGGCACAGACGAGACAAGTTTGGCAAAATTACAGAAGTTGTTCCGTTCTGGTAATATTATGAAGAACCCGAATTCTGCCGATGGCCAATGGGCTACTCCAGATTATCCTATTTCTTATGCGATTTCTGAAAATGATGTTGAAACACTTAAGGATTATAGAGAAAACGGTATTCCGTCCAGTCTTATAACAGGAGACGACGAAGATACTGAAAGAATCCCGTTTAACCAGCAGATTAATACTGAATTCGTTCAGGATTATGCTCTTCTGACTAAGAATGTGGCTCTTGAAGGTAAGTCAATCGATGATGCTTTGGACTTTATGGACCAATTTGTTGACAATTTTGTCATTTCACCGTATGACTTATATAATATATTCGCAAATAAGACGGGTGATGACCAGGTTCTTTATAATATGATTATCAATTATAACGATAATACGACTAGTGAAGAGGCTGATTATTTTGGTGTTCCGCTCGAAGATTTGGTCGAATTTGCCCAAACCGAGCTTTTAGGACCCTCGACAGACATTGATTAACCCTAAATATTCAAAAATATTAAGATTAATAAGGACCATTAATCATATGGTCCTTTTGTCTTTTTGCGAATTTTCCAATTTTTCAAGTATAAATAAAATATAAAAACGGTAAAAGTTTTTAAAAATCTAAACTATATTGGAGGATTCAATGGAAAAATTTCTAACTAAGCTTTCCGGCGTTTGCTCAGCCGAGGACCTTAATGAAATCAAGCAGATTTTCGAGGCCGCGGTTGCTGAAAAGGTGGAAGCAGAAAAGGAAAAGATTGCCCAGGATCTCGCTAAGAAAGCCGATGAATTTTCACAGACAAAAATCAAAGAAGCCAAGGAACAGAATGCCGCTAAGGTAGAAGAAATGGCTAATGCTTGGTGTGCGGAACAGAAAGCACTTCTCGAAAAGGAAGCAAACGAAAAGGTTGAATCCTATAAGAAGAAGCTTGAAGACGCCTCCGAACAATATATCTTTGAATATTTTGAAAAGAAGTTCAAGGAAAAATACGGCGAAGAACTTGAAGCTCTCGAAGAAAAGGTTATTACTGGCCTTGACAAGTACCTCGAATATAATATCAATGAAAAGATTGACCCAAGCCTCATCAAGAAGCAGGCAATGACCGAAACCTACGCTCCTATCATTGATGGCATCAAGCGCCTCTTTGAAGAAGAGTATGTTCCGATGGATCTCTCTGGTTCCAAGAAGATTCGCGACATGAAGGCTGCAAATGCTGAACTCGAAGAATCCTTGAAGAAGCAGGTTTCCGAAAATATGCGTCTTGCTGAATTGGTTGAAATTTCCGGTAAGAAGTCTCTTATCGCTGAAAAGACTGCCAGCTTGAGCGTCGCAGAACGTGCAAAGGTTAAGAAGTTCTTCAAGGACAAGAGCCTCAATGAAACCAAGCGCGACATTGATCCTTATATCGAGATGGTTCAAGAACAGACAGAAAATTATGAAACGGTCCGCCGTGAACGTGCTAAGCTCTTTGAGCAGCGTGAACGTCCGGTTCGCAAGTCTCGCTTTGTCGAAGACACTACTGCTGAAACATTGACTGAACGTTTTAGAAAACAGGAACCTGAAGTTGATTCCACGACTGTCAGGGCTTCTCAGTTTTGCTAATTACGAGAATTCCAAAAAAATTCATATAAATAAAGTATAAACGATTTTTATAGGAGAAACAATAAATGAAAGTTACACAATCACAAGCTACTATGGTAGATACTTGGGCCAAGGCACCGGGCGGACTTTCCGTTGCTGGTATCAAGGACTCCCTTGTACGTTATAATACCGCACGTCTTCTCGAAAACCAGAAGACTAAGAATCTCGGTGCAGAACTTCTCACTGAAGATTTCACTCAGGGTGTAGGTGCTCCGCTTGGTCTCGACCAGGGTATTCCTCACGGTGGTGATGCTAAGGGCGTTTTCGCTCCGATTTCTCTCGCACTCGTCCGTCGTGTGTTCCCGCAGCTCTTCGCTAACGTTCTCGTTGGTGTTCAGCCGTTGATTGGTCCTGTCGGTCTTGCATTCGCACTCCGTTACATTTATAAGACAAATAACCCGAACGAACTCGTTGAAGCCGCATGGAAGGCAGTTCCTCGCTTCTCTGGTTATACCGGTTCTACCGCTAATACCAGTGGCGAATGGGATGCTGGTACCGGCGTTGACACTCAGTCCGCTGAAGGTTGGAAGATCACTGGCCCGACTTTTGGTTCTGATGACCCGTCTGTAAGCCGTAAGATGCCGGAAATCGGCCTTATGCTCAGCCGTCAGTCCATCGTTGCTAAGAGCCGTAAGCTCGCTGCTTCCTTCTCTCTTGAATCTGCTGCCGACATTAAGGCTATGCAGGGTATCGAAATGATGACTGAAATGATTAACGTCCTCCAGGCTGAAATGACTGCTGAAATGGACCGTGAAACTATCGGTCGTTGTAAGGCTCTTTGCACACCGCGCGTGTTCAACAAGTCTACAAAGACTCTTCAGGAAAACGATGCATTCATCGGCCGTAACTCCCAGGAACGTTTCGGTATGATTATTACCCACATCATGAAGGGTGTAAACGACATCCGTACTGCTACTCGTCGTGGCGCTGCTAACATTGCAGTTGTTTCCCCGGACGTTGCTACTGTTCTTCAGTGCGCTAATCCTTGGTTCACCAAGATTGCTCACGAAGTTAACGGTTCTGCTGTTACTCCGGAAATGGGTACTTTGAACGGTGTTGTTAAGGTCTTCTGTGACCAGTACGCTGTTGACGAATTCGGTCAGCACGATAACGGTGAAGTTCTCCTCGCATACAAGGGCTCTAGCCTCTATGATGCTGGTGTTATCTTCTGCCCGTACGTAACCGGTGTTGTCAACCAGGCTATTGACCCGAATGACTTCAGCCCTCGCGTTGGTATTATGAGCCGCTACGGCTTTGCTCATAATATGTTGGGCGCTGAAAACTACTACCGTCTCTTGAAGTTCAACGGCCTCTTCGCAGAAGCTGGTGAAGACCTCGAATGGTAATTTCGGACAATTTGAAATAACATTTAAAAATGCAGGTGTAAAAACCTGCATTTTTTATTATAATTAAACAATTTCTTCCGGAAAAATTCTATAAATAAAATAGGTGTGAAGGAATTAATCTTCACATAGGAAAAATTAAGGAGAAATAATCATGAAACGTAGAAATGATATTTACAACGTTGGTAACGATTACGATCAGGAAGTTTCTGCATACTTCGTAACTAATGATGACGATGCTGCACTTTCTGCAAATGTCCCTGGTTACAAGGCATATTCTGATGGTTTGTACCACTTCACTAAGAAGCCGGCTTATGAACTTTCTGGTGGTGCTGACGCACTTAACAAGCGTGTTATTAATAACCTTCCGCAGTCTCAGTGGGCTGTTCCTGAGTTCCTCAAGGATGCTGACCCGTCTGCAGCTTCTGCTTGGGCACCGATTAACGCTGGTTCTGCTGTTTTGAGCCCGGACTATGCTACTGTTGAAAATCCTCAGGTTTTCGACTGGGCTAATGCTCCGATCACCAAGAAGTAATCGTAACTGATTAGCAAACAATTTAAAAAGAGGTTCCTTTGGGACCTCTTTTTAATCTAATACAGAAAGTATATTTTCGACTTCTTGATTTTTGAAATGAACGTAAGCTTTTCCAGCTTTTTCCAGTTCATCTTCAAATTCGTCTTTATTGTATTTAAAATTTTTGAAATATTTATTATCACCGTCTTGATAACTGAATCTACATAAAGGTTCAGAACCATAGAAAGAGAAAGTTCCGACAATAAAATCCTCAGCCATACCGAAATAAACCATATGGTCAGACATAGGATTGAAGTAAATCCTATGCGATTTGAGCATTTTAATTACTTCGTCCATTTAGTATTTATGAAAAAACCAGACCTCGGGGCCTGGTTTGAATTTTTATTTGAAAATTCGATTAGTGAAGAGCCATACCTTCGCCAGCGAACATTGCATTTGAAATGGTGAAAAGTGCATTAGTTTCAGTTTTACACTTCTTCATACGAATTGCAAACTTATTGTAATATTCAGGACTTACACCCTTGCCGATACATTCACGGACTTCTTCAAGGAATTCTGCGATTGCAGCCTGAAGACCGACCTTGGCAGAAAGAGTTAAGAAATATGCGTTATTAAGATACTTTTCGCAAATGCTTGTGAAGAGTGTACCTTCAGCAGTACCGAATCCTTCTTTGATTACTTTAAAACCGGCTTTTTCAGCAACTTCTTTAGCTTCTTCGAGTTTAGCCCAAGGCGGAACCTTGTCATCACCCTTTTTGCCTTCGTTGAGTTTAGCCCAAGGCGGAACCTTATCACCGTCTTTCTTACCTTCGTTGAGTTTGGCCCAAGGTGGAACCTTGTCTCCGTCCTTTTTGCCTTCATCGAGCTTAGCCCAAGGTGGAACCTTGTCATTGCCGCCTTTCTTGGTTCTAGCAACAGTAAATCCATGTTCTTCGGCAATCTGTTTAGCTTCAAATAAGTTCATAAAATCTCCTTAAAATCTTTACTGTATTTATATTATTTATAAATATTTTATGGCACTAGGCGATTTTAGAAAGATATTTGAGAAGACAGAAGTCATAAAACAAGCTACAGTAGAAGAAGTTAAAAAAGCATTTGAAAAGTTGCCAAATGCTAATATACAGTATTCATTACCTGGTGAAAGAAAAGCTCGTAGAAGCGATGGTTTTGAACATTTAACAAAGACGGTTGACCTTTCAAAATATACAGTAATTGAATTTACTGCTGAAAGAAATGCTGATGACGCAGGTATTACAAATAGCCGTTATAATATGAAACAAGTAAAGGCATTTATAAATTCACAAAACAATATAGAAGCTTATGAAAAGAGCGTTTTGGAATTTTTAGGTGCAAATGCGTTAATGATTAAAAATAAGCCAGTAAAATCTGGTGAAATTGATATGTACCCATTAAATGTTGGGAATAAAGTTTTATATTCTACAGCACCTTGGTATTTACGTGGTCACGGTATTGCAGCAGCAATGCGTTCTACAAATACTGAAATTCAAGAAGCAGGTCAAGCAGTTGGTTTATTTACCGCTTATATGATGGATAGTAAAAGCGATGAAATTGACATTAGACATTTGAACTCTTTTGAAAATAGATTCCATTTTTCATTGTATAATAATAAAAGGCGAGTAATGAATTTGCTTGAATGGTATATTTACAATTTCCATGGAGCAGTTGAAAAGTGTGTAGACGGTGGTGCTAAAGTATTTGCCGGATTACGTAATCCATTGACGATGCATCTTTCAGATATATCTTGTGAAGCCGGACATAAAATTGCAGAAAGCGGAATTGGTCCAAATATTCGTTCTGTATTTAATGAACTGAATAAGAAACAAGAAAGAAAATTTAAAAATATAAACTCCTGGTGCCCTGCAGATATTGTAGTTTATGATGAAAGTTTGAAGAGAGAAATGAAACCTTCTAACTTTGCTGATATTGATGAATATACTAAATGGCTTAATCGACAGACTGAAACAAACAGATTAAGACTTATTTCGTTGAAACTAAATACTTCCCGTTGGGACAACGTTATTTCACGAACAAGCGTTTCGGATAAAAAGAGAATGCCTGAAATATTGGATAAGAAATGGGAAGTTAACAAAGGTAATATTTACCTTTATGTTCATCTAAATGAAGATGGAATTAAAATAACAGATAAAAATCAAGGTAATGTTATTAGGCTTAAGTTTACGGTTTTCGATAATGATAAAGGCGCAAGTATAGAAGCTGATTATCTTAATACTAAGCAAGTTCATTTTAATTTTGAACGTGAAATTCTTGTAGAGAATTTTAATCGTAAAGAAAATACTCAGACTATGCTTGGTAAGGCTCGAGATACGTTAAACTATTATTTGGCCAAGAAAAAGATTGATACTATTGATGACGTTAATTTTGTATGGCCGGATCAGTTTAAAGAATTGTTACATACAGATGCAGTAGACGCGTTTAATGCAAGAACGACAACCAAACCATCATTGAAACGAAATACTGAAAAACTTGTATTGCGTGATGAAATTATGAAACTATATTCTGACTGGTTGAACAAGATGCGTAAGTTCTGTTTGTATAGAGGAGAACAGGAAGTAAATAAGTCTATAGATGAGTTTATTCTTTATACGATATATGCCGGAAAGAAAGAAAATTTCCAGGATATGGATTTCTTCCCTAAATATTATAAAATTGGATAAAAATAAAAACCAGGTTATTCACCTGGTTTTTTAAATTATAATCAAGATTACATCTTGCTGTACTTGATTCCCTTTGCGTCGAGGAATGTAGTAATCTTTGCAATATCCTTTTCAGACATGCCAGTGATTGTGACAGATTCACCTTCATCGTCGATAGCAATATCAGCATTCGAACGAGAATTAGTGAGCGTAGCCTTTCTGACCATTGCATTGGTAAGCTTAGCACCAATTCCGAAAGAAGCACTGTCAAATGCGAGAGTAACGGGAACCTTCTTACCAGAAGAAGAGGCAGCAGCTGTAGCCGGAGATTCACCTTTGGCAATCTTGTCAACAACAGCAGTTACACCGCCAGATTTTTGATTACCGTTCGGAGTCAAAAGACTTACAGTATCGACCTTATCGTTTTCGATAACGCCCATATTCTTAAGTTTGTCAACCATGACAGTTGCAAATTCATTGTGGCTGCTTATACCGCAAAGCATGGAACCATCTTCCAAAGTCTTTGTCGGGAATTCTGTGCTAGAGCCCCAACCGATTTTCTTTGTATTGGTATGTCCGTTTTCGTCGGTAACTTCAGTTTCGACACCGCCATACCAGTTACATTTGCTAATGAAGGCGCGAGCTTCCTTAACCTTGTCGGCAGGAACTGTGAAAACGTAACCCTGAGGCTGAATATAGCCAGGAGTTCCCTTACCACCCTTCTTGGAACCGTCACGAAGAACGGAAGTAGGAGCGAGGTCACTATTCTTCAAGATTTCACCGAATTGTTCGAGCTGAGATCCCTTTACAACGAGAGCGTCATGAGCTTCATTCTTCCAGTAAACCATTGCATAACGAACGCAGTTTTGAGCAAGGTCATGAAGTGTTTTTGCAATCTTGGAGAAGTTCGGAGTACCAGTTTCCAAGCTCTTCATGAGATCCTTGTCGGTCTTGATTGTCATGTTGATTTCATCCTTACCGTCGATTGCATACACGATAGTAAATGGACGAATATCGGTAATGGTTGTAGAACCATGAGCAATTTCAGATTTTAAGCGACCTTCATAGAAAAGAGCCAACTGTGTCGGACGTTGACCCTGAACGCCGTTGTTATTTGTAGACCAGTTCTTGAAACGAATTGTCGAGAAGTAGTTACCAATATGTGACGGAATAAGATTACCGTCATTTGTATGTGCACTATTGAAATGAATACTTACGGCCCATTTCATTACCTTAACCCAGTTGGGTTCATGGGTCATGGCTTCCATGATATTATCGTAAGCTTCATCCTGAGTAAACACGATATTGCTGTCATCAGTTTTGAATAAATGTTCCATTTTAAATCCCTTTTTATGATTTTATATATTATTTATAAGGCAAATCCGCATTAAAATCTTCGGAAAAATTGTAAAAATTCTATAAATATAGTAAACAACATTGGAGATTTTAATTATGGAAGCAAAAAAGCTATTGTGCGAAGAAGCTTGCGCCGAAGCAAAATCAGTGCTTGAAGACGCTGGCAATAATATGAAGACTATGTATATCAGTGGTCCGTTCATGATGGCTGAAGAAGTAAACCGTAACGGTCGTACTTATTCTAAGGCAATTATTGAACGTGAAGTTAACAAGTTCCAGAAGCTCATCGAATCCCGTGAAGCTCTTGGAGAATTGAACCATCCTGAGACAATCGAAATTAACCCTCGTGAAGCTGCAATTATGATTACAGACCTTCACATGGACGGAAACCTCGCAATGGGTAAGGCAAAGGTTTTGCATACTCCAAACGGTAAGCTCCTTGAATCCCTTTTGCTCGACGGTGTTCGTATGGGTGTTTCTTCTCGTGGTACCGGTAATTTGACAGAAGGCAATATGGTTGCAGACGACTATAATCTCGTAACTATCGACTCTGTTTATATGCCATCCGCTCAGGTCGCTTATACTGACGCAATGTACGAATCTGTACAGTACGTTTCTAAGTGGGTTCTTAATGAAAATACTGGACTTTTCATTGAACAGCGTGAAAAGATTATCAACGGTCAGAAGGCTTTCAATAAGGAAGTCGATAAGAAGGGTTCTAAGGCCATTGTAGAAGCTCTTAGAGAGTTCATTAAGACATTCTAATAAAAGATACTAGGTAAACAAATAAGGGTCCCAGAGGCCCTTATTTTTGCAATTATTCAGACATAAATAAGATATAAGCTATGAAGGAGTAAACTATGTTCCAAGGAACCGACACACTTAGAGGCCATAATGAAAATGTGGAAATGACCCAGGAGCAGTGGGCGGAATACGAGAAGTGTTCAAAAGATATTTTCCATTTTGCTAATTACTTTTATATTTTGACAGAAGACGGTGAATTGCCGATTAAGTTGAGAGAATATCAAGAACGTCTCATCAAGGTAATTTGCGGAACTTATTTCATGCGTAACGATGACGGAACCATAATGACGGATTCCAAGGGTGAAAAAGTTTTAAGAAATAACAGAATTATTACCGTGGGTCGTCAGGCTGGTAAGACTACTATCGCGACGCTTTATATTTTGTGGTATGCGCTTTTCCATAAGGACAAGACTATTGCTGTTCTGGCTAACAAGGAATCACAAGCTATTGAAATTATGCTTCGTATTCGTGCAGCAGTTCTGAGACTTCCTATGTGGTTACAGCAGGGTATCAATCCGGACCGCGGTGGCTGGTCTCAGAAATCAATAGGATTTGATAACGGTTGCAAAATTTTCTGTGCTGCTAGTTCGTCTTCTGCTATTCGTGGTAAATCCGTTGACTTGATGCTCGTGGACGAATTTGCTCACTTGCCGGAACAGGATGCTGACGATTTTATGATGTCGGTTATTCCGACACAGGCTTCTCGTAAGACAAGTATGTTGATTCTTATTTCAACGCCTAAGGGTATGAACCAGTTCTATAAGATTTGGCAGAGTGCTCTTGCTGGTATCAATACCTTTGTTCCTGCAAAGATTGCATGGAATGAAATCGACGGTCGTGATGAAACATTCAGGAAGAAAGTTATTCGTGACCATGGTATTAAGTTCTTTAACCAGGAATATGCTTGCTTGGATCCGAATGAAGAAATTACTGTCCAGGACGAGGCCACAGGTATTGTTTTAACTGACAAAATTGGCAAAATTTTCGAATTATGGCAAGACGGTTTCCTTAAATAATACTATAAATATATTAAGGAAAATTGCTAGATGGTTTTTGGAGATTACTGTAATAAGATTAAGAATATTTTAGCTAGAACTCATCGCGATGTGAGTATTGTTGACTATAACATGGAACAGATTTTCGAAGCATATATTAACGATACTCCCGCCTCCAAGGTCATTGAAAAACTATATAAATCTATGAATGAAGCTACAGCTGATACAGACTTTTTAAAATATAAGAATCGAGTACATACGATTCTTGAAAAACTGGGATATGATAAATCCGAACTTGATAACAAGAAGGTAACTGATACTATTTCTGATTTGTACGATACAAATGAAGATGAATACGCATGTGCCGAAATTTGTAAGGACGAAATCGACAAGGCACAAGAACTTAAACCAATTAAATTGACTTCTCGTCAAGTACAACATGTCCGCAATAACCTGATTATTGCATTACATCCGGTCAGCAACGCTGCTTTACTAGATTTAAATGTTTCTCCTCAAGGAGCAGTGGTTAAAATCAAGGTTAGACTGACCCAGGGATTGCAGGAACTACATACCGACGCCAAGTCATATATTAAGGAAGTCCATAAGTATCTTCGTGCATTTTTGCTTCAGAATTCAAATACGGACGTAGATTTTAAAGTAAAGAGTTATTCAATTAAATTTAATAATTTGTATTGTACATCAGAATTTTTTATACCTTTTAAGGACGCTAATGGAATACCGATACAACTGTTTAATGTGTATGATATTGCCAGAATAATTAAATCGCACTTGAATGTGTTAGAAACTTTTAGTGAACAATATAGGAATATAATTAAATAAAAAATCACCCTCACGGGTGATTTCTTTTTAACACTTAACATTTACATTTCCGACCGCATGAGGAGCGCCAGTAACGATACAGTTTGGTAAGTTATTGACGAACTGTTTTGCCAGATTTTTACCGAGCTGAACTTCACCCGCCTCAGAATCTACCATGATATTTCCGGTTTCAGAATGAATATTGATTTGGCCGGTAGACTGGGCATTGATATTTACAGCAAGTTCAGATTCTATTGTAACGCTTGCCGGTTGCGATGCACCGCCAGCAGTAATTGTAACAGCACCTAACGGACTGATAGAAATTGTAGTACCAGAACGGTGAACGAACTTGGTTTCACCGGTTGTACGATTCAATGTCATATATTCACCCATATCAGTCTGCATGAGAATCATCTTATTCGGATATTCTGCGGGATTGATAACGGGAGATTTTGCTTTTTCTGTAATGTCACAGCTGAATGCGACAGAATCGAAAACTGGTTTTTGAATGTCGCCGTGGTCGAAATAACCGCGAAGAACTGTACCAGTTTCCGGAACGATGAAGTTACCGGCCTTGGAACCGAGATAGGAAATATCAGGAATAGCCCAAGGCAAGGAAGCTTCTGGAATATCATCATACTTACCGATAATAAGAACTTTTACACGTCCTCTAAAAAGCGGATCTTTATTATCGATAACATAGCCCGTCCAACGGTTATGGTCTTCAGGAATTTCATAACTTCCGTTTAAAAAGTCGTCAAAACTTTGACCGAAGTTTTCTCGAAAATGTTTATAAAGATCACTATCGTTTTTTAACATTTGTCACCTTACTTAATTAAACTACCTTCAGCAGTAATAGTGTCACGAACACCGATAATATTTATACTATACGAACCGTTAGCAACCCAAGTATGAACAAGTGAAGCGACAATATAATCACCAGTATGAACAGATACGTCATTCTGCGATGTTCCAGAAAAATCAATAGTGATTTTATCGGAAAGTTTTACTCGTTGATTCGGTTCATAATCTTTAAGAGTCTGTGTATTCGAATCATAGATGATAGATGCGAATACTTGGAAAAATCTTCTGATTAAGGCCTTATTGTGTAATGGTGCTAAATCATAATATTGATGATTTTGTGCAAAGTGAACGTCGTTACTTATCTTGTTAATATTTTGAACATTCGATGTTGCACGGTTTGAAATACCGGTTACAAACGGAGGAGTAGTATCGCTATTTGAATATTTTCTGTAATGTTCTGGAATACTGAAAGCGCCAGAAATCATTTTTGTCAATACTACAGGTTTCATCGACAATAATTCAAAACCATGCATTGGGTTAAAAACATAGGATGCCGTTTTATTACCACCGTCATTGACGATAAATCCCATATTTTGAACAGAACCTTCACTGTATGCACGATAATTTGATGCCGTAGTTTCATTGTTATTCTTTTGTAACTGGTGAAGCTTCGTAGTTTCCATATATCGACCGACAACAGATTTGTCGCCGCAAGTTCTAACAGAAGTTAGATAGAATTTTCCAGCTTTGTCAATATAGTAAAACGGTGCGTCGTCTTCGCCAAACCATGCATGACTTATAATTTTCTTGATAAACTGTTCATATGTATAATTTGTACTGAGCCAGTTCATCTTGTCTTTTGGGTCGCTTGTATATTGTGAAGATGGTTCATCGAAACCGGCTGCAGCAGCGACTTGTAATAATACTTCTTTACTTGAAAGCGATTCCGGCATAAGGTCCAACGGAGCAATCTTTCTTGGCCAGAAACATATATTGCTTAAGAAAGACAATGAACCATAAGTACAATCAAGAGTATAGTTGTAACGAATATTTGGCTGGAAAGTGGACTGAACATCTTGGACCGTAAAGACGGATTCGATATATGGAGCCGGAGTAAAATCCAGCTTTATTCCTTCTGCTGGTCGTGGTGTAACTTTGATATAAAGTTTTTTACCGATTACAAAATTTATTTTTCTAAAATAAAGACCTGTATCAAAAAATTTGATATGAAGTTCTGGGAGGGAACCAAAAATGTTTTCGCTTAATGAAAAACTGAGAAGCTTTTCTGTTGGAATCAAGACACCAGATTTTTCCTTTTCATTATAATCGTAAAGAACGACAATATCGCAAAGCGAGCTTGTCTTTGTAGTACGATTTAATTCATCTGCTTCAGTTATACTGTAGATGACTTTGTTTCCGGTAGCCATATTAGATTCCTATTTCCATTCCTTTTGCGCCAGTTTCCCAAGAGGAGAGTTTTATCTTTTCGTCATTGAAAAACTTTAAAAGCGTTTCAGGTTTTCCGTCATTTTCAAAACACTTGAAACCGTTGTTGTTGACCATCAAGAGATACTTTACATTTCTTAAGTATATATAGAGCTGCATTGCGCCTACGATATTGAAAAGCGTATTATCTGATAAAGTATACCTGTAAAGCTTGGCAAATTTCTGAGCGATTGCAAGAGATTCCGAAGAGATATTCTGAAGTCTGCAAAGTAATTGAGAAAGTTTGCTCTGGTCATTGTTTGTATGTCTAATAAGTTCTTCAAGTTCTCTAGCGCAGTCACGGTTGAAAAATCTGTAATTAGTTCCGGTATTATAAACACCGAACGCCGCAGAAAGAACGTCATTATTCATCTGCTTATATTTGATACCGTCACCGCAAATTTCAGCACGAACACCCTTGACTTCGATTCGTGCACCCTGACTTGTATCAATCAAGTCACCTTCTTTTCCGCTAAAACAAACATTCTTGAAAGACGATACAAAAAGAAATTCGCCTTTACCGATAGCTGGACGTGCGGTTGTAATTTTTAATGCGTCTTCGATATAGCCATCGTTAAGATAACCGTTCAAACCAGATCTTGTTAAAAAGTCATTCCATGAAATACCGCTAATATTTTGGAATTTAAAGGTATTTTTATTTAAAAATTCGAAAAAAGCTTCCGGAGAAGTTTTTAAATGTTTCAAAAGAAGCATGCCGTGTTGGTTGGCAATATCCTTATGTTTCCCGTATTTTTGCGGGGTCCAGAAGTCATTGAGAAGCTTGTTTAAACTATTAAAATCCATACATTATTTATAAATATAGCATGGGTTTATGTAACGTCTATAACTTTTCCAATAATAGAACTGTTAAGCTTTCGGACTCATATAGCGTTCAGGTAAAGCTTACTGATTTGGATATGGCTAAATTTAAAAGTGTTGTCGGTAAATATTCTTGGGCTACTGACGACATTTTGACATTGCCGGAATGTGTAAGCGTTACTATTCCAGAAGTATCGTTAAAAGCTGAAACTTACAAATACGGCAATAACTCTAAGGTATATGTTTATCCTGATTATGAAAAACCGGATGATTTAAAGATTGAGTTAATCGAGCATGTAGTTGAAAGATATACAGATACGAATACAAAATATATCGGTGTCGTCGAGCTTTTGGTAAATATCTTTCTATCTAAACTGTTTGACGCCGCAACATATTCGTATAAGCTGACAGACTATATTCCAGAATTAAGAATCATTGTACATACTAATGATTTTACAGATAGAGTATGTTATTATACGTTCAAGAACTTGAAATTGTCATCATATTCAAAATACACATTGGATTATAGTAGTTCTGACCTTTGCAAGTGGTCATTGGTTTTCTCATATCAGGCTTATACACAAGAATTTAAACCGAATGCTATTCTTGCGGCTAATGACCTGTTTGGCGAAAACAAGTCTATTTCGATGTTCTCCGACCACGAAGAAGCACCTGTAATTGTAGAACCTGCAGAAGAAACGATTACTCCTTCTGAAGCTACTGCTACATTGGAACGTCCTGCTGATGAACCTACACCTGTAGATACTGAGACCGCGGAAAACAATACTGAAGCTATTGATACTCCGGTTAATCAGAATGATAATACCGATAAGATTGACGAATTGGCATATCAGATGATGCGCGGTAATCTCGGAAATGGAAAGACAAGAAAAGAAAATGCTAAGACTGCTGGATATAGCGATGAAGAAATTGCCGCAGCACAAGCTATTGTTAACCAGAAAGACTGGAATGCACTCAGAGACCGTCATAACGCTCGTATGGATGCACAGGCTGAAGTAGTTACTGCTTCGAATTCTAATAAAGTGGAAACTACAGAACCAAGCGTTACTACACCTTCTAAAGCGGTTGAGACAACGCCGGTCAATACCGATGCTTTGGCTAATGCGGCTACTCTCGCAAATGCTAAGGATTTGACCGCCGCTAATGAAGGTACTTCTACTGTAATGAAATCCGATACAGGAAAGGATAATAAGTTGACTGCCGGTTCTGACGATAGAATCGACGAACTCGCATATCAGATGATGCGTGGTACTTATGATAACGGTAATCCTCGTATCAAGAAGACACTTGCAGCTGATTATACGAATGAAGAACGTAAGGCAGCACAGAAGATTGTCAATAAGAAAGAATGGAATGCACTTAAGGATCGTCATGATGCTCGTGTCGCTGCAGAAAACGAACGTAAGACTGAAGCTTTGGCAAATGCGAATAATGGATTGACACGTGAACCGGTAAAGGAAGAAACAACCCCTGTTGTAGCAACAACCAATAATCTCGGTGGAGATTCTGCAGATGCGGCATATAAGGCAGCATTGGCTAAGGCTTCTGAAACTAAGCCTAAGGAAAATACCGTATTGGCCAGTGCAACGCCTACTCAGAAATCTGATACTCAGGAAAAGAAAACAAATACTGAGTCGATTTCTACAAAGACTACAAAGACTAAGGAAGACGGAAAGATTGTAACGACAACCGCTACAGTCGCACAGTTTAAGGGTTTTGACGCAGACCGAGAAAAGAAGATTGGCGAATATGCAGCAAAACGTTATAAGGAAGAGCTAGCCAAGGGTAATGTAAAGAATACTCAGATGCTTATTGAAAAGATAGACATGGAAGCTCGTAATGCTTATGCTCAAGGAAAACTTTAAGAATAAATAATAAGAGGTTTTATAATGGATAAGGAAAATTTTTTAACATATTTGAAAGATAAGAATTCGGCCGACATTAAGTCTTTGTTTACTTTTGCAGTTGAAACTCTTAATTTCGCTAATCAGGTTCACATCTATCATTGGTCTTGTGAAAGCGGTTTTCATCATACGCATTTCCAGGAAATTTATGAGAAGCTCCGTGACTTTGCTGATAAGCTTGTTGAAATCTGCCTTGGTAAGGAAGAGTTCTCTATCAATCTGATTCCTGCAGATATTGACGGAAAGATTTACAATACTGAAAACGCTCTTCGTAAGCTCCGTAAGTATATTGACGATTTGACCGTCGTCGCGAAGAAGTTTGAAGCTCAGACTGCAATTAATAATTTGATTACTGATACCATTGAAGCACTTGAAGGCGAATTCGGTTTAATTTCTAAATTCTCGTAATAGGTAACTAATGGCAATGATAAATTATACACAGCCTGGTTTTAAACCACACATGGTTGGTTATAACAAGGCAGGTGATCCGGATAAGACTAATTTTGGTTATCCGCCGAAATATTATTTTGCCGGAACGACAAGAGCTCTTTTGACAGCTTTTGGTAATTTCTTTAATGACATTTATATCGGTCGAAGAAATCAATACCAGGAAGTCGAAAAATGGGTTCGTGTTCCTATCAAGTACGGTCCTAGAAAGAAGTCTCATGATTTCAGAACAGAACAGGAGACCGGAGAACCGGCATATATTTCGTTGCCAAATATAACCTATAAGCTCGATGGCATTAGTTATGCAGCTGATAGAGATTCTGGTGTTTATGAAACTCGTGCATTCTATAATGATGTGTTGACTAGCGCTGGTATCGAATACGAAATGGAAGAACAGTTCTGGTCTGACGTTCAGCCAGCACCGATAAATCTGAATATTACAATGGAAATCAACTGTGAAGACATTGATGATGTGAATGATATTGGTGAGCAGATTCTTCCGAGATTCCGCCCAGCAGCGTTCTTAGCCGTAAAGGAATTCTGGTTCTTCAATAAACGTCGTTCTATCAAGCTTAGAATGAATGACCCTGGTATTCAGATTGATAACGATGCAATGGGCGAAGAAGACCGTCGCGAAGTCAAGGGAACAATTACGTTTACAATCGAAGGTGTATACTACTTACCGATTAAGACCGCGCAGATTATTACGAAAATCAATACGTTCCTTCAGACAGATAAGACTGCTGGTGCTTTATGGCATGCTCAGGCATTCGGTAATCCTAACGGAACACTTACACAGCCTCATGATTTCTCTAATGTATATGATACTCTCGTAACAAGCGCATACGTGCTTTCTGGACAGCCTGTAACCACTTGGGACGACAAGACTAAGACTTCTACTACCGAATATTTTTACACGCGTACGAACCAATTAACGAGATATAATGCTGACGCTAAGTTGCTTGTTAAGGAAACAAAGCAATGGAGCCCTGCAGATCATCCACTTTATACTACTGAAGAACTGTATGATGATAAGAACTTCTGTTATTATACTTCTGCTGTTCCTCATTACGATGAATGGATAGAGAAAAAGGAATATATGTCGTTATCTGGTTTTGGTGATAACCAGGATGATACGATTAAATTCGGTAATAAGACAATGTATGATAAGTATTTCCGTCCGTTCTCTGCATACTATTCAACATATACAGAAGAAGGAACTGTGAGTGGTATGAATTTCAATTTTGATACGCGAACACAGGAAGTTACGTATAGCGGTAAATACGATAAATCAGAACCGAAATTAAAATAAAAAGGAGCTTTAAAGCTCCTTTTTATTATTGTCTATAAGAAATTGCAAATTCAGCATCAGCATTATTGATAGTATAATCACTGTCACTACGGTCAGATACTCTGAAAATAATTGTATTTATACCATCTTGTCGAGATTCTTCTACAACCATAAAGTGTAAGCCATGTTCACGCGGTCCTAAAGACTGGTCAAATATAGCAGTTACATTTTTATTTTCTTCCAAATCTGTATCAGAGAATGTAAAACTCGAACCATAATAACTATTGACAGCTTCGAATATAACAATAGGTCTATTATTACTATCTAATTCAAGTTCTGGAAGATTATCAATAACACAATCTTCTTCGGTTGTGATATATATATTTGCAGTAGTTTGCGGATTAGAACCAGCTAATGGGTCATTTGCTTTATACATATATGTTCTATTATGTGCAGTGACCACATTTTCATTTTCATCTTCTTTTTCAGAACGTCTGAAAACCTTAATCCAATCAGTATCTTTATAGGCAGGATCTCGACGACCATTCTTTTTCAATAAGTAATAATTTGTATCATCACCGGCAGCAAACCAAGTCAATTCAAATACTGGTGGTGTATAATTTTTATTACCAATAATTACATATGTACGTGCATTATATGTAGATACAATATCAGGTAATCCACCATCTTCATATATCAAGTAGTCAGTACCTAATGCGATTTTGAAATCTGCAATTTGAGCAAATAATGCAATAGGTGTATGTAATGTTTCATTATTATCAACATATGATTTGTTGAAATATGGTCCGACACCAACTTCTTCCAATACAGACTGAGCGGCACCCATCAAGTTAAGATAGAAACCGTTTGTCTCAGAAGTAATACCTGCATAAGTACCAATATCAAAAATCTTTTGCGACCACATATCTGAAGTTATAGATATGTCACCTAATGGTTCACGACCAAGAAAAGCGTCTATGAGTTTAACAATTTTTGTTTGGTCTTTAGGATCACGCATTGTTAAGTCTACTGGATTGATGGTATATACAGAATAATCTTCTAATATACAAGTAAGTGTACCATTAACAGTACACCATAACTCTGGCGGTTTATATCCATATTTTTGATTAAATCGTGTTTCTATATAACAGAAATTGATACCTATCTTTTTACAGAAGGAACGCTTAAGTTTTTCCTCAATGGAGAATAGATTATTGTAGGCATTTTTAGAAGTTACAGCATAACCATTAGGTAGTAATTCACGTGGTTCAGTTCTGCCATCGATACTAAAGCGTGGTTTTTGTGTTGGCGTTTCCATATAAGCATGCTTGTTCAAGAATACGTCAGCATACTTATTTTTTGCTTCAGCGCCTTCGATCATCTCAACCCCGAAATCTTCACCATAAGCATTATAACGCTTCCAAGTATATTTTACTTGTGCATCCAATGCATTGAACGGGAAAAATACTTTTTCAGCTCTTATTACGCCATCAAAGTTATAAATATTTTTACTGTCTGGAACAGTCCAAGTATGATTTACACCATTATCATCTGTCGTTTTTTTGGCAGCATAGGTGTCAAGTAAATTCCAGGTATACTTATAGTTTCGAACTTCTTGAGAACCACCGAGCTTGTCGAGTAAGAAATCTTGGAAATGAATATCTGTATTTTCGACAAAAACATATGCAAGTTTTCTTAATACACGGTGAATAGGCTTTATTTTAAGAACTAACTTGACTATATTATAGGAAAGTTCATTAAACTCCCTAAATGTCAAACCAGTGTCCATAACGTCTACATCGAAACGAGATGTAAGATAATAACGACCAATGTCAGAAAGCTTACCTAAGTTAGAATTATAACGTTCTGCATTTAATTCATCTTCACGTGCGAAAGATTCTTCGTGTTCGAAGTTATCTGTAATTTCTCGTGAAGACCAAATTTCGACAAGCTTTACACAAAGACCAATCTGATTCAAGATAAATTTGATACCTCTATAAGTACCAGCCATCTGGTTATAGTAAGGAATATTCTTATAGATGTCTTTGATAAAGCTATTAAGTTCCAAACCGGTAATATCGCGGAATACGTAATTCTTAAGAACTTCTGTATCGGTATCTTGTGGGTCTGCCGCTCTTCTTAGACTTCTATTTGTCGAATTCGTTTGGGTTTCTTCCTCGGCTGGAGGCGGCAACTGTTTATTTCGAAGATAGAAATTCAAGTCGTCATTGTTCGGCTGAACATTGATACCATACTGCTTACGATAAAGGTCAATAAGTGGGGCTTCCATGGCCTTAATATCGTCGAAATTGTTAATACGTGCAAACTTTTCAAGAATACTGATATGTTTACCGTTTGTCATGGAAGTATAAACGGTATTAAAGAAATCTTCAGTAGACTGAACGAATGAAGCATAATTATCGTTCTTTAAATATTTCGGAACATTCTGTTTGAACTTAATTAAACGGCCTTCAGTTGCGCCAATCCATTCACCGTCCATTGCAGTAGCAAATGTTTTAGCTTTCAAGGTACCGTCAATTTCTGTGTTATTTACGGCAAGCCAAGCACTTACAACTACATAACCGGATTCATTGATAGGTCTTACATAGAATGTTGCTGTACCAGTTGTAGAATCATAACGATAATCATCGATAACACCAATACTATCATCTTCCAAAATTACTGTAGGTGCAATATCAAATAATTCGGAATTAGGATTCTGAACAATAACTTTGACAGAACCTTCATTAGGCGGGTATACGATTCTGTTTTCAGGAACAGGATCTGTAAATGTAATAATAAGCGGAGTTACATCACCAATATCATTTTTATTAGTGATAGTTTTCCAAGTATATTCAGTATTGAAAGTTACCGTATTTGCGGCAATATTCCAGACTGTTACATAAATCTGACCTTTACCAGGAACTTGTTGTTCGGCAACAATACCATTTAACATATCATCTGTAAGTTTGCTACCATCAACACATACATAGAATGTTAAAGTATAAAGGTCAGCATTTCGAGAAATCGAAATGTCTTTAACTGTACCATTAGAAGTAATTAAATTTTTACCACGATTTACTTCATAAAGCGTTAATGGTTCAGTCTTGTTTAACTTAATGGATAAGTTACTTGGATCTATTGGAGTTTTAGATTCAAATACGATAGTACAACGGTGAACACCAGGAGTAATTGCTTCTTCGTCATTTTGTGCATTATCGTTTTCAAGTATACTGTTGATACTTGTATATTGAATATTGGAAGATTTTACTACAACAGGAACTTTGTCAATATAAACATTCTTTACGGAAGAACTCATGACAAAGGACGAAACATCGCTATCAAAGAAAATTGTTCCAGCCGGATATTTAGATTTATCCGTTACTGGTGTTCCATCTGGATTATACAGTTGAGTATATTCGAATTTCCAGCTACCGTCGAAGGAACGCCAGTTTGAAAAAACACCGATTGAAGAGTTAAATGTTAATGCCATACGTTAGTCTTCCCATAATGCGATAGAGTCAAGTGAGCGTTTGTCGAGAACAGAGAACTTAAGCTTTGGCCAGTCGCGTCTACATTGAGCCGCACAGCTTCCGAGCATATAGATTCTCAAGATAATCGGATTGTTGAGAATAATCTGTTCTTCGTTCTTATTCATGTTGTTGATATGTGTATTGAGTTCTATCTTATGCTTCTTTAATAATTCAATGCCCTTATTGATAAGGTAATTGGTTGCAAGCTTGATGTCTTCGGCCTTGCAGCTGTCAACGAACGAAGAGAAGTCGTTTGTTTCGATAACAGCTTTCTTGAAGAAATCGAAATCCTGAACTAACTGGTTCTTGCGGTCCGTAGTTAATCCGATATTATTGGAAGAGAACCATGTATCGATATTGTGATAATTCCAGAGGAACTTCTTGTACATTGTATATTTGAGTTCCTTGACAGAATCCTTGAAATTTACGGAATAGGTCAGGAAATTAATATATTCTGAATTGTCATCATTGCTGATTGCATTATTGATATATTCCTGGAATGTCTGGGTACCTTCGACCTTGATAAGCACGTCCTGCTTATTTACCGGGTTATTTGTCGAGTTGTAGATTGTATTGACATTCAAAGTAACCGGAATCTGCTTAGCCGTAGCGATACGCTTGAGGGTTTCGATAAGATTGAAATAATCCGTAGACACATAACCTACGGTAATGTTTTTACAAATCACGGAGCTCAATTCCTTCTTCGTAAAAGGAATCATTGGGCTATTTACATTAAAAACTTTGCTATTTAACATCATTATATTTATAATATAGAAAAGTGCAAATAAAATTTAGATAAAAAGAGAAAAACTGTTTAAATTTTTTAAAAATTTGCTATATTTAACAATATGAAAGCAGTAAGTTGTGGTGTAATTATAATCGATGAGAAGACACACATGCTCTTGGCATGTCATCCGTCCCATCATCCTTATATCTATGGTCATTGGGACATTCCTAAGGGCCATGTTGAACGATATGAGGAACATTATGAAACGGCATTGCGTGAATTATATGAAGAATCTGGAATTATTCTTAAGAAAGAGGATCTGTATGATTGCGGAATGTTCGAATATACAAAATATAAAGATTTGCATGTATATGTTGCTAAGACCTCGGTTGAATTGAGTAAGTTAAACTGTTGCACATATTTTAACGTTGACGGTATGGACGTCAAGGAAGTCGATAACTATAAGTTGATTCCGTATACCGAAGTTGACCATTATTATCGAAGTCTACGGCCTATCGTTAAATACTGTCTAATTGACTATATCAAGTCTCAGAAGCCTGTCACCTGACAGGTTTCTTTTATAAATAATGCATGGCAACAATAGCTTCAAGAACAGAATATTTACAGAAAGTTTTGGTCGACGGTATACTTCAGTATGACCTTTGTTCGCTTGATGCTGATGATTATGATTTCGGTAAGGAAAACTTCATAGTTGTCAGGGATAATGAAGAATGTAGACCAGACTTGATTTCTCTTAGAGCATACGGAACCATGAATTATTGGTGGTTCATTATGTGGTATAACGGCATTACTGATATTTGGAATGACTTGAAAAGAGATCCAGAAAAGCCGTTAATTTTGAAATACCCAGACTTGGAAGTTGTCCGCGATTTTTTGATAAGCATAAAGAAAGATAATAATAATCCTGAGGAACAAAATGAAGATTAATTTTACGAATTATATTTCCGAGCTTAATGAAGCACAGATGATGACTATTCAGGATTTGCTTAATAACTTCAGAAAGGTTTTCCCGTATTCTGATAAGGACCTTAGCGTTATTACTTTCCATGTTGACGGAAAAGATACGGAAGATATGGTTTGTACAGGAGTTGTTCAGTCTGAATTCGAAGAATTCGGTAAGTATAAGGTTGCTGTTAAATTCCATAGGGATGATATTGAACAGCCGTTCTCGGTAAAGAATATCGGTGAAGTTTTCTGTGAATGCAAGGCATTCCGTTATAATACCGCATATCCGGATGTCCAGTCAAAGACATTCTTCGGTCAGATTCAGGGTTATAACCGTATTCCGAACCGTATAAGAAATCCGGAAAAAACACCGTCTGTTTGTAAGCATCTTTACAGTTTTTTAATATATTTGTACAATAAAGGATTAATTAAAAATAATTAGGAGTTATATGACTGCACGTGAAGTGACATTAAGTAATTTTCAGTTAAAGCAGGTTTTTGAAAACCTTTCAAAGAAAATCAACGAACCGGGTGAAGCACCGAAGTATTCTTGGTTCATTTTTAAGACATGCGAAGTTCTTGCTGAACCGTATGCCAAGATGATGAACGAGCTTTATGACGAACGTCGTGAACCGGATTATTCAGCATTTGATGCTGAACAGAAGAAACTTGTTCAGAAGTATGCCGACCGTGATGAACAGAATACGATTATCACCGATGATACAGGTCGTCCGGTTATTCGCGAAAACATCGTCGAATTTAGTGAAGAAAATTCAAAGCTTCTTGAAAAGTACCCGACATTAAATGAAAACTGGAAGAATAAGGAAAAGCATAATTTTGAAGTTCTTCAGAAACGTCAGACTTACAATTTGACATGCCTTGAACTAAGTGAGTTCCCGCCGAAGACTCCTCCGTTTATTGTTGGCGTATTCGGATATTAATACTTCTGAAATAATTAAATTGGAAACCGGTCTAGGCCGGTTTTCTTTTTTATAAATATAGAAGTATGAGTGCAATCGATGTTACACGTGCAAATAGAAACGCTACCCAGATTAACGATATAGCTAAAGCTGCCAATACCCAGCTTGGTAGTTATACTGCTATAACTAATGCTCTTAAAGAATTTAATAAGCAGGCAAAAGAGAATTCAAAGAATTCTACAGGCCAATCGAAGGCTATATCTTCGATGCAGACTGCATTGACTACACAGACCGGAATTCTTCAAGAGATTCTTAAAGTTTTGAAATCTGGTGTTGCGACTACTGGTACAGGTACGAAGGCATTATCTGTAAACGGTCAACAAAAAGAAATGGCCGAAGCCGTTAAGAAGAGTAATCAGGTAAAAGGAAAAGTCGGAGGAGAATTAAAAATAGCTCCGTCTTCTATTCAACAGATTGCAACATTGACTTCTAGGGCTAATACGAAAGCAATGGAAGCTTCTACTAAAAAGCAAGCACAAGCTATTAGAACACAGAAGATTGCACAGTCGTTTGTAACGCCGAAAGCAAAGGAAAAAGTACAAACTGTATCGAAATCCAGCGGTAATCTTTTTGGAAGTTTAAGTAAATTGCTACCTAGATTATTGGTAGGTCTTAAAAAAATCTTATTTGCTGTATTTTCACCGGCAGCATTAATCGGTATGATTGTATCTCGATTCTTGCCGTATATTATTCTCGGTATCGCGTTCTTGTATGGATTATGGCAAGGTATAAAGGACCATCTTACTCAAATCTGGGATGACTTGCCGGATATAATTTGGGACGGTTTGAAATTAGCCGGCAAGATTTTATGGGAAGGAATTCTTTTTGTCGGTGATGTTATTTGGAAAGGTATAGATTTAATTGGTGAAATTCTTGCCAAAATAATGTTTAAGATTTATGAAAACTTTGGCGAATGGTGGGCACAATTTAAGGAAGTTGTAAGCTTTGGCTGGAACTGGTTAAAAGAAGCATTTACAAATTGGTTTGATAAGGCTGTAGCTGTTTTCAAATTCGGTATAGACTGGGTAAAGGGGACATTCTCCGAAATGGCAGTCGACCTCAAGAATTCTGTTTTGGGATTTTTCAAGGGTATTGGAGATTATATCTCCAACTTTTTCGGCGGTATAAAAGACAAGATCGGTAATACTTGGCTTGGTAAGAAACTTGGTTTTGGTTCGTCACCGGAAACCGTAAATACCACTACGAATGTAACCAATACAACGAATAATAAAACCGATTCTAATGCTGATGCGTTTAAGATGATGACTAAGGAGATTACCGCTCCGATGAATCAAATGACTCGTCTTATAGAAAATCAGGATAAGTTGTTAAGAGAGATGAACATGACACCGGTTGTTCAGAATGCTAGTTTCAATACTAATATGACACCGGTTAATGGAACAAATATCACTATTACACCGAATGACAATATTGCATCTACACTTGTAAGACAGACAACAAATATCACGAATATGCAGACTACAAATAACAAGGAACTTGCTAACGCATTCTCTGCAGGTGTAGATAGATTGGTTACTACATTGAATGATAACTATCAGGCAAGCTTGATGGAAAAGAATCCACCAGTTACAACAGCGGGGTAATGAATGCCGTTTAGCGTATATAATTCTACAGGCTTGACAACTAATCAGCTTGGGTCGGAATCTCCGGCCTTTGCTTCTAGGTTTTTCTCTTTACAAGAACGTACCGGTACTCAGGATTTAATTGATAAAAAGACATCGATTTCTACAAAATATAATATTACCGGTATAGCAATGGAAACGCCACAAATTAGTTATTCTACTACTTTGGGCATTGCTCCGCATGTTTCTTTGGCTAACAAGGTTAATGACTTATTTAAGAACGACTTATTTAAGTTGATGGCATCTTCTAACCGCGAATATAAGCCGCTGTTGCTTACAGACGGTTGGTCACAACAATATCCTAAAGAAGGTGCGAAGGTTTCTGTCAATTTGCATTTTCGTGCTTATCCCACAGAGATGTATAATACTACCGATTATTTTACAATTTTTAAAATGCTCTTCTATTGTTCTGCTCCTAAGAAATATGGTTTTGGAAATAATGTTACAATTCTTGACCAGGCCATAACTACAGCTGCAGAAAAGGGACTTTTGGCAGGTGACATTATCGGAAATATGCTTATTGATTTTAACGAGTTACGTAAGCGTACTAACGGTTTTTCACAAGCAGATAAAGACGCATTTGCTGATGCATTAAACCAATTTGACAACGAACTGGATGCACAAAAAGAAATTAGCGATAAGCTAAACTATGTTAACAATTATCGCCTTAAAGCAACGGATCCTAAACAACGACTTATTGAATCCGCTGCATATCTTGTAGCTGCTGTAGAAACATTTGCGGGAAATACTGAAACCGCATGTCCTCGTTTTACGATGAGTTACGGTAATTTGTTCCAGGCAGGTACGTACAATTATTGGATAATTGATAATTGGTCTTGTAAACCGAGCGTAAATACAACAATATTATCGGACGGTAGGATTTGCCCGATATATGTTGATTTTACTATAAACATAAGAACTGCTGGTAAGGTCGGTACAACAGATTTGGCTAGTATGCTTATGGGAACTTCTAATAATATTGCAAAGACTGAAATTAAAACCCAATTAAATTCTTAATTCAGTTCTTAATACTTCATTCCATTGGTCAATCGAATATGTCTGGTCGAGAGAACAGGTTAATTCGAATTGGTAATAAACGGGTCTCTGAATAAAATTAACTTCAGAACCGTTTACTACTTTTATGGTATTAATTTCTTGCGAAGGCTTGACGGTCCAGTCTTTGACAAAAACAGTCAACGGACGTTTGAAAAGGAAATTATCATACAAGTATAATGCCCATAATTTTTCGCCTAGCGCATTTACACGATTGAATTCACCGAATACGCGAGTAGAACTGAAACGCAAAGACATAATATCAGATATATTAGAAGCAATATCTCCTATTTTACCGGTAAGCTCATGGAAAGATTGCATTGACTTTTTCAAGGCTTCTTGTTTTTGTCTTAACGGTGTTTGTGTTTCTGCCGCTGTTGTTGCTTTTTTATCTTTTTCCTTTTTAGCAGCTTCGGTATTCTTTTTGGTTTTATTAGTCATGTCAATACTTTCATAGGCTGAGAATAATGCTTGACCAACGCCCATGGTATTTACGACACCAGAAACAATATTTTGAACTTGGTTTCTGATACTTGACTGGTTTCCGGTATATGGTGAAGCATACATGGACAACGCTTTTATCCAAACATCCGGATCTGTTTGACCGAGAGTATCTGCTGTATAAATTTTGAATTTGAGTTTTATCTCGCTGGCCTTTACACCGCTCCAAAGGTCATTAGTCAATGTACCTGTTTTTAAGATATTCTTGAAGGAACTATCTGCCGTACCCAATGCCGCACAAGCATTGAATATGTCATTACTTATAAAATTGGAAATTGTATCTTGTGCAGTCTCGCCCGGACCTTCTGTAAACTCATAAGAAAAAGAAATCTCTGGAAGTTCTTCGAGCAACGCCGATAACATTACATAATAAGTATCGTGTTTGTCAACTACTGATTCTTTAACCAATCCTACAAAGTCAGAGAATTTTACTGCTGTAGATTCTTTCTTTTGTTCATCTGAAAGCTTATATTCTTTTACGTTATAAAGCTGATTGATAAAGTCCGTAGCGTCAAAAGTTACAAGGTGAATGCAAGAATTACCGATACCGGCATTTGAAGTTTCATGACTGAAGTTCTGACCAAATCCATAGTTTTGGTTTGTTGTATATCCGAAAACTTCGTTAAACGACTGTACTTCTGCATTGTTTTTTGCACTGTTTTTTGCATTTTGTGAAGAATTATATGCAGCAGTACCACCGGTATTAGAACCGTTGGTACCTACATTGCCTTGTAACATTGCCGGTTGTTGTGACATATTTTAATTATTCCTAGTGTTCAACCAAATCATCAACAGAAACTTGGTCATCAACTTCAAAACTGATATTATTTGTATTTATATATTCTGAAGAAGAATATGAATATACAGCTTTTTCAAAATATAATGTTTCTGGTTGGAGATTGTCTGGGTAATCACCACTACCGCCACAAAGAGGACATGGTTTGGTTTCATCTTCTGGGTCAATACCAGTACCATTACAAGTAGTACATCTGGTATCAACTAATTGGCCATTTTCTTCATTGTGAATATGCGCATAAGACGGTAATTTTTCACAGTTTATATCTATTCTTTCGAGGTCCTGATGTTTGCCTACGACATTATGTTTATTTTCTATAAATGTATTAAATTTATTAAATGTCATGTCATTTAACAAATTTGAGTATACCCAGGATTTATCGAAATAAATTCTTTGAACACGTGCATTTGCAAAATTTGTATCTTCAGTTTTAACGTCAGTTTCAGTAATCACGTAAAAGCCTATCATATTGTCAACATCTGTAGGATCTGAAATTACTCGATATAATACAGTATTGTCAGTAAAAGTACCTTTATCTCTATCCCATGTTTTTCTATCAACGGTTTTTGTAGAGTAGATATAGTTATAACCGTAATCTACTTTGATATGGTCGTTTCCAGCATAATAGTAATATGATGTGAAATTACCGTTAAGGATATAGAAGACGGTATTGTTGATAGCCATATTGTAATATTCGTAATACTTGTCGAAATCCAATTCAGTTCCTTGAACAGGAACATTATAATACTTACGAATTAAATAGTTGAGATATGGTTCTTCAAGTGTAGAACCTTTTTCTTTGACCTTGTTTGTCAATATTCGGTTTTTAATATTAAGTGTGTCAAGCTTAGAAAGACTTTCAATATCAACCGGGTTTTTACCATTGTATTCCGTTAAGTTCTTAAACTCTAGAGCGTTATAGTAATAATAACGAACCATAGATTTTGTACCGGCACAGATACGGCAACGGTTTGCACAGCTAATACCTTGTTCATGGTCAATATTGTTAATATCCGGACAGGTATAACGTACTAAGATTTCTGGACCTTTGGAAGCATCATTAGGATTATAATTTGGATTCTTATTATAATCGTACATGCTAAGCTTACGTTTACCATTACAGAAATCACATTTTATGTTAGTATCGCCCTGACATATTGGACAAGTGAAGTAATCATCACGGGAATCCTGTTTTGTATAGATAGAGCGGAGTTTTCTTTGATACATTAGATTCAGGAATCCTTTATATTTTTTCTGAGATTCTATTGTATCTGGAATAAGAGTAAGACCATTATCAGTAGGTTCGCGATCCATTAATTCATTATGGTACTTATAGAAAATATAGTTTTCTATAGAGGTATCAAACTTATTCTGATAATAGTTAAATATTCCTTCAGGATAATTATTATAGTTATATTCAATTTTAGGCAACAAGTTTATGTTTGTATTGACTAAGCTATCAGTTTTAAAAGAAACTTGTTGTATGTTGGATAATACAGTTACTTCAACAGTAATATCCATAGCAGAGACATCATATGGATTTATCTCAGGATTTTCTGAGTCACTAATTGAAAAATAGATACGCTTATTTTTAAACGGTATATCAATTTCGTCGATTGTTACTACACCACGGTCAATAAGCTCATAATCAGTTATATTAATTGATGTTGGCCAGACATAGCTTATATTACCATCATCGTCAATATATATGGATTTAAATACGTCCCTTGCATCCATCTGGATTGGTCTACTAAGAAGTCGATGTTCTGTAGTAAACGTATTTCCATCGTCATCAATATCACCATAAGTGATGTTTAAAGTAAAAACTGTAAGATATGCATCATATGGAGAAGCGTGTTTGTTTATTTTGTCTTCAGGTATGGTGATATGGAAATTAAAACAAAGATTTAAAATTTTTGTATAATTGTTAATAATTAATCCAGGGGTAGAATTAAAGTCACCAGCACGTTGTACATTGTCGCCATAACCGTTTCTAAACTCATACGTACTATTATTTGATGCATTTGAAAGTTGTAAATGTTTCGACATTTCCAAGTTCGTTATACGATCTATACCATAAAAATAATCTATTGGATATACCGGAATTTTGTTTTCATTACCGGTAGGTTCAACCTCTGGAACAGGATCTTCTGGTTTAATTACAGCAGCATCTAATGGACTGTGGTTGGACGCAGTTTTTTGAGCTAAAATATTTTTGAAGGTAAGATTGTTGTTTTTATATAAATCTACTTCAAATGGTTTACTTGTTTCAGAAATATACAATGTATTATTGTCAAACGGGAATATCGGTAGATTTTTGTCTTTACGACAAATAAAATTCCAAATTTTATCCGTGTTTGAAATATCGGTATATGTTTCAACTAACGGCGTATGAATTGTCGCCGCATTTGTTTCAACTTCACCACAATGCTTTAAAAAGTTTTTAATACCGCCAAGTTGATACATTAAACCAGAATCATAATATTCTGGCTCTACTTGAATTTGCATTGAACCGGATTCATGATGCGATGATAACTGATAATCACTTACGCCAAGACGATTGTAATCGTCTGGGATATTTTTTTGTGGTGCCTCGTATGGAATCCAAAATGCATATGCTTTTAATGGTATGAGTTTTCCATCCTTATCAACATAGTTAGTTTGATAAAAACGAAAACCACTAATTATCCATTTGGTAGTTGGTTTATCGGTATCATAATCCTTTTCAACATTCTTAGTAAATATAGGAATTGCGAATATACGGTTACTTAAATCCGTTTGTTCATTAATGGGTTTACCTTCATTTTCAGCTTTGGTTTTTTCAATAAGTTCATAAACCGCTTCAAGTGAATTTAATGGTCTATAGGTTTTAGGATCTCTATATAATTCTATATTAAAATCGGTAACTTTTTGTGGTTCTTTGTAGTAACCATTATCAACATTTATATAGAATTCATAAAGCATCAACCAACCGCCCTTAACAAGTTCAGTTACGGTATTTAATTTTCCAGAACCATTACATTTTGGACATACGGTTTTAACTTCTATGTTCGGCGCAGGAATATAGGTATTGTCATTTCCTTTCGGGATTGCGACTGTTGTAGTAATGGTACCATTCTTACAAGGATTACCAGCATTATCAACATAATCACACGGTTCAGTTCCGGTAACAGTATATTCTGGTGCATAAAATTCAAGAGCATTACCGTTATAGGATTTTGCTTTAAAATAAACAGTTCTATCGCTATCGTCAGATGACATATCATCATAATATTTGAGAGTTAACCATGGCAATATGCTCTGAAGATTTGTATCGCCAATATCGTCAGTATAGTTATAGACTGTAATAAATCTGTCGTAAGTACAGGTCTTGCATTCTACAAGGTGACAACAGAAATAGACGAGAACTTGTTTTCTGTCTTTGAAAAGAATCTTAATCCATGCAGTACCAGTACCGACCGTATCTGGATCCGGCTTCGGGTATTGGTTTCCATATTCATCTCTGGCAGTCGGGTCCCATTTTGGAACAATATGGTTTTCAGTTTCATAATTGGCACCGACACTATCTAGGCGCCAGAGGATATTGTAGTATGCGTCTTCTAAACTTGTATTTATCTTATGCTTTATGACCATACATTATTTATAAATAAGGTATGTTAGCATTAAGCGCAAATTCAGATTATTTATCAAACGATAACTTTTCGTTGGTTAACGAATATTATGACTGGGACACGCAGTTTCATGACAATGAAATCTGGGGTGCGGACGCTATAAACCAGTCTATCGAGATGGTTTTGACTACAGAACCACAAGAACGACTGTTCAATCCGACATTTGGCACGCCGTTGTTTAATCTGTTATTTGAAAATAGCTCAAATATTCAGAATATTATGCCATATGTCTATGATACAATCGAAACCTGGGTACCTATACAGATAGACCGTAACAATACGAACGTTCAGATAGACCCTAATAAACAGGTTGTATCTTTTCAGATTCCTTACACCTCTAATAACGGTGTAATAGCCGGAATTTTCGGCAGACGAATATATAGATAGCAAATATTTTTTTACTATATTTGTTAGTGAAAGGTTTATATGTTTAGTGAAAAATTTGAACAGTTATATAGTAATATTCAGAAGTTAAAGAATATAAAACTGAGGACTTTGAAAGCGCTCAAGTCCGATAAGAATAATATTGGATTTATTTCATTAAATACTAATTCATTTGAATTTGGAATTAAGAACCTGTGCTGGGTTATTACAAGCCTTAGCGTTAAATTTGATAGGGTTTATATTTATGCAGATAGTTCTGTTTTAAAAGAACAGATAGATGATATAGTTATTCAGAATGTCTTGAAGTTATTCAGCGACATTTTTGTTTTCTTAAAGCCGGAAGATGTTACACCGCAATACGAGCAGTATAATCTTATCAAGGAACATCTGCATAATAACATTTATGTATTGCAGCCTTTTAGTAATTACGCATTATTAAACCCACCTTACATAAGCGAAGGCGTTGTTTATAGCCTTTCATACAGAAGAAATCTTCAGAGGTATGACTACTATAAGTCTATATTCAGTAATGTTAAATTCGACGGTGCATTACAGGAAATCCATGAAGAATCGTTAAAAAATCCATTACTTGACGATTTTTATATTCCTGCAAATACGCTTAAAAAGAACTGGCTCGATTTATCGATAGACGGTTATAATTCATTATCGAATTATCTTTCTATTGTTTTCATAGTTAACAAGATTAGAAGAAATTATTTCTACGAGAATAATTGTTCTCAGGCTTATAACTATACGTCATTCGATAAGGATGTGGTTAAGTATCTGAAAGAACATGATTTTCAGAAAGAAAAATGGCTAGAAGTTTTTGAAGATTATACGGTTACTGATTTTAATTTTGACCTTTGTAATGCGAATATGGAAATTGCATTTGTCAATTCGTATGTTCATTATATCACGGTTGAAAATATCAATAACATAACGACATTAATGCCGAAGCTGTTTTCTAAGATTAGGGTTGTCGATAATGTTGATATGAAATATTCAGAAAAACATATAAGCAAGCTCGGTCATGTCATTCGTAAGTCTGTACCTTTGGTTATTGACTATAACAATAAGGACCAGCTTTTCAAGAAGAAGAAAAGCTATAATCCTAATCGTTATTACGGTACGGAAAGATTTGACCAGACATTGAAATATTTGCTTGAGACTACAACAGCCGATATTCTTTATGTGGTCGGCGATAAGATTATTCTCAAACAGCCTATTGACTATAACCCAGAAAATATCTGGGAAGGAACTTTGTTTGACGGAGATAATTCCGGATATATCAATATTTTTAATGTCAAGAAAATGAAGGAATTGGGTATTGTCTTTGAGAATACTCAGCAGTTCATGGAAGCAATAAAAGGTCAGAAGTATGAAATTATAGACTATACTAAGTTCGGAATATGCTTGCCAAAGGATTTTGATAAGTATAACAGTATTTTCTTCCGTGCTGCCAATACGTATACTACCTTGCTGTTCAGATACCTTCTTAAAAACTTTAACTTTAAATTCAGTAGCTTTGAATATGATTACAATAGGGATAATAAATTATAATTTACCTCATTACGTTTATTACTTGATTGAGAGTATCAAGAAACAGTGCAAGTTCGATTATGAACTTGTAGTATTTGAAGCTGGCCAGGACAGACCGATTGTTAATCATGTAGATGATGTAACTATATTGCGTAATCGTTGCTTCAAGTATTTTGATTCTACAGACATGACAGGTCTTCAGGTTTACAATCATTCACTTGAAGAGCTGATGAAGTATTGTAAGACCGATAATTTGATTATTCTCGATAATAAGAGCCTTGTAAAAGGTGACTTATTGGCATTTGTTGATACGTCTTATCGTGTAGTTAGTGACCCTAAACGTTCTATTGTTTATCTGAACATGAAGCGTATTCGAAAGGAACGTCTTAATGCTTATGTAAATGATACTGACGATATGTATTCAAGTTTAATTGATGATAGCTGTTTTGAAAAATCCAGTTATAATCAGTTGGTAACTGCTGACCATAATCATACTGATGTTTTGTTTATCGATTGGATAATGAAATATAAGCATTTATGGGCTAAGGACTATTATGACGTTGTAGTTTCGTTTACAACCTTTAGAGGCCGTATATACGATAGCACAACACTTCAGGTTATTTCTGCATTGGTCAAGCAGCAAACAAGGTTTAATTACAAGGTTATCATGGTTCTCAGCAGAGAAGAACTTGGAAGTAACTTTGCGATGCCTGAAGGAATACAACATCTTCTTGAATGCTTCCCAAACTTTGAAGTTCTCTGGACTGACAAGGACACGAAGCCATTGAAGAAACTCGACCCGACAATGGAAAAATATCCGGATATTCCGATTATTACATTGGACGACGACGATTTGTGTGACCCGTTTATCGTGGAACACATGATGACTGAGCATATTTTGGATCCGTTTTATGCTCTTGGAACTTGGATGGAACCGACTCCCAACATGGTTCGTTGGGTCGCTGGTGTAAGGCTCTGGCCTCCTCACTGTTTATACAAGTTTCCTCTACAGGATTATTATACATATTATGACGGAATCTTGGATGATAACTTCAACGCCATGCGTTGTGCATACAAGATGACACCCGTTAAGGAAGTGAGCTTCAAGCACAATCAAAAGTTGAATCAGACTGATTTGAAATTGGCTCGTGAATACTTGAAGACTCCTTGGGATGAATACTATAAGCGATTCGTATTGGCCCATCTTGACGAGGTACCTGAGGAATTATATTATGAGTGATTTGATTATTGAGAAAGTGAACTCCTCGTGCGTACATTTGGTATGCGAAGATGGTTTAAGCCATAGATTTTACAACGTATTTTCCGCTTATGCTCCGGGTTATAGATTTAACCCACGTTTTAAGCTTCATGTATGGGACGGTAAGGTTCGTTGCTACAATCCTATTACACAGATATTGCCTATCGGCCTTCTGAATAACCTTCTTATTTGGTGTGACCAGCATAAGATTGAATATTCTTTGCAAGGATTCGATAAGCCTCTTAGGGACAATATCGATAAGGAAGAATTGGAAAAGCAAATGAATTCCTATATCACTGCTGGATTTCAGGCACGTGATTATCAGGTTAACGCTGTTCATGCCGCATTAACCAATCGTAGAGGCGTTTTGTTATCCTGCACTGGTTCTGGCAAGTCTTTGATGATTTACACGTTCTTACGCTATCTATTGGACAATAAGGACGTACACAGGGCCATACTTATCGTTCCGTCCGTTTCCCTCGTAGAACAGATGTTTTCTGATTTCCGAGATTATGGATGGGATGATTTAGAAGACCATGTTGAGATGTTGTATTCTGGAAAGAAACCGACATTCAAGAAAGAAATCTTGATTTCTACATGGCAGAGTCTTGAGAAGGAAGATCCTGAATTTTTCGAAGTCTATGATGCTTGTGTAGTTGACGAATGTCATCAGGCCAAATGTAACGTTGTTACAAGGCTCTTGAAGCTCATGCACAATGCGGAATACAAGATTGGTACATCTGGTACTTTGCCTACTGAAATTTCCGAGCAGTTACAGATTAACAGTGTTATCGGTAATGTCCTTTTCGAATTGAAGTCCTGCGAACTTATTGCCCGCGGTTATCTTACTAAGTTGAATATCGCGGCAATCTTCCTTAAATATCCTTTGTCTTTTATCGAGGAAAACAAGGAAAGAACTTATCCGGAAGAAGTCAAGATGGTTGAGGAATATCCGAACAGGAACAAGGTATTGAATTTTATTATCGACCATACCTCGCCGATGAACAATATGCTTATCCTCGTTAACCATAGGAATCATCTTAAGGACGTCGAGGATTACTTGCATAAGAATTATCCGGAAAAGAAGGTAAGTATCATTACTGGAGATGTCAAGGCTAAGGTTCGTGAAGAAATTCGTGTCGGTATCGAAGACGAAGATGGAACTATTTTGCTTGCGACTTATCAAACCATGTCTACTGGTGTTAACATTCCTAAGTTGCACGCGATTATGTTGTTCTCTAACTCCAAGTCGAGGATTAAGGTTCTTCAGTCTATCGGTCGTGGACTCCGTAAGCACAACTCCAAGAACAAAGTTATTATCTACGATATTGTCGACGACCTCAGCTACAAGAAGAGGACTGGACGTATCGCCAAGAATTATTGTATGCAGCATTTTGATGAACGCTCCAGTTATTATATTGAACAGGAGTTTCCGGTTATTACAACAAAGTTGGATATATGATAGAAGATAGATTAGCAGAAATGAAAGCTACGTTCGCCACATTCAATGGACTGGACGACAAGTGGAAGTATCTTATCTCGCTCGCGAAGTCGCACATGCCGATGAGCAGTGAGTATAAGAAGGAAGATTATATTGTTCCGGGTTGTTCGACGACGATGTACTTGGTACCGAAGTGCGACGGTCAGACGATGCACTTTGAACTGGGGGTTGAGGTCTCAGGTTCACAGCCGTTAATCAGTCTTGGACTAGGTGTTTTGACTCTTAAGATTTACAATGACGCGACTCCGAAGGAGATTCTCTCGGTTGACAAAAAGTTCTTTGAAAATATCGGACTTAATGTCGGATTGACTCCTACGAGAAATAACGGATTTGCCAGCATACTGGATAAAATCTATAAGTCAGCCACTGTATATAGTATGATTTACGATAAAAAGCCGGAATAAAAAATGACATAAAATCGCAAAAAATAACTTACTTACTATATTTGTATTTAGCTATAAATAAAACACCAACAGATTAAAAACTAAAATTGCGTGATGTGAATTAAGTGTTTATTAAGCGTTTATAAAGAGGAAAAGAATGATTAAAAACGTAATTAAGCGAGATAATCGTCGACACGTATTCAATATTTCAAAGGTCTATACAGCAATCGAAAAGGCATTTAAAGAAGTAAATGCAGAAGTAACAGAAGAAACAATGGACCGACTTGTTGATAGCGTAGTCGAAAAGATTTCTGAAAATAATGCCAAGTCAGCTAAAGTTGAAGAAATCCAGAATGTAATCGAAATGACATTGATGGATAACGGATTCGGAGCAGTTGCCAAGGCATTTATTTTATTTAGAGACGATCGTACTCGTGCACGTGAAACTAATTCTGCGATTATTAAGACAATCAAGGAAATAACTGAATCTGACATTAAGAGTTCCAACATTTTGCGTGACAACGCCAATGAATCCGGCGCTACTCCTGCGGGTACATACGGAAAGATTGCGTCTGAAACTAACAAGATGTATAACCTCTTGAATAATATCAATCGTAAATATGCCCAGGAACATAAGGACGGTCATTTGCATATTCATGACCTTAACCAGTACAATTTGACATTTAACTGTCTCTTTGCTCCTGTAGGAAAATTGTTAAAGACTGGTTTCGATTCTGGTACAGGTTATCTTCGTTCTCCGAAGTCCATCCAGACCGCTGCGGCTTTGACAGCTGTTATTCTTCAGCTTCAGTCTAACCAGCAGTATGGCGGTATCGCAGACGATAACCTCGATTATGATTTGGCTCCGTTCGTTGATATTTCTTTCAGAAAGAATCTCAAGAATGAACTTAATCGTTATATCGAATACAATCCGGACCATGAAGACATTGACATTAACGATGTCACGAATGTTTCCATGAACTGGCCGGTCGAATTGCTCTATGCTAAGTTCCCGAAGATTTGCGTAGAAAATGCTATTAGAATCACCGATGACGATACTCATCAGGCTATGGAAGGTCTTATCGGTAACTTGAACTCTCTTCAGTCTCGTTCTGGAAACCAGGTTCCGTTTAGTTCGCTGAACTTCGGTCTCGATACTTCTAATTGTGGCCGTATGATTAGTAAGAACCTTATTAAGTCCCAGTATGAAGGTCTCGGCGATGGTTTGACAGCTATTTTCCCGATTTTGATTTTTAAGCTGATGAAGGGTTACACAAAGAATCCGGAAGATCCGAACTATGACTTGTATCTTGACTCCATCAAGTGCCTTGCTCGTCGTTTCTATCCGAACTTCGTCCGTGTAGACAGTTCTTTCAACAAGCCGTATATTCGTTATTCTGAAAAGGAACTTGAAGTTTCTGAAAAGACTGTTTCTGTTAAGGTTCGTGGTAAGAATACCGCTGAAACTATTTCTACAGAAGACCGTACTTTTGAAACTCCTATCTACGAATATGACGTAGGTGTTGGCGATTATTGGGAAATTACTGGATTCGAGAACGGTAAGATGAAGATTCGTCGTCTTATTGAAAATTCTACAGTTTCTACAATGGGATGTCGTACTCGTGTTCTTGGTAATATCAACGGTGTCGAACAGACAACAGGTCGTGGAAACTTTGCTTTCCATACGATTAACTTGCCTCGCCTTGCTATCGAAGCTCATATCGAAGCAAAGGATCCTGAAGCACGTAAGCAGGTTTTCTTCAAGAAGCTCGCCGATATGCTCGAAGATGCAAAGAACAGTTTGCTTGACCGTTTTGCATTGATTTCTAACAAGACCTATGAAAACTTCCCGTTCACAATGCAGCAGGGTCTTTATTTGACTTCTGATGATGAACCGCATGCCGTTACTGATAAGATTGCTAATGTTCTTAAGCAGGCTTCGCTTTCTATCGGTTATGTCGGTCTCGCAGAAACCATGTTGCTCTTGACCGGTAAGACATACGGTATCGACCACGAAATCGATAACTATGCTTATTCTATCGTAAAGACCATGCGTGAATTCGTTGATAAGACACAGAAGGAAACACACCTTAACTGGAGCTGTTTTGCTACTCCGGCTGAAGCTGTTGCCGGTCGTTTCGCGAATATCGATAAGAATCTTTACCAGAATAATAAGAAACTTGCTGATGTTGATTTGCAGCGTGTATTCGGAAAGGGTTACTACACCAATAGCCACATGCTTGACTATTCTTTGGAAACCTCTCTTGAAAATAAGATTAAGATGGAAGCACCGTATCACAAGATTACGAACGCTGGCCATATTTTCTATTACAAGTTGAACGGTGACTTGTCCAAGAATCTTGAAGCTGTCAAGGCTACAATCGATGCCATGTACGATGGTGACTTGGGATATTTCACTTGTACGTTCGATAGCGATACTTGTACCAAGTGTCATTTCCATGGTATTATCGATAACGAATGCCCGTGCTGCGGCAACAAGAACGAAGACGAGATTATTCGTGTTAGAAGAATTACTGGATATTTGACTGGTTCACCTAAGAAGACAATTTTCAAATCCTGGAATGATGGAAAATTGGCAGAATTGAGGGACCGCCATAATATTTAATTAAAACTTCAGATAAAAATCATACAGACACAATAAATCTGTATGATTTTTCTATCTTTTAAAGGACTTATGTTAGATACTTTAATGTTGATTTGTGGTTTTTGCGGTGCTGGAGCTTTTGCTTTCTGTTCATTGCCGCAAGTAATCAAGGCATATAAGACGAAATCGACCGGTGATATTAGTACATTCTTTATTATACTTTCTATTATCGGGAACCTTTGCAGTGCAGCATATATTTTCTACACGAATTACATAAGCGGGATGTGGCAATATCCTCAATATGTCAATTATACCCTTGCAACTATTTTTATATTCATATTGCTCGGTTTAAAAATTAAATACGATAAGGATAAGAAATGAATTATAGTAAGATTGACCCTATGAGTATTGTCGACGGTGAAGGCTGTCGAGTTACATTGTTTGTTTCCGGTTGTGAAAACCATTGTAAGGGATGTTTTAATCCTGAAACGTGGAATTATGATTTCGGTAAAGAGTTCGACGAGATTGCCGAAAACGAGATTTTTGAAGCTTGTAAGAAAGATTATATTTCTGGGATTACTGTTGTAGGAGGAGAACCTTTCGAAATCAGTAATCAAAAATCGCTTGTATCTTTCTTGACCAAGTTTAAGAAAACGTTTGTAAATAAGAACGTTTGGATGTTTACTGGTTATATTTACGAACGTGACCTTGTTAAAGGTGGAAAACGATACGTAGAAGGAGTTACAGATTCTATCCTCGATATGGTAGATGTCCTGGTTGACGGTCCATTTATTTTGGAAGAACGAGACTTGACTTTGAAATTCCGAGGGAGCAGAAATCAACGACTTCTGACACATGAAGACAGAGCAAATATTAAAAAAACCGGTGTTTAACCGGTTTTTTATTTTATACTTTGAATTAGAAATTATTTAGGAATGCATGCATGATAGCAGCTTTTCTAAACACCTCTACGCATTCATCGATGTTCTTAGCATCCTTAAAGTCGTCTTCTACGTAACCGTCAGGATCTTCTATTGTCCAACCGAGATTCCAAGCCTCCTGGAGCTCTTTTTTCGAGGTCTCATAGTCTTTGCAATAGTGCTTGATAATAAGCCCACCGATGTCATCTCCTGCGGTCTTAAGGTCCTTTTCGGAAAGTACAGTATTAATAGTACCAATCTTAACTTGGTTTTGGTAATAACCCTTAGCCTTCGTAAAGTCGATAAATTGGTCCATGCTGTCGAATCGTAAATCGGATTCATTCAACGCAGGTTTTTCAGCTACGAAGTGATGTTCTTTAAGAAGTTGTAATGCGTTTTCTAATTCCATATTTTATTTATACCTCAGTAGACGCAGTATAGAAGAAATCTTCATCTGTTGCGTAAGTAATAGCATCAGCAGAATCTAGCATATCTTCATATTTCTTTAGTCGTTCTTCTGTTAAGAATGCGTCAGGTTCTATATTCTTCAAAACCATTTTTGCTTCTCTGAACGAACCTGTCTGAACCAATGAAATTACTGTCAATAACTTCTGTGCAATTTCAAGCGGAGTTACTGTTTCGAAATCTGTAAAGATACATTCTTCTCTAAATAGTGAAATGAAGTCGTTACCTACAGAAATATTGTAATTAACTTCGCCTGCAACTCCGTCTATTGCATTTATACGGTCAACGTTCTGATTAAGTTCTCGTTTAAATCTATCTAAAGAAACCAGTGCTCTTTCTTCTTCAGGTTTAGAAACTTCGATGAAATCATAAACTTTATGATTTTCGTAATCTTCTATAATAGATGGTGCTTCTTTAGTCCACCAATCTTTATTCATATAAACTACTTTACCATCTACTTCTACAATTCTGCTTACGTATTTCATTCCAATTTCCTCAGTGAAGACACAATCATCTTCTAATATTCCTTCTTTGTTTAACATCTCTTTGGCAAATTTCATATTATCAAATCTGCCAATGAATTTAAAGTTTTCTTTATTTAGAACATAAATCATAATTAAGACTCCATCAAAATTTCGTGCTTGTGCGTAGTGTTGACTGTAAGACCACTAAGATCGGTAGAATCTAAATAGTCATAATAAGTCGAAATGTTATTGTTGGTAAGTTCTGTCAACTTAGCTTTCATATTGTTAGTTTCATCAACTATATAATCGGAGGTATTTAGTTTTGTCATTAAGTAGTCGTCTTCAGACACACTTGTGACTTTCCAGATACCCTGATCTGCATAATGGCTACTGTACTTACCATAGTTAAAACTGTTAAGAACTAAATACACATCGTCCATAGCTACAGATCCAACGGCTGGCGCACTGCTTATTGCCGCAGTTATACTTATAACATTTCTACAACTATAAAACTTATTCTGTTCAAATTTATTATCAAAACTATTTCCAGTGAATTTGAAAATTTGTGCAGGATCACTACAAGAAAGAATTGTCGAATAGTCATTTGTTTTAGTAACAGTTACTGAAGCTCCACTCTTTACATAGCTCTTATTTCCTAGACTCATAGCGCCAGCCTGGCCGTTGTAAGTACCAATAGCACCATCAGCCATAGTCAGTAATTCACAATCATCATCAGTAGTTCCAGTGTATGTGAATACCTGTTTACACTTATAAACCTGCTTTGAGGAGAAGCAGTTAGAAGGTCCAGTATATCTTGCGTAGTGATTAACAGCAGATACTGTAAGCATCGCTGCTTCTGTGTTCTTTTCTCCTTCATATGTAAGTGAACTGATATTATAGGTCGAACCTGGTGCATTTATGTTTCCAGTTACGAAACCGACTATACCTAGGATTCCTCCATTCCTATAGTAATAGTGATTGTCATTGTTAGAAGCATGCTTTATCTTGATGTAGTATTTGTTTCCACGCTTTAGAGAGAAAGTACCTGTACTTAATGCAGTAAGATCAACGGTGACATAGTTATAGGTCACCCCGCCATGTTCTTGCGTTGTCACGGAAGGAGTGTACCAGTTTGAATCATATTTGTAAACTAGCAAACCGCTTTCATGAAATACATAGATTGAAGTAGCACCTGCTCCAGTATATGTGGTTGCGACCTTAATGGTCTTAATCTCTATAGGTGTGTTTGACGTATTTTGACTAACTATAATCCAAATATCATTAGTAGAAGTATCTTCAGTTAATGTGTATGGAACTACTACATTATTCTGACATGCTATAGAACCGGAACTTGGGAATGCGCCACCAGCTTTAGATGTAATCTCGCTTGCGTCTATATGATACTCGCCCTTAGTATTATCATATCTTGAATCAGCGATATGTTCTTCATTCTTACATGCATTTATTAGTTCTGCGATAGAAAATTCTGTTCCATCAGCAATTATAGTGCTATAAGGTATGTTATGAACGAACAAACGATAGGCTGGCAGAACATCGTTTACGATATATGCCCAGCCCTTTAAGTGATCTAAACTGCTCGTTACGTCCTTACCGTCCTTCATTACCTGAACAGTAAATTTTTGTGTAGTATCATCACCAGTAATTATTATAGAGCAAGTAGCATTATAAGGAACATATCCTTCTTTTTCCCAAATGAGTGTATTTCCGAAATATATCTTGGCAACTGGAATGTTGCCGAAATACATTTCAGGAATCTGTTTATTGCCAAATAAGAACTTATCAAACATTCACTAACTCTCTAATATAATGTGCAATATTCCATCATCAGTTAGACCAGCGGTAGTATTAGCAGTTACGGCAGGAATTAAGTATGCTGTAGTTCCACCGTGTTGAACTTGAACTAATTGGTCATTAGTTGCATTTGGACTAATGTTGACTTGTGTAGTGTGATTGTTCGCATCGTCTACCTTCAATGCTAACGGTCCGTTGCTACCTAGACCGACGCGTCCATGCCCAGCAATACCTTCTCTAATAAGTTTTAAGAACTGTGAGTCAAAGTTCGCGCTAGTAGCACTTACTATGAGTTGACCTGATACTGTTCCACCAGAAGTCGGCAGATAACTACCAGATAATCCAACTTCATATCTTTCATTAGTTGTATCTTTCTTAGCGGAAATACCATTATTTCCAATTATATCATAATCCGTTCCACCGCCACCTTCTGAAATTTCGGTCCAACCAGTACCAGGTTGATAACCGTACTTCTTATTAGAATCCGGATTGTTTATTTTTAAATCTAATGGACTCTGAGATGTACCGTCACCAGAGAACGCAGTTGTATTTACAGTTACGTTTGCAATATAATGTTGGTTTTCGATCCATGTATGTGTAGCTAAAACATCGGTATTTACACCATATGGATCATTGGATTTACCAGTACCAGATATGGTAGTATTATCAAATACATCACTACTTCCATGACCATCTTGACCATCCATTACATCAAAATTGGCTAATGGGTTTGTATCTGGATTTGCTGCACTGGTATAGAAAATTTTGACATTATGACCATTTGTAATTTCTGTAGATTTTGCAGAAATCGGACATGCGTCAGCACCATTAGTACCATCTGTACCATCTGTACCATCTGTACCATCTTTACCATCTTTACCTTCTGCAACAATTCCGGTATCGTCTGCACCAATATACCAATGTTTATTTGTTGAATTTATGTATGGAGTTTCACCTTGTTCGCCACGGAAATTACCTAAATTAGTCCAATCTGATGTAGCATCTGAATATTTCCAATATAAATTATAACTATTGGCAGATAATACAGGTGTTTTACCGCTAGGACCAGTTGGACCATCTTCGCCCTTCGGACCTTTGATATTTGTAGTAGTAGGAGCAGTTGTTGTCGGATTCCATTCCCATGCGATATTACCGGCAGCATCGACAGTCGGGTACCAGGCCATATTATAAGAAGTTCCACCACCACCGCCGCCAGCAGCACTGAAAGAATAGATTATTTTATCATCTTGTTCGTCTTTGTGTACTGTAACTGTAGTAGAATCAACGAATTCAAGTTCTTTTTGGTTTCCACCGATAACGGTATATGGACTATCACTAGTACCATTACCTGAAATAGTATTTGCATCTACATAGATTTTATCTTGCTTATTATTCTGAAGATTACTGATAGCTTCGGATTCACTTGCAACTGCGGCCGATAGAGTATTAAAATTATTGCCTAGTGTTTCAATAGATTCGCCGTGAGCAGAAACAGCATCTGACATTTCAGTTACAGTTGTCTGTATAGCTTCAACATCATCTTGTGCTTCATTTGCGGCGGAAATTGCATTAGTGGCCTGGGTCTTTGCGGCATCGGCTACATTGCTAATATTGTTGATAGTTTCATTATAACCGTCAACAGTATTCTTAACCTGGTCGATTGCTGTAGCAAGTGCAAGGTCCTTTTGATGGGTTAGTTCCAAAAAATTCTGATTTAATGCATTACCATCGGCTACAGTGGATTTCGACCATGGAGCCGGTTTCATATTCTTGATTGTATCGTATGTAGTATTGGCCATATTATATACCCTATTCTTCTTATTATTTATAAATATAGAAGTTAGGAAGTTTTGAGGTATTATGTTATACGGTAATGGATTAAACTTTGATTTTATTAGTGAATCACCATGTTTAGTTGCTGATTATGATGAAGTTAGTGGGTATTATAATACAATACGTACACATTATTTAGAAAATCAAGACGATAAGTGGCAGGATTTTGGCTATGATTCTGAAGTTCAAATTACACGAAATAGCAGTTCAATGACAGTAATGTCTCAAAATTTACAAGTTAATGATATAGTAGTATACCCAACCTGGTCATATACCATTACCGCAGTAACCGTACATGAGGGCTGTGATACCGCTGATTATTTCTGGAAACATGATAATATTGTACGTAATGGTACTAGAATAACCGCTAAGATGGGAGATCTTTTACCTGGTGATAAAAAAGTATCAGATGATAATTCTTATATTCAATATCATGCGATAGATAAGCGCGTTGAATTAAAAGCACAACTTATGAATATATTGTGTTCTAATTCTGGTTTTCATTATCCCGAAAACACAACAGATGCATTATTTGTTGCTAGAACTGTTCAATATGATAATGCAAGTGCAAGAAATGAACATATATATTCTATTGGTTCTTTACTTACACGGGTAATTGATGGAGAATATGATAATACGTCAAAAGTACCAATAAGTACATATGCAGGTCCTTGGGGAATTGATAATTATAATGTACCATTTTATAGATTGTATCAATGTACAAATTGGTGGGAATTTGCTAAAACACCAATAGATATATCTACTATTCCATCAGCACATTTAGACGCAATAAATAGTGATTATGGTGGTTATGGAACAGTTTCAATAACTGCTTATATAAATCGTGCAGAAAAGCAAGTAATTCCAAATAAGAATATTAATATTAATTATTTTAGTACGACAAAACCATTGGATTTTAAAGTAACAAATCCGAACGGCATGCCAGATCAAATGGGCGGAGCTATATTATTTTCTGCAAATGATACTTTTGATTCTAATAAACTTGTAGGTATAGGTTTTAAAGGTCTTCGCTCATATAATATTAATGATAATGATGATATTTCTTTTAAACTTTATCGATTTACAAATGAGTATTTTAAAAGTATTGGAAATAATTTTTATACATTTAATGATCCTAAAATGATTTGTGTAAAAGGTATGGATAATAGTGATGGTCCATATGCTTTTGGATATGCTGGCCCATTTTTTGTTACTGCGGAAATGGAAGCCGGTTCTTATACAGATACAAATAAAAATAAAGATGAAAAAATAAAAATTACTAAATCAGATTATATAAGAGATCCATATTTATTTACCAGTATATCGTATCTATCAACTGGCTTTGATGCTGTACCTACATCTGGTAAACCAGAAACATGGTTTTCTTGTAGTGATTTTTCAGCAGATTGTCATTTAAAGACATGGACAGATTCAAGTAATGGTATAACATATTTTGATTGTGTTCCTATGGCACCAGGCATACCTATTTCTACTGGCACTCATATGCAGTTTGAACTACAATCTGATATAACCGAATTTGAATTTGGTTGTGCAATGTCTGCTATGGGTTGTATATCAAAATATGATAATTCTACTGGCTTAAGCCAATTAAAAGCTGTTAATGGTTCTTGGAAATATTGTAATAATATAGTAGATTTTGGTTATCCTGGCGGTAATTCAAATAATTTATTTTATAATGCTAGTAGTCTTGAAACAATACCAAGTAGTTGGGAAGGTTTGGAAAGCGTAACATCATTTAATGCAAATAGCATGTTTTATAATTGTCAAAAACTTGTTTCTATCCCAAGTTCATTTAATCATCTTGGAAATAAATCATATACTGCTACTTGTAGCATGTTTTATAATTGTTATGCACTAAAAAATGGACTTAAAACCTGGGAAAATCTGGATAATGTAACAACCGCAGATTCAATGTTTTATAATTGTGTTTCTCTGGAAAGTATACCAGATAATTTTGAACATTTGGGTAATTTAATTGGTTGTCAATCAATGTTCTATAATTGTTATAAACTAAAAGAAGTTAAATCTTGGAATGGTATTAATGGTATATATAATGGATATAATATGTTTTATAATTGTTCTGGATTAAGCGCAATTCCTTCAACATTTAATGGCATTAATACTAAATTTAAAGCACCATCAATGTTTCAAAATTGCTTTAATTTAAAATCTATACCAGCTGCATCAGAATGGGATAGTTTATTTCAAAGATTAACTGTTAGTAATTATCCTAATCCATGTAGTTCAACTGATGTAGTATCTATATCAAACATTTTTAATGGATGTTCTGCTATTACTGGTACTGTAAAAGAAATATTAGATGTTTTTATTCGTTATAATATTTCAAAAGCTGGACAATTTTATGGTTGTAGTGGTTTTAGTGATTATAATGAATGTCACGGTACATCAACATATAGTGGATATATTTAATAAAAAGACCTCATTACGAGGTCTTTCTTTTTAACATTCTGTTTTCTTATCGTACCAGTAGAAACCTACATGGTTTTCGTTTTCGTAATAATTGAAACAGTATCTGGATTTTTCAAGAGATGAACCGTGATTCATGATTTGAGTAATCGTAGAAGCAAGTTCAGTCGAATTTCGTTTGTATTGCATAAAAGCAATATCCAAATCTTTTTGCATTCCAGGAAGAACCTGCTTTGTAAAGAGCTCTCGTTCTTTTTCGGTCATTTCTGGAATTTCAAGTAATGTCAAATGCGGACTTTCGTCCATATAGTTTAAAGATACTTTTACCATTTTATTTTCCTTTAAAGTTTTGGAAATCCTATTACATCTATAATACCGACTTTTCGAGCTTCTTCGGCAGACATGTAATAGTCCTTTTCAAGTTTTTTTGTAAACCAGGAAGCAGTTTTGGAAGAGTGTCTAGCAAGAATCTTAGAAAACGCTTCATTGGTTACAGTTAATTCTTTCTTACAAATATCAATACTGTCAATATGACCGTCAATGTCGTCATAGTAACTGTTGTGAATCATGACTCTGGAATTCTTTGTACAGAACCTTGCACCTTCTGTACCGTTAGCAAGAATAATAGAAGCCATACTGGAACATTCGCCACAAGCAACGGTCCAGACTTCGATTCCACAATCTTTCAAACAGTCAATAGCATCAACAACAGCCATACCAGAAGTGGTATCGCCGCCTTCTGAATTGATAAAGATACATACACGTTTTCCAGAATTGTCATTCCAGTAAACGAGATATTTTAGAATATCAGAAACACTTTCCTCGTTAATCGGACCCTCAAGCCAGAGAATACGGTTTTCAAGGAAATATGTATCGCGGGAAAGCTCAATGTCATTATCCATTTTTTCTTCTCGTTTCTGTTGTTTATTCTTTTTAAATATTCCGCTCATTTCAACCTCCGATTGTACCTAAATCTAACCTGCCGCTACACGGTGTAAACGTCATTTCACCGAAGTATGGTCTTCCGCCGACATAATAAAAATCTACTCTCACAAAGTCAAAAGGTTTCGCCATAATTTCTACATAAGGAATCATGGAATCAATCATTTCTTTTTGCTTCTTATTTAGATTATCCATGGCCGGTTTTACACCGATATACCAAGGATTCTGTTTTCCTTCCTTATCTACAAATGCGATATATTCTTCAAGATTCTTTCCGAGTTTCTTGGTCAAAGAAATTCCTTCGATATTGCCGTTGATGCACCAGAAACCGTAATCGGTTGGTGTATCGACAAGGATCTTTTGGAATAAAACACCAGCCGGCATTTTTTCATACTGGGCTTCATATCCGGCAATATAGGCGTATTTCAGATTACTCCATTCAGCTATTTTCTGAACTACATGTTCGATAACCTTGTCGTTTACAGTATTGACTTTAATATTCCAGCCGCTGCCGTGAGTCATCTTTACAATCATTCCGGGTTGTAAGTATTTCTTACATGTATCGAAATCAATAGGACCACCCCAATGCATAAACGGCGTAGGAATCTTAAGTTCTGGTGCAATATGATTCTGGGCATAATATTTATCAGCCCATTTGGAACAAAGGTCACAATACTTTTCATCGGTAGCTATTCTGAGTTTTTGCTTACAGATAATATCGACGACATTGGAAGGATTATCGACATTGGCCCAAGGTACATTTTCCTTAAGCCAGTCCTTGCAATACTGTACCTTGTCTTCTGCGAATCTGCAGGAGTTATAGACACTTTGATGTTTTCCGGCGAGCCATTCTTGTTTGTATTCTTCTTCTGTCATTTTCTACCTATAAGTTTGCAAGTGCTTCGTATTCTTTATATTCGTCACGGTAATGCGTAAGGATGTTATAGAACGTTTCTGGCGGGTGTCGTTTTTCATTCGGAGAATTGATAATCTTTCCTACATATGAATAGTAATAGTGCCACAAGATAAGGATGATTCTTGTACATGCATTACGCATATAGAATTCCGTCCAGATAGTTCCATAAATTGAAAGGTCATAAATGGATTCTTCGTAGTCCCTGTCGCGTTCGATATGACCGTCTTCGAAAGTAAACTGATAATCGCTCGGTTTATTTCCAGGAAGGCAATAATGGAGCATGTCAGTATTTGGAATATTAAACGGGTCATGGAATTCTTCGTTAGCCCAACTATAAACACGAACATTCAACGAAGAATGCTTTTCGACATGGAAATAGTCGGTATTCGCATAGAGATAAACGTAGAAAGACTCGTCGCTTCCGAAAATATTATGGTGTTCAAACCAGAAAGAATTCCTGTATCTTTCAAATTCTTCTTCGAAATGGTTTTCTCGGAAATCCTTTGAATAATAGACTAGACCGCCATTTGGCCAAAGAATATTAAAATCTATTTCATTCTTGGAGATGTTACGGATTTCATTAAGAAGCGTATGGAAATTCATCTTATGTGCCTTGGCGACACAGAAAATAAACGACTTTAATGTACCGGAACAAATCGTAGTCCCATCATAAGATTCGAATAATTGAATTCCGGTATTTGTGATAATGTGCTTTTCCCAGTCTACCTTTTTAACAAAAAGCATATCGGTATCGCAGATAATAATATCTTCGCCCTTTGCTATATTCTTAATGCAGTATACCTTAGCATTATAGATATTTTCCTGCGAGGTAAACGTATGTGCCGAAGTGGGAGTTTTCTTGTCGGCCAATCCTATATAATTATTCTGGTTAAATACTTCATATTTGTCGACAACCTGATAGGAAATCAGATTGCCACAATTTTCATAAAACAGGAATTCATCCAATAACTTTTTTGTCGAAAGATGCGTAATAGCGACAATAATCGGAAGCGTATTTCCGTGCATAATGTAGCTTTTGAGAATTGTCAAAAGTAGCTTATGGTCATTATCCGGAATTTCAGTATAGCCACAATTATAGAGGAACGGTATAACTAGTTTCATATCATGGTAAATATAGAAAAAACATGCTGGTTTGTAACCTGCATGAGCATGTTTTTCTAAAAATATTAAAATAAAGAATTAATAAAATCCAGAACTTTTTGAAAAAATGATTTTGTCACTTTTTCTTCTTTTTTGACAACTTTGCGAACTTCGGTAAACTTGATATTTTCTGTTTTTACTGGTTCTTGTTTGACTTCTACGACCGGTTCTTTGACAGGTTCTGGTTCTGGAATTACCTTCGGCTTCGTATCTTCAATCCATTGGTCTTCGACGAAACGGATCTGTTCATACGGGAAATCGAACTTGTCCTTGCGTACCTGTGTATGCGTGAAGATTCCGCAGAAGTTTTGAGCTTCTTTGTCGTTTTCAAACATACCGTCGAGCTTGTAGTTGTGTTGAATTCCGCAAGCTTCGCAAAGGTAGTTAACAAGGTCATAGATAGCGTTCTTCTGGTCTACCGTAAGTCTGGAATAATAATCATATCCTCGGAAGCTTATGTTTTCGACATGTCTATCTTCGGTACAATACAACTGCTTGTAGGCATTGTAATAACCGTCTTCTTTCTTGGTCAAAGGACCATAGTTAGATACTTCGATTCCGATAGCGGACTTGCTCATTTTAGAATTAGTACCTACACAGCCAGAGCCGAGATGATATGACCAGTTTTTTCCAGAATCCAACGGAATAAGATTATAGATTCTACCATGTCTGTCGATAACATAATGTACGGACATATGGTTATTCGGTTTTGTCAGAGTAGCGACATCGCCAGAAATGGTTCCAACCGTAAAATGGAGGCATATTTGTGTCTTCTTTGCGGTTGTCGTGTAGTAGTAACTAGAATCGGCCATTTTAAGCACATAAATGCTTGTTCTAGGTGTTATTTTAATTTCCCTTTCTATCTGGTAGGTCTTACCGGATGAGTCCTTATGACGCGTGAAAAAGGTATTTTCTTTTGATTCTAAGGTATCTACTATTGCACTCATGAATTATTTATGAGTGTGACCTTTTATTACCTCTATCATTATGTTTATGGCTTTCTTTGCATGGTCTAAAACATCTTTCTTTTGAAGAGAACTGATAACATAAAGTTCCAGACCTCTGAAAAAAGATATAACGGCAAAACCTTCATTTTCCTTATAACCGATAACCAGCTTCGAGTTATCTGCAAGGTCATTGAATGTATAGGTATGACTGAGCTCACCAACATCGTCGTTGACTATGGTATCAGCATCGAAGTTATTTTCGGTTCTTTTTTCGAATTTGAACTTACATGTTTCGGTCAGATAGCGTTCAATATCGTCGAATACGGTAAGATCCAGGCAATCGATAGCGAAAGCATTGCGTTCGTTGATTTTGATATTATAAAGCCTGTAAAGTTCCTTTTCGACTAAATCGCAATAATCTGCAATTTCTTCTATGGCTAACATGGGTTCATGGATAATCTTGGCAAGAAGGTTATCCTTGTCCTTAAAATGTTCTTCGAATGTGGTAATACCGCGAAGCTTGGTTGTGTTAGAATAGTCCATGATGGAATAATTAACATCGTCAACCTTTACTATGGTAAATACAAAATCAGTATTTGTATATTTAGGGCCGTTATGGTAGAAATCTGCAAGTTTCTTATCTGCAAGGTGTCTGGAAAATGAAAATTCATCATCACGAATATAGATATACCATGAAACCGGATGGAGCGTACAGGCTCTTTCCAATTCTTTGAAGATTGGATCTATTACTTTGGTATTTGCCATTAATTACCGTTTGATAAAATATTTTTTGTTTCCAACGCTGAAACTCTTGAGCCAAGGCGCAGCATACTTGATAAGTGTCTTCCAGGAGAACTTCCAGTATTTCTTTGTACGTTTCATGGGAAGTTCATAGAGTGCGTCAATGCATTCCTTCAAATCATCCATTTCTGCCGTGGAAGTACAGATACGGTTTAAATAACCCCAGACATCTCCATGACGGATGAAATAGAAAACATTGTCGCTGTTGACGAGGATAACTCCGAGTTTTCCCTTCGTAGTTCCCCAACAGATTTGGCCGTTCGGAAGAGAACAGTAACCTGTAAAGTAAGGCGAGATAACGCCATTGTCGAGAAGATAATCCAGACACTGTTTCGCTGTCATGGACTGCATCTTCTTTGAAATAATAATATTCTTTTTGGCCTTAAGGTCATCGGCCTTGGATTCGTACTTAAGGATAGAATCAATAACGGTCCTGGTAATAACTTCGGTATCGTAACTGTCGATATAAAGGCGTTGGAAACCGCGGATTTCTACCATTGAGCCGACATTGATAACGTCGTAGTCATTGTAGGTATAAAGGTCCGGACTGAATGTACCGACGATAATTCCGTCATATACCAGTCTGGTCATATCCGTTTCACGCTTCGTCGTGATGTGATAGCCCTTTTCCTTGAACAGGTTTAACAATTCCTCGATATTGATTTGTGTGTACATAGGTTTCCTTATTTAAGATCCAATGGAACAAAAGCGCTTGAGTGACAATTCTGCGGGTCTTCGAGTTCATAAACACCCATGTCACGTAAAACATTAGGAAGTTCCTTGAAGGAACATGTCCTGTCGTTAAAATCAATACATTCGGTCTTAATGGTAGCGTTCTGTGTAGCTACGTCATAAGTGATAGTAAATTTCTTGGAACCGTTTATGTATTTAGTAACGAAGAATTCGCTAGCATAGAAATGCTTGAGCTTTCCTTCGATATTCTTGAATTTCCATAATGCAAAAACGTCAATGCCCATCATATTAGAACCTTATAGTAAAAGTAAAGGACTGATAACCTTCTGCAATTTTAACCCAGTTAGGTGCGATTTCGAAATACTTATATTTTACTGTATTAGAATTCCAGAAGTCAATCTCCTGGCAGAACTGCGTTGTAAAGAACGGAGAGCAACAGCACCCGAATGAACAGAGAAATAACAGTAACAATATAATCTTTCTCATAGTATTAAATATAGCAAAAAACTTACTTTTTGTCAACCTTCTTTTTGGTTTTCTTATTATTTATGGCCATGTTCTTTTGTACACGGACCGGCATAATCTGGTCAAGGTCGGCGTCACCTATTGCATTGACGAGAATTTTCAGCTTATGCATGATTTCGTTCTTATTCTTGGAATATTCAATCATGGCCGTTAAGTCCTTAAGTCTTATGGCCCAACGGTATTCATTGTAGTATTTCAGACTGACTTTCTTTACGTTAAATCCGGACTGTAAAAGTTCTACATCCGGATAGGCCTTCGCGAGCAAGTGATGGGCGATAAGGTGTTCTTTTGGTGTAAGGTAAATCCAATTTGTTGGAACATCTGGACCGCCGAGGGACTGTGGAATAATATGATGCTTATCGTAGAGAATCGATGGTTCCCTACCTGCAGCTTTGGAAATAATCGCGAAGTAAATTTTCAAATAATTCATTTATAAACCGTAATACACGATAATACAATTACTACTGCAGTAATTAGTAATATCGTAATGATGTCTGCTTTAGACTTCATATTTATAACCACGTTCCTTGAGGATTTTTTGAATTTCTTCTTTAAGAATTGTATATGTTCCTAAGTCCATTCGCTGGTCGAGAAGATAGAGTAAATCGTCGTCAATATTTGTATATTCATGAGACGCATCGTCAAGCTCAGATTCTAGTCTTTCAACTTCTTCCTTATTAGAATCGTTTTCACGTTCGAGGTCGTCATACTTTTCCTGAAGGTCATCTGCATAACTCTTGATACGTTCGACAATATCTTCAAAATCATTGCTGTCGTTAAAATAAAGTGACATAATAAAAATCTCCTTGAAACAAATATAGTAATTATTCCAAGGAGATTAAACTTAATCGGTAAAATATTTGGGTATTTTATAAAATGTCGTTATCGTAAAGGAATTCGGCAGATTCTACTGTCATTGCGTCTTCGAAATTGAATTCATCATCGGCGAACAGATAGTTTCTGCGTCCGTTGTCATACATGTACTGGACGAAATCAGCAGCGGTAACATTCTTAAGGAACGAATACTTAATGTCGGACTGAGAAGATTCAACTGGTTTGTTTTCGAATCCGCCCATTGCTACATGCTGTGTAAATACCGGGTTTTTGTAATAGTTAACCTTGAAACCACGTCTTCTGAGAGAATTGATTTCTGGTCCGTAAAGCATCTTTACAAAAACACCAATCGGGAAATAAACCTTTTCGCCAGTCTTGTCGTCGACATAGTATGTGTCCTTGTAGACAAAGAACATACCATTGCTCTGGCGTTCAAGGCTCTTAAGTTTATTACCAGAAGTATATCGCATTAACGGATATTTAAACTTGAACTTGCTGTTGAGTTCTGCACATTTCTTTACAAATGCGGGTCCATGACCGGCAAGATTCTTGAAGTCGTCATTAACATGCGGGTCATATTCATCTTGCCAGGCGTGAATCATCTCATGCACGATAGTATTTCTCATGATTTCTTCAGAAACACTTTGCATGTTAATATTGAAAGTGATATAATGAACATCATCTACTGTTTTTTCATGAGCATTCGTATCACTTTTGGCATTGTAAAGTTGCTTAGACCATTTAACAACGATAGGTAACTTTATTTCATTATTGAAATAAATCCTATTATAGCTTTTTACTTTTCGTTGAAGTATGTCTAGTGTCCATTCCATAAATTATCCAAAAATACGCTTGATTACATCACTAGGAGGGTCATCCGGGTCATATCCGTAAACTTCTTCATATTCTACAGCGTTGCTGGGAATATCGAGGTCGGGATATTTCGATGAAGCGATACGATATGCGGCGTCATAAGCGGCATGCGGGCCGTAGCTTCTGGAATCGTCTGCATTCATGTTAGAAAGAATCGCTTTTTCAACTGCTGGATCTGGGTCGGGAAGATAGTCGCTGTAATCTTCATTCAGCAAGTAGTTTTCTGCGAGAAGTGAAGCGGCAGCATCAAAAGCTGGATTGCTGGATTCATTGATATAGCCATTTCCAAGGCAAGTAGAAACCCACTTTAATACGTCTTCTTCGTTTTCGGTAGAAACGTAGGCAACACCACGCAATTTTTCTTGTTTCTTCTTATCGATACCACCGATAACACAATCGAAGTTGATTCCATTTACGCCGTTATTGACATGAATCTGTAAGAACGGACCACCAATGACACCATCATCAGTAGTTCTGATTTGAATAGTCCTGTAATCATAACGCTTTACGAAATAATCGTAGTCTTCGAAACGATTACAAACTTCGTCAACCTTCGCAATAAGTTGGTTTGTATACTTTGCTTCCTGTTCTTCGCTTTTTTCGCGTTCACGACTAAAATTTTCAGGGCCTTCCATGTTATTCCATGATTTTTCAGAATCACGATAATTGTCTTCCTTTGTTCTCTTGTCGAGCGGATTGCTTACATCGCGGAATTCACAGAGATAACCGGCCTGTTTTAAAATTTCTTGAGCTTCATTTAATTCCATGATTTCTCCTTAAACTTTTATATTATTTATAAAAACCCAGGCTGTTAACCCGGGCTTTATATGGAGATGATAAAATCGGAATTACTTGTTTGTCGGTCTCTTGTAACCAAATACCTTCATGGTGTCGTCCTTCTTGACGGTTCTATCACCCTTCTTCTGGTCCTTATAGTCACAACGGTGTTTAGCGACGGACTTGCTGAAGAGTTTTGTGATATAGGCTCCGGTACCAAGAGAGTGATGGTTCTTAGCCTTTACGTTACCGTCGCGGTCAGAGAGCCAATCTATGACCATCTGGACTGTACCTGCACTAGTAGTCTTGGCCTCGTCATTCAACGTAAATTCGATATTGAAATCGTTTACGTAGTTCGCATTGTTGGTATAGACCCAGAGATGCAAGTTGTATGTAACGTCATAAAGCGGAATATTCAAACCATTCTTCTTGTATTCCTTCTGGAATTCTTCTGTACAATGTTCTTCAACATATTGATCGACAGGAATTCCCTTTGTGGAGGCACCAACGATATTACCCTTGTCGTCAACCGGAATCTGACCGTTCTTCACGATGTCATCGAGCGTAGCAAGAGAACCAGTCGGAGAAACGGACGGAAGAACAATATCGACCTTGAAACCGACACCGATTACGTCCGGAATTGTATCATTCTTTGGATCCACAAACTTCACGTCATACGGTTTCTTGTCATTGTACTTGTGACCATTGGAATAGTATTCGTCAACCTTGTCCTGGTCAACCATAGTAACCGGATGTACAAGTTCAATGTCAATATCCTTAGCTTCCTTCATGATAACCATGACAGTATCGGCAGCTACGTTTCCAGCCTTATCGACGTAACGACGGATAACATTGTTAACACCCTTTTCGAGACGCTGCAAGTTCAAGGTATCTTGGGTTTCACCGTTGACAGTCCATTTTACCGGAATAGCATTGGTGTTATATACCTGACCGTGAACAGGGTCGAGAATTTCAAGCTTAGGCGGAATATCGTCGAAGACAATTTCTACGCTTGCAGAAGCCTTGTTTCCAAATTCATCTGTATAGTCATAACTAATCGTATATGCGATATTTCCTTCCTTATTCTTGACAATCTTCTTCTTGTCGTCGAGGTTGTAAGAAACAGTAGTACAGGAATCGATGTTATACGATACAGAATAATCTGTAATTCTCTGGCCAGTAAGATTGTCAACCTTATAAGAAACAGTTACGTCCTTGCCGTTGACTTTCTTCGTATAGGTAACAGTCTGAACTGTATCTAAACGATTTCCGTTTTTATCTACAAGCTGAGTAAGAGTAATCTTGGTTCCGTCAACTTCGATAACTTCCTTCATTTCGATAACACCCTTGCCGATAGTTGTAGATGTAGCGAGAGATTCATCGATGAGATAGTTGTATTCCTTAACCTTAATATCCTTGGTCGGGATAGTATCAAGTTTTACGGTAATATCGAAGTGCTTTTCAGTCTTATGAACTGTGTCTTTGACAGTAACCATAATCTGATTTTCCTTCTTATTAACATAAATCTTGTCGTCTTTTTCTTCTTCGATTGTGATGTAGTCAATCAAAGCGTCAGTAGACTTAGCATTTGTCAAAGTAACAACCGGAGGAGCATCGTTGAATATAACTACGATAGAATCACAGACAGTCTTCTTTTCGTTACAAACCTTGATAGTCGTATCTTTCTTGATATGCGGGAATTCCTTATTGGTTTCACAGCTATCACCTTCACAAAGTGTCCATTCAAACTTATGGTCCGGGTCATTTGTTTTAACCGTGTCCTTAGGCTTTTCGTCGTCCCAAGTAGTGATTTCAACCTTTTCAGGTTCATCCAAAACTCGGATAACTACTGTAGCAGTATCATAGAAAGTACCGTCGGTAACAACAACCTTAACAGTGTCCTTGGTCTTCTTTTCGTAATCTATAGGATTCTTTATTACAAGAGTACCGGTAGAATCAATCTGATAATTAGTTGTATCGGTCAAGAAATACTTAGGAGTAGTCTTGTCTTCGTCCGTTGCCGGAATCTGACAAACCTTACCGGTATAATTTTCCTTGACAGAACAAGTGGTGTCGTTTACGTGAACTGGCTCATTGACATTACCAACGGTAATCTTATATGTTGCCGTATCAGCTGCGCCGCTGGAATCCTTTGCGATAACAGTAATCTTGACTTCTGGAGTTTTTTCATAATCAAGCGGCTTTGTAACTGTCACCTTGCCGGTAGAATCAATCTTGAAACCAGGTTCCTTGATTTCGTAAATGACCTTATCTGTGTCTGGGTCAACGGCGACAATAATTCCTACGAAGCAGGTATCGCAATTTTCAGGAACAGTAAGGGAATCATTCGGCTGTAAAACCGGAGGTTCATTTACATTTGCAACATTAATGTAGATTATGGCAGTATCAGTATTGCCATTGACGTCAGTAACAACAACCTTGAGCGTATCGGCCTTTGTTGTCTCGTAATCGAAAGGATCTACCAGTCTAAGAACACCAGTATTACTATCGATGCTGTAATGCACAGTATCATCGCAAGAAAATTTAACAGGCTTTCCATCTTCATCTTCTCCTTTAACGGTTCCGATGATTCCCGTAACTCCCTCTTTAACAGTTAACGTGGTATCATAAGCATGTACAGGTTCATCGACATCTATAATATTTACAATAAATGTCGTGTCCTTCTTAGAACCGTCAGTGGAGGTAACAGTAACAGTTACAGGATATTTGTCCTTAGTTTCGAAATCGAAGATAGTATTTGTAGTAATTACACCAAGAACCGGGTCAATCTTGAAATTAACCACGTCGTTAATGGAGTAAGTAACATCTGTACTATCTGCATCCTTACCGATGATAGCACCGATAATAGTTCCTACATCTGCATTTTCTTCAACTTTTTCAATCTTTCCAGAAACAGTAATCGGTTCCTGAATGTTCGTAATCTTGATGGTATAGTTAGCACTGTCAGCAAATTCACCGTCTTCGACTTTGACCTTGACTACATAAACAGTATCTTCAGTTTCATAGTCGAATACGTGCTTAGTCTTGATTACACCGTCTTCGATAGTGAACAATCCACTGGTATCTTCAATAGACCAGACGAGCGGAGCTAAACCGTCATCTGTATACTTAATTTCCCCGACTTTTCCAGTTCCTGGCGGAATACGTAATTCTTCCTGATAGGTCTTGATAGTATCAGACTTGTCGAGAACGATAGAAGTATTCTGCTTGAGTTGAGCATCTTCAATTTTAATTGGAAGTTCACCAGAAGTTTCACCATTAGGCAAAACTGCACCAGTGATACTATCAATTCTCATAATCAAGTAATCATTATCTTCAACTAGGCTATCAATTTTGACATTGACTTTGATTGTATCAAGCGGAGATTTTTGACCAATAGGAATTTTTGTTGTAACAGCAGATTCACCGCAAATCGGTAAATTTGGTCCAATAGGTTCCATATTAAAGTCATCTACAGTGACACCATCTTTCAAATCGAAACAATATGTAAAATAGACATCAATAGTAGCTGTATCAGATAGACTAAGCGGAATAACAACAGTAGAATCGTTTTCTTTTAGACCTCCTTGCTTTTTTAATTCTGGAAAATCAAGCGTATCAGGGTCATATTTAACGAATCTGAAATTTTCACCTTTAAAATCATTACCGATTTCAAGTTGATTTGCTAACAACTGACCAGAAAAATCAAGGTTACACTTTAAGAAAATCTTAGATGTGGTGATAAATGAACCTTGAATTGGAACATTATCAGTATTATCAAATATAATGTTTTTATTAGAATAAATTAAAACATTACCTTTATACTTATTTTGTGGTAATATAGAATCACCAAGAATAACACTAATTGTTGTATGGTTTCCAATATACAAAGAGTCAACAAAAATTCGAGTTAGACGGTTCTTTTCCATCTTAATATAAATTTTACATTTATCATGACCACCCACACAAGTATGAATATTCTTAAAATATAAATCATATTGACCTTCGCCTTCTGGAACATAAATGGTATCAGATTGTTCATCTTTTGTCAAAATAATATCATTTTGATAACCTTCGGTAGGCCATGCAATGGTAGGTATCTGTAATGTAGCTGATGCATCAGGAACAGAATCACAACTGAAGTTTCCGGTTACATTAGAAGCATTTTTATCTATCAAACAAATATTTCCAGCATATTCGCCACGAACATCTGAATTAAAGGTATTAGCTCTAACTGGGCCAGTAGTAAATTTGCTGTCCATACCTAAAGTTATATCGCCAGTTGTTAATACTGGACCGCCTAAAACAATCTGACCATTACCATCGGAATAAATGTTTCCTCTTGAACCATTCCAACCAGATTTATCTGTGATTTTTATATTATGCCCCATTTTAATATAATCGGTACCCCATAACTTATATTGAAGCATATAATCAAACTGGTTCTGCTGTGTTGCAGAATCAACGGCAATGCCTGGGAATTCGAACGGCTTATAGTCCGCACCTACTGCGAACGCTATGAATAGAAGTAATAATGCAATAATTTTCTTCATGTTTAACTTCCTTTAACTTTCAATATATATTTATAACAGCCACAAATATAGCAAATTTATTGCATCTTGTAAACCCCATAAATATAATGATGAATTTAATAGAAGCAAAATCGGTTTTAAAGTCCTCTGACTATATCCTCGAGTCCAAGGGTGACATAGTTATTCAGAATTTGTTGAATACTCTCGTTACGGCATGTGAACTTTACATTTCGCATGACTATGAAAGAATTCAGAAGGCTTACAGGTCTGCAAGGGCACAGACGTTTCTGTCAAGTGACCCGATAATTCTCCCGAAGAAAACGTATACCAAGGCCGGTATGACATTTACCGTTCCTCCCGTTATGTTCATGATGGACAAGGACTTCAAGCAGTTCAATCATGATAATTCATGGAATGTTAGCGGTGTCTATGAATCAAAGATTTCAGAAAATCCGAAAGTAAGTGCTCTTATGGACAAATTCGGTGTCAAGAAGACATGGGCCGGCGTCGTTATTATTACCGAGCAGACAAAGTTCAGTAAGTTTAGCAAACCGGAATTCTTGGATGTATTTAGGACAAATATCCGAATGACTTTGAAACATGAGCTTCTTCATTATGTTCAAGGAATTGCGAAGAGAATCGCGGAAGACAGGATTACTCCTATTATCGAGGAACAGAACAGTTATATTCTGAATATTCTTAAAGATACGAGCATTGTATATGATAACGAAGAAGTAGATTCCGAAGACGAATATACAAGATATATGCTCAAGAGTAAGGAAATCGATGCAAGATTCCATCAGGAAATCACGACATTCCTTGTTACCCGCAAGATAGATCCAAATAATCTGGAAGATGCGGCCAATAAGTTTATTTCCACATATATCTGGAAGCTTGAAGACTTACCGGAAAAAACAAAGACCGCAATTTATAATCGACTCATCTTTATTTTAGAGCAGTGCAAGGAACTTGGATTGTTTGAAAAAGTCACCGATGAAGACGGTGACGAAGAAGTAAAGATTAAGCAGATTTATAGAGAAAAGGGCGATGCCGCCCTTTGGAATCTTATTGGGAAATAGTTTTCACGAAAGTCTTATTGAATGACTGGAAAGGAATTTCCTCTTCTATTTCGTAATCGTCGTCATAACATAGGATTACGTTATTGACGTCATCTACTTCGATTTCCGGATAACGCTTGTCGAACATGAGCTTACCGGTAGTTGTATTCAACAGGTTTTGACCTGCATGGAAATAACTTACGGTAAACAGGTTCATCATTGGCGTTTCGTTTAAACTCTGACATTTTTCATCGTCGACAAAACGTTTTCTCTTCAAGTCAAAAATCAAATAATCGTATTTACCTTCGCAAAGAACAAAATTTGATAAATCGGAACGATAAGACTTCATGACCAATCTGGTAAACTTCTTATCGGTAAGAAATTTTCCGTTTTTATCAATAAGGGTATACTGACCGAAACGACCGCTTTCATCTGCACAGATTGCCGCGAATACTTCATAACCTATATGCTTATAGACACAGGCATAAATGTCGTTATCCCAAAGTTTTGTATTCATCTTGAAGAACAACTTGTTCGGCAAGAAATTATAGGTTAAAACTTTGACATTCTTCAGTGTCTTAAGGTTATTGATATTCAGTTCGTCTTCGGCGACAGTTCTATGACGACCAACGAGATATGCGGTAAAAGCCCAGTTGACATCGTTGTTTTCTACTTCGGCGGACATGACGACATAAAAATGTTTATTGACGTCAAGATTTGTTTCATCATCGTCGTCATCTTCTATATTTCCACTATTCGTAGGAACATGTGCGAAGTCTAAAGCGATATGTTTCGAAACAGAGAAAGAATTAAATTCCTTTGTAGTGTTATCGAGCATAGGAATAATTCTTTCGGGATTATAAAAGATTTTCTTGTCTTTCTTATATGCCGAGATAATATCAGTAAGCGAAAGAGTCAGACCGCGATAAACTGTTGTATAGCCTTTGCTCATGTACTTTTTAAGGAAATTCCATTCGCACTGAACAAGGTCGTTAGCTTCGCGGTTTTTCTTAAGATAATTCGCTACGTCTTCATTGGATTCGAGTTCTTTCAAAGTAATATCGTTAATTGCATTGACGTCAATCATGCCAGAAAGGACCGCAAGAGCGATAGTATAATAATCCTTCTGTTTTACATTCAACCATAAGGATCCGTCCTTATCGTTGTAATGAGTTGAAGTATAATCTACTTTTCGTTTTTCGCGGCCCTGTTTGGCCAAATCTGCATACTTACCGTATTTTTTCTGGGTAAGAGCAGGAAGTTCAGACATTTCATTTAGATAATTTGAAAGACTCTTGTACATACATTATTTATGACTACTATATCTTTTCAAAATATTTCTTTATAGTCATATCTATTGTATCGTAACCGCCATAACCCGGATTGTTATGTATATTCTCGTCATACGGGTGTTTCTCGCATGCGGCACTTCCACGAGCCCATTTCTTTTTCCAGTCGTCGATAGACTTCAGATGATAGTGGTAAAGACGAATTCCAGCTTCATGGTCAGTAAGACCGTAAGTAGAATCCTTTGTAATGTCAGAACCGACTACCTTAGCCATACGGAACCATTCCTTGCTTCCAGGATATTTGGTAAACGGAATATGACCGACTTCTCTGTTATTCTTGCTGAAACAGAACTTAATATTCGGACTGTATAAAATAATACACTTTCCTTGGCTGGAAACGTCGTTTCTTCTATAATAATTGGTAAACACGTAAGGAGCAGAACGCTGTTCATTAAGATGTTTGGAACTCATATAGATTTGCGGTACACAGATAACATCGAGGGGCGTTTCCAAGAATACGTCACCGATTCGTGCTTCCCATCTTCCGTCAAACCAGAAATATTCGTCATCGTCAGCAAATATAACATAGTCGTTTTCCGCAATATTATATGGATTTTCGGAAAGTATGGTATCAAACAGCTTCCACTGGTTTGGCCAGCCAGAAAGTTTTTCATAGGTATCTGGGTCCTTGACGACAGACTTGATGTCGACTGAGGAATCGTTGTCTATAACATGGATCTTGACGTTTCCGCCCAGGGAACGATAGTATTTGTACCAGGTTTCGAAATCGAGAATGTTATAGGATTTGGTGAGACAGATTATATGGAGGGTATTATTTGTCATCTGGGTAATCTTGTCCAAGAACGGCTAAAAGTACGGCACCTACGATAGTTAAAATGCTTGAAGCGGCATAGGATTCGAAAATAACCCATATTGCCCAAGCTACAAAGATAAGTAATAGTGCTGAAATTAAAGTTATTTTGTGTTTCATATATTTAAATATAGCAAACTTTTAAAAAATGTTTATAAATAAGATATATAAGAATTTGGAGTTTTTATGCCTAATAACAATTTTTTGACAGAAGCGAGCATGATTCTCGATTACGGCTACGGTGCAACGCCTAAGATGAACGAAAATGCCTATGACGACCGTGTAGCCCAGGATGCAAACGAAGACGAACAGTTTATGAACCAGATTGAAGAACCTGAGGCAACAGCCGAACCTGACGAAACAGCAGACTTGCTTGCCAAGGCAGCAGAACTTTCAGAAGTTGCTCAGACTCTTATCGAAGTCAAACCTGAACAGGTAAAGGCCATGGGTGAAGAAGGTGCAAGGAAGATTTTTGCTCTTGCCTATCTCGGTTCTGAATGTAATGCCATTGAACAGGCTTATTCTGACTTCATGAACGCCGATGAGACTATTGAAGTTAAAGAATCCACTGACAATATGGATTATCTGGCCAGCCGAATGCTCCGCGAACCTGGTATGCTGGAAGACGAAGAATAATTTTACTCACCTGAAACATAAAACCGACCTTATGGGTCGGTTTTTCTTTATAATTACCTACTTGTGTTTGATAGGTTCTTTATAATGATGTACTTCAACAGTTTTCTTAACCGTATCTACGATGAGTAAATCCAGATTGGAAAACTTAAAACCCTTGGAGTTAATAACGTCATAAGCACTAATTCCCGGATTTCCGGTCATATAGTGATAGATATAACGAATTAACATTCCATGAGAAATAGCAATTACAGCATTCGTGTTATTTTCGTGACGAATGTCGTTTCCCATATCATGCAAGACAATCTTGGCACGTTTTTCCATCGTAGAAGCTGGAAGGAAAACTAGCCGATTGAATTCTTCTTCTGTAATTTCCCAGAACTTTTTGTTTCCGAGAGCCTTGCATTCGAATTCTCCAAGACTCTTGGTCACTTCGCACGGAAAACGGTCAAAAAGAAGTTTTGCCGTGCTGATGCATCGTTTTGTAGGAGAACTGACAATAACCTTCCTGTCTTCTTCAGGAATAAACTTGCCAACACAATCTTCCCAATCGTCCGGCTTGTCATAAAGGTTAATATCCGAGTTTTCATATCCGGCAATCATCGAACCAGAGAGGTTTGCCGAAGTCGGTGCATGTCTGATGAAATAGAATTTCAACGGTAACTATCTCCAATAGTGAGTTCTTGTTCAACTAAAACGTTTTCGTCGTTAAAGATATTCTTAAGTTCAATAACCTTGAGGTTATATTCTTCTGCGACTTTATTAAATGGATCAATGTTATTAAACAACATCTGGTCAACGAGTTCTTGCGGGATTGCCTTATCACTTAAATTCTTAACTTTTACTGTAACCATAATATCCTCTAAATATTTATTTTTCGGTAAAGTGATCGAATATACCGGCTAGAATCGAAATTCCGATAATCAATAAAACGACAAAACCTGCCGCATAGACTGCTGAGGCGAGTTCACTATAAATTCCGGCTGTTCCTGAACCTGCATTCTGGGCGGCGAGGAGGATTCTCATTGTTTCTACGTCAGTGTTCATATATTAAATATAGTTTTCGCCGTAATTTATTCGTAAAAAGCCAGTGATATAAATCACTATAAAGTATGTAAGCCGTGAATATGTCCGTGTCACCCTATCCTTAGTAGCCGAGTCCACGAATCTCCGCCGGGGTGTAACTACCTCCCCAACTGCTTTATTAACCACGTGAATAATTGCGCTTTCGGCGCCAGCGCCCTATCGGACCACAGACATATTCACGACTTACATATACAATATAGTAATTTTTTATCCTCTTGTCAACCCTTAATCTTCGTCTTCGCCATCAACATTGAAATAATGTTCATAGGCTTCGTCGATGTTCTTAATGCCGAGATCCTTAAGACTTGGAATAGGAAGTTCATAAAATTCATCCTTCTTCGCGTCATATCCGGTAATCGAAATACCGTCAATCTTGAATCGGTTGCACGGTTCATAGAAGAAACCATGAAGATAAAATTCCAAAAAATCTTGAAGTGATCCAAGATTATACCATGCGCCATCATAATCAGAAAGGTCATCATAGTGTTCAAGAATTGCCAGCTTGATTAGCTCTTCAACGCTTGGCTCGCCATCCTGTTGACTTGAAACCGTAATACAGTCAGCATCACGTTGGTCAATATCGAATGTGACGACATAGTAAGATTTCTTCTTCTTGACAGTCTTCTTGAAAGAATCGATACCGGAAGGAATCTTTGATTCATCAAATTCGGGTCTACCCGCTACAAGCTTGATAGCTGCAATATTTTGAGAGCCGAATCTAAATTTTCTTGTATCATTGCCGTTTTTTACTTCGAACTTCGTACAGTATTCACCAAGACCGCTTACATATTCTTCATAAACTCTGGTAATTTCGCCGGTAAATGGTTCATTGAGATACTTTGTAATTCCATCACGATTGTAAGTATAAACGGAAACGGTGTCACCGCGTCTTACCTTTTTAACATCGGGCAAAGATTCGTCGATTTCCGGGGCGACAATTTCTGGTGTTTGTTTTGCAAGGATAGAGTTAAGCATTTCTTCTTTTGTAGGCATTATTTGTTCTCCTATTAGCCAAATCTTTTACGGATTGCCGCTTTTTCTACTTTGGTCTGCTTGATACCAAGTTCTTCGCACTTTTCAGCATCGTTAATAATACGGTCGTAGATTTGACGAGGCGTAGCGTGCATATCCAAATCGTAATCCTTCGGGTGTGCTTCATAATACGGGATAACGAACTTTTCCACGAATTCTTTTTTATATAACTTATTAATTTCTTTTTTACGCTGATCAATGACCTTACATGCCTGTGCGCGGGTCATACGTTTTCCGTCGACCCACATTTCATCCATCGGGTCGTCGACATCCTGCATAAGATACTTTTGAACTTCTTTAAGAATCTTAGGACCGTAATTCAACAGATAGAAATAAGAAAAATAGAAATGCTTGTCATAACCAAATTCTACGTTAGCACTCTGAGATTGTGCAACGTTTTCATAAGGAATACCAAGTGCAATAGGACATGATAAGGAAAAACGATAAGACTTGTATTCATCGCTCGCCCATAGATGAATACAGGCATCACGCCATGAACCTGTATAACATTCGTTATAAAGAGAATTAGCCGTATGCCAGCCGTGTACTTTTTTAATTTTTGTTTCCGGTAAAAGCAGATAAGCTTCAGCGCCGATATTCTTGAAAGGACAGGCATCATCAAGATGACAATCGGCATATCGATAGTTGCTGAATTGCTCTTTATTACCATACCCATGTTTGAGAGGCATTATATCTTTAAAAGCTTCGTTGAGTCTTTCAAATGATTTAGTAAAATCCATTATGTTTTTCCTTTTTTATCATAATATAAAAAAAAGAGTTGACTTTCGTCAACCCTATAATGTGTAAGTCTTTGCTGAGCCCTTGCCGGTAAAATATACCATACGGTGTCGCTTATAGGTATTACCGTCTTTACCTTTCCAGCTCGGAGGATAAATCAACTGTGCAAGAGAAATATCATTCTTACCCTTGTTTATACTATCCTTCATTATCCACTTGTCCATAAAATATTCAGAAAAACGTCCTTTATTGAATTTGAGTTCGGCCAGGACTTCTTTCTTGTTTTTCTCGATAGCCTTGGCCAGATAGAACAGACTTCCACCGGCCGCATATTCAAGATGCAACATTCCTTTGATAGTAGACTTGTCCATGTGTGAAAGAACTTCAGGATCTATCTGTTTCAGTTTCTTGATATAATATCGCTTGATAGTTCGGTCAATGTCCTTAGCGGACGTCTCGTCAAGAATCCACTGCGACCAGACAGATTCCAAATCGGTACGCCCGATAGACCACCTGATAATATCTTCGATAGTGCCTTTAAACCTTTCACCGCTGTTCTTGTTTACGATAACGATAGGCTTATCATACTTGATAACTTTCTGCATCATGAAAGCGGTATTGCCGCCGCCGAAATTAAGCCCGCTCGGATTACTTTTTCCGTCCATCTTGTTGTGATAGAAAGAATTGATATTTCCTTCCTTGATGCCGATGGAACCGTTATAGATTTCGCTTTCGAAGAAGTTATCGAAAACGTCCTGAGTAATCTTTGTCTGGCCGAGAAGACCTTCACGAGGACGTTCTTTCGTTTCCATCATGATACTGTGTTTCTTTTCGGTTTCAGGTACGTAATGATACTTGTATTCGAGCATGCAGTAACAACCGAGGAACATTAGACCTGGTAAGATTTCCATGACGAAAAACTTTACAACGGCCCAAGGCTTTCTCTTCAGCCAGTACCAAGTGTAAAGGATTGTACATACCAAAAATAATATTAAGAATGTTATAATCATTTCGGCCTATAATATAGAAAAAGAGTTGACTTTTGTCAACCCTTATAGCGGAAGATGAGTGACTCGAACACCCAAGCCATGACGGCGGCAACGTTCGAAATTGCTGGCTTACCAATTAGCCTAATCTTCCATTAGAAGAGGTGGTAGGATTCGAACCCACGGCCCGGGATGATTACCGGATCACTGGAGTTCAAATCCAGCGCCATAAACCGCTCGGCCACACCTCCGAAATTTAGCTGAGGATGAAAGACTCGAACTTTCAAGCAGATTACTCCACGGCGGCCTTCCAAGCCACTCCCTTACCAATTAGGGTTAATCCTCAAAATGAATACATGCAATGTTTTATACTGACGAGACTCGAACTCGCTTCATACGAATTGTAATTGGCATTTGCAAGAGTATCTACCAATAAACGTACCCTTTCCTGATACTTTCGGACGCACGTTCTCTCCTACCTTGATCCAATATAGAGCACGCACATATTCTTAGTCGGCAACATAGGACTTGAACCTACATGTAACCATTTACTCTTTCTACGCCTTATCAGAGCGAGGAGATAGATGCCGATAATATTTAGTCGGTATCATAGGAATTGAACCTACATGCAACCAATTACCCTTTCGACGCCTTATCAGAGCGAGGGGATAGATACCGATAGATATTGACATTTTTCAGTGATCCAGTTATTGGCTTAGATATGTCCAATGTCAATAATTTTTAGTCCCGGAGGTTGGGCTCGAACCAACGACCTTTTGATTATGATTCAAACGCTCTAACCAGCTGAGCTACTCCGGGAAAATAGCGAGAAGTATATATTACGGATTTAAAGTCCGTTTTTATATAGGAACTTCTTTTGCTATTAAACTTTTTATAGCGGGATGTAATCGCCATACGGCTTCGGATTTGAACCGATAAGGCATGTGAGCCTATTACCAAAATAGGAACATCCTATGCTATGTAGAGCTATCTGCAGGATTCGAACCTGCGACGGGGATTTTATCCACAGCGGAGTTGCAGTCCGCTACCTTCGACCGCTCGGTTACAAGACAGCTTAATTTTAAATTCCACCGCGTGCTTTTACCGAAGAGCCCGCGAAAACTTCAGTGGCCTACCACCTTGTTGTTTCATACTAAACACGACCGCTGTTTTAAGGCCGCAGCCTTTTTCGCACAGCGTCACGGCGAACTATTTTCGTGCTAGCTAAGGGAGTCGAACCCCTGTTGTTAACTCGTAAGAGACGTGATCTACAGTCACGCGCAATCGCCACTCTGCCAAACTAGCATTTTAGTGACAGCGGTAGGACTCGAACCTACGGAAGCTCGTTAGAGCGGGAGGGTTACAGCCTCCAGGAATTGCCGCTATCCGACACTGCCAAATATCGGGCTTTCACCGATTGCCCGAACAAACGATCCTATACAACATACGTCTCAAGGGTCTGTTCGATCATATAATAAAAAAATAAAAGCGTCACTTTTCGGTGACGCCTTGAAACTCTATAAATGAGTATTCTTGGTGTCACCCACCAGTCTTAATAATATACATGCCATAGATTGAGGATGTGGAGCATCCGCAAATCGAAGAACATTAATATGTATATAACTGGTGAGTCATTGCTTTTATCCTTTTAATATTATATATAAAAAATTTTTTGTGTTTTTTGCTTTTTGTTTTAACGTTGTTAAATATAGTAAATTGTGTTGTACTTGTAAACCCCTTTTAGAAAAAATTTTTTTCTTCCGAGTTTTTCCCTCTGATTCGGAACCACAAGAATACGACACTGCCAAGCATTATGACACCATGAACCAGACATCCGGTGAAGTGTATTATCGACATGGAACCTTTGTGTGGACCTACAACTTCATAAAGATGTTGGTAGTTAAAAATAAACATACCGACATTGAATATTATATAGGCCAATACGCCGAGCATCACATAAATCTTTTCTTCTTTCATCACCAGCTCTCCTCATAGAGTAATACTTCGCACGGCATGCGATCTTCGTCTCGCCATTTCTTGAATCGTTCCAAGTATGTTTTGATACTGTCAAAATACCAGTAATCATAATGTAAATTACCGAAGAAAAATCCAGGACGTGACGGAAGATATTTCGCAGCTGCTTCGTTTTGATCTTGCGTAGCAGTCCAGTTGTTATGCCAGTCTACAGCTTCTGGAATATACCAACCTTCGTCGTTAGTTTCTGGTTTGTTGAATGTTTCTGCGAACGTCTTGAATTCGCCAGCGGCCATAATCTTTTCCATACGGTCGATAATGTCGTTGACATGCTGAAGAGTCAGAATCGCTAATCCGTCTTCAAGAATTTTGTTATCATAACCAGATTCAACATGCAGCCTTTCAGGAAACGAGTTATAGACATATTGAAGCATCCAGTTCTTTTTTCTCATGTATAAAGGTTGATATTGACCTTCATAAGTAAAGCCAATTTCCTTTTTGAGAGACTCATAACGGTTTTCAACATATTCCCAGCCTGAAAGGTCAATGGGATTCATGAAATCCTTAATGTCATAGTTAGGTTCGTTGGTACGGTCAAAGTCATAGTCGATACCTTGTTCATTTTTCTCTTCCATGATTTTACATTGTTCGTTATACCACTTGTTCCATTTCTTACTGGCTTTGTCAAGCGGCTCGCGATACTTTTCACCATAGGCGTTATAGGCAATATCATATTGCTTACTTGCATCGAGAAATTCTTCGGCTTTTTCTTTCGACGATACCCGATAAAAATAAATGTCTAAACCCATCATTCCTCCGATGGATATTCGTTTCTTATAGTTTCGAATTCGCGTTGTTGTTTTTCAACATCTACACGTTCGAACTTTACGCCTTCGCCTAATTCTTCTTTAGTTTCTTCGTCCATAAAACCTCCTAGAACATCTGGCCGACAGCTTCGATATAGATTTCGAACCAGTATTTATCTTGTTCATCCTTTCTCAGCTTAACGATGAGTTTCGGAGAGATGATTTCCGGATTATCTTCCAATAAGTACATGTTGACTTCTTCGGTCAATATTCCTGCATCATCGTAATAGGTATTATTTTCCAGATGTTCTGTTTCGTCATATTGCCAGTTACTTTCGTATTTCTCGATAAGGTCTGTACAGACTTTATATATTACTTCGAGAAGCGAACCTGCGGAAACCGGATCCTCGTCTGTACCTGACCATTGCAGTTTAAGCCTACGGGCCAAATCAACCGCACTGTCAAGTTCAAAAGCTTCTACGGATTCAATCAATATGTTATGCCATTTATTCCAATCAATAGTCATGTTAACCTCGGTTTTCTCCAAACCATATGTCCGTCTTCTTCTTCGACGAACCTTCTTTTTTCATAAAATATTTTGCTTTCTGGTAATGTCGTAAGGTCGATATAATTATGGTCTTCCTTCAGTCGGTCAATCATTTTTCTTCCGATGGATTCACAACGGTTATTCGGATGTACTTCGAGAGAATATACATGTATATTTTCAGGAGTTCTTTCTTCGAATATCATAATGGCCAACGGATGTGTTACTTCCTGACTGATAAGGAACCTGATAACGATACCTTCTGTATCTATAAATTGTTTAGCACATTTAAAGGATAACGGAAAACTGTCCGGGTCTATAAGGCCCAGGCATTCCCTAGTAAACGGAAGGTCTTTCAAATATCGCATATTACGGTTTATCAAACGGACGTGTAAAGAAGTCCATTATCCAGCTAAATATGATAAAAATAACTACCATGAGAAATCCGATAATAGCTACCGGAAACATGGCAACATCTACAAGAAATTCTTTAACTTTTGGCATTTAATTCTTCCCTACATTGCTTGAGTACCTTTTCGAATTCGCCGGACTGTATTGCTTCGTGGAGAATGTGGCTTACAAGGTCTTCAACGGTAATACCTTTTTCATCAGCTTCTTTTTGAAGCTTTTCATAAAGTTCATCAGGAAGGTCAAACGACAATACATCTGTGTTTTCATTATTCTGCATCTGGATTTTCCTCATCTATCGGCATTAGAACGCCGGTTCGCATGTTTTGATAAAATTTTTTACTGTAAGCTTTTCTTACTTTAGAATAATATTCTGAATCATGTTGTGCGTATGGATTTGCCCAAACAAGTAAATACCGAACATTCTGTAGGTCTCTACGACATACAGGACATTCGGTAATAGGAGTTATACTTCCATTAACATCGAAATACCATGGGTTTTCGTCTGTACCACGATAGAATAGGCATTTTTTAGCTTTGGTGTCATCGCGTTTGAACGTTTTAAACCAAAGCCTTGTAGTGGCATCCCATGGGCCAGACTTATATTGTATGGTTTCGCAATACTCACACATCTTATCCCCATTTTTCTACTTCTTTCCGAATATCTTCATTGGCTAAGGCATGACTTATATAAGTACGAACCTGCCTGAAGAACTCCTGCTCTGTAACAGGTCGTTCTTGTTTGTGACCATAAACTAAATCGTCAAGTTTTTCGGAAAACGCTTCCAGAGACAATTTTTTCGGGTATTTGCGTTTTCTAAACCAGTCATCGATGTCTTTTCTGGTAACATCGGTCGGGATAGCGATTTTTTCACGTTTCATCCAGTCTTCGTGATGGTCGTTGAAATCCCAGTCGATAACACGGTCAAACCCGAAGTTGTTGAGCATTCCGTCCATGGTTTTCGGACCAAGGTTACGGAGAACTTCCATAATTTCGGCAGCATGTTCAAGAGTAAGATACTGGTCGAAATATTTGAATTTATTCATCAAACGAATACGGTAGAGCTGGTCACGTTTTGCTTCCAGTTTATCGTAGTTTTCTGAACTAAAGTCATAAAGTTTTCCATACGGCTGTTCGTCGAAAATGATGTCGTTTACTCGAAGCAATACTTCTTCGACGTCCATATAACGAGCGAGAGCTTTAAGGAAAGCTTTGGTTTCACGTGCCGTTTCTTCAAATTCGCGGTCACGCAAAGAACCAATAACAGTAATCACACCGTTATCGTAACCGTCAGCGTTGTCTGAAGAATACGACGACGCATGCTGGGTCGCATAAACGGAAGTTTCGATTGGACCTTCAGAACCGGTAATATTAAATCCACGTTTTTCCATATCACGAAGAGCCCAGTTGACATAATCAACAAGACGATCTTTGCGAACCGTTTCAAACGGAAGGCGAATTCTGACAATACCACTTATATACGTCCAATGACTCATTATATTTCCTTTTGTTTTAGCAAAATATAATAAAAACTATTCGGTTTGTAAACCCTTTAGAATGTAGCGTTAGCAAATTCGTTAAATAATTTAAGTTTTTCAAATGTTACGAATACAATATCGCCATTATTATATTTGAACATTATATAAGAACAGATTTCATTATTATTCTGAGATAAAGCGACATACGGATCTGCTGCAACCGGAATAGCAGGACTTTCTGGAAATGCCTGAAATAAATTGAAGTTATCTACCTTAGCTATTAAATAATGCGAGCCAGAACTAAGGTCTTTTGGTTCACGAGACAATACACTAAATACAGTAAACAAATCCGGAGTCATATAAATGCACATGACTTTAGAATAGTCAATGTGACTATCCACGAATTTAAGAATACCGTTAAATCTTTCGCTACTTCACCGAGATTTCTTTTTCTTGAAAATCTTATTAAACCACGATTTTTCCGGATCTTTATACTTATATCGAATAATTTTCATCATTTACTCCTGTGAGCGGTGCTTAGGGTAGTCAAGATACGGCGGAAAATCTTTGCAAGAAGGATGAGAAGTATCAATCCACTCGCTGTTTTTATTCGGTTGTATAACCGGCTGTTTATCGTTAGAGTTATTTTTCTCATCAAATACCCCGAGGCGTTGAAGTTCTACAAATTCTGCAGGAGTGCAGGTAATTACTGTATTATTTCCAATCATTACTGTCATATTAAATATCCCATTTTGTAACAATGTCGTTAAAATCGTTTTTAGCGGTTTCGATTAATTCCATTGCTTTTTCTTTTGTGATAATTTCATCGATTTGGTCTTCACGTATATCATATTGTTCATCTTCAAGATAACTTACGTAAACAGAACCCCAATCATTTGCTGTAAGGTGTGAGAATTGCCGGTAGTCATCGTCAAACTTAATATGAACACCTTTGACTTTACATCTGAAAAAACCTCTACCGGCAAATACAATTTCTATGATATGGATAATCTCCATATCCTTTTTGTTTACTGTACTAAAAGCCTTGCGGACATTACGTCCATATTTGAGCAGATACGTATCTTTATACTTGTTTTCAAGCTTAGCCTTACACTTGAATGCCTTTGACTCTTTAACTTGCTGGAGGCACTTATCTGCGTACTCACGGAGCTCTCTGAGGTCATCCTCGTTTGTAATAGCTTTAATCTTGGTTTTTAAATCGTTTACCGCCATAAATCCTCTAATTCAGATAAAAATAACTTACGGTCGCAGTTAATTTCGAGAATACAAGGTTCTGAGTCAACCTTATGTCCGTCATGATTATTCAACGGGGTAATACCGCTAACGGCTCGGCACTCCTTGCCCCAAGCGGTATTAATCCCGATAGCAATCTGTGGATTCCCTTTAATTTTCTGTAATTCAGCGATAAGTTCTTCTTTATTCATATTAAATCGTACTCCAATGCTGAACAAGACCGATAATCATGAGCACCAGCATCGGAGAACAATAGAAGAAATGAACTACGCCCTTAGCCGGATTGCCGGTAAGAATATTGATAAAGCTTCCGATAATGCCGAGTAACATACCAGTTGCCCAGATGACACCGATAACGAACAGCGTCATTCCGCCGAAATAAAGCGCGGCGACCACGGAACCGATGGTGATGAGACTCGCGACAAATCCGGTAGCAGAACCTTTTTCACCGAAGAGCTCACGGAGCATACCGAGAATTTGAACACCGAGAATGATATAGAGAAGAACTGTAATCATGTTTTTTATTCCTTTTTGTTTGATTAAAATATAGTAAAAGTAAACCAGGTTGTAAACCCTAAATTAGGTCTTTAACCTGGTAATTATTATTTAACGACCCAAAATAGGGACATTAGACTGAACGGAACAGCCAATGTAGAATCTTCGGAATTCGATATAGATAACCGCGATTGACTGTCGGGCGGGTAAAGTATTCCACCTCGTTGCTTTTCAGAGTTGAATCAGTAGAATGCGTAACGTATTCGAAACCGTCGTTCTTGGCATACTTCTTCGTAAAAGAACTCTTGGTTTCAAACGTCGGAAATTGCGTAGACGTATGACATGCAATCTGATTACCCCGTGTATCATATTCACGAGTAGTAATCATAAGGCAATGATGGAACGTATTATAATGAATTTCCTTGATTGCGTTGTTACCGGTATCTTCATAAACATATTCGTCAGTTGTATACCAGGTTCGGCCACGCTGCGTAGTTGTAGTCTTGTTATACAAATAACGACCGTATTCATCATATAATGTAATTGTATGGTCAACGAATTCGTTGTTATCACCATAACGCTGGGTTTTTTCTTCAACACGAGCGCCAGCATGACCTGCAAAATCGGTTTCTTTTTCGGTATAAGTACCGTCTTCATTAAAGTTACGATACTTTACAACATTGCCTTCGTCATTGTAGAATGCAATAAAATGACAATCAAGACGACGCTTGCCATTGACATCGTACTTATAGCAGAATCGTTCAACCGTATGAGTACCGTCTTCGGCATACGTAAGCTTATCAATATTGTCGATTTTACCGTTGGACGTATCGATAGTCATGATACGTCTGAATTTTTCATCATAAAGATTTCGTTCGACGCGAAGACGACCGACGAGATGATGCTTACGGCGAGTTACGAAATGTGAACCCGGAAGAAACCATTGGGTTTCAATGGGAGTCAGCTTAGATACACAGAGATTCTGGAGAAATTTAAACATTGTATTGTTCCTTTTGGTTTATGCGTACAATATAGTAAAAGGATTGACTAGTGTCAACCCTTTTTATTCAAGAACAGATAGAATCTCGGTCATTTCTTCATCATGCATCTTTTTAAGGTTTACTTCCCATTCTTTTAATATCATGTCTTCTGCTAATGAACGGGCTGTATATTTCTTAAACATTTCGCAATTATATTTGGTTGGATTGACGTCCATTCGTATAATGCTATAAATGACACCGCCTTTACATTCAAAATATGCAGGAATATCCATATTTAGAATGTTATTATGAAGCCATAACTTTTTAGGTTTTGGACCCATGAAGCTATGTATCATTTCTTCAAGCGTATCTATTTCATCGGAATGCTTTACTTTCCATTCATGTGTCGTCATGAGTTAATCAATGTCTCCACATCTTTAATGACACTTTTGAGGTCATGCTTTTTCTTTTTAGGTTCTTTTTCGGTATTGTCGAGTAACCAGTACGGAAGCTTGTAGAAGAAAAAGACAAAGATATTTCCAATCATAAACACGACATTAGTAACTAACCATCCGGTAAGCCTTATAGTCATGTCAATAATAAGTGTCGGGTACATAAGTTGAGACGCTAAGAAATAAATCTTTCCAAGTCGTTTCTTTACTGGATTTTTTGATGTTTCCATACTTGTACCCAAGAAAAAGAATACAATATGTGCAGCAAAGTATACTACGGCAATAATACTTAAAATTCCCGGATGTGCAGGCCAGATGCGTTCTGGAACAGTAAGAATATATGGGGCATTATACCTAGCAATAGTATTTGCTAGCAATACGAGACCCAAATATACTGCCGTAATACCCCAGATAAAAGGTGGGCTGATAAAATTACGGCTAAACGCCTCATTGATGTCTTTGAGTTTCATGTAGTACATTTAGCCGTTCCTTTTATTAGTCCTGGCAATCGCGGTTGATGATATACTTTTCCTTAATCTCGTCGGGTGCGTCGACGAGTTCAACCTTGATCTTGGTCTTATCGATTCCCTTGTCGGCCAGACCCAAAAGGGCAACAGCCTTGAGTTCGTCGTACTCTTCATCCGTCGCGTTATCCGGAACGGTGAATTCGCCAACATTGTAAGTAATCTTGAATTTCTTCATATTATTATCTCCTATTTTTTATGCTTTTAATATAGCAAAAAATATCGTCGATGTAAACCCTAAAAATAAAAGAGAACTTTTTAAGTTCTCTTACATATTTTCATCGACAAGTTTTTGTTTAAGCTCTTCCATCTCGTTATCCAGGTTATTGACCATGTTTACCAGATGTTGCTTATGTTCAAGAATACCATTAATCTGCTCATTGTACTTGTCAATTTGCGCTTGATTTCGGGTCTTGTCGATTTTCTTTTTCAACTTATTGACTTCAATATCGGCCTGACGGATAGACTTGTCATAGTCCTGATGCCAATGTGTATTTGCGCCGTTAAAATATGCGAACGTACCTTTAGAATTATGACCTGAAACACCTGGAGCTTGCCAGAGATAATCGAAAAGGTCTTCAACCTGTACAATTTCTACTTTTGTATTAAAATCATAGATAATATCCTTTTCGGTATCGAAAGTTTCCTTAAGAGTACCGTAAGAACATCTTCCCAAATCTCTAAAGCTCTTTAGCGTAAAAATCATTATTCTTCCCCATAAGTATAGATATATTCGCCGCGTAAGTTAACGGCAATATCAAGGAACTTCAAGCCTACCATTTTAACCGGCATACGCTTGTTTTCCTTACATGCCACCTTTGCGTAATGCTTCCACTTGACACCAGATACATAGTCGTTTTCAATCCACTGTGTAACTTCACAGCCGCTGCGACGTGCCGAAATCAGGAAGTCAAGCTTTACGTCAGCGAATGCCGACGCAAATGCAAGCAACGCAATCAATATTACTTTTTTCATTTTTTGTCCTTCTTATCTTTCTTTTCTTTGTTTTCTAAAGTGTCACGATATGCTTTAATTTCATCGATAAATCCCTGACACATCATTGTTCGACCCTTTGCTTCGAGGTTTGGCAAGAAATCTTTAAAATGCCATGTAATAAATGACCATGCATCAATCGCCGGATAATCGCCAGTAATTAAGTCTTTGTATTCTCTAGCAAATAACCCCTTAATATAGTTACGATATTCTATAAGAATATTCTGCTCCCAATCACTATGATGTTTTTCAACATCTGCAAGATAATTCATTGCAGTAAATGGAGTTAAGTGGACATAAGCAGAATGTTTGTCATCATAATTACTAATACGTAATATATAATCCTTAAGATACGGTTCATCTACTAAGGCTTCACGGATTTTACAATATTTATTAATCGCACCTTTTATACCAGTAATAAGGTCATTAGTATGTGAATAAACCGAATAGTCTTTGATTTTACTGGTACGATATATCGGGTAATCAAGATTAATAATCTTAAAAATTGCTTTATCCTGTTCACTCATGTTTTTACGATTTCGCCAATAGACGCAAAGCCGTTCGTTAAAAGCTACGTCATCCCTAAATTCAAACCAGTCACTGAACTTGAATACGTCAACACCTTTTACAGAAAAATCAGCCTGTTCGACGATTTCCTTAACCTTTTTAATTTTACGATTTAAAAGCCAGCCCATATTTACTCCTTACCGGGAGAATCCTTGAATACTTCTAAATTCCGTTTTTGTAATCGGCTTTCCAGTTTCCTTAATCTTTTCGAGGATTTCGTCGAGGAATGCATCCTTATAGACACCATAACAGATAACTCCGACCAGCACACCAAACGTTCTGTGGCTTTCGGTTTCAATCTTCTGATAATTATGACCGGCATAGCAAAAACCATCGCTTTCGTCTACGAGAACGTTTCCTTCGTCTTCACGAGAACAGTCCTTTCGAATATCCCAACTGAACAGCGGACGAACGGCCTGGTCCAACTTGCGGAGTGCTTCGACGAACTTACGCATGTCGTCGTCCAACGGCATAGGCATGAAACAATGTTCGTCCGTACGATAGTTATCGCGTTCTACATAGTAAGAACCCTGTGTAAAGAACGGGAAACAATACTTTCCACGATAATGGTTTTCAGACTCACTGATCCTGTGGTAATCATTTAGGACAACCTTAGCGGTCTGGCGAAGTTCTTCGTATGCGGTTTCAACAGTGGCAATAGCCGAGGTCATATCAATCTTTTTCATATATTATAATATAGAAAAAGAGCTGACTTGTGTCAACCCTATTTTTAAAGGTTATGGTCAATCGTATATAGCGTATCGCCGTGATTAATACATGATTCTATACACGACTTAGTAGTTACCAAGTCCATCATATCACAGGGCATAGTTCGGCCCTGATATATAAGCTCTGCTGATGTATAGTAATGTTTTTTCTTCGGATGCCTTGCCATCGCGTTAGGCGACATCAAATCAAATTCGTTGTTATATGTACCATGTTTTCGCGCATATTGACCGTTAGGTAATTGTATAACTTGGACTCCTTGGACGGTAAGAATACTTGGTACAATGTCGCCCGCCTCGATAATGAGACACTGATTAGTTACGGCGATACATATTTCATCGCTTCCATGTAATTTTAAAATTGGCGTGCAATCTGAAATAATTTTACATCTATGCCCGTCTATTTTCACAGAACCGTTATATGCAACAAATATTTCATCGGCATAATCATTAATGTGGGTATTTAAATAATTGGTTATATTATAACCTTGCGCATTAATGACTGGTCCGTTAATCTTTGGAAGTTTTTTCTGTCTTATGGGCATATATACAAATATAATAAAAATAAGGGCTATCGTAAGCCCTTTATTTTAATCTAATTACATTCTGCCGGCTTTAATTTCATCAAAAATATATGAACTCGTATCAACGACTAAGGCATACATTTCAGGATTTGGTCTACCGATACGCCACAATAAGAACTTGCCGACACGGGTAATAGTACGTACAACATCATAATCAATACTACATCCGAATTTAAAAGTCAAAACTCCGTTTTTAATCAGGTTCTTGACTTCATCTGTTCCTTTAACCAACATATCATAAATTGCTTCTGCACCGTCTTTTTCCTTTCTTAGCGCCTTGTCTGCTAAAACGGTTCCGTCATTTCCAGTAATCGTAACATGATCCCAGCTAAGGTTAGTAATATGCTGTATACCGTCATAATGTCTTTTAAAATCTTCATATGCCGGGTTATTCTGTCCGATTCGTATACAAAATCCGGCATCACGTCCGGTATTCTGATGGTCTATATTATAACATTCGATAGTATCGCCATATTCGGTATCAAATGTATATGTTATTGATTGATTGCACGGATATTTCTTTTTTGCGATAAGCTTCATGTGTTCTCCTAATTATTCATATATCAGATTTCGTGTTAGGTTCAATTTCCGTTACATCCAGCTTATACCACTTACTGTTCTCTTTCTTTACTACCTTAATCTTCAGCGTCTTGTCGGTATCGGCAGAAATGTCATACTGACGTTCGTCAAGGATTTCGGCAGATTCGCCCTTATCGTAACAATGAAAAAGCTTTACATATACGTATTTCTTTTCACGGGCACATTCGAACAGGATAAAGTTATTCTTGTCGGTATGTTCGTTATTCCAGGTATAACAAAGTCCGTTAATGTTTTTGAAATCTGAAAGCGAGAACTGACATTCAATATCAGTAGGCGTTTTGGCTTTGATAGTACGAAGGTTATAGTCCGTATTTACTACGTCATTTAGCTTTTTAAGTTCAGTATTAATTTGACTGGGAACAATTGTCCTATTAAAACATACCGTAGCGGAATTATCACGGACTTCAATAACTCCCTTAGGCATGACAACGAACTTGACATCGTATTTATCCTGAAGTTTTTTCAGTTCCTTGAGAAATGTTTTAAGATTTTCGGTCATTTTCGTTCTTCCTTTTTATTAGGAATTAAAAATTCTTTCAATTTCTGCATCATGTATGATGTGGTCTTCGTAAGTACAAACCCTATTATATACTCTTTCAGCAGCCTTATAAGAATCAAATTTTACTGCGTCAAACGGATTATATGTCCAGGCATCGTCACCAGCGCATTGCCAGTAAAAAACCAAATTGCCTCTTTCATTTCGTTTAACGATACGCCACTTATACATTTTAAACTCCTTATTGGTTATGTCTTAAATATAATAAAAATAAGGACCGTTGTAAACCCAAAATGTTGTTGCTTATTATAGAACATTCAGAATTTCTTTGAGTTCCTGTTTCTTGGCTTTCTTGAACTGTCGTTTTACGAACGCTTGTCTTTTTTCTTCCATTTTATCCAGGAGCTTATCTACCGTAGAGAAATATGCGGGTTTTCTTTTATGGTTGGTTTTCGGTAACGTCTTGTCGAATACGATTAACATTTCATGCGGTTCTTTGTCTCCGTCGTAGAAAGTCAGACGTGCTTCCCAAAGGACATTGTACATTTTATCGCGAGTCGTTACCCATGCGGTCGTGTGGTCATAATTGGACCAGTGTTCAAGCGTAAAAGTATAGTCATCGAACTCACACCAACGGGAACACTTCTCCATGCGAGCTTTCATCTTCTTGTTGACTGACGCGTAGTGTGTATTATTCATGTCCGGAAATCTATAATACAATAAATATAATAAAAATAAGGACCGTTGTCAGCCCTTATTTTTAAATGTTTCTTTAAGATAACTTACTTAACGCCGAAAACCTGGTCCAAATCCGCCTTAAAGTCTTCTATGTTGTCACCGTCATAGCTTGTATTGTTTGCGACAATCGTATAGACCGAACCGTCCGAACTGATACCGGAGAAAAGAATATTGACCATGATTTCATCGTCATATTCTCCCTTTTCGGAAATTTCAAACATTGTAACATTCATATCGTAAGTATATAGATATGTCATTGGTTCCGGGTCAGTATTCTTTTCCCTTTTATGGAAACCATAATTATCAAGTAACTTTTTAAGATAATTAATAAAATGTTCAGATTTTAACGGATGCCTGTTAACCTGCTCTTCAAGATAGTAGCCCGCATTATTCAAAACCTGCTTCGCCTCAATTAAATCCATTTGAAACCTCATTTTTATTATTTATAAATAAGTAAAGGTTAAATATGAGTGAAGTGAGAGAAGAATACACTGCAGAAAATTATCCAAGTTTTGGCAAGAAGTATAATAACGAGAAGGCAATCATCTCGCTGACTTCTTGGCGTGCAAGAATCAACACGGTATCAAAGACGCTGTTCAGTCTATTGAAGCAGTGTCCTGGTTTTCATATCGTCTTGGTATTGAGCGAAGAAGAATTTCCGAAAATGATGGATGAATTGCCTGAGAACTTGAAAGTATTTGCTGACAATGAACTTATTGAAATCTTGTGGGTGTATAAGAACTATAAGTCATTTAAGAAGGTACTTTTTACGATGGATAAGTACCGTGATGTTCCTATCATTTCAGCGGATGATGATTGTAATTATGTATGTAATTATGCTGAAGAATTATATCAAACTTATTTACATTATCCTAATAAATGTATTGCTTATAGAAAATCAAAATTTTCATTTTGTTTATGTGGCCCAGCTTCACTATATACGCCGTTTTTATTTGAAAAATTTATTTTAGAATTCAAAAAATTAAAATTAACAAATTATCAAGATGACGGTTTTTTTGCAAATATATTAAAAGAATTAAATGAAAAACCTATTGCATTACACAATAAGTTTCCTTGTAATTTTCATGATGAAATTAAACCTTTAAATGGGTCTTTATATAATAAAGAGTGGAAAAATTCACAAATGTATTAAATACCAAATAATTCAGTAATTTGTGATTTATTTAATTTACTTTTTAAATTACTCCACTGTGTTTTATTAGAATATGTTAAATGGTCATTTGTTCCTGTTTGATTATATATAAACATTCTATTAAATGAATTAATTATTATATTTTCATTTTGTAAATTAAATTCTTCTTTTAATAATTGTACTATTTTTGTATGATTGTATTTATATGGATTTATTTGTAATTTATTCCAATTTATAAATAAACTAATCATAATTGATGTAGAACCTATCTTTCCGTAGGATGCATTAAATTCATATAGTTCATATTTTTTATTTATATCTTGTGTAAAACCTTTTTCAAAACCAATATAAAATAAATCTGTATTATAATTAATATTTTGTTTAATAATAGATACACAATCATTTCTTATACAATCATCATGGTCTATTCGACTTAATATTATTTTTTCTTTATTTAATTTTGATATATATTTTTCTAAATCTATAAAATTTATTATTTCTACATCAAATTTACATAATTTTTTTAACTCTAATATTTTATTTAATAAAAAATTAGAATTTTCATGTTTTAATAAAACTAACGTAAAATTTTTATCTGTTTGATTATTTAATGAAGGTATTAAAAAATTAATCATATTTTTATAACCGTCATTTAATAAATTTTCATCAAAAATGTTTTTACTCAATTTTATACAATAAAACCTAACTAAAATTAAATGTTTTATTTCCATAATTTTAATAATCCCTCAAATGTTTTAAAAAATCTACTATATTTGTAAATTGTTTTATATATTTTTGGTTTATTTTTATTAAATGTTTTATTTGCGGCAGATTTTCTTTCACGACATTTCATAATCCATTCAATATTTGATTTATATTGAAAATGTGCAATAAATAAATCATCACATGCACATGGTGGATTTATCCAATCATCATATATTTTTTTACCATTTATTAAATAACTTCCCACATTATTATTTGTACAATTATATGTTGGATTATGCCCGCCATTATGCGGCATTCCCCAATACCACGTTGCCGTTGTTTTTACAAATGTTTTTACCCAACTATTATCTTGCCGCCATATAGGATATAATTGCTTACATACATAATCTGACCATCCTGTAGCATTTTCAATAAGTGATTTTGTTCGTTTCTCTGTATATTCTAATGGAAACATGTTTCGCCAGCCAATACTAAATTTTTTAATATCTGGCCATTTATCTTGTAATGTCAAAATCATTTCATTAACATTATTATGAAATTTATCACCAATATATAAAAACTCGTCATCATCAATAGGTAAAACCCACCATGCGGAACTTTTATTGTTGATATACTTATTATATAATGTATATTGGTTCGGCCAACCAGTTATAAGTTCATATGTAACTCTATCACCATAAGAGTCACAAACACTTTTAATATCTACCCAACTTTCATTATCAAAAATATGACAACAATCAAAACCAATAATGTCTAAATGCCAATGTAACCAATCTTTAAAATCTTGAAGATTATAAGATTTAGTTAATAAAACTACTTCTGATAATTTATTTTTGTTCACCATTTTTAATAAATCCCATTATCTGTGTAAAATATTTATCTGCATACCATTCCGGAAATCGATTTCCTGCGCCCCTATAGCCTCCACCACGACCATGTGGATCATAAATTACAAATATATTTTTATTATTTGTTTTTAAATTTTTATTATAAGTAATTACAACAAGTTTATATTTTAAATCTTCTTTTTCAATTTTCCAAAACGCCGCTTCATCATAATCCATATGTTCCCATTCAGTAATAAAAACCGGAGATTCTTTTTGGTCAAGCATACGTTTTAATCGTTCTTCATATTTTTGAACTATATATTCCCAAATTTTACAATATCTAACATCATGTCCAACAATATTTGGGATTTTATAGTTTTTATCAAATAAAAAATGAACATATTCAAGCTTAATATTATTATCAATAGTTATAATAAATTGTTCTTGTCCTTTATTATATCTATGCGGTTCTTTTGAAAGTTCATAATTATTCCAATTAATAGTTTCCCAGTTTGTCATTAAATAATATAGGGAATTAAAATCTAAATTTATCCAGGTAAATGGATTTGCCCTACCTTGACCAGCTTTTTGTTCTATATAATTAGATATGCAGCAATTACCGATTAAATTCATACTATATTTATATAAAAAGTGTTACTAATAAGCAACTCTTTTCCAATATTCTTTATATATGCTGTCTTTAAATTTTCTATTCCTACAAAGACCGTTTCGTTCATCAACTTCTTTCATAGTTCCAGGCTGTGCATGAAGTCTAGTAAGAAAGATATATGGAATATTTCTTTTCTTAGCCAGTACACCGTAGAAAGCGTCGTCATGATTACATTCGATGATTTTAGGATCTTCCAAGTATTGTAATGCACCGTTGAAACAGTTTGGCGGAAACAGAGTTCCGTGTCCTCCACCACCCCATGGAATTCCACCAACAACCTGATGATATTCGCTTATGATACAGTTCTTATTTTCAAGCCATTTATCGTAGAGTTCTTGTGCATAATTTCGGATATAGATACAACCGTCATCTGCAGAAATAATCGGAACATCTTTATACTTATGCATAGTGAAAAGAATTTTCTTGAATGCTCGATAATTCTTAGTGACCCAAAGAACTTCGATTATGTTTCTTTCAATCAAAATTTTAAGGTCATCAGGCAAACATGATTCATTTGGAAATTCTTCTGTACTGAGAACAAGAACAATATGAAAACCAGGGCACTGTTGTAAAAGACTGAAAACGGTCCTTGCAACAGTTCCGATTCTATTTTTCCATGAAGTTAGACTTATAATCGCTTTTTCGCCCTGATATTGTTTCATATTAGTCCATTAAGCTCTTTGCGGCATTTTCCCAAGTAAATCTACGATGGTTAAACGTGGTGAAATAGTTATCGTTCAATGCCTTTATACACATATTGGCCAGATAGTCGCTATACAGGTACATATCTTCAATCATTTCAGAATCATCGTAAAAATCAGAAGAAAGGAAGTTTACACCCTTACAGGTAGTACCCATACCGCCGAGACTGGTAGTAAGAATACAATTACCGGCTGCAGCATTTTCTACCGCACTGATACAGAATGTTTCCTTGAAAGCCAAACCATAAGCAGAAATACCGAGATTCGGATAACACCATATTTTAGCCTTCTTTTGTTCTTCGGCCAGTTCCGGCTTTGTAAGCCTACCAAGATTTATGATACCTGGAGCGTCAATGTCATACTTATTATAACTGCAGATTTTCAATTCAAAATCAGTAACACTGTTTTTAATTTTAGGATAAACAAGCTTTATGAAAAAATCAAGTCCACGTTCAAAGCGGCTACTCCAAACCATGGAATTCGTCTTCTTGGACATGTCAACATCCTTATAAAGATCCATATCGATTCCGTTAAGCGTTACCTTAACGAAATTACTAGCCTTGGGAATGTTATATTGCATTTCCATAAAGGTCTTATGCCAGTTGGACAATACGAAGATATGCTTTAACTTCCTAAAATCTACGGCTTCACCAGGATAATGGAACAAGCCCATATCATGCATCATTAAAGAAATATTCTTACTCTTTACCTTATTCATTCCCTTGATACCACGGGAATAATAGAAGTAATCGAATTCCGTAGTCGCACAAATCTTATCGAAACTTTCTTTCTTCAAATAGTGAACATTTTTATAGTCATGTTCAGCAGGAGTATTCACAAACAGGAATACTTCATGACCTAAATCCGAGAATGCTTCTGAGATTTTATTAAGCCAAGTTTCAGAACCACCCAAGAATTTGGTATTTTCGTCTACACTAATATCGAGAACACAACCGTCAAAAATACCAATTTTCATTTATACCTCTAAACCCAATCTTTCCTTTACGTAAGCGACTTTTTCTGGCGTCTTTTCATTAAGGTTGAAATACCATTCAATTCGTTTCAAAACCGGAGTTACATAATGAGCGGCGTCGGTTGGTTCCATACAGCGGCGGTCAATATATTCTTCGAGAGACTTTGTAATATAGTGACGAACATAGTTATTATCCGTACTTACCGGTTCTGCGGACCAACGACAGTCAGAAGGCATACCATTGCTTCTACGGCAGATTCCGTTTTCGACATAGCATGTATGAACGTCAATCATAAGACGCTTGTCAGATACACGTAAAATGGACTTGACAAACATATTTTCAGAAATACCCTTTTCGATTTCGTCACCGTTGTATTTGGCGAGCAATGGTGCTTGTTCCGGGAACCTTTCGAGTACGGGCTTGTCGTTGTAGAGCATGTTTTCGTTATCGCCATAGACACGCCAATTAAGATGAATAACGTCGGTATCTGCGAATATATCCTGGGAAAGGTATTCGTCTACTTTCTTTCCGTCAAACCAGAGAAATTCGTCGAGATCGATAAAAGTAACCCAGTCAAAACCCACAGGCTTGATAACGTTATTATAAATGTTGTTATAGACACCTTTCTGCATTCCAGCGATCTTCAGTGCGTCATAACCGCGAAGATTCCAGATTTTTACAGGATATTTTTTCATGAGCTCACCGGCCTTAGAGGCGAGCGAGTCATCATCCATATTGTCGTTATTTACCAAGAAAATTTTTGTGAATCCGAGTTTGGTATGATAGTCAAGCCATTCCTCGACATATCTGGATTCCTTTTTAGCAAGAGCTACGATAGCTGTCTTCATTCAATCACCTTTTTAATTAACAATTTATTTATAAAATTATAAGTCAGGAAATCCAATAAAATAGATAGCTGTATTACGAAGTTCTTCAACATCCGACGTTTTTCTCATATCATAGGTTTTCCCTTGATATGTTAACCTTGCGATACCGTCATGGAACCTGTCAGAAAAATTGTTCATGAGCTCACCGATTAGCTTAAAATTATGAATCAACCTATTAAAGCTATTTGTTGATTGCATACTTACTCTATTATAATCGGCAGGCTTATAAGTTACCGGTTCTTTCATTCCTTCAATAAGAGTACACGAAAGTTCTATAGTAACTTCCTTATCGGGCTTATCGTCAAGCTCAGAATATATCGGACGTCTAAAAATGTTCGTTTCTTCAGACATAATTAGAAACCCCAAGCCGAACGTTCTTCTTCATCTCGTACTTTTTGACATTTTGGACACAAGTCACCGCCCCAGTCTTCCATAATCTTGTCGTAAACATAATTCACATGTTGTTTTTCTTCGTCTGTAAGATTATGATACCAATCATCACTTGTAATCGGTTCATGGATAACGGAAACGACTTGTTCTCCACAATATGTATTAAAATCACGGCAATCTCGTCTACCTGCAGCTTGAGTTGTCCAATGAATTTTACCGTCCGCCGTTCTGCATAACAATGGTTCTGTCATAATTAAACCTCCGTGATATTGAGTTCAAAACCGCCTTCTTCACCGTCAGCATTGTCATCCCAAATACTATCATCACGAGAACTGTATTTAATATCCTTTTTATTCTGGATAGCGTCATTAATCCAATCCATGAAGAACTTCTTGATGTCAAGTCCTGTAAATTTCTTATTTTCGTTTTCAATATAGCCTTCATCGTCAAAAGGATAATTATAATCCTTTCGAGTATCAGAAACTATATTCTGGAAATATTCATAGCATTTATTGAACGCCTTTTCAGGATCCGAACCATTATAGACGAGACGGTGTTCAATATCGAAATCATGCTGGTAGACATGATGAACTGAATATACAGTTCGTTTCTTATGTTTCTTTGCTTCCAGTTCTTCAATATAGTTCATGACTACGGTTGGAAGTTCAATCTTTGCTTTCTTTAAAATTTCTCTAAATTCTTCTGGTTTCATATTAAATCTCCGGATTATAGCTTTTTTCTATTTCATAATGTTCTGCGGCTTCTCTAAAAACACTCTTAAGAGCACATTTACAAAATAATAATATTGCATCAGTTTCAGCAGGTGATACTACCTTATAAACATTACCTCTTAACCAGCCAGATTGAACAATACCTTTTGTCTTATATTCTCCAGAATTGAGAACATGGTCCAATATCCATTTATCTGATTGAAAACCATGCTCGACATGAATTGCGTCTTTCATGGGTCTGCCATTTGGGTCAATGGTAGAAATCGTATAAAGCGACTTTTCTTTTGGATTTACCTCATACTTATTACCTTTTTCATTAACTACTGTCATGTTATGTTCAACTATAAAATTGCATTCCATGACGTCATAATTATAGATAATCGTATGTCGAAATCCTGCACCCAAAGTTATCAATTTAGCATTATACTTATTTGCAGTTTTGACAATAAATTCTGCCATTTCTTCTGGGCTATGTATCATTTCGTTCATATCATCATGCCTTATTATCCTTGTTTTTTATCGACTTTCATTATTTAGTCTTCCTCATCTTCAGTCTTATTTTTCTTGAAAATTCCGGCAATAGAATCAATAATCAGGTATACGAAAATCATACCGATAATTGTTAATCCCGGATTATTCTGACAGAAATTTAAAAATACTTCCATTATTTAGTCTCCCGTGGGTCTTTCCACTTTTCGATTTCTTTAGTTTTCTTGTACTTTACCGTTTTTCCATACGACTTTCTTTGTTTTCTTTTCTGTCGGTGCCCATCTTATTTTAAGGCTTTCAATGGCGTCAGACATGTTAACATAGGAATCCGGCATTGCGAATTCCGATATATCATTCCAACAGTAGTGCCACCACAAAAGCCATACCTGAGGGAAAAATTCTTTGTTGTCATAAGTTATGACTCGCTTAGTCATTTTTCTCATTAACCATTTCCACATATTCATTTCCTTAAAAACCTGGTTCTTCAGCCGGGCAACGGAAAACCCTCAAGAAGCCGGCTACATGACCATTGGACCAATCTGGATAGTTAATAATAAGGTCATGATCTGTTGCCAGTTTATCAAGCAGGTCATTTACAAGTTCATCCCAATTTTCATAAAGAGCCTTAAAAGGACTATTCGTGTTATATAAATGTAAAACAAACTTGCCTTCTGTATTTCTTACCTTGAATCGAGTAAGAATGCTTCTGACGTAATTTTCAACCTTATCGTAATTTATACCGGCATATTTCAAAACCGGTAAGTCAGTCGGTCTATAACCGTCGTTTTCTTCCCCAGTACCGATAATTGTATAAATATACTTTCCAGAATTTCTAACAGCTCTGCATTCGGGTTCAATCATGTGCCATGCAACTTCTGTAAATAACTGTTCAACAGAACTGATACAAGGCATAGTACGTTGAACTTCTGCAATATTGCATACTACGTCACGGTCCTTAATATCCAAATTTTCAAGTGGCGGATTTTCAAGATTGACCGTAATTACTTCGACTTCATCCTTGATAAGCGGAGTTACAGGAATACAGTCTTCAGGAACTGCCTGACCCCAACAAGGTTTATAGGTTGTAATACCGAGGAACTGAATCATCGGTGCACCAGTTTCTAATGTAAATCTTTTAAAAGTTACGTATCTAGTAGCCATAAAGTTTCCTTTATTTAATAAGTTCTATACTTTTATCATAACACCAAAGCCATTTCTTGCATCTCGAAACATAGCGAAACCATTTCATATCATGGGCATATATCATTTTCTTATCGTCAGTTATAAAAGCCCACTGAGCATCTTTTATAGTTTCTCTAGGAGAACGAACCAAAATACATTCATGTGATTTTGGCATTTCTTCGTCAAACGTTTTCCAAGTAAATTTGTATTCTTCTACTATCATTCTTCTAGCCTTTTACCACCCACTACCACAATATGTGCTTTTCAGAGCATTAATTCTATTATTATAATCTTCAGTGCTTTCACGCATATCATCGATTGCTTTTGTCACTTTATCCTTATCACCAGAATAAGTGTTGTGATACTCGTGACGTTTGCTGAACCAGCCAAGTGTGATAACTTCTCTGTCTATCTTGCAATCAATTTGATACTTATCAGCAACTTCGTACGCTGCTCGTGATAGACCATTAATTTCGTGTCCACTTGCTATTGTAAATGTTTCTCTGTAATCACTCATATTATACCTCTTAATCTAAAACGTTAAGACAGTTCTGAACATATCCATTTTCAAGAATAGCATTAAAACGGTCTATATTCTTTTTCAGCATATCCCGGTCATATTCCTTATTGTTGATAACAAGAGTATACAACGGATATTTTTCTTCGCCTTTAAGCATATCATGGGTAAGCTCTTTAAAGCTGGCAATTTCCATATTTCTTGACCAGGCTTCTGACGGTATTAACGAATGTTCTCCTCTTAACATAATACAGTCTGCAGTCCATGAAAAATGTTCTACGCATTCTTGATATTCATAAGATAGAAAATTTTTATTAAATGGATTAAAGAACCCGGGTTTTCTTCTGCGTAATCTTTTGCACTTTTTATATCCACTATGAAGTGCATCTTTTTCAAAATGTAATTCACATTTACCCGGATAGAAATTCTTGGTATGACCATATTTCTTTTCATTTCTGAAATAATAATATACCTTGACATAATAGGTCATATTATGTGTATTTTCCGGTAACATTAAATATTCAGAACAGCTCACCAGGATTCTCCATCTGTTGTTACTTGTGGGTAAAGTGTAACAATATTCGCTATATCATAATCTTTATATGACTTCTTAATTTTTTCGATGCCTTCTTCAATAGAATTACAGTCTACATGAACATGTACTTCCTCATATACACCATTATCTACATCGAGGTTAACTATATAATTTTGAATCATTAGAAATTCCTTTCAAGGCATCTTTCCGCTGTTGCTTCTTCCGTTGTATAGAGATGAAGATCCTGAAGTAATGCTTCCGTAATTTCACTGAACTCATATTCATGTAAATGCTTAAGATTAGACCCAAGGCAATCAGGCTTATCAAGCTTTTCGAAAGTTACAAGACGTTTATTATAAGAATCCATGGTAGCGATATGTTCGCCATTCTTTTCAATATAATGCTGCTTGCATACAATACCACCGCGGCTGTTACAATAAGTCTGCGGGATTTCGTTAAATGTAAAACCATTGGCTTTCAATACTCTTTTAATCTTTGCAAACTGCATATTATACTCCTTTTAAATCGTCTAATGCGTTATCCATATCATCCAAAGCTGCTTCAGCCGTAATAGCAGCCTCAAAAGTTTCTACTACTTTTTCAGCAATACAATCATAAGGAAACACAGCACATAAGCTTTCCAGATGAATACCCCTATTTAACTTCTTACTGAAGACAATCGGTGAACGGTCGTTTTCGTCTTCACGAATTTCAATATCACCTTTGCCTTCCTTAACAATTGCTTCCATGAGTCTGGCTTCACAGTAAGGATCCAAAAAATTTGCTACATGTCGCATCATATAACCTCAATCTTAAAATTCAACAAGTTTGTAAATCTCTTACCGGTGGGCAAATTCAAGCATAATCCGTCGGCTTCAATATCAAGGTTATATAAGTCACAACCTTTTACGAGATTCCAAATAGTATTACCGGATGGAGTATCTAACAGAGTAATTTCAACATCGTATGTATTATCGGCACATGGAACAATCTTAGTCACCTTACCGTAAATCTTATTAACGTCAAGTTCAAAATCGGGACCCAACGCAAATACAACAACAGACTGGCCACAATCCATCCGTTTTTCACGATATTCTTCAATAGCAAACAATACCGAGTCTTTTCTATACTCTTGAAGGTTAGTAACATTACCGGATATGATGACTTTCTTGAATCCGCCGTTATCTTCGACATCCCAGATTTCGCGTTCACTCATTTGTGAACGACCCATAGAATACTGGTCTTCTACTGTAGGTTCTTCTCTATATTCAATCATAATTACAACCCCGGAACTTCTATATCTTCAATTTCAAAATGAGTCGAAATACGTTCCATGATACACCAACTGCCTATTGTCGAATACGAATCTAACCAGTGACAACCATGTTCGTATCTTGTAAAATCATAATGATACATGGGTTCAGTTTCACACATCTTCGCGACTTCATCCAGCTTATCCTGAATACATTTTTCGGCTTCTTCTACTGTCTTAAAACCGCCTTGAATATGTGTACCTTTACGTTCGGCTTCATCTCGTGGACCATCACAACGTATATAGCTAACTTCTGCAGTTACGATGTATAGTTTCATGTACTAATTCCTTCAGTTCTTCTTTTTTCTTAGTTTCCATTTTTTCTCTATATCTGGGGCGTGTCATAAACGAATAAATCTTATCTATACCGGCCAGTTCGCCCCAGTAGCTACCTTTAAATCGTCGTTCGATAATCTGGTAAAAAACACGCCCATCAAAACAGTTCAGTAAATCAATATGGTCTGTAAATTTTTGACGTTCTATACATTTTAAACCGTCATCCAGAAATTCCAGCTGGTAATATTTGCAATCGTTGTCAAATGTTATACGATACCGGTCAAATTCCAAGACTACGCCGAATATTGACCTGTAAACCTTATAGTCGATATAATATTCGACAAGGCGCTCGGCCATATGCATAATTAAACCGTTTATTTTATCACGATAATAGGCGTTCATATTATCCTTGTTTGTGTTTAAGCCAATTCTTCATATAGTCTATATCTTTCGTAATCGTAATGTCTCGCCACTGGTCATAAACAGCATAACGACCATCTGGAAGTAAGGCTACAACGATAGAATGAATATCGTCGCCATGGTTATAACAACAGATACCACAAGTACCGTTATCCTTGAAATGACATTCCGGTAAATAGCTCTTGCAAAGTTCTTTAAATTCATCAATCGACATATTCGATTTCCTCCAGTAAATATTGGTCAACAGCACTGCCACATCCGAATACATTATAACAAACAGTGGCTATTTTGCCGTTATTTAAAATTTCTTTCTTTGTTACTTCATATCCGCCACATTCAAAATAACCAGCCTTTGGCCAAGAATCATACCAATCTTTAATTATTTTTTTAGCCTTGTCAATATCTTTAAATACTTTGATATTTTCTGTATTTTTTATAGATACATCGCTTCCACCATTTGGGTTTCTCTTTGTGGCAGATGTATGATTCGTAACTAAATATAATTTTTTCATTATGCAACCGTCGGCATGAAGGCCCAAAGTGCAATTTCTTTCATAGAATAATTGAAACTACCGCTATTAAAGAATACAGTACCGATATGGTTCTTAATCAAGGAACCTATAAAGTATTCGCCATCGGTCGTCTTTACGAGAATCTTCTTATACAATCCGATAGTTTCTACATCTTCTGGAAGGAAATCACGGAATATCATTTCTTTCTTAATTTCTTTTCTCATAATTCAATTCCTTTAATTTTCTTGATGAGGTCTTCGCACTCGTCAATAATAGTTCTGTTCTTATTCTTAATGGCCAGGTTGTAAATACTCATAATATCATACGGATATTTTGGCGTCGGATAAATCTTGATAAAATTATCGTATTTATCCAGATAACAATAAAACGACGCACCTTTATGAGATACTTCGATTTTATAAGTACCGTCTGCTTCTTCTGTTGAGTATAAGTATTTCATAGTTAATAATATAGTAAAAATAATAAAGGCTATTAGTCATTGAGATGAATAATAGCCGATTTTTTAAGTATTTGTCAAATTATGATACACATTTAGGATTTCTTTCAAAAACTCTTCATCTGTATCATACGGACCGCAATCAGTCGCAAGATTAAGGCCTAATTCTGGAATAGTCAACTGTATCTTGTTGTCACGAATGAGGTCCAAGAACTGTTTGACAAACTCGTTCGTCGCGCTCAGCTTATCGTAAAGTTCTTGATTCTCGTAATACAATTTCCAATATTCTCGTTCAATCATAATCAGTAGTCCATGCTTGAAAATATTTCTTCGTTGACAAAACCCTGAATCTGGTCTGTCAATGCATCGAGAGCATCTTTTTCGGTCTTGTTTGGATCATACGATATATAATGCTTCAAAATATCAGGAAGGTCATCAAGCTTATCCACATCATTGGAATTCAACATGAATATGGAAGCTACAACATTCGGTTTCTTATAAGCATCCAAATCTTTTGTAGCCAACATATGCACGAAATTCAAATTATTTTTAAAAGATACCCTACGTTTCATTTTTCAAGACCTTCATTGCTTCGTCATGATTATAGCCGGAATACATTTCCTTACCCATGTTGTCATAAATGAAAAGCTGACCAATCATGTTAATATCAACAGTATAATCGCCACACTGGAAACTATTGACATCAGTTTCACTGTCAATCGGTTCGCAAGTAATTTTTTTATGTTCTGCCTTTTGTAAAAAGAACTCCGTTGTCTTCTTCAGAATATAATCGTCAGCCAGAACTTCTGGATTAACAGTCTTTTGAGCAATCGACATGAGCTTATTCTTGGCCCAATCCAACGGTGCCGAACATTCAGGACAATAGTTGAGTTTAACGGCGCATTCTTCCCAGTCATTTCCAAAAAGCATTAACTGGTTATTTTCAATAACGAGCTCACCACCCATGAAAATAGTATCAGGACCAATGTTCTTGCGATAATCAATACTATAACCAGAACAAAAGGCTCGATTATTCTTTCGTTCCGGATCAAGAACCTTCAAATTTTCTCTATCTACAATACTGTGTAGCCATTCACAAAATTGACACATATAAATTTCTCCTTTAATAGTCTGTATCAAAAAGGACATCACATCCGCAAATATCCTTCAATTTCTGTTTAATTAAATGATGTGCCTCAATTAGACCGCCTTCGGACGAAAATACATTCAATTCCTTGGCGGCAAGTTTCATATCGGCATTCACCTTATCGCAAATAGAAAAATCACAAGAAAATACACTGGCTACGGCACTGGTTTCACACCAGGGCTTAGTAGTGAACCGTGACCATAGTTCCTTATCCTTGCAAATACTGATAATGACATGGAACACGGCATAGTTAGTCATTTGGATTCGATAATTTATTGTATCATTCTCCATCGCTTATTATACCTTAGTGAGTTTAACTGTACGGCGGAGCTTTACACTAGCTTCTTGGTCTAACTCGGCAATAGGTTGGATTTCAAGGTCGGCCGTAAATTCTTTAGTATGCTTACATTCTTGTAACTTATCATCAAAGAGGTCAATAAAAATCTTATACCTTAATGGCTCCTTTTGTCCGTCGAACAACTTGGAGACATAGAAATCTTCAAATTCATCAAAGGTAATATAAGATTCATTAAAAATTCGCTTTGCCCTTAACATCAATTCATGGTCGTACTTTTCATCCTTATATGACCAGAAACGAATTCTGAAAAGATAATTCTTCGCAATATTCGGCATATTAGCCAACTGACCAAAAACATTCATAGATTCATTCATATTTTTCCCTTTTAACAAATTTTAATATCAACTTCCCAGTATGGACCTATATAGGACTTAAGAGCTTCCGTACTATCATAAGAAGTCCAGCTCATCGGACAAACAATTTTATCGCTAAAAATATTCGCCAAGAAACAATAGATAGCATCCATTTCATTCTTTACATGTCCGATATAATTAGCAGCCATAACAGCTGCAATTTCCAAAGCTATCTGATGTATAGTACCGACTGTTACCAAATCGCCAGCATGTGCATTTACTACTTCAGTCATGAATTGCTTACGCAAATCCCAAACGCCCTTCATAATTTCAACTTCCATGTCACGCTCTATCTGGGCCATCTGTACTGGCGTAAGATGCGACATGTCGTCCGGGCTTTCTAAAGTAAACTTAGCTTGTACCCTAGGTGTTAGAATCACAGGATAATTCTCCTTTTTGTACAGTAACTTTAAGGTCTACATGGTCGACCGAATTCGATAATATTACATGAATATACGGAGCAAACACAATGCCAGAATTACGATACATGTCATGGGTGGCAATAGCAACCATGTATAGCGGATTACTCATGTCATCCGTAATATCGGGTACCTTGATACGATACTTCTGACCTTTACCGATAAATGTTGATACAAACAAAGTTGGCAAATTTTTAGTTTCTTCGTATGTGTAATACTGTCCAAACATAACTACAATATAAAAATTTTAACTCTTGCTATATGCACTTCCAGGAACTATTTTCCAGCTTTTTAATTCAAGATAAGCATAATCGCCGTTATAACCACAATTAGTTTCTAATCGGATTAAGTTATTTTGATTAACTTTATATTTTTTACAAAACTTGGATTCTAGCACATCGTAATCAATATACTCACCGTAAGAATCTTTACGTTTTAACGGACGGAAATAATGGAATGTTATTTTCGGATTATCCGTTTTAATTGCTAGATGATAAGCAAAATCATCTTTTTCCATATTCAAAGATTCCTTTTTCTTAAGCAACAAAATATAACCAGTTTCCGGAGCATAATCACGATAAGCCATTCCGTATATCCAAGATTCTGCATTATATTCTTTTGCTGCGATATTTACGAGTTCTTCAAAATCTCTGGAAAATAATTCATGTTTACCGCAGCAATATCTTAACGGATCTCCATCTGTAGTAAAGAATATCAAAGTACCATTTACTGATGGACAATTAAATACAGAATGTACCATATTGAAACGTGGCAAGAATGTCTTGACGGTATCAGTAGTTTGCATTAACTTAACATCGTCTTTTATTGAACGATGGGTTACTTTAACCTTTGGCTGTTTTTTAACGACGACATAAGTATCGCCTTCCAACATTAATTCTACAAAATTATCATGATATAATCGTTTTCTATCCATAATTACCTATCAATTACTAACATATCCTTTTTACCGCCAGCTATATCATAATGACAACCGTCTTCAGCCAGATAAAAAACTTTATCATTATAAAAATTTTCTTTATTGAGCGGACACTTTATAAAACCCTGATCATCATCGATATAATTATAACACCAAACTTCGATGTCGCCGTGTTGGTCTTTTTGTTCATTCAAAAACTCAATAAGTTCGGAAATTTTCATATCAGGCCTTATTTAAACCTGTTCGTATGGAATACCATAAGGACTACGAATCGTTACGCCCTTAACTTCTTCCGTTTTATAGTTAATACAGTCTTTCGGATATTCATAGGCCGTTGCGGTTACAATATAAGAAGCCTTGCATTTCGGACATTCTCCAGTTCTACCGATAACATGTTCATATTCATTACCCATGGAACGCGTTTCGCATACCCATGCGTCATGAATAAAACTGCCTGCCAATAATGTAAACGCATGATTACATTTATCGCATGTTACCTGAACATCTGCAATTACTTTAAATTTCATATTCACCTCTTATCAACCGAATGTTCTTTTATATAATCTTCCAATTCTTTCCAGCCAGATTCGTCAAGTTCTTCCAGTTTATTCTTAAAGCATTCTATGAATCTCATCGTGTACGACTCACTACACCAGGCATTATGCTTGAGTTTCCAATATCTTTCCTCTGACTTCTTTTTATAATCGTTCAAAAGAAACTTCAGACGTTTAATCCTGCGTTGATATACATCAATAAGAAGTCGAACATCCTCAATGTCGACTTCCTTTTTATCTCTATACTTAGTTGCAATATAATTCTTACTTATTTTCTTCATCTATCTTATATGGACAATAAACCACACCAATATTGGACTGATTTATCTTAGCCTTGTATGAAAGTGTTACTGATGATAAAGATAGATTTTTATCGTCATATAGTTTGACCGGACCAAGAGTTTCTGCTGGAATTTCTTCAGGTTTGACTTGATGTCCTTTATCACATTCAAGACATTCATATTGTGCCGGATATGAAAGTAATACGACTGGTGAAAACTCTTTTGCGGGTTTCCACTTATTACAGCGCCAGCAACGCTTATAAGGATTATCCATACTGTCTAATCCTTCATTTCCATACAGATTTTTCTTGTAAATACGTAAACCCTTATCTGCGAGTTCTTCATAGGGAAACGACGCCTTCATATCCTAGCTCCTTAAGTTTTTGAATGTCTTCATCTGTAAGTACAATCGGTTTTCCCGGATATTCTTCTACCTTGCCTATTATACAATAGGATAAAAACATAGAATATTCAGTTATCCAGTCTGCGACCAAATGCCTATGACAAAAATCTTCTGGTTTTTCATAACACAGAAGTATAATCTTATCCGGCGATACCTTTGTCAATTCCAACAAATCACTTACAACAGTAGTAATACAACGTTTGGCAAGAATCTGTTTCTGAAACTGCTCCTTGTAATATTCTACGTCGCCTTTGTGCTCGCCGTTCTTCCAATTGTTCAGAATATCCCAGTTAGGTGCAAGATCCTTATATTCAAGGCCCTTATACCAGTCTGGCGTCTTTAAAGCAATAGAAACCGGAACTAGTCCGGCTTTTTCATAGGTTTTTAACTTTGCAAAATATCCAGTATACATTAGACCTTCTTCATTAGGTCTTTTAACAAGACCGATTTTCCATTAAACGTATAATAAGAATCGTCAAAGCCTATCTTGTTCCATTCCATATATTCCTTCATGGGGAACTTCAGCCAGACGAAATCTTTATCTTCCTTATGAATATAACTTCGATATGCCTTACCGGAATTCAAAACATATTCCTGCGGAAACTTATAGGTGAAATACTGGTCTCTGAACTTTACGCCAGCCAGGAACTGGTTGACGCTTGACATGATAATATCCACGGCTGTCGGAACCTTCCAATTCTTTATGTCTTCCTTGGTCTGCTGAATACGTCTCAGTTCGCGGGCTTCGTGTTCACGAATGTCAGAAATACGTTCCGGCCATCCAGATCTTTTATAGTCAATTTTACCATCTTTTGTTAGGTATACTTCTTCTCGTTTGAAGAATTTATTATGCCAGAAGTCATAGTCAAATGCTTCAAAGTCATAATCGTGTTCGTCTGGTCCTGTATAGACACAACCAGATAAAGGCCGAGAATACCTATGTCTCAACAGATAATCTTTGGCCTTATTGTAATCGCAATCATTATTGATAAATACCTGTTTACAGACCATCATTCCATGACCTGTATCTTGGTGCAACTGTCTGACAATTTCGTGTTTAATTTCCATTAGATTCTTCTGGTTTACGTTCTTCAACAAACAATTTCATGATGTCTTCGGAAATACCAAACAAAGGCTTGCCGTTTTCGTCAAAACGAACCAGGATAGAAATATTCTGGCCGTTAGGAAGCTTGAGCATGGTCATAGCTGTAAACTTCATTTTAATAACTTCACTGCCATCAGAACCGGGTTTTTTATATTCACGGATTATCGGTTCTGGAAGCGCGAATATCGCCATCTTATCTTCATTACCCTTGGCTTCTTCCGTGAGACGTTTCCAAGTTACGATGTTTTTACAAAAATTGTTTACTGCGAAATCGTTTTTACTGAAATCAATCATAGTTTATTCCCAATCATTTAAATAGCGCCATTTTTTGACGCCTTTTGTATCACACGGCCATTTGTAATTCTCATCCTGTAAATCATAGGATTTCCACCAATCATCGTCGGTGTATTCTTCCCATGGAACCATATAAGCCTTACTTGTATGACCGTCTTCATGTTCAAATTCTATTTCAACGTCGCCCCAGTTACTACCTGGAACTTCATGATAGATTGTATCATAAATGTCATCCTGACTCCAATCCAGCCATTCTGACCATGTAGGTTCTTTATTGCCAGTCGAAGACATCTAAAATCCAATCCTGTTCAGCCTTATCAAAGGCTTCTAAAGTTTCATCTGAATATTGGGCACGCGAACCGTTGCGTTCTGCGCGGTCGTAGGCCTTTTGTTTTTGCTCACCCTTATAGAACTGCGTATCATGCCAATAATGCCTGTCAGAGTGATGTCTGTGCAAAGAATAAGCACGCTGGCGGTCAGCCTCGGTCATACCGTACTGTTTTTCTAAATCATCCGAAAGTTGTCGCCATTTTTCCATATTGATAATACCATTAGAATCTTTAGATTTTTCCCAAAGGTTATCATGCTCTTTCATAAAACGGAGGAGCTTCTTTTCATATCTGTCTTTTTGTCTGTTCTTCATAGTTCTTCCTCTACGAACCTCCACCAACCTGCATCATATACATGATGGTCACAATCTACGTCGAAATCGTTGTCTTTTACTGGCTTCGCCCAATCCCAACAATTATGTTCCTTATCAAAGACAATTTTTGCGTTGACTATCTCATAAGGATCATCTTTATTCCAAGGATATAATTTAATATTGACCAGAATACACCAAGACTTATCCCATTGGTCTTGATTATCCCATGGGCTAGAATCTTTGAATGTATGCCAGTCAGTATCAAATTTCATGTTATTTATTTATAGCGTCGAGAAGCTTTTTATACTGCTTGTTCTTCTCTTCTAGTTCTTTCTTTTCTTTTGCACGTTCATCACGAATAACAAGCCACTGTTCATAAGTAATTACCCAGCAGCCCGTGTCATGATTAACGGTAACGCCTTCATCCGTGAAGTTTTCCTTGAAAGTTTCGATAATGAACTTCTTGTAATCGTCCTTTTCTGCATCTGCCGGAAGCATGCCGAGATACTTGTCGACTTCATTTACATACAAGTAAACCTCAGCATTACCGTCACGCTTAGGGTCAAGAATATCATTAAACATGAAGCCAGCATCCATATACTTAATGTACTTTTCAGCATTTGCTTCATACATCGAAATTCGTTCGTCAAAATTCTGCTTGGTCTTTACAACTGCATCGAAAAGTTCCTGAAGGGAATTATACATTGTACTCTGAAAATCCTTATCCAAGAAATAATCTTCGAAGTCACAATATGTAGAAAATCGCTGAATCTTGTATTCATCAACTTGTGAAATAAACTTAAACTTCTGCTTATTGTAGCAGATTTTAACCATAAATCCAAGCTTCTTATAATTCTCCGGCCAGATATTAGCAGTTTCAAAATGAAGATTATACTTTTCTTTCAGCTGTGCGTAGATTACTGGGTCAATAGCCTTGAATTCCTGTTCGAATCGTTCAAGCGAATGATTTATTGCAGACTTATGGTCCCAAAAAACCCACAAAAATTTTTCTTTTCCGGTAAGAAGATTTTTCATTACTTGTCTCCGTATTTTGCTTTTAATCTTTCGTATTCGGCACGTTCTTCCGCTTCTTTCTTTTCTTTCGCGAGTTGACGTTCTTTTTCCTTACGTTCACGTTGACGACGCGCTTGTTCTTTATATTTTTCGTCTTCTTCCTTAATATACTTGGTCAAGGCTTCGTCATCATAAAGGAATTCCTTTTTAAATTCAGTATAACCAATATAGTCACCATCTCTATCGGTATCGGAAGTACCAAAATCTACATAATCCGGCTTGCATTCGGTTTGACGAACATGCATATCATAGTTATCACGACCCCTGAAAAGCTGACCGCAAGACCAATCACAAAATCCCGGAACATTATGCTTTTTATAAAGTTCAGTATAAAGACGATTAAACACATGTTGTGCACGGTCTACGAGCTTATCGTAGTCTTCAAGTGTCTTATCAACATCATTTCTGTTTAGCATTTTTGGACTCCTTTTCCTGTTTTTCTTTAATTACATCATAAATGTCATGGGCTAATTCCATGAAATCCCAATCAGCCATCGGAATCAATTCAAAATTAAACCCGTTTTCAGACGGAATACCAGACTTTTCAAAAAGTCCTTCCCAAAATTCTTCGCGTTCAGGATAATCCGGAATATCCTCGCACCCGTCAGTACACTGGTTGGTGTACCAATATTCCGGCCAGTTAATCGGCTTAGTCCTTAAAAACTGGTTGGCATGCAATCCAGGAAAGAACTGAACGACAATAAAGTTTACGTCGTTTACCTGTCGGCAATAAATTATAGCATTAAAGCTCAAATCAAAACCAACTGCACGTTCTGCTGTTTCAGAACGTTTCTTTAACATCTTGCCGAATGAACGAATACGATTCCAGTCAGTCTTATAATCGCCTGTAGGACAAATATCCTTATTCATGTAATCATGTTCAGCAAATTCCTTAAGCAACCATTCATGGTATTTCTTCTTAAGGTCTACAAGTTCTGCAATACACTTGTTAAGGTCGTTAAAATCAGCATTCTTCTTAAAAAGATATGCATTAGGAATAACCATTGACATAATTACTCATCATCCTCTTCCAGAATTTCCTGTCTGGACTTTACCGGGTCAAAAATTGCCCAACGTTTCACATTGAAGTACATGTAATCTTTCTTGACCTTAATCGGTGTTACAGCAAACGTAATTGAAATGGGATTTCCTTTTTCGTTTTTCATCTGCATGTTGAACAGTGTAATCCAGTTATCCGGCTTTATGTGATTGATAACGTCCGACCAATCGCTACGAAGCTTTACAGAAGTATCTTCGTATTTAATTCTGAACATATCACACATAAATATATTTTCAAACCAGGGTCCTTCGATACGGGGAACAAGACGAAGATTCTCGATTTCTACGTCATATTCCTGATCGGTCAAGTGATTCATTCGTACAATCATTTAAACTTCTTTTCCTTTAAGAATATATCGATACACTTGTTGATACGCTTTCCGCCATCCTTATTCCAAATCATAGCGATTGTATTCTCCCAATCGCCCTTCGGACGTTTACACTTTATGCGGAGCCATTCAACAAACTGGCCGTATTCATTTTCTTCAAGTCTATCAAACATTTTCTTTCTTCTTTGCGAGAACTAAAACTGCCTTAGTAGCCAAAACGATTCCTGTCGGATTAGCGGAATAAACCTTTTCACCGTTTTTCATCAACGTACAACGCCACGGAGTAGTAGATTTATCGATTTCTATCCTATATTCCTTATCGATTTCGATAATATTATCTCCGTTACAGTTATGCGGAATCTTAGCTCTGTCCATGAGGTCACAGATATTGCTAAGGATTGTCTCATCAGAATATTTCATATAAGTACAATATAATAAAAAATAGGGGTTTTGTCAACCCCTTCATTTAATCTACTGATTTTACCTTTCCGGCCAGTAGCACACGATTTTCAGATTTGACAGCCAAGTCAACATAGCTTCGTAGAACTTCTCGGTAACGTCACCGTTTTCCATCAGAAATCCTTCACAGAATGACGTAGCGGATTCGTAATAGTCATGTTCCGTATCATAGTATATGATATAGTCTTTAAGTCTCTTCGGACAGCCTTTCCAGTAATCCTTAAAAAGCGTGTCGTTATCAAAGCACATCATCTGCTGAAGCTTTGTTTCCTGAACTCGTTTTTCGACCGCCTGGTAACGTGGATCCACTACCAAATCGTCAATACCTTTCTTTGTACTCATATTAATATCCTCTTGTATAAGATTGAATGATTCTATCGTGGCAGTCGACTACTGCCGCCTGGTCGATACTTGTGTCACTATCGATAAGCTTATGCATTCCGGCTACTGCTGAAGCTTCGTCGTCGAAATACTTAACGGCATAGAACGGAGCACCGCCGTTATTTTTATTTTTCCCGCTATACTTCACATAGTATTCGGAACGATTGATTTCCTTAGACTGAATCTTCTTCATTTCATCAAAAATCACCTGATAGATTGCCATCAGTGCGTTCTTATTCTGATATTCGTTAGAATATTCAATCTTCTTCAGAATTTCTTCTTCACGGCGGGTATCTTCGACCATTGTCTTCAATGTTCTGACTTTTTCAGCTAATGAAAACCTGAAATCAAGCCAATGACAAAGATCCTTATCGATTGCGTTAATTAACTTTCGTGTTTCTTCAAGCTCTGTCACGATTACACCTCATAATAAACATCTGCAAGTTCTTTACATTCATCTTTATGTTCTAAATGATATTTTGACATTAAAGCCTTCATATACTTTACAGTTACATCCTTAGTCAAACCTTCACTGGCAAGTCTTTGTGTAGCCAGACAACGTTTAATCCGTTGTCTACTACAAGTATCAAGGTTATACATGGTCCGAACTTTACAAGCACGTTTATTTTGTTGACCGTTCGGATTAAAATATACCGTATATTCCGGCAACCGTATCTTGACGCCTTCCAATGCAAGATTTACAAGTCGTTCTTTTGTTTCCTTGTAAAACTTTTCTGCCATATGCTTGGGCGTTTTACTTGTCCAATGCATTTCTTTCATACATTCGATAACGTCAGATATTGTAGCCATATTACTTTCCCTTAAACATAGAAGTTAAATCAAGTTCAAAACAATAACCGCCACGTTCATAGTTTCTATCATAGTTTTTAATTTCGCCAGTTTTAAAACCAGATTCAGTAAGAGCTTCCTTAGCTAATTCTGCCGTATGTCGAATATCCCAGACCCCTTCTTTAGCTCTCCATCCGCCAGAATACAGATAGATTTTTATATCGCCACCTTCACGCCTAATTGTATTATGACAATCCTCTCTTCCGATCTGTTCAAATACGACGTCAAAATTCCTATTGCCGACACATGCATGAATCCAATCAGCCAATTCTTTACTATTGACAACCAAGTTTGCCGAAACAAGTTCTTCCGCTATAGCTTTAGCTTTACGCCGATCACCTTCTTCTTCATAAGCATGAGGATTTTTGGCTATTTCATCAACATGTTCCTGCCCTAAAGTCTTGAAATTATCAAAACTTAAATCAGACCAAGCATGAGTCTTTTTATATTCATCAATATTTTGTTCCATGTTAGAAAGGAAAACCTTTCGCCATGGATTTAACTTTTTCTTATTTTTCTCTTCAAGCTCAGGCGGTTTTTTTACAATATCTTTTTCTGGTGTAAGCCAGTTAATTGTGAATTCATCTTTCATCATTACTTCGCCTTAAACATAGAAGTTAAATCGATTTTAAAAGAATACGAAGTTTTAGAATAGCAGTTGCCACTATGAGTTTCTACAGCAGATACCTTAAATCCGGCATTAATCAAAGATTCCCTTGCATATTCTGCTACTCGCGGAATACTCCAAACACCATAATCAGAATTCCAACCACCAGAATACAAATGCATATCTACACCAAAAGTATGTTGTTCGATATAATTATGATCACCTGTCCTGTCGGCTGCCATCAGTTTAACGTCGACATTGTATTTACCGATTTGTTCTTCAATAACGGCTTTAAGTTTTTCGCTATTGACTAACAGCCCAGCAGAAACAGATTCTTCTGCGATTGCCTTAGCCTTACGGCGTTCGCCTTCGTCATGTGCTTCACGGTCCTTACGTGCTTTTTCATCAACACGTTCCTGACCAATACTTTTAACATTGGCGAAGCTAAGACCAGAAACTGGCGTGTTCTTGGCGAGCCGTTCCTTTTCTTTCGCTTTGATTTCAGCATCACGCTTTTTCTGTTCTTCCTCTTCTTTTAATTTCTTCTTAATTTTTTCAGAAACCTTCTTTTCAACTGCTTCAGGTTCCTTGACGACATCTTTTCTGGATTATTCATCCAATTGATTGCGAATTCGTCTTTTTTATTCATCGGTCACTTCTCGTAATGTAAAATTCCTTGGATTCCTTTTGAGCCTGATTATATTCGTCAGCCCAAGCGTCAATATATTCATGCCATTTCTTTTCAGGAGAATTTGCCTTCTTCTGTTCGGCAATGAACTTTTCGTTTAGTTTCTTGTAATCCCTGTCGATATTCTTACACGGGAACGGACAATTATTACAACCACCGCAGTTAAAGAAACTATAACACCAAGCATTGTCATGGCAATAGGTCGGTGATTCCTTCAGATAACGAATATACGTTGCAAGCTTTTCATTGTGGGTAATATCGAGATTCTGGAGGGCGGTGATAACTGAAGTATTCAACTCTTCCAAAGTTCCATTATTTTCCAAATGATAAACTCGATGTGTCGGAACATTGATTCCTGAAGTGGTAGAATTCAAATTTTCAAACGACTGACGGGCTTCAAGATTCTGCATGTACATATCTGCATAGCCCGTTCTCTTGATAAGACGGTTATGACGAATATCAGCAGAAGCATGAATGATAACCATATCGAAGATATTGAGTCTTGCCCTTACTTTCTGAATATCCGTTGTAAGTGCGGCTTCGATGAAGATAACTTCCTTACTGTTCAAATACTTGTCGTCGACATTTTTTGTAAATTTGACAAGCAAACGATTCATAAGTTCTTCGGAAAACAACGTAGGACTAGCAAAGACCATACGCATTTTCTTCAGGTCAATCTTATTGTATTCGTCAAGATAATCCTTGCCGAGACGAGAAACTATGAACTGATAGATTTCAGGATCTTCGTAAAGCTTCTTAACCTCGCTATCGCTGTCGATAACGATATAATGTTTCTTACGCAAAAGTTCAGAAACGGCAGACTTGCCTGAACCCATCATTCCTGTAATAAGAATAAATCTGGCCATCTAAACTCCTTTGTATCTGTCGTAAATTTCCTTTACCGTATCAGGGAAAGTTCCCCAGCCGCTGAGAAAATAAAGATTAATGAGCTTTCCAGCAGTTCCGTACTTGACAAACTGTCTTACGCCACTAGAAGACATATGTTCAGAATGTGCCGGTGTCGTAAAGAATACGTACTGAAGCGATGCAGGACTTTCAGAAAGGCAATAGTTATATTCCATCTGAGTCTTTTCGAATTCAAGATCCGTTCCATTACGGAGTCCGCGAACAATATAACCAATATTGTTTTCAAAGCAAAAATCGACAAGAGCTTCTGGAGTATACTGAACAGAAACCTTGTCGGACCAATCATAACCTGTAGTCATTTCCCTAATCCACTTCATACGGAGAATCGGATTAATAGGATATGACTTTTCAGGATTTTCTGCAATAAGAACAATAACTCTGTCAAATACCTGTGCGGCTTGACGAATTACATGAAGATGTCCCGGGTGAACGGGATTGAAAGAACCTGGATAAACAGCAATTTTTTCACTCATGTTACATAATATAACAAAAAATTTCTTTTTTGTAAATACTTATTGTAACACTTCACGGTCAATCTCTCCAAGGCCACTATATGTCGCATTTATCATATCAACTAATGCGCTGTTTCGAGAATAACCCAATAATGAATCTTCGTTTATATAATCTAGTTGAGGAGATACAACAGCTGTCGGAGATATATAACCGGTATGCGGATAATCCGGATAATTAGGTTGTGAACCACACCCACACCAGCCTTCGAACTTAGGAACATTTTTCCATGCTTCTTCGACTATGCTCGCCGAAGTACAATCGGAAAGATTACTGAAGAACTCACATACTTCGTCACGTTTTTCTGGAACATAACTGGTTCCGAGTACATGATAACAGACCGGACAGACTTGAATTTTTGTAGTCTTAATCTTTTCACCGGTAAGGTCATTAACGAGCTGAAGATAATAATCTTCGCCTTCATTGACAATGAATAATTTAGTAGTTAAACCACGACCTTCGAAAAGATCGCGGTCACTATCTAATTCAAATTCTGAAGAATTTTCGCAATATTTACACATAATTTTTCCCTTATGCGTAAAATATAAAAAATTACAAATGATGTAAATTTTATTTAGCGAAAAATATCCGACAATTATCGACGTTTCTTACCAATCAAGCTGTCATATTCGGCCATGATTTCATTCGGCGATTTTACACTTTGCAAGTCTTCCGGTTTCTTACGACCTTCATAATACACAACCTTATCGGAAGGTTTCTTGGTATCGTCGTTATAATGAATTTTCTTCTTGAATGCCGCAAGTAATTGCATGGCTGTTTCATAACTAGGTAAAATCGTACCGAGATGTGGGTACAAATTTGGATATTTGTACGGTCTAAGCGCAATACCTACGTTATTACAAGTAGCGTATTCTTCTGCATTGTACTTAATATCAGTCCAGTCAGTTGCTAAAAGCCAGCTTAAAAGCCAACAGCTAGTCTTTCTATATTGTGCGATATAAGACTTACGGCTTGCTTTATAATCCATCCGATGATATTTCATTTCACTCAAATAAGCTGGAGCCATGATTGTTTCGATAATTCTGAATTCGTATGCCATAATCATAATATAGAAAAAGAGTTGACTTGTGTCAACCCTTTTTAGACATCATTAACCTAATACGTCAAAAACACTTTCTACGTTTCGTTTCTGTATTTCCAGATAGAGTTTTTTAAAGTCATCTTCGGTTTCGTATTTTGTGTTATTCCAAATAACATAACTACCCTTACATCCGATAGCGAGACAACCGTCAGTATTGTGCCCGCCATAATTTACGGAAAACGATAACCAGAACTTATTACCGCCCTTTTTGTTTGGTTCATCGTCATCTCTAATAGGCCGCATCTTCAAAATGTCAATATAATGAATATGACTGAACGGTTCATTACCGAGATAACTGTAATGTAAAGCGTTTTCCTTTTCGAACATTAGATATGTGGTTCTCCGCAGTTAAGTTCTTCATTGAACCAGTTATTTTGTTGATACCTTGTAGAACGAATACGCTGGATTTCCTTTTCGGTTTCATCCAGTTCTTTCCTCTGTTTACGAATCTTGTCAAGTTCCTGACATAGTTCAGTATCTGACATTTTTTCGTATTTAGACAGTTTATATTCGGCAAAGTATTTTTCTATGTCCATAACTTATAATATAGTAAAAAGCAATCTTTTTGTAAGCCCAAAAAGTATTGACAACATATAGGAAATTTTCTATATTAGTATTACTATGATTAACAAGAATGTTCTAATTGATGGAATTCATATTCCAAATACAAACAAGACCGCTACGGCGAATCTTGAATTTTTGGTAAATACCGTCAAGAAGTTGACGGATGTAAACAGTAAAAGCACTATCAGCGTCGGTCAATATAAGAGCGACAGATATTACGCCAAAGCTCTTGTAAATGAACGTTTCATGTTTACGTGCGGACTTGAACTCAAGGATTCTGATTATGGCTGTCAAATTACCAGAATCGGAAAAATCGGTTGGACTAAGGAAGACATCGTTCGAAAGCCTGTGTTCGGAATGCTTACGGACTATCTCGATACCTATATTTCCGTAGCTACACGAATCAAGTCGTACTTGTAGCTTTAAAATTAATCATAGTGGCCAAGGTGGGATTCGAACCCACACGCCCTTTCGGACCGATGCTTCTAAGGCACCGTTGTCTCGCCAGTTCCATCACTCGGCCATTTAGTCTGCTGGGTGGGAATCGAACCCACAAGCCATTAAGGCGGAAGCATCTGAGTCTTCTGTGTCTACCATAAACTATTCCACCACCAGCGGATAATTGTAGCGGAAGCGGAAGGGCTCGAACCTTCAAGCAGATTTCTCCACGGCACTTTAGCAAAGTGCTGGCTTACCTATTAGCCTACGCTTCCAAAATTTTATCCTTAGGGTGGGACTCGAACCCACATGCCTTTCGGCCGCGGCTTTTGAGACCGCTGCGTATACCAATTCCGCCACCTAAGGTTATCGTCAGAGCGGGACTCGAACCCGTACGTCCTGAGGACACTGGCCTCTCATGCCAGCGCGTCTACCAATTCCGCCACCTGACGTTAGTTTATCGGTACGGGGAGACTCGCACTCCCAATCCCTTTCGGGCACGGACCTCTCAAGCCCGCATGTATACATTCCATCACATACCGTTATATTATCGGTCTGAAGGGACTCGAACCCCCAATCCGTGCTTATCTCGGCCACCGGGTTTAAGCCGATGCTGTATTCCAATTCCAATCACAGACCGCTATAGCAGGAGTACCAGGATTCGAACCCAGACCAGTGGACTTGGAAACCACTATGCTAGCCATTACAAACATACTCCTAAATAAAAAATTAAGGCTCCCATTGTGTGGGAACCTTATAAACTTTCATACGATTAAAAAATCGAACTACTTAGTTCCCACTAGACTACGACGCAATAACCAGCTGAGGAGCAGGCTACTGAGTAGGAGGAGTGTCAAACTAAGTGTCTTCATTTTTAAACCTTTTATATTATATATAAGAAATTTTTTGTTGTTTTTGTTTTTACGTTGTAAATATAGCAAATAATTTTTCTTTTGTAAACCCCTATGGGTAAATTTTTTTCTCGAGCGGAAGTTTCAGCTTATCGGAAATATCGTTATACATTAACGGCAATTCTTTTAATGTATGACTTTCAATCTCTCCGTCTACAGCTTCAAGAAATTCATCAATAACGGGTTTAAGGTGATAAATTGTTACCGGCCAGTTACGGCCTTCACGATTCTGTCCCCATTCATGAAAAACTACATCTATAGAAAACGTAGTAAAATACATCCAGTGATTAACCCCGAAACAAACCATTTGCGGGCACGGTTGGCCATAGCCATATTTCTTCTGGACATTTTTAATTGCATCGTAAAATTTTCGATTATCTGTAATACCTTTAATCTTATAGTTAATGGTATACTTATATTGCCAATCGAAAATATATTCAGGTTCATTATGCATCTGATTCAACCTTTTTAGGTGTTCCCCATTTCTTATTCCATTCGGATTCAAGCATCTTGTCATCGTAATCGATATTTCCGTCTTCGTCGATACAATGTGTCGTATAAGTAACCGTCACATCTCGACCTACATAGAATGTTCTTTCACAATGACTGCATTCAATCTTGTCTTCATCGGACAATTCCCAAGAATCCGTCTGGACCGCACCGCAATAAGGACAGACCGCCTCTTCGGTATTGGCATTAAAATAACTGATCGATTTATCTTCAAACTGCATCTGGTTTACCTTGACCTTCTGACATAAGTGCGGCATGATTTGCCGCATTATATTTTTTCAATGTTCTAAGATTAAAGATACACCCGTCTTCACCTTTTCGGTTAGTAGTGAATCTTTCATCATCGGTGTCCCATCCGAAAATGCCGCAAATCATGCATCCTTCTTCAGAGTCATAATCAGTAAACGGACATTTATTACAACGCATAATTATTTCCTGGTAATAAATTCGTTATATTCCTGTAAAGTTGACTTGCTGTCTGATTTTTCCGGCTCATCACCGATGAAATAATCAATAATATGTTTCGGAATCGTACAGACAAAAATATTGCCGACCCATATAATAATTTTTAACGGCAATAAAATGAACATAGCACCTGAACAACAAATAATGCCATATGAATAAAACGTAAATAACAATAAATCTTTACGGTCGTTAATTTTGATTTCGTTATAACTACAACCGTAGTTATAATAATTTGACATCTTAACAATCGACGATTCACCGTTTAACATAGCGATAAAGAATGCAAAACCGAAACAGCATAATGCCGACCATGCATAAAGAGCCAGTTGTACAGTAAAATTATCCGACCACAGTTCTTTATATGCTACAAGATTACCGATAACACTGCCTACCCAGCAAATCATGGAAAAAATAACTTTACCGAAGTAAGTGCTATTTTCATGGTTGTTTATGTATGAATATAGAACGTAAAGCTGCAGCTTCTTAATCATTGTTATCCTCGCCAAATTTTACCCATGTCTTTTCATAAGCTTCGGGATGCTCAAGAATATAATCGAGATCCTCGTTTACAATATCCGGTAATACCTTAAGATTCTTAAACTTATAGGTACCGCAATCACCGTCAAAGTTCGGTTCTTCTTCCAGAATCAAATCGAACATATTGTAATCGTCTACCGTGACGATACTTCTACGGAACTGTTCATGAAGATGAGCATACAGTTTTGCAGCCGCAATCAGGTCTTCGCTTACGTACATTCCATAACGGGTCCACCACTGCGGTTCAATAGGATGTTGTCTTTTGTCGACGAATAAAATGATATAATGCATGTTAGAAATATAATAGTTTTTACAAGACTTGTCAACCCTTTTTAATAAATAAGAAAGGTTTACAAACGCGGTACGTAATGCCGCAGTACGGGTCAGAAAAATTCCGGAAAGGTTTTCCTCTTAAAAAACCCATAGCGACTGAACATGAAGTGCCATATTGGTTGGCTATATTGGTCGAAATCTGACATCATTCTATTAAAAGGAAAACTACATGATTAAAAAAGACATAACAGCAAAAGAGGCCAATATTATCGGAGCCTGCTCAAAAAATATCCGACAATTCTGTAAGTACACAAAGATCCTCACCGAAGAGGGAACAAGTACATTCAAGCCCTACAAATTCCAAAAAGAATTACTTGACAAGTGGATTTCGACCATGGAAGAAAAACAACACATGGGAAAACGAAACCATCTGGTAAAAACCGTAAGGCAATGCGGTATTACAACAGCTTTGGCTGTTTATGCCCTCTGGTATGCGATATTTAATCCGGATAAATGTATCGGTATTCTGGCACCAAAAGAAGCACAGTCATGTGAAATCTTGTACAGAATAAAAGACATCTATAATAATCTTCCGGATTTTTTAAAACCGAAAACATTAACAAATAACAAGCAAGTAATACGATTTGAAAACAAGACACAAATCTTCGCTTGTGCCGCACATTCAACAAGTATACGGGGAAAATCTGTCGATTTAATGATTATCGACGATTTCGCGCATATGAGTGACAATCTGGCAGAAGACTTTATGATGTGTGTATTTCCTACACAAGCATCTCGCGCATACGCCCAGATGATTATCGTATCTACACCAACAACTAAATCACACCCTTTTTATAAAATCTATGAAAAGGCATCCAATAAAATGAATTCATTTAATATTACCGATATTCCATGGAACTGCATCAAACGCAGAAACGCTGAATGGAAAAAGAGAATAATTCGCGAATGCGGTATAGACTTCTTCAATAGCGAATTTTCCGGTAAATTTAAAGAAGAATAAAAAGGCGGGCACAAAGCCCGCTATTTTTATAGCAACCGTTCTGTAGGCAATCGGAGACGTTTGTAATAGTCCTTTGTTCTATCAATCTCTTTCTGTCGCTCACGGACAGCCTCTACGGCCATTGTACTGAATGTCTCGCCTAACTGGTTAGTCATGTCTTCGGTCAGCGTATCACTCACCGTATTGACGTTAACAGTACGTTTGGTAATACCGTCGTCGATAACTGCAATATATTCTATCTGGGCTTTCTTTTGTCGTTCAAGCTCGAGTCTGATACTGTCCAGACGGATAAGTTCCTTTCTGATACTATCCTTCTTATGGACATAGGCGAGAATACTGTCGCGAACGAACTGCTTTCGTTTTTCAGCTTCCGCAGCCTTCAACGAATCGCGCTTTCCCTTTTCAGCCGCCCACATGGAATCAACCGCTGCCTTAATCTTCGGGTCGACTTCATAACGCTTATTGAAATCGGGACCGCTAAACGGATCCGAATGACGTGTTACGGTAACAGTTACATTGGCCTTGGTTGAAACCGGGTCATTCGCCTGACCGTATTCATAGAAAGCCTTACATGTTATAATCGTACACAGTAGAACAAAAATCCAAAGTGCAACACCGATTTTTTCATGATGCTTGTCGATGAATTTATATCCGTAATTCGGTTTTCCATAGTTAGGAGGGTCTTCGAGAATGAACGGCTTAATCGGTTTTCCATAGTTAGGCAGGTTATTGTAGTTGGTTTTCATCATTTGTTTTCATCCTTTCAAATTTCGTATAATATTCTTTATTGTTATCAATTTCGTTCTGTCGGTCACGAACGGCATTCAACGACATTTCGGTAAACGACTCACCCATAGCTTGCATTCCTTCAGGAGTAAGGGAATCTGCTACGGCATTAACCTTTACTTCTCGAGAAGTTACACCGTCATCAATAATCGCGATATATTCGGCTTTGACCTGCTGCTTCTTGACAAGCTCGGCATCCAGACTATCCTGCATTTTAATCGCAACGGCAATACTGTCGTGAATTTGGTTATACTTTACGATACTGTCCTGTACATACTTAATGCTATCGGCCTTTCGTTTTTCTTCTGCCGCACGTCGTTCGGCTTCTTTTGCGTCATTACAAGATACACTTTGAAGACAAAAGTTTGTAAAACTATTGTTTGGAGTTCCTACGAATTTTACAAAGAAAAGAGCAGTAGAAAGCATAGCAACGCACATGAAGAAAAGTCCTAGACACCCGCAGCCAAGATCTTCACTACAGTCGTCACAATTTCTAGCCTTATCGTTATAATAATCCTTCGAATAAGCACCGCCAACTTCGCTGGAATACGTTACATGCGGATGATGTACTTGATTATCCATTAGTTTTCTTCCTCAAGAAAGTTAAGAGTGATAGGGGTCTGTTCTTTTCCTACGTCGATAAACTTTGCATTTCGCCAGTAATGGTCGTTATGATCGATTTCTCTCTGACGGGTCGCAATCATGTGATGTGTCGCTTCTTTAATCGCACGATTCACAAGTTCCGTGTCCTTATGGGTAATAGAATCGGTAACAACCTTGGAAGCAACTACTCGGCGCGTAACACCGTCATTGATAACAGTATACATTTCGATAGTTACCGGCATTGAAAACTTCTTGTCTTCAACGATTTCCTTCTGGAATGCAGGGCGATGCCAAATTTCACCGATGAAATAGAACGAACTGCAAGCACCCAAGAAAAGAATTACAACCAGATAATTTTTAAGCAGTCGTTCCATATATTACCTTTCTACTCGTTTATAATGTGTTTTACCGTAAATTTTTTTAGTAGCATTTTCACCAAGAAGCTGATTGAATTCATTTGTTAAATCAGAATTTTGTTTTGCCTGCTTTGATTCTGCCTTTGGTTTCGGTTTTGTATTACCGAAAGCATAGTCAAGAATCTTATTCGGAATATCATAACTGATGAACTTTAACAATATAATCGGCAAAATAACCCAACCCAACGGTGTACCGAAAATAAACATGATGTTATATAAAGTGTACAAGAATAACGATTTCTTCGCTACCGGAGGAAGATTTTCGTAATTATCGATTGAAGCATGAGCCATTACTTCGTCTTCTACACAGAAAATACCAATAAATCCAACCAAAGAAACAACAAGCGCACCAGTAAGGATCCTGGTCAAAAGAATACCGATACCAACATAATGGTCAGACGCATACAACCAAGCATTGACACCGGCGCTAATAAGCCACACGAAAATATTAATTATCCAAAGAACAAACCAAAGGGTGTATTCATTTCCTGCACGGTATTCTTTGCTCAATGTCATTTGAAAGTTTTTAAGAATCATATTTCCTCTTGTGTATGGCTATAATATAATAAAAAATACCCATCTTGTCAATGGGTATTTTTATTTGCTTCCACGCGTAATTACTTATTCAAGAACGCATTATAATCAGAAAGAATGTTTGCCTTTACAGGTACTTCAGCTTCAGCCTTTACTTCTTTAACCATCTTTTTCTGTTCTTTTTCTTGCTTTCTTCCGAACAACAGATGAACCAAATATTCAGGCAAAAAGATAAAGCTGAATTTACAGGTCAAACCGATTGCTACAAGCGTATACTTAAATACCAGATAAACATATGTTACCGGAGTAAGCACAGATATGATAATCGTGTAAATAGAAGCCAAAGTAACTCTTTCATATTCTTTATCTGACAATTCACTATACTGTTTCTTGTGGTTACGACCTATATTACTTAATGCATTTACATATAAACAGAAGAAAATAAGATGTACAATACAATATTTTACGACAAACGGCATGTGTTTTGCCAAAAATAATGTTTCACGACCATTGACATCACTGGCCCAATACGTAACGACACAAATAATGGTAGCAACAACAGTTAATGCTATACCAATCAACGCAAACCAATCAAATAATGACGGATCGCTTTTGCTTGCTTCTCGGTATACCTTCATTCTAAGAGAATCAAACCATGACATTTTATTTTTGCTCCTTATTGTGGCTTATTACATTCTTATTCCAATAATTTGTATCAGCGTTAACTTCTCTCTGCCTTACATCAACCATTTTATAGGTTGCCTGTAACATGTTATCATTGACGGTCTTTATCATGTCGTGGGTAACAGAATCAGCTGTCATTTTGGATTTCATAGTACGTTTTGTAACTCCATCTGAAACCGTTACATTCGCCTCGACTGTTACCTCGTGTTTGATTACCGGTTTTGTAGACACAATCTGTTCAACCTTTATTTCTTCCTTCTTAGGCGGAACATAGTTATCCGGTTTTAAAAACCAAGAAGAAAGCCAAAGCATTAATGTGAAACCGCCAATTACAGAACCAAGCCCCCAAACTACAGCTATAGCACCTTCAATAAAGCTATAATGTTCAAATTCATTATCCATAGCTTACTCCAGTGCGATAAAGTTAGTAGGCTTAATCTTGGAAACCTTATAGTAAGTCTTGGAAGTATCGATTTCAGTCTGACGGTCCTTAGCCATATTAGTAGCCATAGCAGTAATAGTCTTTGTCAGGTGCTTCATGTCGGATTCTCGGATAGTATCAAGCACGACATCTGTCTGAACCTTACGTGTTGTAACACCGTCTTCGATTACCGCAACAAGCTCAATCTGGACTCGTTTTTCTTTCGGCAATGTAGTTACAAGGCTATCTCGTCTGATGGCCGCCTGGGTCACAGAATCAGCCCTATGTTCCAAATCTACGGCATAGATTGAGTCAGCCAGTGCCTTGACGTCAATGCTGTCCTTTGTACCGTCTTCGAAGACTGACATACTGTCAATAGCGGCCGCCAAAGCCTGTGCCCGAGAGTAAGGATTCTTGGTAACGGTAGTCTTTACAGCAGTGCTCTTAACCGGAGAATTTCGTTCATAAATCCATTCATGGAAACGACTTAATGCATTGGATCCGATAACGGATGCAATAACGATACCGACGAACAGGATAAAGACCGCAGCTAGACGGAGAAGGTCCTTATGCTTACGATAGAAGGAAACCTTATTTTCCTTTTCAGCAGCCTTGATTTCAGGTTCAAATGCGATAGTCGGACGTTTTTCTTCAGGAATTTGACTAAAACGCTTCTTCCAGTCCTTATCACGCTTTTCTTCTTGCTTTCTGCGACGTTCGTCTTCGGTAATAGTCGGAGCGAGAAGGTTTTCATTTTCGATAGTAGAATAAACCGTAGTATGAATATACTGAATCGTATATCCTTCGAACGCGTTTGAAACCTTAAATCCGCTTTCGTCCACAGTAGTACTTGCACCGCCAACGGCGAACGTAATAGCGTCGCTTACGATAATAATGTGCTTATCGTCCTTGAACATATCCATATAATTGGAACACGTACCCGTACGAATACGAGCCGGAATAGCAGTCCAATCATATTCATAGATATTCTTATTACTCATAAGAATAACAGGAGCGGTCTGCTTTTCATCATAGAAACCAAGAACATTGATACCTTCGAAAGTATCAATACCGGTTACAGTGTATGTCCATTTATACATTGCGTCAGTGGAATTAAGTTCCGCCTTGACCTTCAATGTCAGATATTTGTACTTTAAACAGCTCTTATTATCTACTATATTTTACCTTTATTCACAATATAGTAAATTCCCTATTAGTTGTCAACCGTTTTTTCATCGCCATCAATGTAAAGTAAATGTAAGTCAAGGTCAAGTTCATGCTGAACCTTATATACATCTTCTGGAGTTTTTATATAATGACGTTTTCCATACCATTCCAGCCAGTTTTCACCAAACCATGGGTCACTATCCGGATGAGTATCGTCTTTAGTCAATCTCGGATAAACAAATAAAGCGCTTGAACTATAACCGCAACTTAAATCTTTCTGAGGACCAAACGGTTTCTTCGTGGACCAGCACCAGTTATCACGATATGCTATACAGAAACCCGGAACATAGATTTCTTTATCTTTTAAGAACTTTTCTAAACTGTCTTTATCCGGGAATACCCAATCTTTAAATTTCGGATTTGCACTAGACAGTTCATATTCTTTTAAACTGTATTCAATCGGGTGTACTGCATAAACTGGAAAATATGGCGCCATTACATGTAAATCATCCGGATCATCCAATGACAATTTCCAATTAATCCCATACGTTTCTCTGCGTTCTTCATGCTTTGAATATATATCAAACGAATGGGCAAAATGTGCATGAACTACGATAGCCGGCATATCCGCAGTGTCTTTACCGGTCTTTGACCATTTTTCAACTAAATCTAACATATCATAAAGATAGAAAAAAGACTGACTTGCGTCAGCCTTTTTAATGTAAATATTTGTTAATATTAAAGATGTTCTGCCTTGGAATCCAACTTCTTCTGGGCGTCGTCACAATATTCCTTGTCTGTCTTATAACAGATAAGACCGCGAGGCATACCCTGCGGGAAATTCTTGGACATAAACTTCGCATCATACCAGAAATACAAGTAAGCTGGAACAAATCCCTTATCCGGATTTGCGATAACGCAGTCATAACGCTGTTCCTTGGTCAAAGGAGTACCAGTCTTATTCAAGACCTTACAAATATCGAAACCGGCATCGTCTTCAGCCTGACCGTGAAGGTAGACCATATCACCGAGTGCCTTATACTTCTTGTAAGCATCATTAAACAATTCATCCGGAAGAACAACCAACTGACCCATATTGAGACGTTCGATAACGTTACCAAGCAAGTCAAGTTCAAAAGTTTCACGCTTCTGAATATTTCCGAGATTGGCCTGAATGTCATAAATCTTCTTAATCATGTCGTCAACATTTGTTGCGCGAGCGAGCGCGGTCCAAGTATTGGCGTTGCGAAGAAGGAAATCATCATCACCGAGCTTTTCAACAGTAACAATCAATCCGAGCGGATTGGCCTTGCTCTTAATCTTGAATTCCGCACCGGAATCAATATACTGGGCAAGACGTTTCTTCATATCAGCCATCTGAGCCGGCGATGCATCGCCATAGGCTTCGACGAGCTTAAAACCATATTCTTCTAATAAATCTTTAGCTTCGTTTAAATCCATAATAAAAATCTCCGTTTTTATTATTTATAACGGAGACTTTATTCTTTCCACCAATTCAAGGACATTTCGGCCTGTCTTTCGAGCATATCCATACCGTCAATGGCCCAGGAACAATGTTTATTTTTTTCGGCCTTTTCAACAAGTCTTCTGTCGGCATAGTTCAGGTCATAATAGATAAACTTGCTCTTATTATTGAAATTAATGTCTATTCCGGCTTCAAACGGAATAGTATTGACAATAAGGTCAAAATCCTTGGCCTTGAATTCATCCAGACTCTTTTCGTCGATACCTTTTGGATTTCTTGCGAAAACAGTCATTTCATGGTGTGAAGTCGCAAAATCAGTAGCATCATGAAGCGCGGTAAGAATAGACGGAACTACGCCGCCGTTTCCGAGAATAGCCATCTTATGAGGATAATCGAATTCCCAATCGTCATGGTTGTCTACATAATGCTGTAAAGAAATTCGGAATGCTTCACCATCAAAGTTTTCACCGATAAAAGTATCATTCAGAATCTTTACGCAATTTACAGACTTAATCCTATCCGCATCCGGCATAAGACAATCTAAATATTTAACAATATCCAATTTAAACGGTTTTGTGACATTAAAACCGTCGAGCTTGTCGGCTATTGCAAGTTCAAGACCCTGTTCCACATTGTTGACATCATAAATCTTGTATTCGATGCCCCACTGGTCAAAAAGCTCTTTTGACTTGCTATATCCGATATTTTTTCCAATTAAACCAAATTTCATATTATGCCAAAAGTACGAGTGAAGCCAGTTCACGACATTTCTGTGGAATATCCTTTCGCTTTACGAGCATTTCACAGACATTCTGGTACATTCTCTTAAGTGCGTTTTCCTTAGGCATATCCCAGGAATTATAAACCATGTCAGCCAGCTTGATAAGAAGTGCATCCTTGCTGAGATTACAGAGCTTTTCGGTCATATACTCAGTCTTGCCGACTTCTTCGATAATATGCTTGTTATTAGTCAATTCCAATACAAGTTCTGCTACGTCTTCGCTTCCGGAAATAACGGCGATTTCTTCATAAGACGTATCGGTATCTTCCAAAAGGTCATGACCGAATGCGGCATTAATCTGGTTAATCGTTCCACCATATTTCTTAACAAGCCAAGCTACACCACGAGGATGTACGAAATACGGCATTCCGCTGCCCTTACGTTCCTGATGGGCATGTCGACCCTTTGCGAAGTAATACATCGCACGGCATTCTACAGGAAAATCCTGAGATTTAGATTTCTTAAACATTGCGCTAAACATTATTCCTCCTCGGTTTCATGTTTCTTTACGGCAACACCAATATTAATAAATTTCTGTCCAATCGCATCTACAGCTTTTTCCCACTTTGCTTCTCGTTCAATACAGAAAAGTGCATAGTTACGTGTTTCTGCGTTTTCACGTAATTCTGTAGCAAGCTTAAGTGCACCTCTGGCCATCTGTAAACGAGTAGCCCACAAATCACGTTCAGCAAGAAGTTGACAATGATTTACAGACCAATAATCGGGAAGCACGCCTTCATCATATTGGGTTTCATATTCTCGAATCATAAAATCTCCTTAAGCTATATAAAACAATATAAAAAAGAGTTGACGTTCTGTCAACCCCTTTTAATTAACCGGCAATCCAACCATACACTAGTATGATTACTACCGCGGCAATAAGCATAACCCACATTCCATGAGTAAACCCGCGGACATAGGCACTGATTTCTTTACTCTTCTCGTCTAACACTTTCACCTGCCGTAATCGGAGTAATTGTATACTTTTCGTTTTCGTCACGCCAGCGTTTCTTTAAACGCTTGAGATTGGTATCTTCTTCCTTTCGAATACCGGAAACCGTGTTTCCATTGGTAAACCAAACCAGATAATAATAAACCTTTTCGAATTTACGCTTAGGTTTCTTCTTAGGCTCGGAAAGACCCATAGATTCAGAAAGAGCGTTAGCCGCTTCTTCCAATACGCTCAACGGGCGTTTTACTTGATAACTTGCCATTTATTTTTCCTTTTATTTAAGACGGTACTGCGGTATCGAACCGCCAGGCAAACCACGCCAACGCCGGGTCGAACGGCTATCATTCCATGACTCAATCGGACTCGAACCGAATTTCAGCACCCTTTACTAAGCTACCGTCTAATACCTAATATAGAAAAAGAGTTGACTCTCGTCAACCCTTTTTATTACTTCAATATCGTATCGAACTGCGATGAAAGTTCCTTGCTTGACTTTTCCTTGACAGGATCCGGGAAAAGACAATTAGAAATGCCGTCGATAATAATATTACATATACCAACAATAATCATAATTGGTAAAGCAACAACCATAATACCGCAAGACATCAAGTTAATAAACAACAATATTGAAACCTTGAAAATATATCGTTTTTCTTCAGGAGACAGACTATCATATTTCGTTCTTTGAGAAAAGTTATACTTATTCTTGAATCCGAGACTGAGTAATGCCGTACTCCAGAATACAATATGTAAACTTGCCCATGGAATAGTAATATGATTAAAACCGTCAGACAATATCCAAATAAAACAAACAAGTACCCCTACAACTTCCGCAAGAACGAATAAAATATAAAGTCCTGCTGCAACTGTAAGATCAGATCCAGCATTACTCAAGCCGGAATCAAAGAAAAACTTCATTGTAAATTCTTGATACTTACGAAACATATTTACTCCTCGGGTTCAAGCGTACCACATGCATAACAACGTTCATGACAAACCGGACAGCTATAGGTATATTCAAATTCATTCATACCTGTCTGAATATACTCACACTTATATTTCGGAACGTTAAATTCTGTTTCACATTTATTACATCGAAACTTAAGCTTTGTCGGCTGCTTGGTAATTTCAGCTTCGCCGACAACAGTTGTTGGTTTCTTTTCGACAGGTCCAAGACAGGTTATAGATTTGATGGCCACAAAATGCTTATACTTACTTTTTGCGAAATCAATAATTGCCTTGGTCAATGCATCGCCAAGCAGGCTTGATTCGAAAATTTCTTCAGCATAATTATCATCCCAGTCATCAAAACCCATATAACCGTCATAGGTCTGATAATGAATGTTTATCTTATACCTTTGTTTCATATTACTTCTTCTTAGCCGCCTTCTTAGCTGCTTTCTTGGCTTCGCGTTCGGCCTGCTTTGCAGCCAACTTAGCTTCGCGTTCAGCTTCCTTCTTGGCCTTTTCGGCGAGCTTCGCTTCATACTTCTTGATAACCTGCAAACGGCCCTTGAGGGTAGAATGCTTACGCCTATCATCCATATCATACAGGTCACGCAATACGTCATGATAATCATCTGAATTATCCTGAGTATACTGTCTCAGTTCCAAGCCTGCACGAAGAATATCAATAAACGCATTAAAATTCTTCGGGTCAAACTGCTCCATGATAAACTGCGTCTGCGGAGTAGTATAGAAATGCCTTGTATCTTCCTTGTTGGCACAGAAACGGTTAAAGCCGTAAGTGACTTCAAGCTTGTTCGCCTTCGCATGCTTCACGAAATGCCCAGGATTCGGACAGGACTTATACACATGCAAATAAAACTGGTCTTCGCCTTTCTGGAGAATAATCGCATAGTCGTCACGAACCGGATTATAGTCGTTGCCGAGTCGCTTCATCGCTTCTTCACGAGATTCCTTCTTGCTTTCTTCAATAATTTCGAAACCGTATTCCTTAACGACATTTTTGATCGCATTGAATTCGTCTTCCGTAAAACGAATTTCGGTCGCATAGACCTTATTGTATGCACCGAAAACATCATAAATTTTCTGGTCACCGGTACCGTAAAGGTCCTGATAGAACGACTTTACCTTATCTTCGCGAAACATGGAAGGGTTAATCTTTACCGCTTCGTTAAGTTCGTTAAGACATTCCTTTGCGTAATCTTCTGTAATCAATGCGCCCATTATAAGCTCCTTTTTGTTTATAATATAGAAAATGGATTGACTTTTGTCAACCCATAATGTTCCTATCTATTATAAGTGCTTTCCATTAAAAGATACATATTATAATTACCTATGTGCCATTTAATTTGTTTAATAATATTTTCTTCTGTGATTTTGACCTTATAACGACCTTTCGGATAATCATTAGTTAATTTCACGATTTCACCGGTTTTATCAAAATCGGCTGTCATAATAGTTCCTAATAATATGGGTGTAAGGATAGAACACGAATCTTCATAATCCTCGAAATAACAACATGGATAAATACTACGACATATAGTTTTAAACGCTTCTCTATTCATTGATATAAAACCTATTAATTATGTGTAATCATTCATAACGCAGTTTGTATTATTATCCGGTGTATCAGTATCTAGCTTGTTACCGCCTTTAATACTACAACCACAACATCTTTGATAAACGGCGTTTTTAATAAGCGGCATATCTGCTTTCATCGGTACATAAAGACCATGTGCCTTATAGTTTTCTTTACAGAATGTTTGTCTTTCCCACTTATGTAATATATCAAAATTATCGTAATTTTCAGAACTTTTGTCTCCCCAATGAGCACAAAATAGTTCAAGAGCGTCTCTTTCAGACGAGCAAATATAATGTTTAGGTGTAAAATCAAGACATTCGCTCACGCTAACGATATATTCTTTAGAATTAAATACATCAATAATATTTGTATGAATAAGCGGCGGTCCAATAAACGTATTAATAAGATACGGAAGATAAATCTCAAAATAAATTCGCGGACAATCGACAAACGGAACAGGATGTGACCTAAGACCAATTCCTATATAGTCGTCACATACGTTTTCAAGATAAACACCGTCATTGTCATATCGGAATCCATTAAAATATCCAATATCCGGCGGATCGTTTACGAATTTTCTACCAATACCTGCCCATCGGGTAGCGGTAGTTTCGATAACGTTCCTGACATATTTTTCGATAGCAATAGCCGACTGGCCTACCAGCTCTTCCGGAAATTTATTTTTACTCGGGTCTTTTAACCACAAGTAAGAATCAATAAAAAGCTTAAGAGCTTTAAACGGGTCGTTTTTATACTCAACCGTAAAATCTTCAAGCTTATCTATCTTCTTACACAAATGACGATTACGATTATATTTATTTTCCATTTGCATAATATAACAAAAGGGTAGACTTTCGTCAACCCTTTATTTAGTCCCAAGGCCGGAACTCGAATCCGAACAAACAGAATCACAATCTGCTGTGCTACCAATTACACCACCGCGGGGATGAAAAATTTTAGAGCCCTATGCCGGGTTCGAACCGGCGCCACCTGCTTGGAAGGCAGAAATGCTAAGCCACTACACCAATAGGACATATTTTAGAGCCCTAGACGGAATTCGAATCCGTAAACCTTCTCCATGGCAAGGAGACATTCTACCAGTTGAACTACTAGGACATTTTAGAGCAATAGATGGGACTCGGACCCACAACCTATTCCATGGCAAGGAATCGCTCTACCAGTTGAGCTACTACTGCATAAATGACAGCTTTACCAAAAAGGACTTTTCCGTTTTAACTGCCGAAGGTCTCTCAGTCATTTCTATGGCAGACTGATTAGGGCCGCCGGTTTTCTTCTTCCCATCCCTCGTACGAAAGCCGGCAAACATCGGATGCATTTCGTGCCACTACCTGGACTCGAACCAGGACCCGCTGATTAAGAGTCAGCTCGACTAGGCCATTATCATATAGAGGCAAAAATTTTTAGTGGACTCGACGGGATTCGAACCCGTATGCGGTGGCTTCCTTGCGTACAGCCTCCTGGTAATCCGGTTATTCACTCTTTAGCCTACGTGCCCATAATTTTCGTACCCCAGGAAGGACTCGAACCTTCAACCCACTGATTAAGAGTCAGCTGCGCTACCAATTGCGCCACTGAGGCATAAATGAAGGTTTTTGATTTTGTGCAGAAGCTACCTACAAACTCCAGGAACTCAATTATTTCAATTCGCCGAGCTGACGAATAACTACCCATGTTTTTGGTAGGTCAAAGTAGTCGCAGACCATAGTACATCAGACAGGGATCGAACCTGCATTTTCAGCTCCAGTTACGGTTACAAGATTCGTAGTCTTGCTCGGCTACTGATGTATAATTCGCGGGATCGAAGGGACTTGAACCCTCAACTTTCAGATCGACAATCTGACGCTCTAACCAAATTGAACTACGACCCCAAATTATTCATATTTACCAATTAAATTTTTATTAGAACTAAAATGTCTTCTTTTTGTATTAGATTTAAAAATTGGTATATATTTTTTAAATCGCACATAAATTGCATTTTTTAAAACATGTAATTCATTTGCAAAATCTTCAAGTTTATAGTAATTTCCTGAATGATATTTGTCCCATAATTCCCTAGATAATTTCAAAGATTCATTATATCTTGTAATTGTAAATGTTGTTTTATGTTTTTTATGTTTTTTATGTTTTTTTACACCATATACAATTTTGTTTGATTCACCATGAAAAAGGTTTCGACCTTCAATCCAGAAATCTTCTAATGGTTTTTCTTTAAACTTCTTAGATTCTCCAGTATTACGATTTGTATACCATTTAGTTCCAAACTGTGAATTTTTATTACCTTGTTGATTCTTACTTGTTATTTTACTTATCGTTTTTGCAAACTCCATGCGTAATGCTTCATATGCACGAGAATTTATATAACGATGTTTTTCTTTAGTCGTTTGCCCTTGCATTCGCCAAAGTGCACATAACATTTTATTTCTTTCAATAGTTCCTTTATCATACATTTTAACAAGTAACCAATGACAGATAAAATGTTCACGTGCAGTTAATCTAACAAGATTTTCATTATCGTTTGTACCTCCTAATGATTTTGGTTGAATATGATGTTTTTCATAATAACCTACATATCTGTTCCCATTTTCTGTTTCCCTTTTTGCTTTTTCAATTATCTTATAATATATAGCTTTATAATTCATATATTATATATAATTTTTTCGTTTTCCGAACCTGTCAAATATAATTAGACAGACTTAGCGGTCTCAACGGGTCACGATCCCGTACCTCCAGCGTGACAAGCTGGTGTCCATCCATTAAACGATGAGACCAAAATAAAAAAGATTCCTGTGAGCGACACAGGAATCAATCTAAAACTTTTTACAGTTAAAAACTAGATGACCCTGTGCTTGTGTCGATCCTTATCATGCTTACCGAAACCTCGTCCGTCGCGGCGAGTCTTGCAATCATGAGTGTCAACTACAAACTTAGTCATTTCGTTTTTCCTTTCTATTATATATAAAAATTTTTTTCCTGTTTTCGCAAAATAAACAGCGAGCAGTAACTTGTGGAAATAAGAGTTGGACTCGAACCAACGATCTTTGCATTGCTGCAACGCTCTAACCAACTGAGCTATCTCATTGATTATAGGAACCGCTTGTGCTGTTCTATTGTGTTTTAACGTTGTTAAATATAGTAAAGTTTTTTCCTTTTGTAAACCCTATTTTTAAAAAATTTTTTAAGTTCTGTATTTCCTAAAGTTTATTTAATGCTATTTCAGTATCAAGTCCCATTACACGAAGCCTAATCTTGGCCGGATCTTTCAACTTCAGGATGTCTTCGATTATATCCAAACTTTTTGCTATGAAAATTGGCATACACCAGATTTGAGACTTCGATTTATAATCTTCATACAGAATTAACTGCCAGATAACGTTATCAGATGCCAATCCCGTTGCATAAATCCCATCGTTAATGTTTTTCGGATATAAGTATAAATCTCCAGACTCATTAATGATTCTCTGGAGAACTTCCATCTTGGCGAACGCACGTTTTACATTGTTTTTTGTCATAGCACCTTGTCCAGCATAATTTCCAGTTTCATATTTTCATATTTGGCCTTGAGACGGTCAAACGTTTTGCACTTGTGAATTTCTGGAATTAACTTTAACAATAAGTTCTTTTCTTCACTGTATTTAATTACCAAATCATTTCCAAGTTCATATTTATTGGTTACATCTTGAAACCGGATATAATCAGAGTAAACATGCATTTCAATATTATTAAACTTACGGAATGTAGCATAGTTATGACGATAGTCAAGGGCAAAATTTTCCTTGGCCAATAACTTATCTACTTTTTCTTGAAAACGTGATAACATATTTTATAAAATAGAAAAAAGGTTGACTTTCGTCAACCCTTTAATATTTCCAGGAATTAAATTTAGATTTTCTCATTTTCTTTTTTAAGTGCATTTCCGAGTTTTTCGATGTCATTGACAAATAGCTGAACAATTTCATCTACAGTTCCAAGTGGAACCATGCCATTATCAGATTTCAACTTGAATAGCTTATCTTTCAGCTCATCTGACACAAATTCGGTCCAGACGTGTTTTGGAAAATTTCCAATATTTTCTTCATTAGTTATATCTTCCAATACTTTGTTCATTATTTAATCTCTTTTACTTGAACCGTGGCATCTATTTCACCAAGAAATAACTCATTCATTGATGCACTATAATATGACTTACTTTTTACACAGTAAGACATCTTACTCTTTGCTGAGCGTAAATCAGCAAAATGTGTAGCTTGGCTTAAATCAGTTACCCAACTAACATAACCCTTTTTAGAACCCCAATAATAGACTATACCATCAACAGTTCTACAAAGAATCCATGTTTTTAATTTCGCATTGAACATTACTTACCATCCATTGGAATGCTTTATTTGCTCATAACGGTCCACAACAGCACTCGTCACTGCTCTTTGTGTACGTTCATTTATACCGGATAGAGTCTTCGGTTCGACAATACTGTATTCTCTTGTAGTGTCATTATACCTAAGATTGAGACCCTTGAAAGTCAGGAACCAAGTATCGTTCGTAACCTCAACGTCGGCCATAGCAACAAGATCCGGGTCGTTAGAGGCCTCACAGAAGTCGAGACGTAAAACCTTGACCTTAATCTGGTCACTCATAGTTGCCTCCAACTTAGCCTTTGCTTTCTCGCCTTCCAGAGACGTACTGGTCCAGCCACCTTTGTCGTTCAAGTACATGACATTGACACCGGCTGTTGTACTGTTTGCAATACATGCTTCAAGGTCCTTGTCACCGATATATTCTTTTAACTCTGTGAGTTCATCAATTATTTTACTTATTTTCATAATGTATCTCCTTTAGAAGTTTCAACCATTTGTGCTCGCTTTATGCCAAGAAGCTCTCTATACATCTGAAGCTGGTTCAACTTAAGATTTCTGTTAATACAATCAGAAGAAAGGACATATTCTAGGTCCTTGATTTCATTCTCAAGCCAATGAATTTTCATTTCTTCTGTCTTCAATCTATTTGCATTCATGTCTAGGGTTTCTGTATCAGATTTCCCTTTTGTTAATTCATTCAAGTATATTTTTTTCATCATGTTATTTATCCTTATTATTGAAAATTCGTCATCATTAACCACCAAGCATCAAACATTCCAACGACTTTATGCTAGCCTTTTCAGCATCGGTAAGAGGTTCAAAGTCCTCGTTAAAGTACCGCACTGCGTCACGGATTTTATCCTTGATGTTATCCAGTGCTACTTTCCGTGGGTCAATCGGACTTGCCGTCTTATAGCTGATGTCAAGTCGGTCTGACCTATCTACAAGAGACAGTTCTGTAATGTCCATGTCGCCGAAGTGAGACTCCATTGTGGTGAGTTCATCTATGATGTTTTTCTTGAGTTTACTGATTTGCATAATGTTTCTCCTTTGGAATTTTTACCCATTTACCTTTATGCTGGTCTTCCCAAGCATCCTCGCCAGCATCATAATCCTGCCATTTAAGACCTATATCTGCGGCTGCCTCTTTCATTTCTTGGATAAGGCTTTCCTGCTCTTCAAGTTTGTCGAGCACATCCTTACACATTTCACGAAGGTTAGTTTGAAATGTGAAATATTGCTCATTTTCGCGTTTCTTTATTTCAACACGAAGCCCGCGCTTGATGTCATATCTATATGCATAAATTAATCCTTTAACGTAAAGTCAATAATTAAACACAAAGGAATAAATGAAAGTAATCCTGATATAATTGAAAGTATTATTAAGGTGACACTATTAATTCCACTTCCATCTATTGGATTAATAACTCCGATAAAAGCCAGGAATGCAATTAGCCAATTAAATCCAGTCCATATTGAGCATAATATTATTGCAAATACAGCCGTAAATGGATCAGTATGCTCTGGATTACCACCTGCTCTTCTGTGTATCATTCTTCCAGTAACATTCATCTGACCCGGAACCCATGAACCTATCATTCTACTTTACCTCCCTCAATAATGCTTCAACCCGTTCCTTTACATCAGTCCACTTATTAGATATAGCAAGATAGTCCTTATTTTTCTCAGTAGCCAAATCGTTATGGTGCTGTAATCTTGCCATAGCACCATAGTAATTTTCAGCATACGTAGCTATTTGTCTGGTTTTCCGTAGATTGTCCTGTTTCATATTCCGTAACTGTTCATCTTGATACCTTATTACTTGCTTGTACGCTTCAGTATCATGAAAAAGGGAATTAATTATATCATTCTGTTCATCTGTTTTCGATTTATCTAAATTACTTTGTGCTTCTTTTGTATTCTCCATACAAAAAAGATAAGCAGTTTGTTCATGTATTTTAGCAAGTTTTTCAATACATATTTCACGAGGATATTCATGTTCTTGAATATCTAAAGCCACCGCCTGTATTTTTTCAAGCACTTCTCTAAACTCGTCAAATGATAAATTAAGCGATACGTTATCAAGCGGTTTCTTCATATAACTCCTTTTATCTGATAGAGCTATCCTTATATACGGATAAACTCTTTTTAACATAATAATATAGCAAAAGGATTGACTTCTGTCAACCCTTTAATATTATTTTCTGAAAATTAAACTGACTCAAATAAAAAATCAGTAACCAACTCATATTTTTCTTAATTTTTCTCAGAACGATCACGAATAGCGACAAAGAGGTCGTCACAGTCTTTTTGGAACTGGTCTAAATCAGTCGGAACGACTTTGCGGTTGAGCCATTCTTCCTTCGACTTAATGCCGTCGATATTGAAGAAAGTGTCTTCTTTTAGAGTCTTGGCGATGATTCGAGAGTGTGTGATGACGAGGAGGCCATAAGACTTTTTGAGTACTTCATCCTTAACAGAGTTGATGTAGTTAGCAACTGCGAGCTGGAGCTCTTCTCCCATGCCGAGCTCTACTTCATCGAGAACAATGAAGCGTTCTTCATGGTTAATAATCGACTTGAGCAAATGGACAGTGTTGTCTCCCGTAGAAGTCCATTCAGAGTCACGAAGGAAGTTGATTCCTATTGTGCTGCTGAGTCCAGCACGTGACATGAAGGACAGAGAGCTGACCAGACGTTCTGGGCTGTCTTTTCCGAGCTTCTTTTGAATTCGTGTCGGAAGAATCTTACGAATTACAGACTTTCCAGCGCCATTCGACCCAGTGAGAATGGTAAGTTTTCCAAGTTCGATTGAGTCAGCAATCTCAATCAGTCGGTCAATGTGCTTATTCCATTCTTTTTTCATTGTTATTTTTCCTTTTTCTTTAAATATAAAAAAAGGATTGACTTTCGTCAACCCTTTAATATAGTGGAGGCGATTGGAATTGAACCAATCAAGAGAGGAACATTCTGTGCAAAAGTTGCGGAAAGTAACCTTTGCCCCCATTAGTGGATCCAGTGGTATTCGAAACCACAACCTCCCGCTTGCAGGGCGGGTGCTCTGCCAAATTGAGCTATGAACCCATGTTAGTAGCGGCGTCGGGAATCGAACCCGAATGCCAGGATTGAAGGTCCCGTGAACTAAGCCGTTATTCTACGTCGCCATAATTTTAGTAGTCCTATACAGATTCGAACTGTAGTAACTTGGCTGAGAACCAAGTGGCCTTGACCGCTAGCCGATAGAACCATATTAGTGCCACCGACAGGGGTCGAACCTGTGACGCGAAGATCTTCGGTCTTCCGCTCTACCAAAACTGAGCTACAGTGGCATATATTTTTTATGGACCGTAGGAGGCTCGAACTCCTGACCCCCAGAATGCAAATCTGGTGCTCTACCAAAACTGAGCTAACAGCCCGAAAATAAAACTGACCTTACTCATCTCAACGCGTACTATTGACTTTCGGTAAGCGCATACGGGATTCGAACCCGTGACCAGCGGCCTTCACACCGCCTGTTCTACCGCCGAACAAAATGCGTTATCAGTTTTAGTGGACACATATGGGATTCGAACCCATGACGTTTTCCCTGCCAGGGAAACATTCTACCAACTGAATTAATGGCCCATGATTTTTAGTAGCGCTGTCGGGACTCGAACCCGAATTTCCGACTTGAAAGGCCGGTGAACTGAACCAGTTATTCGACAGCGCCGAAATTTAGTGGACACATATGGGATTCGAACCCATGACGTTCTGCGTGCAAAGCAGACATTCTACCAACTGAATTAATGGCCCAAATGTTAGTACTCCGTCCCGGATTCGAACCGGGGTTATCCGATAGAAAGTCGGATGGCTTAAACCGCTGGCCGAACGGAGCATATTTTGTAGTGCCAAGTTCCGGAGTCGAACCGGATTTCTGGGATTTTCAGTCCCGTCCATTCCCACGATTGGATGCCATGGCATAAAAGAAAAGTTCCTGTGCTTGTGCACAGGAACCGTTTTTAAAACTCTAATCGGTTAACTACCTGATCCTATGCACTGTATTTGAATCAAATGCTTCAAACGCTGCAGCTGCAAATTCAGCTGCGGCACGTTCTGCTGCAAAAAATTCATGTTCAAATACGTTCATAGTCATTTTGTTACCTTTTGTTATTATATATAAAAATTTTTTTCCTGTTTTTGCAAAAGTTTGATTCGGCCAATGGACTCCATCCAAAGTTTTACGTCAGCTCTGCACCGAATCATCTGATGCATCAGTTATGTGTTAAATATAGTAAAAAGTTGTTGGTTTGTAAACCCCTTTTTAAAATATTTTTTCGTGGGGAAGGCAGGATTCGAACCTACGACACACGCCTTGGAATGGAAATAGGAACGTTATATGCATTTCTACGAAACGTAAATACCGTTGCTCTACCACTGAGCTACTTCCCCGAGTGGTTAACGCGAAATGTATGAACTCATCTAAAAAATAATGCTTTTGATAGGAACATTCTTTGCGTTAACGATGTTAAATATAGTAAAAAGTTGTTGGTTTGTCAACCCCTTTTTTAAAATATTTTTAGCCGGCGAGACTGGATTCGAACCAATAACCCAAAGTACCCTTTAGATAGGAAGCATTGGTGCTGAAAGCGAATACTAAATCTTAAACTTTTGCTCTACCGATTGAGCTACTCGCCGAGATGTTAACGCGAAATGTATAAACTGATCGAAAATAATGTTTTTTTGATAGGAACATTCTTTGCGTTAACAGGGTTAAATATAGCAAATTGCTTTGTGTTTGTCAACCGCTTATTGTAACTTTTTTTCCTCCTTCAAGTTTTTTCTGGAACGTTCTTTTTGTTCTTCAAGTAACTTGTTGAAACCGTCAAGGTCAACGGTAAGGTTATGCTGTTCACAAAGCATTTGTGTCAAGTCGACAGGAAAACCATAAGTATCATAAAGCTTGAAAGAATCAAAACCAGACAATACATTTCCATCCATCTTGGAAACAATATTGTTAAACTGCTTGATTCCGCTATCAAGGTTCTTCAAGAATCTTGATTCTTCATTCTTGATAACTTCAGTTACGAATTCTTGTCTTTCCTTAATTTCCGGATATACGTCACCCATTACGTCGATAACAACCGGAACGAGCTTATACATAAACGGTTCATTGATATTTAACATCTTGCAGAACAAAGAACCTCTGCGAAGAAGCCTTCTCAATACATATCCGCTTCCCTTATTAGAAGGCTGAAGTCCGTCAGTAATAGAAAATACAAGAGAACGAATATGGTCACTGATAACCCTGTGAGGCGTGCCGGATTCATCATTCTTATATTCTACACCGCTAAGTTCAACAATCTTATCAATAAGTGGTTTAAACAAGTCGGTTTCATAATTACCGTTTGTATTCTGAAGAATAGAACAAATACGTTCAAATCCCATACCGGTGTCGATATTCTTCGTAGTCAACGGAATAAGCGTTCCATCAGAAAGTCTTTCTTTCTCCATGAATACAATATTCCAGATTTCTACGTAACGGTCATTTTCACCGTTTACACCAAGGATAGGATCCTTGAATGTTTCTTCTTGAGTATTCAAATCGCCACGGTCATAATGAATTTCAGAACAGGGACCGCATGGACCAGTATCACCCATTTCCCAGAAGTTATCTTTTTCTCCGAATCTCATAATACGGTCATCAGGTAGATTGGAAACTTCCTTCCAGATTTTCCAACTTTCATCATCGGTCTTATAAACAGAAACAAACAATCTTTCCTTAGGTAACTTCCATACTTTCGTTAAAAGCTCCCAAGACCAAGAAATAGATTCCTTTTTATAATAGTCATTGAAAGACCAGTTTCCAAGCATTTCAAAGAACGTATGATGATAGTTATCACGACCGACAACATCGAGGTCATTATGCTTTCCAGATACACGTAAGCATTTCTGGCTGTTACATACACGTTTTAATCCTTGCGGGTTTTGACCAAAAAAGATTGGTTTAAACTGGTTCATTCCGGAATTCGTGAATAACAACGTCGGATCGTTATTGGGAATAACGGAAGAAGACTTGATAAACTGATGATTTTTTGACATAAAGAAATCAATAAAACTTTTTCTAATTTCGCTCGAGGTAAGCATTTTTATTCTCCTATAAAAATTAAAAGGTTCCTGTTGTGCACAGGAACCAAAGTTTAGTTAATGAATATACCCATACACATATATTATGTCATAATATATGCGGCTGCTGCGAAAATGCGAGTATTTAATATATTCATCGTCATGTCTTAAATATATATAATTTTTCTATTTTTGTAAATGCTTTTTATTCAGGATGTTTGATGTCTTCTATTTCTCGTACCATGTCTCTTTCCGGGCTTTCTGAATTTTCATCCAAATAACGACCAGTAAGAATCATAGTATCATGGTCGGTAAATTCAAGATTCGGTTTACCTTCGGCCATATTCTCATAGTCCTCAGTAACAAGGTCTCTCCAAGAAGTATAACCGATTTGGTCCCAATTCCTATCGAAGAATTGGACTGCATTAGTTCCAACTTCCTTGGCGACAACTGCACCGAACATTCCATCCTTTCGCATTATAGATAAACCAGAAATGAATTTACCCTTTTTGGTGGCACAAGAATGCATAATCTTCAACGGCTTATTCTCAAAAACAATTCTAAGCATACCGAAAATATCAAGTGCCTTTACCGGATGTTCAACAGTTTTAATTTCTGGAAGTTCCATTAGTATTCAAGCTCCTCTTTATATCCGGCTAAAAGTTTTGCACGGACTTCATCAAGAACCTTACCAAGGCGGTTTTCGCCTTTCCAGTTTGCCTCGTCATTAATCAACGGGTCAAATTCACCGAGACCGACACCCCAGATTTTGTCAACCGGACTAGCTTCGACGAATTTCTTACCTTCAAGGGCAGGATCCGTAATCTTGTCGAACAGAATCTTATTCTGACTATACTTACTCAAACATGCGTTGAGCATGATATTGTAAGAAATCTTATTCCATTCGTCCTGATTAAAACCTTCGACCATACGGCCAAGCTTCTTGGCCTTATAGGAATCAGCTTCCTTGAAATTAAGAGCTTCAATTTCATTCAGCGTAGCCATATCGTTAAAACAATATGCCTTATGCCACATATAGCATTGTTCAGAACTGAAAAATTCATGAATCTGCCCGTCAAGACACTTGGTCTTCATCGGTGCCCAAGCGAAATTTGACGGCCAGTCGCCCCAAAATAAAATGTGCTTATCTGTAATTGTCATATTAAATAAACCAAATAATTGAAGATTTACCGGATTCTTTAAGTTCAATTTTGTCGTAAACTTTACGTATTCTTGTAATCTGCCAAAGGAATGCATCACATGTTTTGGCGTAATCATTTTCGTCAATTACATTAGTAAATGGAATAGGCGTTTCCTCAGACAGCTTTACATCTGTAAATTTAGTTTCATCAAGCTTATAGTACCAGGCTGGCATTTTCTTCAGAAACTTATTAAATGTAAATTCAGAATCCTTATTATAAAGTTTACTATGCAAATACAAATGCAATTCGACCAAATCTTCAATAGAAAGAATGAAACCGGTATTATACTGTTTTTCGTTTGAAGCTTTTTCGATTATCTTGCATCCACGTTTCTTAAGGAACTTAACAGCTTCCTTTCTTAACATAATGCGGGTAAGCTTTACAATATAATGCTCGTTGGCCTTGTTTCCAATGACAGGAGAATCTTCCTTGAATAAAGCCATATCGTTGAGCTTTTCAAGTGAATTACAATATACTGTCATCGAAAGCTCGTCGTTATACAACTTATCAATCAATGCAAGATAACGTTTAAGCTTTTTGTTTTCGACAATACTATAGAAATCACTACAGTAAATGCCAGAACCTTCTTCACGAACATTATACATTCTTTGATAGACATAAAACGCCAAAGATTCACGTTGACATTCATAGGTGCTTACTATTCTTGATAGTTCATATTTTGACATTTGTCATCACCCTTTAAGACAATTTAATTCGAGAATATCTTTTAATGCAAATAAATGATTATTGAAAGTATCAATATTTTTTATTTTTAAAAGTTCTCGTATAGTTTTTTCGTTGCGTTTCATATTAATAACAGCGTACCAAATTGGTTCCTGTGTATCAGCAGTCTTAAGAACCCAAGTACGGGAATTTGGTACTTCTGTTACCGAAGGATAGTGTAAATCTGGAGTATTATATGACAATGGATATAAAACATACTTTCCACCGTTTTCTACACGGCAGATAAGCTTATATGACAATTTACTCCAAATGTTCCAGGCCATTACTTAACTTCTGACTTTAAGAGTTCATCATAGCGCTCACGAATATCGGCGCTGAGTTCCTTGCGTCCTTCGACAGCAGAAGAATGAGAAGCCCAGAACGAAATGAGGATAAGCAGGGTAACGAACGGACCCATGCAGATACCCATAGCGGCGAGCAAAACATTAATAGCATTATCGAGCTTGACACGCTTAAAGATTACACATGCGTTAAAGATACCGCACAGAATCCAAAGAATTGTACTGATTTCCATATTAGTTTTCCTTTTCTGTATTGTTTAACTGTTCAGTTTCTTGAGTATCAACATATTGACACGTAATTCGATTAATCTTGACCTTAGACATAAAATATTCAGCCATGTCAAGAGTAAATTCTTCATAAACTTTCGGATTGTTATGACAGATAGATTCAAACAGTTCCTTATAGAGCTTCTGAATATCCTTTTCATAAACATATTCTACATTTGTAAGATACTTGATTGTCAGACCAACAGCGTCCTGCAATCTCATATCCGGAAAAGCATCATTAATGGATGAATAAATCTTAAACAACTTCTGGTGAACGTTGTCCAGTTCCTTATAGACCTTTTTGAGGTAATGCTTGAGAGTAAACTTATAATTTACTGGAATGCTCATTTTCTTTGTAAATACATAGCATTCATAAGTAAGTTCATAATAATTAATACTGAACTTTGCAACTAGCTGTTGGTCTACATAGCAATTAATGTACTGATATGGTGAATTGACACGTTCCTCAAAGGTAACGCGATCCTTACCGAAAACATCAGTACAAATCTTTTTAAAGTATGTTGCATTAATTACGAACATTTTATCCCCTAGTCGTCAGCATCAAGCCAGCCTTTATGTTTCGCCACATCGTATGTAGCAGTAATAATGGATTCAATAGTTTCATCATACTTGTCCTGAAGTAAAAACTTGATATGACTCAAAAACATCTTTTTCGCCTTATCGTCATTGTTCTTTGACTGTCTCAAGTTTTCTTCGAGAACTTCTTTAAAATATTGATACATCAATTACCACCTGATAATAAAATCGTCTGCAGGTTGCTTAAGATATTCATCTTTCTTAAATAGCTCATGACAAGCACCGCCGAGTTCTTCACCCAGCCACGATAACGCATTACAAAGATTTCGCCTTTCAACATCATTAAATTCAAGAGGCTCGCCAAGCTTAAGCTTCAAGTAAAGCTTATTCATATTCTTGCGATGCCAGCTTTCTTGTAAACTGTTCCATGCTTCGTCTGTCATAATACTACCTTAAACATAATATAGCAAACTATACTAAGTTCGTCAACCCTCTAATATGTCCAACGTCTGTTCAATCTTTTTATTCTGCTGTTCGATATAATACTTCTTAAGAAGCGCCATCATCTTTTCATATTCTGCGGTAAACATTTCCGGCCAGTTTTTAACATTGGTAGAAACATAAGTACATTCTTTCGATATGTTAGATAATATAAGTTTGTTTCTCATATCCAATCCGCCGATATGTGTAAACTTATATCCATGACGCGGAATATAACGAATCATTATATTCATGCCAGGAAGTCTAGTATTACGAAAGAATAACCCGCAAAAAATAGGATGTTCGATTACCCCGCTTACAACCGGACCGCCATAAATCTGGTCATTATAAAATCCATCTGTCTGATGCGGTATTCCACGTAAATCGAAAAAATCTTCAGCCATTTTCAGCTCAGAATTAAACGCATCTAACGCAGCCATACTATCGATTTTATCTCTCAAAAAGTCCATAGTTCTTCAACTCGTTCCAACGTGTAACAAGAAGCTCGCCATAGGTCTGGCTGCTCATATTATAGCTTCCGCAACTGAATGCGTCATTTACCTCGATAAGAGCGGTCTCACCGTTATCGAGAACACCTACGTCAAGGCAGTAAGCTTTAGGAGAATCCGTCCAGGCTTTCACCATGTCGTTCACTACTGACTTATCTACCATGACATTAGGATCGCCGAAATAATTGCAATAGTCCCTGGCCTCGCCGTTAATAACCGGAATACGATACTCAGTAACCCATTTTACCGGATCCGAGCAAATAATCCTGGTACTGTCAGAAGCACCGTCCGTAAGAAACCAATCATCCAATGAATTCAATACGAAACCGGTAAACTTCTTGAGCTTATCTTTCGGCTTGATAAATACAGATTTTGAAAGCTCGCCATTAAATGCCTTATCCTTCATATATCCAAGACTTCCTTCCCAGATACGGCGTTTCAGGTATTTCTGTAACGGCTCAGGATAATCGTCATGCTTATAAAGAATCTTGCATTTCTTCATAGCATTGAACATGACAGGAATTTCACCGGCGATGAAATCAACGGCATAGAGATGAAACCGGTTCTGAAGAAAATGCTTCTTATAGAACGTGGTATATCTTCCCTCACCGAAATAATCGGCGAGTTTCTGCTCATCATGCCCGAGCTTTCCCTTATCATTTAATTGTAAGTAGTTCATTCTGCTTTTACGTGTTTAAAACCTAAATTCATTGCTTCGGCGACAGTAATCTCGTCACCGTCCTTATAAGTCTTTCCAGTCTTTTCATTGGCTTCACCTGATTTGAACGTAGAAGCCTGAACAGGATTTCCCGGATGGAAAGTATACATTACGTCACCGATACCTTCTTCAGGTCCGATAATCAGAATCGTGAAGTCAACATCCTGACGCTTATCCGTCTTGATACAAAGAGAAAGAAAACCTGTACTCTTCGGATCACGGAAATGGCAGACATCATCTGGGTTAAAATCGGAAAGGTTGAGCATTCCATGATGGCCATGAATATCTGTGGTAATCACTGCACTGCAACCAGGAGTAAGAACACCTGTAGAATCTATCCACGGTGACCAATTCGCGCTCATCAGGGCCTTTTCTAAGTCTTCGACTGACGTGTAGTCGGTCGTGGAACCGAGGCCGTTAGAGAGCCTTTGCTTCAGACAAGAATTAAAGTAACCCGGAAGGGCATTCTTGGTCTTTTGGATTAAATCATAGATTTGCTTGTTAAAATAGTTCATACCTGAAATTTTTTCCATGCACTAGGGTTTTGTTCGATTCTCGCGATAAGGTGACAAATAAATTCAGCCACTTCGTTATCGTGAGATGCCGGATAATTCAATATAACTGTTTTATCCGGATTCAACAGATGGATAAGCATATTGATAGCTTCCTTATCGGATATTGTCGGCCAAAGATGCTTATCATTATCATGCAGACTTTTGAATTTTGCCATGTATTCCTTGGCGAGAGCTTTGTTCTTTTTTCGCATAGTCCACCAGTCAAGGAACCAAAAACCCAAACCAAGTCCGAGACAGAAACAAATTCCGATTACCACGACTCTGAGTAAAAACTCTACAGAAAGTAACAACATTATTGGTTATCCTTATCTGCGTTCTTTTGCATTTCAACTTGGCTCTGGAACTGCGGGGACTTAGAAAGCATTTCTGCTTGCTTTGCAAGTTCGAGAAGATTTCCCATAAGAATATTCGAAATAATCTTTTCTTCAGCAGAGTCTGTATTATTATGAAGCAATTCAAGGCGTCGAGCCGTAGCTTTCAATTCATCGATAGCAATCATTTTTATCCTAACAAGTTAAGTTTTTCAATCAGTGCAAGGCGAGCTTTTTCACGGATTTCCTGAAGTTGTATTTCGTCAAGAATTTTCGGATTTTCATTCTTTTCGCTGATAGTCATACGTTCCATAGAACAGATATGCTTTCCGTTTTCAGAAACGTCGATAGCCGTATAGCCGGACTGTTTCGGCATATTCAAACGGATATTACAGTCAATAGATACTTCAATTTCGTACTTTACTGCGTCATCCTGATGATAGACATTCTTTACTTCCCTGATTTTTACAAGTCTGTAACCAGTATCACCTTCATAAGAATAACGGTCAGAGCCGTGGAGCTTTACCCACTTTCCTTCGTACTTATCCTTATACTTCTGGATAACCTTTTCGTAATATTCTTTGTTTTCGAGTTCTTTGAGCTTGGCGTTGCACTGGTCAAGCAAGGCACGAATCTGCTTAGCGTTCATACCGCTGACGTCGATGACTTTGAGATCAGTATTAATCTTATGCTTCATAGCGAGGACTTTGGTGTCCGTTGTTTTAATCTTATTCTTCATGCGCTAAATATAATAAAAAATACCCGTTTTGTAAACGGGTATTTTTTCGTCGGAGAGGCACGGCTCGAACGTGCGACCTGCGGGTTATAAGCCATTAATAGGAACAACCTGTGCCATGAGCGGGTAGTAAAGTACGCTGCTCTACCACTGAGCTACTCTCCAAAAGTAAACTTAAAAGTGTCCGATACGATTCACATATCTTTATCACGAACTACGACACGAAGCCCGGAGCGAACACGTTACAACTATTACGCTCATAGCCGGCCGCATTAACGCATCGGCGACGCCACACGCTCATATATAGTCATTTGCGCAAAACTATATACTTTTACGGTTGAAGACTCCGTATCGGCATGGATTCTTTTAAAAGTTGGCGGGAAGTAAAACCAATAAGAACAATGCATGTTAAAATAGGAACTTCCTGTGCCTAAAATCAAAGGGGCGCGACTCTAATGGCTCCAGCCCGAAATGAAACCCGTTTAGCTAATCCAGATTTCAAATGATGTTCGCCAAACATCTTCTCGCCAATTTTATAGCGGGAGTTGGATTCGAACCAACGACCTTTGGATTATGAGCCCAACGAGCTAAACCGGACTGCTCTATCCCGCGTCAAAACTAAAAATATGGTAAGTGGCCGACACTGTTCAAGACACGCATTCAATTCCTCGTGCACTAGGCAGAACTCTGGAATTTACTTAATGTCAGCCTTAAGGCACACTTACCGTACCTACAGTCTTTTCTTTTAAGTAGAAAGAAAATATATGTAAAAATAAACTCAGTTGCTTTAAAGTAGAAGAACATGAAATAACTCGGCTGCTTTGAAGTAGAAGAGCTTTGAAATAACTCAGTTCTTTGAAGTAGAAGAACCTGAAATAACTCAGTTTTTTATGGAAACTTTGAAAAACCGTTTTCAAACACACTGCCGGAATCCCGATTCTCCACCGGCCATGACGTCTATCAACTGCACATTCTATCGGTCGACTTCTTATAGGGTACAAACTCCGTCATCTAGCATTTTATTGATCGTCTAGCTATATCAAACTCACAAAATACTCTTCATGCCACGCTGCTACATGAATTCAGCGCTCACTAAACGTAGTATACATCGATTTCTCTATACAAGAGGTTTAGCTCAACGCGTTGTCAGGCCAGGGCACTTACGCATTCCCGAGTGTTATCCCAGCTCTTCAGTCTTAATGATGGTGCGTCCGTCAAAAAGCACACGCGCTTAAGTATATTATATATAAAAAATTTCGTATGCTTACAGGCGTCCTAATTGCAAGGACCGATTAAGGAGCACAACAGGTGGTTAACCCAGAGTTTCTCTCCGCTCACTCTTATTTCAAGTGGCCTCACGTGGCATATTTTAGTAGAGCCAATACTACACCTCTGCGACCATCATTCTGGTATTCATCTAGTTCGCAGAGACAGATTCCTCATCCCAGAGTTTTCCCCATCTGGGTTAGCCCGTTAGCATGAAATCAAGAATGATGCAACACGGGTTCTACTCACATACGAAATTCATCTCTCTCCAAAAATTTCAATCTTCCGAGACACTCGGTGGTAGTCTCAATCATTTACGTTATATAATATAGTAAATGTTTTTGCGTTTGTCAACCCCTTTTTATAAAAAATTTTTATTTATCCGGGCTTATTTTTCAATATCAATAATTTGTTGTGCAGCAATTTCAGGTTCTATACCAGCATTATAGCAAGAATCAATTTCTTTTTCATAACTTTCTGCATAAACATCATAATCAATCGATGTGCAATAGCCAAATCCTATACAGATTAAACCTTTAACTTTTTCAAAGTATACATCTCTATCCATTATTATATTCCGGGGGGTTTTATTTTTACCAATGTTTATACGGTTCTTCGTCAAATCTTGGTCGTCCATTAGATACTTCAATCCCATGTTCATCCAAGAGCTTCAAAAGATGCTTGGCAAAGCGTAACTGCGAATTCATAAAGGCATAATCTGCATTTGCCCTATGCTCACGAGTATACTTTTCCATCTGGGAAATAAACGTAGGATCCAATTCTTCGTAATAATCAATTTTCTTCGTAGCCATAATTTATTCCTTCGGCAAAGAATTTACCCACTGGTTAAAAGCGGCATAAGCCTGAGAATCTGCAAATACCTGCAAACTGTGCTTGAATTCATCACTATGCTTAACCGGAATATCTTCATTGAGCGTAGCGAGCGGCTTAACACGTTTACAATCAAGATTCTTGTTCAAACCGATTTCAATAGTCTTCTGACCCAAAAGCTTCGCAATTTCCATATTGGCACTATTATCAAAATCAAAAATAATACGAGTACCGGAATAGTGACCGCTGTCGATTCGCATTCCGTCAAACAAACCGTTTAAACCGAGACCACAATTACGACGTGTTCCGAAATTGGGTACTTGCTGACGGTAATATTCCATAACATCTTCAGATGTGATATGTTCTACTTGTTCGATTCGTACCATATTGTTATTCCTTTTTGTTTATATGCATAATATAGAAAAAGGGCTGACTTTCGTCAACCCTTTTTATCTCTCCCCTCCTGGATTCGAACCAGGGTTATTTCTGCTTGTAGGGCAGACGCCATTAACCTGCTAGGCGAAGGAGAGTTAAGGCGGGCAGTAGTTTTGCGATAATCCTAATTCATCTGTTAAATAGGAACTGCCGTTGCCTAAAATCTTTTTGACTATATCTTCATAGTCTCTTAATTGGCAGCCACTCTCGGACATTCAGGTGACCCATCAAGATCTTCAATTATCAGTCCTGATTTCTTACGCTTAGAGTAAGAACTCTACTATTTGGTGCCTTCCGACATATAGCGTAAATCAACATAACGTATATAGCTATATGAAACTCGTTTCCTAGCGATCTTGCTAAACTTTTAGTAGCGGGGGTCGGACTCGAACCGACGACTTCAAGGTTATGAGCCTTGCTTGCTAGCCACTGCATCACCCCGCGTCAATAAAACTCGAATGTACTGTTACTGGAGGTCTCTGATTATACCAGCTCTTCCCGCAGCTGACATCCCGTTGCTGCACCCGGCTTAGCATTATAAAGAGTCTGCAGCTTCTAAATAACGCCTAACAGTATATTATTTATAGCGCTGGAAGAGAGAATCGAACTCCCAACTGCCTGATTACAAATCAGGTCTTCTACCTATTGAAGTATTCCAGCAAAAGGTGTAATTGTGCTTGTCAAGCTTGGTTCGATCTAGTTATCTGCAAGTAATCCCAATCGGGTGCTTTACATTAACCTGCAACCATCATGTCCCTTCGCTCCAATTACAAGAGCGTTACGTTATTAAAGCTTACGCCACGGGTAACGAACCCCCTGCACTCATATTTATGGATTGCTCCACGCGTTGTGTTGGAACCCACGCTTCCGTTTTGACACCAGTGGAATATTCCTGGGGTTTTACTTTCGGTTAAAGCAAGTAAGTAACTTTGAGGATCACAATGCAATCGACCCACAGGTTGTATCGGCGTACCTGGATTCGAACCAGGGAAACCTCTTGATCCCAAATCAAGCGCTCTACCAGACTGAGCTACACACCGCAAGTTTTTAAGGTGGTTCCACCACCAGCTGACTACAGCTATAACGTTTTAGCTGTCCTTCCTGGACTCAAACCAGGGACCAAGTGATTAACAGTCACCGACTCTACCTACTGAGCTAAAGGACAATGTTTTAATCATTCATTTACGTCGTATAATATAGTAAATTATGCTCCGTTTGTAAACCCCTTTAATTAAAAAAATTTTTAATCAACTGAGTTTTTCTTTAATACTTTCCCAAGTTAAATTGTTTTTATCCAATATGATTATTCGTATTCCATTCTGTTGTTGTACAATCGCAATCTTTTCAACATCAGTAATACCAAATTTTTTAGTTTTATTATTTATTAAATAATCATTTTTTGGATCTAGATATACATCATATTCAGGAAGGTAAAAATCAGGATAATAACGATGTTTTATACCTTTAGTATCTTCCCAAATAAAATATGTAGGTCTTTCCCATTTTACTTGGTTTTCATCAAGCGTTTTTGCTACCTCAAATTCATATGTAGAATCAAGACTTGTTCCTTTATATTCTATAGTTTTTGAAGTATGCCAACCACCTAAATGACGTTCAAATGCAATTTCTCTCAGTTTTTGTTTATGCTCTTCAGATTGCGGATGACTAAAAATTCGTTTTCCTTCATCAGTTCCTTTATAACGCTCTGAAAATGTTTCACCTTGTTTCCTTACGCGTTCATCACTATCTTTAGTTAATCCTTTATTCCAAGCATAACTACCCGGAGCTAATTTTCTTTTACCATTTTCATCTATAATATATTTTTGACTAGTTTTAATAGTATTTAAATCACATTCCTTTTTATGTTCATTTAAAAGACGTCTAGTCCTAAATATATTTTGACAAAATGGGCAAATCCAATTATTATATGCATTTGCTTGTTCTCTAACAACTTTATATCTACAATTTTTCATATTGTATTTATATGAGTTGGTAGAGCAGTTGTTTATTTTTTACGCTTCCACCTGGACTCGAACCAAGAAATCCGGACTACTAAACCGGCATTTTACCATTGAATTATAGAAGCTAAAAATTTGGCGGGCCGTAA